ATATAGTTACCAAGTGGGTGTTTGCTCAAGCCCCTTGCTCTAAGGTTAGTGATTAAACAATTCTGTGAGGTAGGAATAGTGTTGCTAATATACAAAACCTCTCCATAACATTGACGATGAGCATTTAACGGAGAAATCCGACTTACAGTAAAAATAAAATAAAGTATAATAACAGAATGGTTTACGTAATTAACAAAGATGGACAAGCACTAATGCCTACCGAAAGATTTGGCAAGGTGAGAAGATTATTGAAAAATGGTCTTGCCCACGTTGTGTGCCGTATTCCATTCACAATTCAATTGGATTATGAGACAACTCACTTCGTTCAGCCCATAAGTTTGGGTGTAGATGCTGGTAGTAAACATATCGGCATATCGGCAACAACTAGTGAGAAGGAATTGTATGCAGCAGATGTAGAACTGAGAAATGACATTGTAGAGAAGCTATCTACTCGTAGAGAACGAAGAAGAACTCGTAGAAGTAGATTACGTTATCGTAAGGCTCGTTTTAACAACAGAGTATCTTCAAAACACAAAGGTTGGTTAGCTCCATCTGTTGAGAATAAGATTCAAACACACTTGACCGTTGTAGAGAAAATACATAAGTTCCTACCAATAACTAAAATTATAGTTGAAACTGCTTCATTTGACACACAAAAGATTAAGAATCCAAGTATATCAAGCAAAGAATATCAACAAGGAGAACAACTTGGTTTCTTTAATGTGCGTGAGTATGTGCTGTTCAGAGACAACCACACTTGCCAGCATTGCAAAGGTAAGAGTAAAGACCATATCTTGAATGTGCATCACATTGAAAGTAGAAAAACTGGAGGAAACTCTCCAAGCAATCTAATCACGCTATGTGAATCTTGCCACAAGGCATATCACAATGGTAAGATAGACATCAAGGTAAAACGTGGCGCATCATTCAGGGATGCTGCCTTCATGGGGATTGCTCGTTGGACTACATACGAGAGGCTAAAGAATATCTATCCTAATGTAAGTATGACTTTTGGATATATCACAAAGAATACCCGTATCACTAATGGACTACCCAAAGAACATCATGTTGATGCAAGATGTATAAGTGGTAATCCTAAATCAAAACCTCTTGGGTATTATTTCTATCAAAAGAAAGTGCGATGCCAGAATAGACAAATACATAAGGCTAATTTCTTGAAAGGTGGAAGGAAAAAACTCAATCAATCACCATTTTTAGTAAAAGGGTATAGATTATTTGACTTAGTTGAATATCAAAAGGAATTGTATTACATATTTGGAAGACGAGATAGAGGTTTCTTCGATATTAGGAAACTTGACGGAACAAAAGTAAACAAAGGTTCTATCAGTTGTAAACACATACGGTTAGTAGATATAAGAAAAAATATAATAACAGAAAGAAGGAATAGTTGCTCAATTCCCCCCACAAACTAAAGATTTGTGGGCTTCCTTGAGCTGTTTTTTATGGAACTTACATTAAATAGTTATAAAATATTTGAGTTAGGTAATCATATTTCAACATTTCTTCACGATTGTGGCATAACAAAAGGTGGTACACTCAATATTAATGTTAATAAAGAAGAACTGAGAAAAATAGATGAAGACCTATATTATAGACAAAATCCAAAAGGAGAAGATTTTATTCCATCAGATAATGAAATTCAAATCTCCTTTCCAAACGTTTCTATGATTATAAAAACAGAAAGCGACAACTTATAGGTTTGTCGCTTTTTTAATTTCTTGTTTTTGTCCTTTTAATTTTTTGTCTATCCCAACCAGTTTTTTCTTCAATCTTATTTATCCAATCGCCTTTTAATTTACTTTTATTTAAATCCCCACAAAAAGCGATATATCGAAATTTCTCATTCTCACATCTATCCTGTATAGTGTTATATAAACGTATACAATCTTTTTTATTCTTTGTAAGAATTATCTCAATGTTCCCATTGGTATCAATAAGTAATTTATTGTTATAAACTAATATTTGCTTAAAGTTATACTTATTCTTTTTATCCCTATTAATTAAATTGTCAAATATCCATTTAAAATCTTTACGTTCAAATAAGGGATGATAACCGTAAACCCAAAAAGTTTCTTCTTTATCATAATCAGCTTTATCAAATACTCTCCAAGAATTATTATTTGTTTCGTAATTTATAAACTTTCCATATTCATCTCTTAATCTAACAACTTCATTTGTATTGGAATCATTATACTCGATAATATAAATTTCATACTTAGTTTCAACAAGTTTTTTATTCTGATGAGTCCAACGAACTGGAAAAAGAACTTTATCACTTTTAGCCTTCAACTCTTCAAAACGACTGTAAACTCTTTCGATATTACCGCACCAGTATATATCATCTATCTGTTTACCATTTTTAGTTAATATAATGTGATATTTATTTTTCTTCGGCTTCATACTATAAAAAATAATAATAAAATGATTTTTTTCGACAAATATTTTGCTAATCTTAAAATAAATACGTATCTTTGCAATGTTAATTTAAAATTTTACTAAATATGAGCAAGAAAATTTTTGCTACAAGTTCAGATATCGTAGAGATTGCTGAAAAGAAATTCCAAGAGACTGGTCTTGCATCAGTAGGTGTTAGACTCAACGTAATGTCAACAACTAAGGCTAATAGTGTTGTAGAAGTACGACAGATTGGTGCAACTGAGAAGTTTAAGACAAAGAGTGAGTCAGGTATTAATATGATTATCTATGAGGATGCATTTGACAGACTTTCGGATAAGATGAAGGAAGACCTCATTGAGGGTGCTTTATCAAAGGTAAGTTATGATTCAGAGAAAGACCGCCTTACCGTAGATAATAGTCAATATGGAGAACTTCTCCGTATGAGAATCAAACATGATGACTATTTGGACACCATTGAGACTTCTTTAATGACTATTGAAGATATTGCAGAAGAAGAGAAGGAACGTAAGCGTGAGGAGAAAGAAGCTAAGAAGAATAAGAAGAATATGCAAGCATAGTAATAAATGGAACTGTTATAACCAATTATATAGCAGTTCCTATTGTTGTATAAATTAATATAATGGGCGACATAAGGTTATTAAATAAAATTAAGGACTTTAAAAGTCCATGGTGTTATCAATATCAAAGACGTTTAGATACTTTAGAAGAAGATAAAGAAATACTTGGATGGACTGATGAGGATATAAAAAGCATCAATCTTGACGAATTTGAGTTTTCTTTTATTACCACCAAAGAAGAAAAGAAAGAAGCAACTGAATTTATCAAACGTTATGAATGGCTTGGTACAGTAGGTAGCTACCCTACACACTGGTTTTCAGCACGCTATAAAGGAATTTTAGGTGGCGTAATTATTATGGGCATGCCAAATGCTTTCAGTAAACTTTTAGGAGAAAAAACTAAAGATATAGAACGTCTTATCGCACGTGGTGCAAGTGCATCATGGACACCGATGAATCTTGGAAGTAAGTTCTTAATGTGGTGCATCAAGTGGATGAGTAAGAATACACAATATCGTCTATTTACGTGTTATAGTGACCTACAAGCGAAAGAAAATGGTTCAATATACCAAGCACTCAACTTTTATTTTTTAGGTGCTGGAAGTGGAACAAATGTTAGATGTGTTAACCCCTATAATCCAGAAAAAATCATGACGGATAGAGCTTTTAGGTCAAAAAGTTTCTACAAACGTTATGCTAAAGACCTTGGTATAGAATGGCAAAAGAATTGGTCTAATAGTCAACGGATGCTTTGGGAAAATATACCTGATGATATTGAAAAAGAATTAAGAGAATATTCTAAGAAAATGTTTGCTGAATCTGAAAAGATATATTTTCCTTCAAAATATAAATATGCTTTTATCTTAGGTAAGGATAAGAGAGAAACGAAACATTTGAGAAATGAATTTTTAAATAAAAACAAAGTTTATGAATACCCCAAAAGAGAAAAATAACGATATTAAAATCGTAAGAAGATTAGACCCTAATCATAATGAAGTAGGTATAACTGATTTTAAAATGACATATTGGCAGGAAGCTAATACGATAGATGGAGACGAATTGGAAGGTGAAAGCCTGACATTAAGTATGATAAACGCATTAGTTGATGAAAAAAGTTGGTTCTTGAAAATAGAAACAGGTAAGGGTGGTTTTAGTTTAAATAAACCAGAAGACCTCCAAGTCATTGTAAATGATTTCTATAAAAGATTTAATGTATGACAAATTTGTTAAAAGACTTTAGAAAATTTGCTTTAGATAAAACAAATGTAAAAAGAGATAGTTTGGATTATCTATCTAAAAACATGACACCATACATCCTTGAAGAAAGAAAATTAAATGTTACACAAATGGATGTATTTAGTCGACTTATGTTAGATAGAATTATCTATTTTAGTGGAGAAGTTACACCAGAAGTGTGCGATATGGTTAATGCACAATTATTATATCTTAATAATTCAGATGGTGATAACGGAAGAGATATACAGTTGTTTATAAACTCTCCTGGTGGTAGCGTTGTTGATGGCTTATCAGTAGTTGACACCATGAACTTTATTGATTGCGATGTATCTACTACTTGTATGGGAATGGCTGCATCAATGGGTTCAGTGTTGCTTAGTAATGGTGCTATTGGGAAAAGATATGTTTTACCACACTCTCGTGTTATGATACACCAAGTCAGTAGTAGTATGCGTGGAACTGTTAGTGATATGGAAATTGAATTTGCCGAAACACAAAGATGTAAGAAAGACGTATATAATGTGCTTGCACAAAACACAGGACATACATACGAAGAAATGGAAAAACTATGTGATAGAAACAATTGGTTTATTGGTAGTGAAGCCGTTGACGAACTACATATTGCAGATAAAGTAATAGAATGCAATAAATGATAAGATTCTGGCAATAAACGTTAATTATTGCCAGAATCCAACTATTTATAAGAAATAAAGTTTTTATGAAAAAGATAATAAGATTAACAGAAAACGATTTACATAGACTCGTAAAAAATACGTTATCTAAAGTTATCAAAGAAAGTAACAACGAACCAATTGATATTACAGAAGGGGTGATTTCTTCTATTTGGGATTCTAACTATGACTTTGATAGATGGGAAGACGGATGGCATAGAGAAGTAGATTTTGCAAATGAAGCAGGAGAATCATACATATTAGATATATATATTAATCGAGAAGTAAAACCAGGACTGAAGAGTCATGATTACGATGTACCTGACGACCCAGATGAAATTAACGTAACCCTTGATATAGATAATATACGAGCTTTTGATGCTGATGGAGAAGAGATATATCCAATAACATTTAATGCAGAACGTATATTAGATAGTTTGTATGACTATGTTGGTTAAATAACCATTAAATAAAATATAAGAAAAAAATAATTTAATATTATGGCTTGTGCATGTCAAAAAAGTAGAGTAAATAGTGGTGTTCCAAAGGTTAAGAGAACTATTACACGTCCTACTTCACCTATCAGAAATGGAAGTGCTGGTAGAAGACGTATTGATAGAAGAGTTCTTAAATAGTGTTAAAACTATTAGAAAAATTTGTAGGAAACATATATGTTTGGTTAAAAAATATTCAAACATATTAGGAAAAAATAAAAATAGGCATTGTTTGGTTTAGCGACAACCAAACTTATAAATGTATTGTGTTGTGTTGATATTTCTATAAAATTTAATAAATTTTATAAAAAATGATTATACAGAGTAAGTATACAAAGACATTTCACTCAAAGGATTTAACTCGTCAGAAATATGATGGGTTATATAACTTTGCTGTGCTTATTCGTAATCACAAAAATGTAGTTTCACGATATGTTAATGATAATCTATTGCATTTCTTAGAATATAGTAAGTTTCAATTCCATAAAGAAATGAGAAATCATTTCAAGAATGCAATACCGAGTTCATTCGACACGCAACTATATACACAAGTGTTCATCTCTTATCAAAACAAATTTGATGTAATACAAAAGAAACTTAGGTTTGAGTCAAAATCATTCAATGGTTTTGACTTCTATAAACGTGACACTAAAAACAATAAGAAAGGTGATTTAAAGAAAGTTGTCATTGATAAAAAACAAACTCCCTTATCTATCTGTCTCACTTATCTTGCAAGATACGGTAATGAAAATACAATTGATTACATTAAAACTAACATTGATGAATGTGATGATAAGAAACGTGCGTTCTATAATAACATATTAAGATGTTGTAATAAATTTAGTTTTGATAGGTTGTATAACTTGGCATTGTCAAAAAGAGAACATAGTGTGAAGCATTATTCTGAACGCCCTATTGAGTTCAAATCATTAACATTTGATGGTAGGAGCAGGAAAAAGCATATTATAGACTTTAACAAGAAGTTTGGCTCAAAAATAAATTCATTTATAAGTCTTAGTGGTCTTGGCAGAAAATCATTTGATATTCCAGTCACCTTTAATAAAGGATGGTACGGGAATATGAGGGATTATAGAAAAAACTCTAATGATTATATATATACGCTTACATTTAACGAGAAGAATCATCAAGTTAATATTCATTTATATAAGGATGGTGAAAGATATATTCCCGAACCAAATGGAAAAACTATAGGCATTGATGTAAATTGTAAGTATAATTTATTCAGTCTATCAGATGAAACTACCTATGATTACAATAGAAAGTTAGTTAATGACTTCTGCAAATTATCAATTGAAATAGATAAGCTAAAGAGTGATAAATCCTATATAATTGGCAAACGTAAGCAACGGAAACTTAATGTAATGAAATCCAAAGTGGTAAAGTCTGAACAGCAACTTATTGCCAAGATGTGTAAGACATTACAATCACAAGGCGTTGGGCATATTGTAATGGAAGATTTGGATAATAGTTTTGGAAGATGTTACGTAAAGGATAAAGATAATGAAGATATTAATTACAATAGAAAAGTAAAGTTTCTTGGTTTAAGTAGTCTGAAGAAAGAGATTGAACATATTGCAAGGAAGTATGATATTGCTGTCTCAACAGTTCAAGCAAGTTATACCTCTAAGATGTGTCTCATTTGTGGATGTATTGAAGACGGAAATAGACCAAACCAAGAAACCTTTGAGTGTGTTGAGTGTGGTCATAAAGATAATGCTGATTTCAATGCAGCAAAAAATATAAGAAACAGAGTTCTCGTAACCGTGTTACGAGATAAACTCTTAAAACAAGTTGATAATGGTGCTTTTGAACCGAAGAAACTTAAACGTGAAAAGGTTAAGGAAGTATTGTTATCGTTTCGAAGAAACTTGCAAGAGAATGTAAGGAGTGATTGTATAAGAGATGATTTAACTACTTTTAACTATGATTAGTTCTTCGGATAAAACTTTTTTACTACCTTTGCAAAAGATTTAAAAACATATCAGATATTGGTTGGAAATAAAACTTGATAGTCAACTATAAGTAGACTTTATAGAAATAATTTAAACTAATCTGATATATGGCTCGATGGTGAAATGGGTAGACACATTTGACTTAAAATCAAATATTCAGAAATGAGTGTGCAGGTTCGAATCCTGTTCGAGCTACTACTTGAATGTTTTACATTTAAATATAAACAAATGGGAAAAATCATAGTTTATAACTGCAAAGAAGAAGACCATACTTCAAAACCTAACAATTTTTATATTGGAAGAAGTAAAGATGGGAATCCACTTGGCAATCCTTTTACACATAATGGAAAACGTAGTAATCTTGCAAAACTAACTTATAAAACAAGAGATGAAGCAGTAGAAGCATATAGAAGATACTTTAATAAAGCGTATGGTGTAGACCCATATCTTACACATGACTTTGATGAAATATATGAACATTATAAGAATGGAGAAGATGTGTATCTACAGTGTTTCTGTAAACCGCTAAGATGTCACGGAGATATTATAGCTGAAGAATTACAGAAAAAATTGCTTAAAGAAAAAATGAAAGAAAGAAAAAGAAATGCAGAGAAATAAATCTCTGCATTTTCCGTTTTTAAAAGAAAGGATTATCTTTTAATGAAACAATTATATTATGATATTTCTTACATATTTCAGTGAATTTATCAACTTCTTCTTTACTTAAATTAAACCATTCATTTAAACGATTATATTTTCTATAGTGACGATGTAACATCTGTTCCAACTTAAAAGGTTTGTCACATTCAAAAAAATTAGCAATTAATAACTTCTCAGAATTACCAGTTTGCAATTCTTTTAAACGTTCATTTATATCCTTTTTACGTGTTGAACCTATTTTATAACAGTTACTATCATTTTCTTCTGTAATTATATAAACAAATGCCATCTTTTTATTAAAAAGTAATGACTTTAATAATTTTATCAATATATTTATTAAATAGATAATGGTACATTTTTATGTACAATAATAATACTTTTTAGTAAAATATAAACATGACAAGTAACGTAAAAAGACATGTGCAGCTGCCAAGAAGCTCACAAAAAGGTAAGAAGCCTACAGCAGAGGATTTAAAGTATGGTGAAATTGCCGTTAACTTTAACAATGAAGACCCATTCCTTGCAATTAAAGGAAGTGATGACTCAATTATCACAATGGGATTTAAAGATGGTAAAACTGGACCTTGGAAGAAAGGTGAAGGTGAATATTCAGCTGTGTTAGACAATGGAACACCAGCCAGTCCGAATGATAAGGTTAATACTGCTACAAAAAGGTACGCTATAGCTGAAGGTAAAGGTAGTACAGCAAGTGGTGATTACTCTCATGCCGAAGGTTATAGTACCACAGCAAGTGGAGACCTTGCTTCGCATGCGGAAGGTTACAATACTACAGCGAGTGGTATCTCATCTCATGCAGAAGGTGATAACACTACAGCAAGCGGTAATAAATCTCACGCAGAGGGTATTTCAACTATATCAAGTGGTGATTACTCTCACACCGAAGGTTGTAAGACTATTGCAAGTGGTAATAACTCTCATGCTGAAGGATTTAAGACTATCGCAAGTGGTGACACTTCTCACGCAGAAGGAACTTATACAAGAGTTAACGGTACCAACTCTCATGGAGAGGGGAATTGTAAACAGGATTTAAAGTTAGTTAAAGATATTTCAATTGGTGATACAAAAATATTCATTAATTTTCAAGAAATGAATATTTTTGTTGACGATGATTATCTCAAAAATTGCTATATAGTAAATAATGATAAATCATATAAGATAAAAGGATATGAAGAATCGTATGATTTTACTAATTCAGCCTTAGAGCTAACTTTAGATAAACCTTTAGAAAAAGCATCAACTAATGATAATCCTACTGAAGAAACATTTATTTCAGAAGAATATAAGTTTATAAACATAGCAGTTGGGGATGTAGATGCTGGACATTCAGAAGGTAAGTACAATATGGTTTTAGGTGAATCAGGACACGCAGAAGGTTCATCTAATATAGCAAGTGGTGAAAGTGCTCATGCAGAAGGAAAAAATAATATAGCTAAAGGTATAAATTCTCACGCAGAAGGTCTTGCAACCGCAGCTTTTGGTAAATATGCTCATTCAGAGGGTACAGGTACTATAGCAAGTGGAGATACATCTCATGCAGAATGTTTTAACACTAAAGCACTTGGGGAGTGTTCTCATGCTGAAGGATACTATACTACAGCAAGTGGTGATTACTCTCATGCCGAAGGAAAAAATAATATGGCTAAAGGTACAAATTCTCACGCAGAAGGTTCATCTAATACAGCAAGTGGTGAAAATGCCCATGCAGAAGGTATTTCCACTATAGCAAGTGGTGATACATCTCATTCAGAAGGACGTTTCACCAAAGCACTTGGGGGACTTTCTCATGCTGAAGGAGATTATGCTATAGCGATGGGCGATACATCACATGCAGAGGGTTATGAAACTAATGCTGCAGGCATGTATTCTCATGTTGAAGGTAAAGGTAGCATTGCATTGGGTAATGCAACACATGTAGAAGGTTTGCATAGGCAAGCAATGAATTTTACAGATGATGTTACCATAGGAGCAACTGAAATATTTATTTTAACTTCAGAAGATTATTCAGTCAATTTAGATTATTATAAGAATTGTTTAATAAAAGGTGGCGGTGTGTCCATTGATGTAATAAGTGCAGAATATGCATATAATACTAAGTTTACGAGTAGTAATGAAAATAAACGTATAAAGTTAACTTTAAAAGAAGCATTACCTAAAGCATGCACACGTGCTGAACAAACTGCAGATAACCAAAAAGATGGCTACTTTTCTACACAGGATTACCAAATACATAATAAGGGTACTATAGAGAATTATGGCGGTCATGCAGAAGGTTCATACACAATGGTTTATGATGATTCTGGACACGCTGAAGGTAAACTTTCTATAGCCAAAGGTAAGATTTCTCATGCTGAAGGTTATCGTACTATTGCTGGAGGTCAGACTTCTCATGCGGAGGGTAATAAAACTATTGCTAGTGGCAATGGGTCTCACGCAGAAGGAGTCAATAATACCGCAAGTGGAGAATGTTCACATGCAGAAGGTGCTTCTACAACAGCAAGTGGTGGTGCGTCTCATGCTGAGGGTAACGAGTGTACTGCAAGTGGACTAAATTCCCACGCTGAAGGACAAGGCACTACAGCCAATGGTACCGATTCTCACACAAGTGGGACTTATACTACAGCTGAGAATAATTCAGAGTTTGCTTGTGGTAAATATAATAAGTTTAATGTAAATCAGATATTTTCAGTAGGTGTTGGTACAACTGATAATGCGAGAAAAAATGCTTTATATATAACCACAGATGGTGTTATTGGTGGAGATACACAATTAACAAATGGTGGCACATCAATGTTTGGCTTGAAGATAAATGGTGGTATTCAGGCAAGTGAGGGTATGATATCACCTACTTATTTAAATTCTTCAGACGAGAGATTAAAGAAGAACATTGAAACAATATCAGATGATGACATTGATAAAGTTAAAAATGTTAATTTAAAATCATATGTATTTAAGTCTGATAATAGCAAACATTATGGTGTTATTGCACAAGATGTTGAAAAAGCAGGTTTATCAGAATTAGTTACCAATAGTTCTGATGGAATGAAATCTGTTGATTATATTTCTTTATTAATTTTGAAGATTTCAGAATTGGAAAATGAAATAAAGAATTTGAAAGAACAGATTAAAAAATAATATAAATAAATGCATAACAGGGGTTAATAGTTTTTGCCCTTGTTATGTTTTTTAAATTATGTAAAATATTATGATATGTGCACACGATTTATTTACATATGCAGATGTGGATAATGGTTTCCCTATAGGGGGTATATTAAAAGGATATAAAGGTTTATGGAAATGTCAAGAACGTAATGAAGAACAACTTTACAATTTAGGTGTTAGAGTTTTTGATTGCCGAATCTTTTGGGACGATAACTATTGGAGAGCATGTCATGGTACAGTTAACCTCAGAGTCACATTTAATACTTTGGATGACTTATGTAAACATTTTGATGATATAGGTGATGGGGATTCTATCTATAGAGTTATCTTAGAGAAAGATAATAATGGAGGTGAAACAAAGTTTAGAGAACAGTCAGTTGGTCTATGTGCTAAACATCCTAATTTGTGGACATTATTGATTAGATACAAGACATCTAACTGGTTAAATGATGCAGGAATGGTAGATAACAATATAGATGGATTAGTTGCTCGTGGATATAATTTTGCTAAATTAATGGCATGGGAAAGACCAAATAAAGAGTACAATGTACCGCCACCTAACTTCAAAATAGAGAATATTACAAAATATAGTAGTTTTAGTATAAAGAGTAACGCCACTAATGGTTTTTTAGAAAATGGTGAATTTCATGAACCAAATCCTAATCCAACATCATGGGATATGGTTACTAATAAAAATTATGTATATTTTTTAGATTACGCTAACTTATTTATTGGTAATGATAGATGTTTAAATATAAAAGAATTATATAGTAGATTTGACCTTAATTATAAAGATAGCAATGTAGATTTAAAAGAGGTTATTACTGAAAGTGATTTTGGACATAAATTATATAGAATACCAACAAAAAGTGAATTAAAAGAGATACCCCATTTTATTATCAACAATGAAGAAAGATATAAAGATAATCAATTAGTATTCGGTTCAGATATTACATACAGATAAAAAATCCTCCTAATTTATGGGGGATTTTTTGGTTTTTATAAAAATATTTTGTATCTTTGCAAATATTATTTAGTGATACATTATAATTTAAAATAATAATGAAGAAGAAATATAAGGATATTCCTGGTATGTTTGAAATAAAAGGTGAACCGAAGATTGTAACCGAAATTCGTGCAACCATATTAGATAAGTTCAAAGATTTGGTTTTTGAAGAAGAACCACATATATATTATTTGAAGAATGACAGAAATAAATTATTCAAATCTGTCACAACACGACTTGGTGAATTTGAACAAGAATTTGATTTAGAAATACAGGCTTCCAAATATGCAGAAAAACATGGTAATACTAAAGATTATTGGAAAGATATTTGGAAATTTAATAATTTAAAGGCAACAACAACAGGTACGTTATGTCATGAATATGGTGAATCTTTAGCATACGTAAATGCTGGACACCCAGAACTTATTTTAGATAGTTGTAAATGTAAATATATTAAAGATAAAAACTGGCTTATCCCAACTCATCCAAAGCAAGAAGCAATATATAAATTTCAATCAGAGCTGCATCCAGATTTGCATTTAGTATTAGCGGAAGCTAAGATGTTTACAGAAGGTATGAAACAGAATTTAGCAGGTACAGCTGATATATTGTTTTACTACGATGACCCAACAGGTGAAAAGAGTGGATTGTGTATCTATGATTATAAGACCAATAAAGAATTAATTAAATCATATAATCGCCAAATTGGTAAGACACTTTTACCACCATTTGATGATTATATTGAAGAACCTCAATCGGTATATACACTTCAATTGTCTACATATGCTATACCACTGCAAGATTTAGGTTTTAAAATTATAACAAGAAGACTGGTTTATCTAAAGCCAGACGGAAACTATGAGATTATACCTCTTGCAGATGAATCAGAACGTTTAAGAAAAATATTATAACAATGGAACAGAAAAAGTATACATTAATCAAACCTTATACGGTTGACGGATTAGGAACCTTACCAGAGGGTTCAGATATTATTTTATTTAGAGGACTTGTTTATTTTAACGGGGGGTTGTGTAGTAATTATCATGCACAGATTTTAACTAATCTAATTAATGATGATAAGCTACGAAATGAGTTCTTGAAAGAAACACCTCCTATTATGAACAAAGTTTAATGCAAAAACCTGAATTACAAAATTCAGGTTTTAATGTTTTTTAATATTTTAAATTTGTAATATAATAAAAAATATTGTACTTTTGCAGTACTAAAATAGTAAGATGTGGATATCATACAAAATATTAATTTATTTAATGACATAGATAAATATGATGTTATATTAATAGGTACTAACATTTATAACACTTTATCTCAAGGTTTTCAAAGAGATATTATGTTACATTATCCTTTTGTTCATGAAACAAATTTAAGAACCAATTATGGGGATAGGAGGAAGTTAGGTACTATCAAAGAATGCAATACTGGTCAACCATTATTTTCATTATGTTTTATTACTAAAAGTATGAATTTTAGACCAGATATTGAAAAAGATTACTTAGACTATGACGCACTTGAAAGATGTTTAAAATTAGCATGCGTTTTGTATAAAGGTAAGAAGATAGCCACAACTCTTATTGGGGGCAGTAGATTTGATGGAAATGGAGATAAAGATAAAATACTCACGATTATAAAAAATACTTGTAAAGATATTGATATAACGATATATGATTATTATCAATTATCTAAGCAAGAAAAGAAGAAATTAGAATACAAAGAAGAACAACTTTTGAAGAAAACAGATTACGAAAAGTATCGGAAAGTTGTTTCGGAAAGAAAGAAACGAGAGAAAGAAATAAAGACTCTCAATGGGCACGTAAAATATTAAATAAAAAATAGATATAAAATATGATTAAACATATTGAATTAACAAAAGACCATGTAAAGTTATTACATTTCCTTTATTGGCAAATTGATGGTGATAATAAAATTTTCGTAGATAGAACTCATCTATTCAATTTAGGTTCTCATTTATTAGAGGATATGGCTATGATACTTGGTATGCAAGATACTGCAATAAAGGGTACTGAGGAATCTCCAGATGGTCGTGCTTTTCCAGAAGAAATAGAGGAATATCTCCTTGGACTGCATAAATACATTGCCGATAACTTATATTATATATTAAGCCTGATTACGACATTCCAAGGTAATCTAACCGAAGGTAAGTATAAATGTAAGGATAATGATTTGATTTGGACAAAAGAATAAAGACAAAGTGTCATATTCATAAAGTTCCATCTGCCATTTTGTCTAATTTAAATAGTCAAATATGTTCATAAACTTAAAGATTGGTGGTGGTATTAAAGAACGTTCTGAAAGTACCATCAGATATTTCAATGATATAAAAAGCTTCCCTATTCTTTCTAAGAAAGAAGAAAGCGATTTGCTTTATACAGTTCATAACGGTTCTGAAAGAGAAGCGATAGAGGCAAGAAATAAACTTATCAGTTGCCATCAACGCTTTGTTGTAGCATCTGCTAAGCGCCAAATGACACCAGGAGTCGAGTTGGTTGATTTAGTTAATGAAGCTAACATTGGTCTAATGGAAGCTATTGAAAAGTTTGACCCTAAGAAAAATAGCAAACTTTTATCCTATGCTGCTTATTATATAAAAAGAAATATTGACCAATTCAAAATAAGTTACGGAAAAGTAGTGCGTAAGAAAAATGGAGAAAGAATTTATCATTCAGTAGCTAAAACAAGAAGTAAATTAGCACAACAGTTAGAACGTGAACCAACTACAGATGAAATATCTCAAGCTTTAAAGAAACAATATGGTATCAGAGTACGAAATGCTAATGATATAATTGATGTTAGACTTACACGAATTGATAATAATGAAGATAATGAAGAATGTAATGATTATTCATTATCAGAAATGTATGAATTTAACCAAGCAACAGCAGATTTAAATAACTATAATAATACTGTTAATAGAGAAGATAAATTATATCGCTCTTCACTAATAATGAGTTGTTTAAACAAACGTGAACGAGATATTATTAAAGAAATATATGGTATAGGTAGTCTTAATAATGATAATGAAGAAAGTGATTTAAAATATAACTCGTTGGCGAAAAAGTATGGTCTTACAAAAGAAAGAATTAGACAAATACATAGAGAATCTATTCAGAAAATGAAAGAATATGTTGAAGAACATTCAATATAATAAAAAAGGTGGTACATTTACCACCTTTTATGCTATTTCACAGGAATAATACCTTGAGAAATCATCTTATTAAGTTTTCTTGCAACTTTATATGTCATAGGACGTTCATGTTTAAGAATCTTTCTTAACTGAGACTGGGCACCTTCTGGTGTATGTGAAGAAAATACTTTTCTTGCAGCAGCTGCCAAATCTAATGTATCCATATTAATCTTAGAAATAATACTATTGGCAAGGTCTTTATTAACTTCAATATTGCTTCGCTTCCAATCATTAAAGTCATAACGTTGAGTACCACCACCAGCAAGTTTACGTGTTTTAATGTCCTTTGTCTTTACAGGTTTCTTCTTATCTTTATTTTTACCACCAACACTATCAGCAGCCTTATCTCCTTTACGACTCTTTAAGAAACGTTTAAAAGCATCTAAAACTTCCTTACTAACAGGACGCTTTGCTTCATTAATAAATATCTTATTTAACTCCTCATTAATTATAGAATCTATTGTATTCATTCTTACTTTAATTTAATCTTTAATTATCATATATAAATATTATATCAACCGCTGTTTTAAATAAAATATGAATATAAAATAAAAATAAATGTTAATTTTAAAAGATATATTTGGTTTAGTGAAAATAAAATAGTATCTTTGCAACATAAAATTAAAAAAAATAAAGATATGTCACAGAATTTATTTATCGAGGCAACAAAGTACAATCAGTATACTTTTACTGAGAATGGTGCACTTACAATGGTTTCAACAGGAAGCGAGTTAGCTAATCAGTTTGGTTTAGCTGGTAATTATCGTGGACGTAATATTTCAGATGTATTCTCAGACCAAGAGAAACTTTGGAATGAATCACATGAATATTCTACACGTTTTCCTTTCTATCTGCGAATGATTACACGAAAGGTTAAAGTTAATAATGATACCACTACAGACAATGTACAGAGTGGACAAGGTCAGCGTGACGAAACTTTTAAAAGACTTCTGTGGCTTGCAAAGTATCATAAGGATACTTTCAATAATAACGTGTGGATTTTGCCTCTTATTGGGTCTTGGAAGGATTTATGGGCTATCATGTATTACGATGAGAAATTTGAAATCAATGCTATTGATAGAGAAATCATCTACAGAATAATTCATGAAGGACTCAAGTGTGATGCACATGTAAATCTTGTTAAGAAGTTTATGCCTCGCATTAAGTCAAAATCTCACATTAAGACTGATTGGAATAAGCTTACAAATAAGTATGCCAAAGAATTTGCTAAGTTATTCTCATTGTCTTACAAAGAGTATAATCATCTTAAGACTTCTGGAACATCTCATGATTTCCAAAAGTTGATGTGTTCAAGAAATTATGATAAGATTAAATGGAATACAATTCCAGGACGTGCATTGAGTATAATTACCAATGGTAAATTCTTGGGAAATCATAATCTTGTTGATTCATATACCGAGTGGGTTCTTAAGCAGGATAATATCAAGTTTACAGGTTATCCATATGAGTTAATCAAAAACTTGAAGAAACATTGTTACGTTTATTATAATAGAAAGGATAATATTTCAGTTCTTCCTAAGTACGTTACAGCAACTATTAATAAGCAGTTTAATGAGTTGATTGAAAAGGGAAAGAATATTGGAGGTGTAAATGGAAATGTATGGTGCGCCTTAGATACTTCTGGTTCTATGAACACAGGTGTACATGGTGATACTACAGCATTAGATATATGTCTTTCATTAGGACTTTATTTTTCAACACTTAATACAGGTGCGTTCCATAAGAATGTAATCATGTTTGATGATACTTCTCGTGTATTGCAGCTTAAGGGTGAGTTCTGTGATATGATGAAGCAGATTCCTGATAATGCAATGGGCGGAACTAATCTCCAATCAGTTGTTGATGAGATTGTAAGAATCAGAACTAAACATCCAGAGATTCCACTTACAGATTATCCTCAGACACTTTTAGTCGTTTCAGATATGCAGTTCAATGCTACAAATATTTATTGGAAAACTTCAACAGATGTAGAAAATACAACTAATTATGAAGAGGCTAAGAAGAAGTTGAAGAGTGTATTCCCAGAAGAATTTGTTGATGATTTTAGATTTATTTGGTGGAATTGTGCTTCTCGTCAGAAAGATTTCCCAGCTACAATTAAGGATGGCGGATGTTATTTCTTAAGCGGTTTTGATGGCTCTATTGTTTCTTTACTATTAGGTGTAGAAGAAGTAGATACCAATACAGGAGAGAAGAAGAAATTAAGTATGGAAGAGTTAATGCATAAAGCACTTACTCAAGAGATTCTTAATTATATTGTAGTCGAATAAATAAGTATCGGATGATGTAGAATTAATAATATTTTACATCATCCATAAAACAAACTTTTATGAAAAAGTGGGAAAAGATTTTTAATACAATGGTAAATTCTACCCTGCAATATCTAAATGATTATGGAATTAATAATATGATTTTAGGTATTTCTGGTGGTATAGACTCAACACTTGTAGCTGCTATTTGTCATGAAGTTGTAAAACGTTCTGATGGGAAAAGAAACTTATTAGGTTATTCTCTTATGTGTTCTACCAATCAATCAGATGAAGTAAAGGCTGCAGAAATGGTTGGTAAATCTTTATGCACAGAGTTCCAAAGTATTAATATAGAAGAAGATTACAAAACTATACATAGTAGTTTATCAAATCATTTCAAAGTGGATTCACCAATTGCTAATGGTAATATTAAAGCAAGATTGAGGATGCTATATCTTTATCATTGTGCTTCAATTTATAAAGGTATCGTCATGGATACTGATAACTATAGTGAACATCAACTTGGTTTTTGGACATTACATGGAGACGAGGGTGATTTTAATCCTATTGGTAATTTATATAAGACAGAGATATATGAATTATGCGAATGGCTCTGTACCGAATATTATATAAATGATAAAGATATTAGACAAGCAATAGAAGAATCATATAAATTAACTCCTACTGATGGAAATGGAGTTAAAATGGGTGGTGATATGGCACAAATTGCCCCAGGATTAACTTACAAAGAAGTTGATAGAATACTTTCTGTAATTCAGGTTTTTGGTTATTCTAAGAATAATGATGTAATTCTAAAAATACTTTCAGAGGAGAAATGGTATGATGAAGACATTGTGAAAAATGTTATTAATAGAGTTAAAAACAACTCGTTTAAACGTAAACATCGTCCACTGAAAATTGATTTGGGGACAGGTGAAATAACACAGCAAATTTGTAAAGAAGAATGATTGATTTATCACAAATTGAAAATATTTTTTCTGATAATAAAATTTCTACAGGAAGTGTTAAAATAGCATTTTTAATAACTATAGGAGAGTATGTACCATACACGCTTAAAATAGATGAAAATAATTTAGAATATTATTATTCTATTAATGTAATTGATATGACATATTCTCCACACATAGAAGAAATTATTTATCTTTTAAAAGATGACGGATGGGCGTTAACAGAAGATAAAAAAGAATTAGTCAAATATATTGATTATAGTTCTTAAAAAAGTTTATAATTCACATTTTTAATTTAAAAATATAAATAATATGACAAATGTTTTTTCAGTAGGTCGCTTGGGAAAGGACTCAGAGATTAAGAAGACAGGTAGTGGTAAGGATTTTCTTTCATTCACTGTTGCAGTAGACGAAAGACGTAAAGGTGAAACTGTTACAGATTGGTGGAACTGCTCATGGTATGGTGAGAACGCTATCAAGATGGCACAGTGGCTTAAGAAAGGTTCTCTAATTGCATTTAGTGGAGATTTTGCAGGTGCACGAATTTATCAGAATAAGAACAATGAGAATGTTGTTTCTTTGGACCTTATGGTAAATAGTGTAAGTTTTGTGTCAACAGGTAAGGGTAATGGTGAGAACAATACACATCAGACACCTAATACTGGTAATTTTGAACCTACAGCAAGTCCACAGCCTGCACCAGCACCTCAGTCTGCACCAGCACCTGCTACTGATAATGATTTGCCTTTCTAAAATAGGAAGACAGAATATAAAATGAAATGGGAAGTACTAAACGTACCTCCCATTTTTTGTTCACTCATAATGAAACATTTTTAAACGATTAATCCAACCACTAAGAAAACGTTTTTGAGATTTTTCTTTAATTTCCTTATCAGTAAGTTTCCTACCTAATTTATTTTCTAATGCAATAACACTATTTTCGGCTATATTTTGGAAATGTTTTAAACGACGATTCCATAATTTATCAAATAATTCTTTTTGATTTGGATAGTCATTAATTTTCATAAGCGTAAGTTTTCCAACAATGCCATCCGCTTTTAACTCAAGTATTTGCTGTGGTAATTTAATTCCGTTGATTCCACTCCCCCATAGCCAATCAACAACTAAATTAGCGATTGACTGATTATTAATTTTATCCGCCTGCCATTTGTTCCAGAATCTGTTTTTAAATATATTATTCCACTGTTCTTCAGTTATATTCTTTAAGTCATTTATTGTTTTATTGTTACCATAAGTTTCTCTAAACGTTTTCAATGTAATACCATACATTGTTGCACCACCATTATCTACTGGGTCATCAACGAAACCACCTTCTGCTTTTCTAATAATTGGTTTAAGTTTTCTAAAGTCTGCCATAATATTATTTTAAGATTTTTTATATATAAATATTTTGTTTTCTAACACTATTTTCGTAACTTTGTGACGTAATTTTAAAAATAATAAAGATGACAGTATCTAAAAAGAACAGTAGTAAAACTACAACAAAAACAAGAAAGTCAGAGAATATTCAAAATGTAGAAATATCAAATCTTCCAGCAAAGAGAATTGATGAAAACGGAAACGTTGATACTACTGGTTTGACTACTATTGAGAAGAAGCGGTATAGAGATATAACATCAAGCTTGGATGTAAAGAATCCTATGACTGTTATGTCTTATGGGGCTGATTTGCAAAAAGTAATGGATTCATATTCAAGCGAACTTCTCCAACACCAGATGTCATCAACTGTAAGCGGAGATACCTCAAAACTTATTAGTAAATTAATGGGTGAACTGGAGAATATTGATGTTAATGATTTTAAGACTCCTACACGCTTTAAAAAGTTCTTAATGTCATTTCCCCTCACTAAGAGTTTTGTTACCTCTGTAGCGGAAATAAAAGCGAAATATAATACAATCGAAAAGAACGTAGAGAATATCAAGCAAAAACTTGAAGCAACACGTACAATTGCTTTGCGTGACAACAATCTTCTTGAACAACAATTCATTAATAACAAAGATTACGTAAATCAGTTGGAACAATTGATTATTGCAGGTAAGTTCAAAGCGGAAGAACTGGAAGAAGAACTGAAAACTATGTGTACCAACGGTTCTGATATGATTGAGATTAATGATACCAATAACTTTAAAGAAGCGTTGGAGAAGCGTGTCACAGACCTTGTAATGCTACACCATGCTTTCAATCAATCATTATATCAGATTAGAATTATTCAACAAACCAACCTGCAAGATGCAAATAATACAGAATCACAGGTTTTAATGCTGATTCCTTTCTGGAAAAATCAGTTATCACTAACAGTAGCATTATATAACCAGCAGCAAAGTATTAAGGCGAAGCAAGCTGTTTACGATGCTATTAATAAATCATTAGTTAGCAACTCAGAAATGATGAAGACACAATCAATAGAAGTTGCAAAACAGAATCAACGTACAGTTCTTGATGCTGAAACACTGATGAAGACAACAAGAGATTTAATTGAAACAATTCAAGGTGTACAAAAAGTACAGGAGGAAGGCAAAAAGAAACGTATGGATGCAGAAGCAAAAATTATTGAATGCGAGAAACAAATGACTCAAGCAATTAATGGTCTAACAAATAATAATAAAAGAATTGTGAGTCGAGAATTAATTGGTAATGAAAATTAAATAATATGGATGGATGGAACTTAAGAAGTATAGCCTATGAATATCTTGATTTTGACCCACCAAGTAGTTTCTATAAAACTGATAAATGTGATTTAATTGAAGGGAAAGAATATCAGTTAACAGGAACTTCTTGTGAAGGATTTGAAATGAAACCAAGAACATTTAAATTTATCAAATACATTCATTCACATGGAGAAATCATCATTGATGGCGTAATCATGAAACAAATAGATGGAGAAACAGGTATGCTTTTTTCTTTATCTAAGAATGATTGCATCATATATAACATTCCATACGAAAGTAATCTTCAAATTTTTCCATTAACAATGAAATGGGAAATAAAGGATAAAAGAACAAAACCAAATAAAAAGAAACCTGAAAGTTCTTATTATACCACAAATAAAACACATGAAATAATAAGACATGATATGGAATTTAAGAAAGCAACAGATGTATTTGATAAAACAACTTCTTCAGTATATAAGACATTAGAAGAAATATTTTTAACGAAATAAAAAGTATGGTTATGAATAAAAATATGGACGAAATAATAGAAAAGTTCAAGGAAGAAACAGGGTATACCCTTACTATCAAGAACGGAGAACTGTTTTATGATGATGATATGTGGTTGGGTGGTAGTGAGATTACTCAGTTACCAGATAACTTAACTGTTAATGGTAATCTTGATTTAAGTGGAACAGATATTACAGTTTTACCTAATAATCTAACGGTTGGTGGATATCTTGAATTATGGAATACATGCATTAAGTACCTACCTGACAACCTTACAGTCGGTGGTTCTCTTTTTCTAAATAACACAGGCATTAAGTCACTGCCTAATAATCTAACGGTTGGTGGATGTCTTGAATTATGTAATAGGCCCATTAAGTCTCTACCTGATAACCTTATAGTGGGTGGTTCCCTTTTTCTAAATAACACAGATATTAAGTCACTTCCCGACAACCTTATGGTGAGACGTACTATTGAATTAAGAAATACAAGAATTATCTCATTACCAGATAATCTTACAGTGGGTTGTGTTCTTGATATAAGAGATACACGCATTAAATCTCTACCTGACAGCCTTACAGTGGGTGACTCTCTTGACCTAAGGGGTACTGGTATAATCTCATTACCAGATAATCTTACAGTGGGTGGCGTTCTTGACATAAGAGATACAAAGATTACAGATAACGTAGAAGTGAATACGACTCTTTCTCCAGAACAGCAGAAAAAGATTTATGATTTAGAAAATATGGCTCTTTTCTGGGAGAGAAATGGAGTGAGGTACATTAAAGCTGATGGAATTTTCAGTGTTATTGATTCTCATCATGGTAATGTGTATAAGGTACATAAGCTTGGACAAGAGGATAAACCATTTTATCTCATTACAGATGGTGATAACCATTGGGCACATGGTGCAACTATTAAAGAAGCTAAAGCAGACCTTATATATAAGATAAATGATAGAGATACTTCTGAATATGAAAAATTGTCTTTAGATGACACCTTATCTTATGAGAAAGCAATTGCAGCATATCGGACTATTACTGGTGCTTGTTCAGCTGGTACAAAAGATTTTATTGAAAATAGTTTACCAAGTCCACATAAAGAAGAGTACACCATTAAGGAAATAATTGACTTGACAACTGGTAGGTATGGTAATGAAAAGTTTGCGAAGTTTTTTGAATAAAAATATAAATAGTATTGATATAAAAATAAAATTCCCTATATTTATTAATGGATGATGGATGAAAAATAACCATATTGTTGCTTAAAGTACAATTTGTTTTACTTTGATTTTTTAGGTTATTTTTCAATGTGGATTTTAATAGAAAGAAGAAAAGAAAAGCTGATAATCTGAGAAGACATCAGCTTTTCGCATTTTTTTAGAAAAAAGTTATCAAAAAATTTGGTAGTTTCAAAAAAAGTTAGTATCTTTGCATCACAATTAAGAAATAAGAGTTCTTTGAAAGAGAAATATTAGATTTGTCAAATATAAATAGGAAACGTACAGCAAAAGAAATTGAATAGGGTTCATGAGGGTTGGTTCGATTCCAAAAATGTGACTTTTAATAGTAGTTCTGGTGTAACGGTAGCACGCATGTTTTTTTGTTTCCTTAATATGTGACATGGAGAAGTGGTATCTCGGTGGCAAACTTATAGCTGCAGTCACAGGTTCGATTCCTGTTGTCGCAACATTTGAAAACCAATTTTAAATTTTAAATAAAGAAAATGAAGAAGTTTATTTTTATGACACTCATCTCATTGATGAGTTTTGTTAGTGCAAATGCACAGACAGTACTTCAAAGTACAAAGTTGTTGGATAATACCTATGTAGGTGTAATGGGTGGTGTACACACCAACATGAAGCTTAATAAGGTATTTCCATTGAACAGTTCCGTTGGAGTACGTGTCGGAAAAGAGATTAGTCCAGTATTCGGTATCCAATTTGCAGGTGTAGCTGCTCTTGGTGACAATTACGTAAATGACTCTCACACATTTATCAAGGCTGTAAACGCTGAAATGAATGGTACAATTAATTGGAGTAACCTCATTTTCGGGTATACTGGTGTGCCTCGCAGATTCGAAATTAGTTCAGTAACTGGTATTGGATGGTTGTCATTCCTTAATGGCTCACACCGCTCATCAAGTACTAATATGGGTGATGGTGACGAACTTACTGCAAAGACAGCACTTGAATTTGCCTTTAATCTGGGTGATGCAAGGGCATGGCGTATTTTTGTACAGCCTGGTGTTTATTGGAATATGACACATGGACCAGGTGATGCTGTACAATTTGGTAGTTCAGCAGCACAGATGGGTGTTCAGGTAGGTGTTGATTACAAGTTTAAGACATCTAATGGTACACATAATTTCAAGATGTATAACATTGGTGACTATAATACAGAAATCAACGCACTTCGCAACGACCTGTCTAAGAAGCCAAAGGAAGTTACTAAGGTTGTAGAGAAGGTTGTTGAAAAGCAGAATGTTGTTAAGCAGAATGTGTACGTTATCGCTTTCGATAATGATAATGCAGAACTTAGCAATGATGCAAAGACCGTTCTCAATAGCATCGCTACAAATACTTATGTAACTGTAGATGGCTATGCTGATGGCGTAGGTAATGAGTCCTATAATCAGAACCTCTCAGAACGTCGTGCAACTGCTGTAGCTGATTATCTTACACAGCGAAATGTAAATGTACGTAGTGCAAATGGTTTTGGTAAGACAGGCAAGTATTCAGCACGAGTAGTTATTGTTGAACCAGTACGATAATACTGAATTAACTGATACTATTAGGTTGTAAAGATTACTATAGTGAGAAGGATGTTATGGTTTTATTCACTGCAATGAGATTTTCAGACTCTCACGTTAAATAATAAAATGATTCGAGACTGGAGAGTCTTGCGCTATTTTAACTACTTCTCACATAGTGGTCAATACAATTAAAGAAAATAACTATTGGTTACGTACAGCACGAAAAATTATAGGATTTATTTATCTTCTGATGCACGTAAGTTTTATAAACTTATTCAGTTTGAAATCGCTGTAATGATTTTCGTATCCTAATTTAGTTATTAATTAAAAAATAGAAAATATGAGAATTGTTATTATCCTGCTAATTATTCTAATATTTATATCATTGGGTATATTTATTAATGGTATACGAAATTCTAAACGTAGAACAATACATGATGTTATTGAAGATAACGAAAATGACGATAAATTACGTAAGCGTTCAAATCGTAGGAAAAAAGTTACTATCATAGAGGAAATGCCAGATAATAATGATAACACGGTGGAGTAGCTCAACTGAATAGAGCAACAGCCTTCTAAGCTGTGGGTTGCGAGTTTGAGTCTCGCCTCCATCACATCATAACTCAATTTTCACTACAAGTTAGATTTCACTCTGCTTGTGGTGATTTTTTGTATAAAACAATATGCAATTATCAATAAATCCAATTAATCAATAAAAAAGATTGATATGTTGATAAAAAAATCAACTGAAGATATATTTATTAATAAAAATAAATTTATGAACGGATTTGAAAATTGGATAAAAGATATATGTAAGAGAAAACACATGAAATTAAAAGATGTATCTAATAAAATGGGTGTTGAACCTGCTTCTTTAACAAGAACATTGAAAGGTGGGAATCCACGATTAGATACATTGGTAAAACTATCAGAAGCGTTGGAAGTAGAAATAACAGCTTTAATTCCACAGGAAATTAAGCCAGAATAAAAAAAATATTTACAAAATAAGTAACTTTTGATACATAGGTTATATTTATAATAAAATTCATATAAAAAAAATGATACGTACATCAAATAAACAAAGTAATCAGCATAACATATTTGTTACATCCAACAAGTATGATAATGATGCTATGTTTTTTGAATACGACATAAATAATAATAGTATTTCAACAATACGGAATTTATATGAATGTATAACCTAAATTAAAAAGGATTTTTGCACTTACTTCACTAAATATATTTCCAAGCTGTTGAATAAACTTAAACAAAAGTTGATTTAGCAGCTTTTTTAGTACAACATAATAAACAATAATGACAGTAGACAACCTTACACCATTATTAAATGGATATGCAAAATTAAGATGTGTTATAGAAAAGAAAATAGCTGAATACAAAATTATAGCTACTGATGGACACGAGTACTTAATAGATATAGATATTAGTGATAAGAAAGATGTAAAACCTCAAAAATGCATAAAATGTGAATATATTAACGATTTACTAAGAAAAATCAACCAAAATAATGATTTTATCAAAATAAAATAAAAAAAATCACTGAAAAATTTGGAGGTTTCAGAAAAAGTTAGTATCTTTGCATCACAATTAAGAAACAAGAGTTCTTTGACTTATTGGAACAACAGAATGCGCTCATAGCTCAGTTGGCAGAGCACAGCACTTTTAATGCTGGGGTCCTGAGTTCGAGTCTCAGTGGGCGTACAACTGAAAAATATAATAGGTAGCCGTACTACCGAATTTACGCTTGTGGACTATCCTCTTATGGATGACTGATTGTAGCAATACAATGTACTAAAAAGTAATGATAGAGTGAAGCAAGAAATGAAAAGTACCTAAATCATAGATTTGAGTAGATTTTCATATACGGTATTACTTTTTGTAATAAGAAATAATACCCATGCAAATGGTTTCTTGGCTAAGAATGATGCTAAGAGTAATTTTAAAGAAAACTAATTCAGTAATTGATGTAATCTATTAATTTGTAGATTATTGATAGCTACGTTGGTAACGTTACAACCAAATTATCTCCTATTACATATAGGAGAATCACAGTGCATTAGTTCAGTAGGTTAGAATACTGCCCTGTCACGGCATAGGTCACGGGTTCGAGTCCCGTATGCACTGCAACCACCTCACTTAGCTCAGTTGGTTAGAGCGACGTTACCAAGAATTTTCCTGTATGGAAAAGAGCAGCAAAGTTTAAATTTGATTTGTAATCCGTGTGTCATCGGTTCAAGTCCGATAGTGAGGTGGAATTTTATTAGGAGATATGAATCTGCTAAATGAAAAATAGAGTGCTTGTAACCGTGTTACGAGATAAACTCTTAAAACAACTTGATAGTGATGCTTTTGAACCAATAATGCTTAGTCGTGACAAGGTTAAGGAAGTATTATTATCGTTTCGGAGAAGCCTACCAAAGGTAGGTCGTGAATGTATTGGAAATTGTATTATATCTTCTGAATATGTTTAATTCTTCGGATGGAGCAGTGGTAGCTTGCTGGGCTCATAACCCAGAAGTCTGGGGGTTCGACTCCCTCTCCCCCAACTACTTAGGAAACAAACAGCAAATTTTCTCTTTTTTTATGAAATAAAAATAACATTGTTTCCTTTACTTTGAGATATAGTGTAATGGTAACACTGTAGGTTTTGGTCCTGCCATTATAGGTTCGAATCCTATTGTCTCAACTAATGCTTTAGTAGCTCAGTTGGTTAGAGCACCTGACTGTTAATCAGGAAGTCGCAGGTTCAAGTCCTGCCTGAAGCGCATAATTATTGCAGGGTAGAGCAGTGGTAGCTTGCTTGGCTCATAACCAAGAGGTCGGGGGTTCGACTCCCTCCCCTGCAACTACTTTGGAGAGTTGGCTGAGTGGCTTAAAGCGCTGGTCTTGAAAACCAGAGGACAGTAAAATGTTCCAAGAGTTCGAATCTCTTACTCTCCTCTTATATTGGAGATTTAAGCCTAATTGGTAAGGCAACAGTTTGCTAAACTGTCAGTAATCGTAGCAATACGGTGTATAGGTTCGAGTCCTATAATCTCCTCATAATTTTTCCTCGCTTAGCTCAGTTGGTTAGAGCACTCGGCTTATACCCAAGTGGTCGGTGGTTCAAGTCCATCAGCGAGGACTTTTTAAAGCAACATAAATATGTTAGAAATTATTTTAAGTTTATTACTTGGAATTATTATTGGAGTTATACTTTTCCCAATTGGAATATTTTTAAGAGCAAAAAAATCAGGTTGGGATGACAGTAATGTTTTTAATATTTTTCATGTATTATTTCATTTGGCATTACATCCAGATGATTTCACAAAAATGTATTACAAGGATGGAAATAAACCATTCTGGTATCTGACGAAAGATGAGTTCTCAGAAGTTTTAAGAATAAGACCAACTTCAGATGATTAGTTATTAATTTTAAAATAAAACATATATGAAGAGAATTGTTACGTTTATTGCTACTGCAATCTTTGCTATAACAGCATTAACAAGCTGTTCGTTTACAAACCCATCATACGATGAAGAAGTAGCTTTAAAGATGAAGCCATGGTTTGTTGGTAGTACTGGTGTAGACCCTACTCCTGTTAATGACTTAACATGTATTGCATGGACAACATCAGCTGTAAGTTTTTATATTCTTCCTCAAAAGGTGGAGTTCAAGTTCGATGACTTGCTTTCAAACGATAACACACCTTTGGATGTAAGCATGTATATGGTCTTGCAGGTTCAGAAAGGACATACTCCTGAATTGTTGCAAAACTATGGTGAAGACTGGTATAAAACATTCATTGAACCATATTTCAAGAATAAGGTACGTGAATATGTTTCTACGTGTTCTCCATTTGATTTGATGAGCAATCGTGAAGTACTTAATAAACTTGACACTGAAATTGCTAAGTCAATGAGAATTTATATTAAGCAACTTTCAAAGACAAGAGGAAACTTCCCTGTTACTATTCAGCAGGTTACTACAGATAGAGTTATGCCTAATAAGGAACAGCTCGATGAAATGAACAAGACTGCTGCTGCAATTCAAGCAAAGCAGACACAGGAGAAGAAGGCTGAAATGGAGTTAGCAAGAGCCAAAGCTGAAAAGAATAAGGCTATTGCAGATAAGGCTTATATGAATGAGTTGGCACTTTCTCCACAGCAGTTTATTCAACTTCGTGCATGGGATGTTATCGCAAGTAAGCAGGGTGCTAATATTGATGTACTTGTTGGTTCTGGAGAAACTCCTATGTGGAATATTAAACAGAAATGATAATTAAATAATTAATAGCTGAATGAGCACGATTGGTTGTGCAACTGATTTGTAATCAGTAGGTTGTGGGTTCGACCCCCACATTCAGCTCATAATGGGTGATAGCTCAGGTGGTAGAGCGATGGTTTGAAGGTCCATGCGTCGGTGGTTCGAATCCACCTCATCCAACTAATAATTTTTATTGATTTTATAACAGTAATAATTATCTTTTCTAAAAGATAAAAAATAAATAGGTGTCCGTAGCACCGAATTTACGCTTGTGGACTATCCTCCTATGGATGACCGAACTTTATGTTCCTAAAAAGTAGTGATAGGTTGAAACAAGAAATGAAATATAATAAATAATAGATTTGCGTAGATTTTCATATACGGTGTGACGGTTCGATTCCTTTCGTTCGCTCATTTTCATAGCGCCATCGACAAGCGGTTAAGTCGCCACCCTTTCACGGTGGAGTCACGGGTTCGAGTCCCGTTGGCGTTACTATTTTTAATGTTGTTCCAATAAGTAAAAAAATATATTCAACAATTTATTATGGATACAAGTTTTATTGCTATTATTATTTGTATTGTTGTTGGAATTTTGTCTGTAAATTATATCAAAAATAGTTTTAAAGAATGATAGTGCAAGATTTAAAAATAGGTTATTGGGTTTGTACGGTGACAAGTTTTGGGAGACTAACTATGCCAATGTACATTGCAGGCATTCTTAATGATGGCACTATTTATCTTGACTTCGATAATAACGAAGGAGATATGTGGGAAGTTGATATTAAAGATATTGCGCCTGTTAGAATTGACGAAGACATATTAAATGATTTCGGATTTAAACGTGAATTAAATAGTGAAACACCTACATATAAAGTTCCAGATAGTACTATAGAAACTTATATAGTTGCTACGGATAATGAATGTACATATTTCTGGTTAACTAACGCTTGCAACGGAGAATATACAGATAAAAGTATAGGTAATAAGACATTCAAGTACATACACGAATTGCAGGAATTATTTTATCAAAAATTCAATAAACTTTTACTTATCAATATATGAAACTACTTGGTTCACATAATAGTTTAAGTTATCTTAGACCTAAAAAATGGTATATGTATCCTTTCATTTTTACTGCTAAATGTCAGAAAGTGAATTATAAGGAACAATATAAAAACTATAATATTAGAGTATTTGACCTTAGAGTATGGTTTGACAAGGATGGTAACTTAGAAGTACGACATGGTGCAATGGTATATAACATTGACCTAAATGGTGTGTACGAGTTTTTACATTATCTTAATAGTAAGACAGATTCCTATGTAAGAATTATACTTGAAGAAGATAATTTATCAAAGCGAGAGAAAAATTCTGCTTGGAAAGAAATATTATTCGATAAGTTTTGTACTTCTATTGAAACTTTATTTACAAATGTTTATTTCTTTGGCGGAAGAAGAAAGTATGATTGGTTGAGAATACATGATTTTAAACATGATGATATTCCTCTTTTAGATTTATATTCAAGTACCACAAGGTTTTTTGGTAAAGCAGTGTTTAAAAAAGGGGTTAATATGATTCTGAATATGGCAGATGATTGGTATCCTTGGTTGTATGCAAAATTTCACAATAAGAAAAATTATCAGGAATATATAAATAATGATAAAGAAGAATGTCTTATGTGTGACTTTATAAACATTAGATAGAATATGAAAATAGGATTTTTGCTTGGTAGTTTCGACCCGATACATATTGGTCATGTGCAAATGATTAATAGTGTACTGAATAGTGACTTTGACAAAGTGATAGTTGTGCCAACTGTACAGAATCCATGGAAGAAATATCAACCTACAGAATTTGAATATCGTTGTAAAATGATAGAGAATGCAATTTCACATTTTGGAGATAAATGCTGCCTTTCTAAGGATGAATTATTGGTTGATGGTACACACTATTCATATAAAGTATTATCGCTTCTTAGAGAGAAATACAAAGGCAATGAGTTATTTATTATAGCTGGTTCCGATTGTGTTAATGACATACCGAAATGGAAAAATTATAATTCAGATATAGAACCATATTTTTCTATTGCTGGATTAAAAAGAAATAAGACGGATGAAATTCCAGATTATGCGATACCAATAGAACAAGATATTGTTATTCCTATTTCCTCGACATACATAAGACGAATGGTAAAAGAAAAGAAAATTTTTTTTCCATATATAAATGCTGAAAATGAAAAGTTGATAAAAAAGTTGAATTTGTATCATTAACATTTTATTGAACGAGAAATACATATTCATCTACATTTTTTCAAACAACTTTGACTTTAATCAAGAATAATAGCATTTTTATAAAATAGGCATATCAAAAACGATATATATTAAATTCAACATATATATATTATTGCAAATGAGTTGATTAACGGCTTAATTTGGAAATAATTAGAAAAAAATAGTGAAGTAAGATTTATGTTGAATTTATTAAAAAAGGCATTCAAGTGGTATTGTAATAGAATGGAAATGACGTATGGCAAAGTTATCCAAGCAGGACTTACCCCTTGTATGTAACAAGACAAAAGTAAAGAGTGGCTAAAAAACCACTCTTTTTTTTTTATTAATTATTCTTCAATCGGTTTGATTAAATTCTTATACGCTTCCCATCCATTAGTAGCATTTTTGTATGTATCTACTGCTTCTCTTGGAACAAGTATTTCTTTAAATTGCCAGCCTATTTCTATTGTAGGTGGCTCTTTAGCTAAAATAGTTAATGATAGATTGCTTCCATTATTAGACCTACTAATATATTTAATTGTTGCTGGCAATGTTAATGTTTCCAACGAGGGACACTTTGAAAATACATTAGATTCTATTCTTTCTAAATTGGTCGGTATTATCACTTCAGATAAACTCGGACAATCTGAGAAGAGCCATCTACTCAATGTTACAAGATTAGTAGGAAGCACTACACGTCTTAACAAGGGAGAATGATGAAATGTACCATTTCCCAATTCAGCATGTGAACCACTTTCAAAAACTACTTCGGTCAATTTAGGGCATCTACCAAATGCTGTATCTGTTATTCTTTCTAATGTATTCGGAACAAAAACTGTCTGTATATTAGTATCTTCAAATGCTTGATTGAATATAGTTTTTACTGTTCTTGGTATTGTAATTGCCGATATTGATGTCCTATACAACATTTTATTACCAATCACATCTCCTTTAAAATGGGTCATATCAATTTCAGTAATTAATTTACTATTATTTCCTGTAAACATTGTTGTAAAAGTATATTGATATTCACCATCACAATCTAAAATGTTCCACCCTGATTGTAATAATATTTCTTCTTCTGAAATTTCAAAGGTTTTATCAGATAGTAATGGTCTAATCTTAACGCCATCACCATCAACATAAAGTCTTATATAGTTATCGAGAGACGGTTTGTTGTACCTTACCCCCCCCCATTTAGAACATAACTAACATGCGGTTCAATATAATCTGAAGAGTTTAAGAATGCCTCACGTAGACTGTTTTCACTGAATAATTTTAAATGTTTCATATATATTAATTTAAATTTTATCATTAATAAATATCTATCTGAATATATAATTTAATATTTATTAACTATGAATATTTGGCTAAATAAAAATAATTAGTTAACTTTGCAAATGATATTTAAATAGATAATGAAATAAAAAAATGAGTAAATGAGATATAAACATGATGTATAATAGAGATTTTTAAAAAATAAAATACAATATAAATATTTGTTTATCAATAAGTTATAGATAATCTATTGTTAGTAATATTATACCGCAAGGTAATCACAATTCAATATGCAGGTAATAAGCACAAGAGAATATTGTTAGTAATATTATACCGCAAGGTAATCACAATATTAAATCTTTGTATTGGTCCCAACCATTAATTGTTAGAAATAATAAACCGAAAGGTAATCACAACGAACGCTTGGTGTAGATAAGGTATTTAAAATTGTTAGTAATCCTTTACCGCAAGGTAATCTAAACTCAAACCGTTACAATTTGTAACACCTTTTAAAAAATACATATCAAACATATGATAAAGAAAGAAGAATATAAGATATTGATGTCTGTAAAAGATAAGATAACAAGAAAAGAGGAAATAAAAAGAAAAGATATTAAGAAATTCGTGTCGGCTACAAAAGTTAGACATGAAGGGTTAATTGATATAATATATTCTTTTTTAACTTTAAAAGAAAATGTATTGGATTACACTATTAGTTATAAATTATCCAGATATTCCAATAAAGAGAGTGATATTATAGCATGTGGTCTTTTATCTGGTAAACTTACTAAATTGGTTGATTATTTTACTACAATATGTAAATTATTAGATAATAACCAATATTATAATATTGAATTAATAAATTTAGATGATGAATAATTTTTCGATAAAAGACGATAAAGGTAAAGAACATTGGATTAGTCGGTCAGTAAGCGTTGTCATGTTTGTGTTTTGCAAGAACTTGCGTGGTGAATGGTGTGTCTTGGCTTCACAACGTGGAGAAGGCACTCCAGACCCAGAGTATATAAATGCATGGAATTGCCAGTGTGGTTATCTCGATTACAATGAAACAACTAAAGAAGCAGCACAACGTGAGACGCTTGAGGAAACAGGAATAAAAGTACCATCACATTTAATTAAGTTTTGGTCATTTAACGATAACCCTAACGATGATAAACGTCAGAATATTACATTTAGATATTATGCGGTATATCAACATGCAATTATTGATGACTTTAAGTTTTCAAAACAGAATATGGAAAAGAATGAAGTCGGTGCGATTGCTTGGATTAATCTAAAAAACATAGATAAAATGCGTTGGGCGTTTAATCATGATAAGCTTATAAAAGGTGCTGCTGTGAAAGCAGGTATTATACCTTTTAAAATGAAATTACGTTTATGGTGGAGTAATTTTAAATTAGGTTTTCACACAAGATTAATTGAGTTACGTCAAGAATTTCATCAAAAAGATAACTTTGTATATTAAATTTGCAAAATAATTTGTATATTTGAAATAAATATAATATATTTGCAAAGTGATTTTGAAATCACATAATAATAACGGTTGAGGATGTTACTCTGATACCAATTTTTAATTAAATATTTAAAATAAAATGAAGGCTTTAATTTTAATGTTCACAGCTTGCGTAGCACTTACTTTTGCTGCATGTGGTAATAATGTAAAGACTAATACAACTCAGAAGGATTCTGACACTACTGTAGTTGATAGCGTTGATACTGTTACTGTAGATTCAGTTGTTGCAGATTCTATCGTGAAGTAAGTATTTGCAACTTATGTTCAATTTAGCTTTGAACAACATTTCAGCCTTGGTTATTCCAAGGCTTTTTTATTTTTTTAACATTTTATTTTTGGTAGTAAAACCAACAAGTCTTTATCTTGTCGGGTGTAAGGAACTATCTCTGTTACCTAATGTATTATCTTACTATAATAGGAGTATTTTTACCTTTTTAATAACAAAAATATACGAAAAATTTTTGTTATTGACAAAATAATTAGTATCTTTGCAAAAGATATGAGAAAGATAAATAGAACATACAGATTCAGACTGTACCCTAACAAGGGACAAACCGAATTGCTGGCAAAGCACTTCGGATGTTCTCGTTTTGTGTATAATTACTTTCTCAATCAACGCAAAGAACAATATAGGATTAGTGGTAAGAGTGATAATTATTATGCACAGGCTAAAACACTTACCATATTGAAGAAACAGAAAGAAACAGCGTGGCTGAATGAGGTAAACGCACAAACCTTGCAGTTTGCTATCCGCAGTCTTGATAAAGCCTATAACAATTTCTTTAAGAAGCGTACAAAGTTTCCTAAATTCAAATCGAAGCACTCCAAGAATAGTTTTACCGTTCCGCAAACTTCATCTGTCGCAGGTGGTAGACTTGTCATACGAAAGTTCACCGAGGGTATCAAGTGTCGTGTACACCGTAAAATAAAAGGGAAAGTGGGTATGGTAACTATCACAAAGACACCCAGCGGAAAGTATTTTGTTTCCGTCTTCACGGAAGAAGAATACATTACACCGATTAAGAAGACTGGTAAGTCAATTGGTGTGGACATAGGTTTGAAGGATTTGGTTGTCACTTCTGAAGGAGAAAAAATTAATAATAACCGATATACAAGAAAATACGAGTACAAACTTGCTAAAGCACAACAGCATCTTTCTCGTAAGAAAAAAAGCAGCAGGGGGTTTGAAAACCAAAGACTCAAAGTTGCCAGACTTCACGAGAAGATTGCCAATAGTCGTGCTGATTATCTGCATAAGTGCTCTATATCTCTTGTTAGAAGATATGATACCATCTGCATCGAGGATTTAAATGTAAAGGGTATGACGAAAAATCATCGTCTTTCCAAGTCCATTACTGATGCAAGTTGGGGAAATTTTGTTTCCATGCTTACCTATAAGGCAGAATGGAATGACAAAAAGGTCGTGAAGGTAGACCGATACTTCCCATCTTCTCAGACTTGCAATGTCTGTGGATATCTCAATAAAGATATTAAAGACTTGTCTATTCGTAAGTGGGAGTGTCCTGAATGTCATAGTCATCATGACCGTGATATTAATGCAGCTATCAATATTCTTCGTTTCGGATTAAATAATATATCGGCAGGAACTGTCGATTACACGGGTGGAGAGGGAGTAAGAGCCGACCAATCGGAAAGCCATTCCTCAGTGAAGCCCGAAACTCATGAAACTTTAGTTCAGGGGTAGTTCATCTTTGCATTATAAAATATAAATTAATATGAATAGATTCGATTTAAATTTATCAAAACATGCCATTCAAGAGATACTTGATGCAAATGGGTATGAGATTAAGACATTATTAGTATATTATAGTCCTTTTAGTGATGCATATGATTTGGCAGAAAAAAATACATTTAAGGTATATAGAGATTATGCCTTCAAGAAGGATAATATGCCAGAAGAAGCAGAGTGTGAAAAGCCAAATTTAGAAGATTTAAAAGAATATGAGTTAGACAACGTTTTGAATAAAATAATAACTGAATCAATAGTAAGAATATGTTTAAATTGATTGTTTGTACAAATTTGGTTGGTGCTATTGGAAAAGATAACAAATTACTATATCATATTCCAAATGATATTGATAATTTCAAGCGTTTTACCGATGGTAACACTGTTATCATGGGTATGAATACCTATTTGTCTTTACCTAACCAGAAACCACTTAAGAATAGAACTAATATTGTTCTTACATCAAATCCTAAATTATGTACTGAGAAATTTGGTAATACAAGTGTCCACTTTGTAAACTCAATTAATGGAGCGATTACATTAATGTGTCATCTTAATATAAAGAATGAAGATGTATTTGTAATTGGTGGTTCTTCCATTTATAAAGCTTTTTTAGAAGAGAATCTTATTAGTGAGGCATATATTACTCTTGTGGAAGATAAAACAGAAGGAGATAGTTACTTCCCTTTAAATATTTTTTCAGATAGTAAGTGGAAAAATATTTACGAGTCTTTGACCCAAGAAGAAAATAACATCAAATTTAAATTTATGATATATAAAAAGAAATAGCATGAATAAAGAAGAAGTTAAATTCAATTGTCAATCTTTATCAAACTTATTTATATCACAATATTCCGATAAAATAAATAATAGTGAGAAATTTTTATTGGGATTTGATAATATATGTAAAGATAAAACCTATATTGAGACAAGTCCTAAAACTCTATCAGAGGATATATATAAGGCTCTCAGCGAGTGTAAAAACAAGTATCAATCCATTGATATTGTGGTTGAAAATAATGGTTTAAAAACGGTTTTAAACACTATAGATATAAAACAATGAGACTTTTTGTAATATCTTGCGTAGTTGCAACAACTATTATATATATACATGTTAGAATAACACAATATGTTAGTGCAATTGTGTTTAAAAATGAAGAGAGTGGACTTAGTGTCATCTCCAACCTAATCTTAGTATTCTTGATGATAATTTCATGGATACTATATCTCTATTATAATTTTTAGAATGAATTATTCCAAGAAAATATTAAATCCATTAATCACCAAACTCAACATAAACACAGACGAGGATAACACATTCAAAGAACTTATTTCTTTGACCTATGACAGCCCAAATTATCAGTTATGGGCAGTCAATGCAGTGTATTCAAAATATTGCACTGTAGGGGAAATAAAGAGTATTTTAGCATGGGCAAAGTCACATAAACAGTTGATATGTCAATTAAGTAAGCATACTATTACTGCTTATACATCTCGTTATGCAATTACAATTTTAAAAAAAGAAATAAAGAATATTCAATTAATTGATGATGTTAAAACTTTCATTAATAAATTTAATACTATACAAAGAAATTTACTGAAAGAATATCTCAATTTAGATAGCTATTCAATATTAAATATTAGTAAAGAAAAAGAGTTAAAGAAGTGGTATAAGATATTTACAAAACTTCAGAAACTACCAGACGACCAATTAGATAACTTTATTTCTACATGTTCTGCACTCCATGATATAACAGCACTATTAGATGCTTTCACATGGTGTATGGACTTAAGCTATAAGTGGAATAAAAAGGATTTTATAGGTTTTGTTACTAAATCAACGCCTAATTCTCCTATTGTGTATAACAACGAGAATATAGTTATATTACATGTAACATCACATAAAGATTGTAATAAATTAGTAGGAAGTGAAGGACGTACCAAATGGTGTTTCAATTGTAATAAAACATGCTGGGAATCGTATGTAAATGATACTAATAGTAAACAATATTTCTTGTTTGATTTTTCAAAGAAAGAAAGTGAAGAAACATCACATATAGCATTTACCATTAATAAAGAACTCGGTCTTACAGAAGCATATACGACACATAATTTAAATATTATAGAACATGGTAATGATTATGTCAATGAAGTTTTCAATGAGAAAGGAATTAACATAAGTGACTTTATAAAATTAAATCATCCTATTGATTATAAATGGGAAGAAAATAGCATCAAGACTATATTGGGAGAAAATGAAAATGTCCAAGTAATTGATAATAGTAATAATAGATTACTTATAAGTTCAGAAAACGATAAAGTTTCACAAAGATTAATACAACACACAATTCTATATAAACGTTTGATAAAAGGAACCTTACAACGAAAACTATATTTTCTTTATGATTTAAACCTAAAAGAAGATGACCCCAATGGATTAATCTGTATAAAAACAACTTTATCATCTAATAGTAAAGAAGAGTTCCTAATGGCATATAATCAATGTTACCTAAAAGTAGATAAAGAATACTTAAAAGAAATACATGTTGAAATTTAAAATATTAGCACTGCTGGATAACTATAATTCAGTAGTGTTATTTTTTTTATAAAAAAATGTAATAAAAGTTTGTTAAATTAAATAAATTTATGTATCTTTGCATAGATAAAAAAAACTTTTATGAATAATGATAAAAAGAAATGGTTAGACGAAATATGTAATTTAACATATAGAGATATTTTCAATTTCCTTAAAGATTATTTGGAAGAAAATACATGTATAGAAGAAGATAATTGTATTGCCAATTCATTTGAATATATAATGAACATATACAAGGAAAGCACAGGTAAATTCCCTTACTAATTAACGGAAAAAAGAAAACAAAATGAGTACAAACGGAAGTAAATTCTTTACAGCTATGGTCGTTGGTGAAAAACCTGATGAATTAATGAAGAAGTATGATAAATCATTAAAAGTTGAACCATACGTTAAATACAAATATCTTGATGCAAAAAAGATGCAGAATGCAACTATTAAGTCTATTGAGGCTATTTTGTCAGACCCTAAAAAGTTTGGTCTTAGTCAATTTAGTATTGATATGTTGACTGAAAGAAAAAAGATTATAAACAACATGACATCTTTTGAATATTATCAAAGTGTTACAGATGGTATGTTTTATGACGAAGAGGGAAATGCATTATGCGAAGATAACCCAAATGGTAAATGGGATAATTGTTCATTAGGTAAAAATTTTGCCGTACCAATTATTACTAAAGATGGTAAAGAAGTATATCAGGCAAGAAACAAGGATATTGATTGGGATAAGGTAATGACACGTGATGAGTCATTATATAATGCAACTTGGGAAATGGTAGTAGAGGGGCGTGACCCAGAAACTCCAGAAGAAACTTCTATATACCATGCAATGAATGATAAACAGGAATATTTTTCCAACTTTAAGAATAAAGAAGATTACGTAACTTATTCTTGTTCTTATTGGAATTATGCTTATTTAGATGAGAATGGATGGAAAGATATTGATGATACAGGAAAAGAACAAGAATGGATTAAAAAGTTTTATAATAACTTTATAAAACAACTTAAACCAGACGCTCTTATCAGTATATACGAATATAGTAGAAGAAATTAACATATATTAATATGAAATCCTTGATGAAATAAATTATTTTTATTACCTTTGCAACATAACTTTTAAATAAATAAAAATGGAAGATTTAGTTACAAAGCAACTTAGGAAACGTTTCCTCAAGGATTTTAATCTACCTATCCAAGTAATACAAGACCCTTACTTTACAGAGCGTCTTGAACTATGCGGTGCTACTCAAGATTATAATAATCTTCTTGAATACATCGACACCAATTATAGTGGTAGTTATAGAGCATTCTTAGATGCTTATGCACAAATAAGAGATGAAATCGTTACTTCATGTTACAACTCAGAAGCGTTTAAACTGTTCAACAACAGTGACATTAAAGGTGAAAATCCATTGATTCCACAACGGAACTTGTATACAGAAGAACAAGATGGAAATAGTTTTGTAAGCGTTGATTTAAAGAAAGCAAACTTTCAAGCACTTAAATATGTTAATTCCGAAATAGTGCTTAATACTGATACGTATGAAGGTTTTATTGGAAAGTTCACGGATAGTGAATATATTAAGAAGTCAAAATATACAAGACAAGTTATTTTTGGAAAACTTAATCCGAAAAAGACTATTAGTATAGAGAAGCGTATTATTAATAAAATTTATAAGACGCTTAACGATAAGTTCAATCTGACTGAATATTTAGAACCATATTCTATGTGTACAGATGAAATTATCTACAAAGTGAAAGATAATGATAATAACGTATTGACAGATTTGCTGTGTGATAAATCTTTAATGATGATGGAACAAATTATTAAAGACACACTCGGGTTTGAAGTACGCATTAATTATTTCGGTCTTAAGTTACATCAATTCAAGCTTGCTACATCGGAAGCAAAAGTCAATTCTTTCACTAAATTGAATCATGTAACAAATGAGGTGTCTTATGCGTGTATTCCATCTACATACTATCCACAGATTTACAAATTAATTAATGGTTTAGATGTAACTAAGAATGACCTTGTTTTTTATTATGAACATGAGTTGGCGACATTCTTAAACCCATTGGTAAAAGTAAATAAAGATAATGAAATTTGAAATCAAAGATAAAAAGATAGAAAAAACCATCCATACAATACGTGCACTTATCAAAGGAACCAAATTTGAAGGTGTTACGTATGTTGTAGGTGGTTTTGTACGTGATACGTTAATGGGAGAAGTTTCTAATGATTTAGACATCGTTGTTAATCTCCCGTCTGGTGGAATAGATTTAGCGAATACTTTAACAGAGTTGGATAATAGTCATAGTGACTCTAATCCTATTGTATATCCTAAGTATGGTACTGCAAGCTTTCATTTAAAGAATAATGATGAATGTTCTGATGTTGTTATTGAGTCTGTGGAAACACGGAAAGAGCAATATCATTCAGATTCACGTAATCCAGAAACATGTTTTGGAAGTTTAGAAGAAGATGCATTTAGAAGAGACCTAACTATTAACGCATTATATTACAATATCTCAACAGATGAAGTAGAAGATGTTACTGGAAAAGGACTTGATGATTTGAAAAATCATGTTATCAGAACTACAAATGATAACCCTAACATAGTTTTCTTTGATGACCCATTGCGTATTATGAGAGTTATTAGATTCGCAAATAGATACGGTTGGAACATAGAAGATAAATCTTGGCAATCACTACAAGAATGTGCTTCGAGAATAAAGATTATCTCTAAAGAAAGAATACGTAATGAATTAAATAAAATAATATCCAATAAAGTCTGTATTAATGGTTTGTATTATCTAAAAGATAGCGGTATTTTATATCATATTCTTCCAGAACTATTTGTACAAAGTTTTGTTCCATGTTCACAGAACTTTAATAGTATGTTTGATAAAATAGTTACTATATGTAACCAAGCACCTACATGTTTATATACTCGTCTTTCAATTCTACTATCATTTTGCAAAACAGATAGTGCATGTGAAACTATTCTATCTCAACAAAAGCAACCGAATGTAATAATAAAGCATGTGCAGAATGCGCTGTTAGGTAAAAACTTCAGAAGAGAAGACGAAGAGTTAGAAGTATCTTTACGTAGATTATATAAGAAATGTAACCAAAATATAGATAATGCTTTATGGGTATATCGAGTTTTCACAGATGAAGAAACATATCAAAAAACAATAAATACGTGGTTACAGATAAAAGATAGTGCTAAAATTTACCTTCCGATAGATGGTAATGAAATCTTCTCATATCGTGCAGATATTACAAATAATGACAGAAAATTATTAATTGATTATCTACACGAAGAACAATGCAAAAATCCTTTCTTAACAAAAGAAGAATGTGTTGAGTTAATTAAACAATATCAGTTACATTAAAAAATAAATGAATATGAATAAATTACTTTTGATTGTCGACCCACAATACGATTTCATTAATGGAAGTTTGCCTGTGGATGATGCTGAACAGAAGATGAATGCTTTGTGTGAATACATTAAGAAACACAATGACTGCAAAACTGTGGTTATTACAGCAGACTGGCACCCAGAGAGCCATTGCTCTTTTAAAGAAAATGGTGGAGAGTGGCCTAAACACTGTGTTGCCTATACACATGGTGCTGCTATATATGAACCCATTATTCAAACTCTAAGAGATTTAAAAATAAATTATAAAGTTCTTACTAAAGGGACGGACTCTAAAGAAGAAGAATATTCTGTTTTTCTTAATGATGAGTCATATGATTGGTTGACTAAAACAGTAGCTAAAGAAAATATTGACCAGATTGATATCTGTGGTATTGCTGGAGATGTTTGTGTACATGATACATTAGTAAGCGGTATAAATGAGTTTGGAAACGAGAAATTTAATATACTTATGGATTACTGCCCATGTATAGATGATGATTTTTTACTTAAATCTCTTAATGTAAAGAAAACTTATGGCAAGGATTGAAATGGAATATGATGAGTATGAACGATTAGAAAAAAGTGTGAAAGCACTTCAAGATAACGTTTATACATTACAGAACGAAATCAATGAGAAAAATAACTTAATTGACAGTTATAAAGAAACTCTAAATGATATTAAAGAAAGTACACTTATTGATAGAGTTCTAAATTGGAAAGATTATTTGAATGATATTAATGAATTAAACAATTAAAATTAAACAAAATGATTCAATCAATTTTAGATACAGATTTGTATAAATTCAGTACTTCATATGCTTATTTTCATAAGTTTAATAGAGCGGAGGGAACATTTAAGTTTAACGACAGAAATAAAGAGGATTGGAGAAATTATCCAAACTTTATGGATGAGATGGAGTTACAATTTGAAATCTTATCCAATATTCGTCTTACAAATGAAGAAAGAGATTGGTGTGTCGAGAACATTGATTATATACCAGAGAATTATTGGGAATGGCTAAGTACTTTTCGTTTCAAACCAGAACTTATTAAGATGTGGCTGGATGACGATGGTGTCTTCCAGTGTGAGGTGACGGATAAACTCTATCGTGTGACATTATATGAGATAGCTATTCTTGCCACATATGCCGAAGTAAGAAATCGAGTATTAAGAAATAAGATTAACATGGAGAAAACTATGTTAAAATTAGAAGATAAGATTTCTTATGCTAATATGAATAGCCTCCGTTTTTCTGAATTTGGAACACGTAGACGATATAGTTTTAATGTACAAAATGAAGTCGTTAAACGACTAAAAGAAAAGTGCCCTGTATGTGCTGGAACAAGTAATGTGTATTTGGCAAAGAAACACCACATGCGACCTACTGGTACATTCCCTCACGAATGGATGATGTTTCATGCTGCTGTGTATGGATATAAGCGTGCGAACTACATGGGGCTTGAGGACTGGATTGATGTATATGAAGGTAATCTTGGTACTGCGCTAATTGATACATATACTACTGAGTCGTTTCTTAGAACCTTAACCTTGCAGCAAGCTTTGCTTTTGAGAGGTTTCCGCCAAGATAGTGGTGATGAGTTTAAGATTGGTAATATGATTATTAAACGTTTACAAGAATTAGGAATCGACCCTAAGACTAAATTGCTTATCTTCTCAAATGCCCTTACATTTGAAAAGTATAAAGAAATTCATGATTACTTTAATGGACGTATTATGGTCTCAGCTGGAGTTGGCACAAATCTAACTTGTGATACAGATATTAAAGATTATAAGCCAGCAAATATTGTTATGAAATTATCAAAAGCAAGATATAGTAGCAAGGACCCATGGGAGAATTGTATCAAAATTAGTGATGATATAGGCAAACACATGGGAGACCCAAAAGAATTTGATAAAGCCATGAGTGATTTGCATTTATCTGAATAATTTGGCACAGATATTGTAATAATGAAATCAAAAAAAAAATAATTTATTAATAAAATATATAAAGTTATGAGATTAGAAGATTTAATTTTTACGACTCCAAAAACTCTTGAAGATGTATTTAAAAGTGTTTGGGAAATGGATAAAAAGAAAGATTTACATAAAGGTGTAAGGAGTGCTTGTGAAACAGGTTTCGATAAAACCTGTGGAGGCATTGGCTCATTATTGGGTTTGAAGAAAAAGTGGAATGAAGATGATACCACATATTCATTTGTTGTTGATTATAATCAGGAAACTGAGATTATTAATTATAAGGTAGATAAGGGCGATTTGTTTGTAAATGTGTCATCAAAAAATGATACAGATAGTTCTTACTATATGCTTTCTATTCCAGAAGATGCACGTAATTCTAAAGTTCACAATGAATATAATGAGTCTAAAAAAACTATGACGTTTACCGTAGCAAAAGATATGTCTACAAAGCGTAAGCAAGAGTATGAAAAGACAATGCAGGATTATCGTCAGAAACTCAAGGAAGTTGAAGAACTTAAGAAGAAAGAAACAGAATTGAACGAGTTGCGAAAGAAATTGTCTGAGTTTAACCAGAAGTAACAATATGATTCACCATGTAAATGGAAATTTATATAAATTCCCGTAAAAACCACAAGTATTTAGCTTGTTAGATGTAAACACATCGGCAGGGACTGTCGATTACACGGGTGGAGAGGAAGTAAGAGCTGACCATTTGGAAAGCCATTCCTCTGTGAAGCCTGAAGCCTATGAACATTTAACTAATAGGTAGTCCACAAACCATTAAATTAAATAATGTTAAAAACGGAGCTATTATTTGGTAGTTCCGTTTTTTTGTTGTATCTTTGTAGCATAAAATTAATATTAAAATAATAAAGAAATGGAAAAAGAAGAATACATTTTTGAATCAACCATTTTTAATCATTCTAAGAATGAATCAGAAACAGTTAGTACAACAAATGGATTTAAAGAATATTACTATTAGTATTATGGATAAGTTTAAATTAGTTTTTATTGGCATGATAGCTTTGTTAACTTTAGCTTCATGCACTTCAGATTATTACTACGATGATTATTACCACGATATTCCAACACCTGAAATCATGATAGGTAGATGGGTAAATGAAGACTATACTTCACCATATAAAGTAATAAAACTATATCGTAATGGTACATATAATATATTTTATAAATCAAATGTTTTTACATCAACACTCACTGGTAGATGGTATTTCATAGATAGGTACTTATACTTCGATGGTGATGTGAGAAATAAACTATATGTTTATTCTTTAGAATATCCACAATTATACCTTTCTAATGGTTCTATTTGGAGAAAGATAAGAGTTGAAGGTTGTTAGTTAGTTAGTTTTTTATTAAAAAAAATAGTAAAGTTATGAAGACATTTATTAAAGTCACAGTTTTTTTATTTGCATTAGTACTCACATTTACATCTTGTAGTAAGGATGAAATTGTCCAAGAGTATAATCATCCAGAAGTAATCGTTGGGACATGGTTTCAGCATGGTGGAGAAAGCTATATAAAGTTTGAATCCAATGGAAGCTATAATAAGGTGGATAAGTCAAAGCGCCCGTTTAGAAGCAGTAACGGTGATTGGGGTCAGAAAGGTAAGTATGTCTACCTGTTCCAGTATAATCGTGTGATTGATAGTTTGGAAATACAGTCATATACCCAACTTAAGGACTCAAAGGGTAATTATTATACACATTAAAAAATATAGTTATTAAAAAGTTTATTTTCTTATTCGCATTTGTTTTTTCATTGGTTTTGACAGGTTGTGAAAAAGCAGGTACTCAAGTACAGACAGATGGCGCAAAACATGATTTTGATGTACAATTTCTATTTGAAGTTGAAGGAGTAAAAGTGTATCGCTTCTTCGATGCAGGAGAATATATTTACTTTACTAATGCCAATGGTAAGACATCATATGTAACGGGCGGTAAAGTTAGTGAAAGAAAGACGAGTCTTAATAACAGATTAGAAAGTGATGACAATGATTAAAGATAAATTAGATGAACTGATTAAGAATGCTTTAAAAGCAGGCAATCATAATGAAAGTAATATTCTTAAATTATTCAAAAGCGAATTAACAAAGTATCAAACAGCAGAAATTAAAGATTCTGCTATTCCACTTCCAGAAGGTTTAACTTCAGAAGAACTTAAAGAATATATCATTAACAAGAAGAAAGAGATGAGAACTGTGACTGAAAAAGTCGAAGTTGATATTCTTCAAAAAATGATTAAGAAACTTAACGATGAATTAACTTATGCTGAAAAGTTGAATAGAACACAGTTAATAGATGATGTCAAAAGTCAAATCAGTGTACTCGATAATTTCCTTCCATCTCCACCCACGGAAGAAGAAATAATAGAATATTTAAATGAAAATTTTCCTTATGGCTGGACAAAGAAAGAAATAAAATACACAATAAATGCTGTTAAGGAGAAGTTTATTAGCGTTGATGGAAGTGTTGTGGCGAAATTGTGTAGTAGATTAGCAAAGTAATAGAATAAAAAAATGAATAGAAATTCTGTAAAAGTGATGATTTATAGCTATTTTTTAAATTTAAAATCATATATAAACACTTATATATCAGCCACTTATACAGAGTCTATTGTTAGTAATATTAAACCGAAAGGTAATCACAACAGTACCATTTCACCCACATTTGCCCTAATCATTGTTAGTAATATTAAACCGAAAGGTAATCACAACGTGAATCTTGATTGAGTACCATTTTCAAAATTGTTAGTAATATTAAACCGAAAGGTAATTCAAAGGGTTCGAAATCAACCCCTTTAGATATTATATAAAAAATTAAACAAAATATAATTATGGTGGATTTAAATAGGAAAATTTTAAACGAGGCTATAGAGGCTTGTTTAAAAGAAATGTACAGATGTAGTCAACCTTCAGCTGATTATGACAAGTTAAAGGAGGAAGCTAAAGAACACCCAGAAGAAGAGAAAGAATTTCCAACTTTTAAACGTTATTACCTTTCAACAGAACAGTTTAAGTATATTTTAAAGAAATATGCCGAAGCTTATCATCTTACTCCTGAGTGGAGAAATAATATAGAAACTATCATAAGTGACTTTAAAACAGGAAGCATTAAACGAGATTATAAGAAAGATAGTTATGGAAATATGGTTTGCGAGTATATTCCTACACCTCCTTTAAAAGAACGTATTGGACAAGAAAATGCCAAAAAAGTATTAGAAATGATAGATGAAATATCTCATTTCTGTAAACGAGATATGGATGCACAGTATTTTTCTTCTGCAATTAGCCTTGGTCATTCTCCATCTTCCAATCTTAAGGAAGTGAAAGAATATTGGAATAATAGAGGTGTTGAAATAGAATTTGAAGAAAGAAATTGTGAGGAAGATACTTTCTTTGATATGGATTGGTTTGGGGTAACTTCATTGAAAGAATTAGAAAAACATTTAAACGAATAAAATGATTAGAAGGAAATCTCCGTTAGCCAAGAAAAAGAAAGAACCTAAAGTAATAGGACTCTGTAGAGACTGTGCACATGCAACATTACTACAATGGGATAAGAATCCCTTAATTACTGATTGTGAACGTGGTAGAATGGTCGGTAGCATGACTGGTTGCGAAAAATGGCAAGAATGCAAAGATAAAAGAGAGCCAATACATTTAACACGTGGTCAAATTTTCGCTGATTATCAAATTAAAAATATAGAATAATGCAGTACATTAAAGAGATATTAGAATTGGAAGTGGTTAAAGAAGAAGAACTCACTCATTTTAGATGCAGGTCATACCCTGGTAAGGTTACTGGTTTTAGATTATTTGGTATTAATTTTTGTAAAAAAGTTTCATCTGAATGGTTATTCTGGGATGGACTTGATATCTACACTGAAGAAGGACTAAATGATATACATTATTGTCGGATTGATAAAGAGAAGAAATGTGTTATTCAAAAACCATATATCAAATTTAGATATGGTAATTATGATTATGCAAGAAAATATGTCTATTTTGATACATATGAAGAAGCGTTACAAGAAGCAGAAAAACTTGCGATGCTATTTAATTTAAAAAAGATTGATAAATAAAAATATGAGATTTATTATTAATGAAAACATCCCTTTAATTTGTAATTATCCCAAGGGTTGTTAACTGTTCTTCAGTTACTAATAATTATTAATAATTTTAGATAAAAACTTGATAAAGCCGTAGGCTTTATTATCTTTTAAATAGATAATATAAAAATCATGGCTATACAGGAAGGCTACAAGACATTTTACGATGACTTATGCAAAGACATAAGTTTTCATCTGTTGTCACACAAGGACATAGATAATGCTATGTCAGAGTATGATAAGTCTTCCTGTGCAATGACTGTAAAATCATGGTTTTCGACAAAACAAGTTACAGCCCACAATAATAATTCACAAACATTCTTTTCAGCTCTTACAGAGGGTACAGTATCAAGCATTATTGTGACAAAATCAAGACGGATAAGAATCTATCCAACACAACAGCAAAAGCAGCTCTTTAAACAGTGGCTTGGCGTAGGACGTAAGGTTTACAACACCTGCATTAACCACTTTAATGAAAAAGATATTAAGGTGAAAGGGTGGATGAAGATGAGTACTACTGTCTTATCTGAACTTACTGAGGACTATATAAAAGCTGTACCATATCAGATAAAGAAGATTGCAGTAAAGGACTCTTATACCTCATGGATGACTAACTGCAAGAAGACAAAGAAGACTGGCAAGCAATTTAAGTTGCATTATAAGAGTCGTAAGAATCCAGTACAAAGCTGTTACATTCCGAAATCTGCTGTATCAGAGAGTGGAATTTATCACACAATTAGTGGTAAACTAAAATTCTCTGAAAAAGAGTGGCTGAAGAATGATATTTGTGACTGTCGTCTCATTAATGACCACGGAAGATGGTATCTTTCCGTACCACAGAAGATAAAAACAACTGCTACCGAAAACCAAGGTGGTATTGTTGCATTAGACCCTGGGGTTAGGAATTTCCTTACCTACTTCAGTGAAGATGGACGATTTGGATGGCTTGGTATACACGCCTTTGACAGAATACTGAAACTTAATATTAAGCGTGATAAACTGCTAAGCAGGGTGGAACTCACTAAAGATAAGTTAAAGAAAAATAGTTTAAAACGTAGTTTAAACCGAGTGTATCATAGAATACAAGACTTGGTTGACGAGTTGCACTGGCAGTGTATTAATTACCTTATTCACAATTTCTCTGTCATCGTATTCCCTCCTTTTGAGGTGAAAGGTATGACAAAGAAAGGAAGAAAGTTACGTAAGAGCGTTGTACGTTCTATGTTATCAATTAGATTCTTTGAGTTTAAGGAAAGATTAAAGCAAAAGTGCAAGGAGTGCGGTGCGCTTTATATTGAACAAAATGAGTCATACACAAGCAAGACCAATAGTTTCACTGGTGAGTTAATAACTAACTTAGGTGGTAAAGAGTGGTTTATGTATGACGGAATTAAGGTCCACAGGGACCTTAATGGTGCCCGTAATATATTGCTACGGGCGATGAGAGATAGCTCCGCTGCAGACTGAGATGTCTGTGGATGATTAGTAACAAAGCTGACATTTTTGTTAGAATTTGTTAACGAACAACTATCGGTTTAAAAAGAATATCTAATAAATATGTAAATCCAAAATTGTATGGTAAGATAAAAACATTTACAAATAATGATAGATAAATGTAGAACATGTCTTTATCAAAATAGCTGCGCCATAGCATATTCTCATAATACTATGTATGATGGAATAAAATTGGCAACTAATTGCACTAAATATCAGCCGATAAATGCAAAGTAAAAGAAAAGATGATATGAATATTGAACGTGAAGTATCACACTTTACTGACAAATATTTATATCCCAAACTTAATTTAAATATAACACGTACAGATAGTAAGCAAGAACAACTACAAGGGTATGATTTCATAGTAGATGTGGGTGATAAGAAATGGTATGTGGACGAAAAAGCAGCTATACATTTTGCTAACATACGTCTTGATAGTTTTGCTTTAGAAGTGAGTAGCCTGAATAATTCTAATGGCTTAGGTTGGTTGTTGGATGATTCTAAAAAAACAACTCACTTTGTATTTCTATGGATAGATAAAGCTGACATTCCAAAACTACCCAACGAGTTTAAATATGATTATACTAAAATCACAAGTAGTAATATAAAACAAATACATTATGCTTTTGTTAAGAAGAGTAATTTACTTAACTACTTAAATGGAATCGGATGGGATAAAGCAACAATAAACCGTCAAACAGCTATTATAAGACGACGTGACGAGTTAAAATCTAACCAATGGGTAAATATGCGTGGAGATAATAAAAAGAGTTCAGAAGTGAAATTTTATTACTCTAAGCATTTAAAAGAAAAACCTATTGGAATAATGTTACATAGAAGTGCCTTTGATAAGATTGCAGGCAATATGTGTGGAGATATCATTTTATAAAACAAAAATATATGGATAAAATCAATGTTATAATGTTTACTGATGAATCTAATGATTCTCAGGAAAACGAAACAACGAAAGAATATTGCAAATCTAAATTAAATGTAGATTTCTTTAAAGAATTACTTAATAACTGTGATTATCAATACTTACCATCAGTTATTAAATGTTATTGTAACACTCTTAAGAAGTTAGGACATGAAGAAGTTGCTGAATATCTTGAGAAAGAATTACTTAAAATTTATCAGCGTAATAGTGGTGTGACGACAAAAGAAGTTGATGAAATTACAGAAAAACCGACTTTTACTCAACATTATGTAATGTTTAAAACGGGACATGATAGACTTCATGAAGTTAGTCGTAGATTAGCTAATAGGCTAAAGCGAGAATATAATATTCCAGAAGAGAATATTACATGGCTCCCTTCAAGTCAAACACTTAAGATTCTACGTTTCAATTTTGATGTAACACTTGACTCAACTCTTAATAAGATTATTCAACAGTTGTTTACATCAGACAATCATTCTGTTAGATTGGACAATATAAACAAGGCTGATTGGGAGATATTATTCTTAATGGTTTCACAACGTCTTGCTAATGAACACCGATATGTTAATTTTGAATGGCTTGCTAATGATAGAACTATTCGTCTTACAGGTAACTTCAAAGAAACAGAAGAATATAAACGTGGGTTAATGATTGATGCGTTAGATTTTTATATGAAATGTGTATAGGTTTAAGAGAGAGAATTATAAAAAAATTCTCTCTCTTTTTATTTTTTAACATCTATTTTTCTATTAATTAATATTTTTATTGTACATTTGCAGAGAATTAAATAATAATAATAATGTTATGATGAAAGAAAAAGATAATGTTCAAGTTAGTAGCGATTACGATAAGCTATTGAAACAACATGACGGAACAGGTAAAGTAACTATAGAGAATGAAGATGGTATACTATTGCCAGATAATTTATTTATCAAAGATTTGCGTATCATTAACTGTAGTAACATAGTATTACCAGCTAATCTTCATGTGGCAGGTAATTTGTTCATGGATAATTGTAATAATATTACTTTCGATGAAGATACTCAAATTGATAAAGATTTTTCTTTGAAAAACAGTCAATTTATTAGTATACCTTCATCTGTTAAACTTAATGGAAATATTAAAGTACGCAATGTTCAATTTAATACATTTACTTTACCATTAGTTGTAAAAGGAAGTTTGTTTATAATAAGTTCTAATATCACTTCATTACCTGATAATTTAATTGTTAGACTTGATTTGATAATAAGAGATAGCCCTATTAAAGAACTTCCATTAAATCTAAGAGTTGGTCATGATGTTTATATCATGCATAGTTCAATTAATCGAATACAAAATGGACTTATCTGTGAAAGACTTCTTCTTCCAGATAATGTAGTTACATTCCCAGAAGAATATATTGTTACACTTGAGATAGGTGGTAAGTATGAGACGTTAGATGAATTAGATTTTAAGAAACATCCATGTCAGAACATTGCTATCCCTGATAATGGCTTCTACGAGCATCCTATTTACGATGGGTATAGAGCTAACATTTGTATGGGTTTGCCTATTTTGATAGCGTTGAAAAAAACTCGTATTTGGACAATGTATGATAAAGAATACATATATGTTAATGGTAGAATCTTAGAAATTATCAAGAAGAATGAAAATGTATACTTTTGCAAAAGTATCGTAAATAATAAAAGAAACTTCTGTATTATTCAAATTGATGAAGATGTATTCATTTGTGGTAAAAACTTAGTAGATGCTAAAATAAAGTTAATAAACCATAGTTTCCAAAATACCTACTATAAAACTATGTATTTTGACGCTAATATGAAAGTTGTATATGATACTGCCAACCAAATATTTAATATGTTTAAACATTATATTAAATTCAACGCTGATGCATCATTACCAATTAAAGACGAATACACTATTGAAGAAATTATAGAATTAACGAATTAAACGAAACTTTAAAAGTTATGACAAAGAAAGATATCATAAAGTTTTTAGAGAAATATAATGATGACGATGATTTGTGCATCGTTTTAGATGAAGATAAAGAGAACAACTTTGTTTATACATCTAAAGAAAAAGATATGCTTGGTGTATATAAGGAAGTTATCCGATTCCTTTCAGAAAATCATATAACATTCGACATCATGGCTTTATGTGAAATGATTTGTTCTGACAATATTGATAGTCTCTATTCTCTTGGATATGTGAATGTAAATCATGTAATCAAGGATAATAAATTACATTTCAGAATATCCCCAAAAGACTTGGAAGAAAATGATAAACTTGAGGATGTACTTTTCGACTACCAAGATGGTATGGGAATATACCAAAGAACTAAATGGGAAGATAGCTATTATGGATATTTGCTTCTTCCATTAGATACTGGTCTTCGAATGGATAGATTCTTTTGCGTTTATTTTACGTGCTAAAAATTAAAAATTATATAAGAAATGACACAAGAACAACAAATTTTCATTGCAACTTTAAACTTTGTAACTTCATGGTCGATGAGATATGGTAAGAACCCAATAGAAATTCCTGAACATGTTCTAAAACAATATAAAGAAGATGCAGAAGTTCTATGTAAATGGTACAACTCATTATAATGGAGAAAATACTTTGCTCTGCCATTTGGTTCAATGATAACAATTACTATCCACATCAAGAAATATATGGTGTGGATAGTGGATTTGTAATTGGTGGTTTTAGGCATAATAATATTATTGGTGCTTTTCCTACCAATAATAAACATAGAAATGATGGAAAAGAATATAAAACTATACAAGGATTTATCACATCTCATGGACGATTTGTTACAAGAGAAGAAGCTGCTGAAATAGCACATAATTCAGGTCAAATAAAAGAACAAGTTAAACGTTTGTTCTCTGAAGAATTATATTAAATAGTATGACAAATAGTGAAATTACACTTAAATTCAAAGAAGAATATAATAAAGAACTTCATTATATTGATGAACGCTTCATTTGTGATGGAGATATAACGATTACTCATAAAAATGAAGTTTGGCTACCTAACAACTTAACTATCAATGGTTGCTTAAGTATCAAGTTGTGTCGAGTAGTATTTCTTCCAGACAACCTATATGTTAGTGATGATATTTGTATTGAATGTTGTGAAATTCTATTGATTGGTAATCATACAATATTTAACGGAGTTACTACTATTTCATATTGTTATATAACTTCATTACCAACAAACTTAAAATTAAACGGAAGTGTCAATTTATCATTTTTGCCATTAAGAGTATTACCTGACTGGAAAGAAATAAATGGAACTTTATCTATTGATAATGTATCTATTGAAGTAATATCCAAAAATTTGATTATTAAAGGAAGTCTAATTATAAAAGGTGGGTCTTTGCATAAACTTCCAGAAAACTTAGTTGTGTACGATACGATTGATTTATCAGAGTGTAATATAAGTGAGTTACAAAATGGACTAATATGTAGAAATATAATTTTATCTGATAATAGGGTTTGTTTCCCAGAAGAATTTATCGCAATAGATTCCTTAAAAGGAACACCTGAAAGTTTACGGGACCTCTCATTGCTTAAGTTTCCAACACGTAAATTGATTGTAGATAGACCTTGGTTATTCAAGCCTAAACATAATTCACAATATGAACACTTTAGTAGAAGAAATAGAGAATTGTGGGTACTAAAGGATTTAGGTGTTATCTGGAAAATTAATGGAAAAGAATATTTTAGCCATGGTTATGATTCGTTTTTCGGAGAAATAATTGAACAAAATGAGAATGTGTTTAAAGTAAGACATTTCTATAATAATAAAGAATACATTGTTATAAGTGATGAAAATGATAATTGGGGAATAGGAGAAACTATTGAAGAAGCGAAAAGCAATATGAACCAAGTAAAAAAGAGAAGATATGTCCACGACTACAAATATTATACACTGTCAAATCGTCTTTCTATCTCGGATATATCAGAGTGTTTTCAAAACATCACAGGTTTGAGTTCAACTGAAAGTTTTAATACACTTCATAAAGTTCTCCCAAAACCAATCCAAGATACATATACAATTGGAGATATAATGGAATATATATCAGATGAACATTGTGCTTTCAATTTTAGAGAATATTTTAAAAATAAAAATGAATAGAAGACATGTAAAACTGATTGATAAAGGCTGTTTTTTGAACATAAAATTATTTATAAACACTTTTATATCAAATAGTTATGTAGAATGTATTGTTAGTAATACTATACCGAAAGGTAATCACAACAATGTGATTGACTTCATCATGACCGCAGAATTGTTAGTAATACTATACCGAAAGGTAATCACAACATTGGTGGTGCCATTGCTGGAATTGGGGTGATTGTTAGTAATACTATACCGAAAGGTAATCACAACGTATTTTGAAAAGATAAACCCCAATCCGTAATTGTTAGTAATACTATACCGAAAGGTAATCACAACCTATTACCGCTTTATATGGCTTGTATTTGACTGTTAGTAACACTTTACCGCAAGGTAATCACAACTATTTACGATAACTTTTCGTGAAGTCCAATGTTGTTAGTAACACTTTACCGCAAGGTAATAACAACAGTAGTTCCCATCGGTGTGTAAGACTTTTAACTGTTAGTAATACTTTACCGAAAGGTAATCACAACAACAAGTTCTATGTAGCGCTTACTGATTAATTGTTAGTAACCATTGACCGTAAGGTAATGACATTAAACTATAAATTATATATTTTTAACTATAAAAATACTCAATATTCAACATAATTTGTTATCTTTGCACTATAATTTAAATATATAAATGATATGGAAAAAGAATTGACACCTCATGATTACTTTTTACAGCTAAAAAGTAATGTAGAAAGTATTAGTAACGAGAAATTAAAACAATCTTTTAATAATATCTGTTTTTTAAGTGAAAAGTATAAAAAAACAGGTCAAATTAAATCTTTGGAGAAGCTTAAATTCCTTGCAGAAGTAATGCAGAAGGAAGTAAAGTTGTTGGAAATTGGCGTTGATAAATTTATTTATCGTAGTACTATAGAAGATTATATTGATAACGTTTCAAAAGATGTAGTAAAAATACAAGATTTGGAATCCTACCAGCGTGAGATACCAGATGAAATTGTAGAAGTTATAGTAAAAACAAAAGATATCTTTGATAAATTCTATATCGTGTTTACTGATTATACTGGTCAAACTGAAAGGCAAGTACAACAAGAACGTAGAGACAGAGACCCGATTCTATTTGGAGTTTTTACCGATAGAAAAGTCGTGTCTGATAGATTCTATTATCTAGGCGATTGGGAAGATGAGTTCTGTGACCTTACCTTAGATAAGTTGGTTGTAGAATATAAAGCTAATAAACACCAAGACCCAACATTATCTATCACAATGCCTACTACTACAGATGAGTTGATAAATACTCTCAAACAATATACTGAAGAAAAGAAGGATAAACCAAATGGTGATATTCATCGTAATAATAATCATTTTACATTAAGTAGCAATCAGGATTTATCAGTAAATGAATATTTTAAAAAGAATAAAGGTTTCTTTGGTCGTATAAAATCCATTTTCAGTAAAAATGAAAAGTAATGTTGATTTAACCATAAATAGAGATTTTTCAAGACGTTTGTTAAATTTAGACATAACAGATACTCGTTTAGATGGAAGAAGAAAACCTTTTGACCAAGATGAAATAGAAGATTTTGTCTATATCGCACCATGGTTTCCAAAAGGGAAAAGAGTTATGTGGCAAGGAAACAATTACTTTGAGACAATAGAATATGAATGTGTCAAAGAAGACGAAGAAAAAATCCCTTGGAAAATTAATAACCCGAATTGTAATATAGATGAATATTATGAATCATGGTTTACCGAACATTTATTTGACAAACCAGTGATTAAAAGTGAAACTGAGATATTAATTAGATAATGTATGGGTGTAAATTATTATTTAAAGAAGCTTCCGTCTAAAGAACGAAAAGAAGAACTTATAGAGGCTGTTAAAAAAGATGATGTTAATACAATAAGAAACCTTACCAATAATATGTATAACAATCTTATACATTTAGGTAAGAGTTCTATCGGTTGGCAGTTCAATTTTAATCCGAATTACGAATTACAATTTAATTATGAAACTGGTGAAATAGAAATTATCTATGCTTTTCCATTAACAAGAGAAGGAATTGATAAATTTATACGTCAAGACGGATATATAATTGTAGACGAAGATGAAGAAGATTCTATGATTCCAACTATTAGTCCTGATGAGTTTTGGAAAAAGGTTGACAGCAAAAAGAATGATATTGTTGAGATGGATGATGCAAGTAATTCTTATTGGAGAGATACTAACAAGAATACTTATATTAACTTTCTGAAAAAAGATTATCCTAACGGAGATTATAGTTACCATAATAGTTTTGTTAACGATGGACTTCGTTTCTCATACAGTACTGAATTTTCGTAAAAATATATAATAATCCACTAATATTTTGGTGGATTATTTTTGTTTTATATATTTTAACTAAATTTATTTTGTAGTATCCAATTCTTTTCTTAACTTTGCAAATATAATAATCAAATAAAAATAAATTATGCGTACTTTACTAATTCTTAGAGGTTGTATGGGCAGTGGTAAGTCTACTTTCATTAAGGAAAATGGTCTTACTGATTACACATTGTCAGCCGATGATATACGTTTAATGTTTCATTCTCCAAAGATGAATGAAGAGGGCGATATGACTATTAGCGCACGTTCCGATAAAATGGTATGGGATACATTGCATACTATGCTTGAGAACCGTATGCGTAATGGTGATTTCACTGTTATTGATGCTACACATAAGACATCTAAGGCTGTATCTAAGTATGTAGAATTAGCTGACAAGTATCGCTATAATTGTTATCAGCATAATGTCGAGGCAACCTTGGATGAATGTTTGGAACGTAATTTGTTACGTGACCCAGTAAGACGTGTTCCAGATATTGATATTCGTCGTGCATACAATATGCTTCAAGAAAATAAGTTGTCTAATCGTTTCAAGGAAGTTGATGATGTAGATGACATTCTCAATTATTACATTACCGATGCTTCTGCATACAAGGAAGTAAAGATTATAGGTGATGTACATGGTTGTCACACATGCCTTTTAGAAGCCATTGGAGGGTCTTTAAACCCAGATGTGTTATATGTATTCGTTGGCGATTATTTCGACCGTGGTATCGAAAATAAAGAAGTGTATGAGTTCCTCTTATCACATTATAATGATGATAACGTGGTTCTTCTTGAAGGAAATCACGAGAAACATATCTGGCGTTTGATTAATGGTGAAGAAATAACTTCAGAATACTTCAAGATGACACTTGATGAAATCACCAAGGTTTATCCATTGGAAAAAGTTCGCAAGGAATTAAAGAAAATTTACTATCGTATGCGTCAGTGTTTTGCATTCACATACCGTGGTAAGAAATACTTAGTAACACATGGTGGTCTTACATCTGTTCCAAATCTTACAACTATTCCAACAAACGACATGATTAAGGGTGTTGGTGGATATGATATGGAAGTAGATAAGATATATGAAGATAATTATTTGCTTGGGAAGTGTCAGGACTTTATACAAGTACATGGTCATCGCAATACTCTTTCTACCGAACATTCAATTTGTCTTGAAGATTGTGTTGAATTTGGCGGTAACTTAAAGGTTTTCTCTATAACACCAGAATATGCTTCTATATTAAAATACGAAAATAAAGTGTTTAGTATAGATAATATGAATGCTTTTCAGCAAGTAGTATATAAGGTTGATGACCCAGAAGTTAGGAAGATAATGAATAGTCGTCTTGTTAATGTAAAGGGTTGTAAGCATAACATGTACTCTATCAACTTTAATCGTAATGCATTTATTGGAAAGAAATGGAACTTTGCTACTATCAAGGCACGTGGTTTATTTGTTGATAAGAATACAGGAGAAGTAAAGATGCGTTCTTATGATAAGTTCTTTAATATTGATGAACATAAGACAACTAAGAGAAATAAACTTGAAGAAACTCTTAAGTTCCCAGTAAAAGTAACGATAAAGGAGAATGGATATCTTGGAATTATGTCAGTAGTAGACAATCAGTTAGTGTTTGCATCTAAGACAACAGATAGCGGACCTTTTGCTGAACGTTTTGAACGTATTTTTAACGAAACTGTTAGTAAGCACGATAAAGACCTATTGAAGAATATCCTGAAGAAAGAGAATGCTTCGGCTGTGTTTGAAGTGATTAGTCCTACAGAAGACCCACATATTATTAGATATGACAAGGAAGAAGTGGTATTGCTGGACATTATCCATAATGTTCTTAACCTTGGTGAAAACTATACAGAAGAGTCAGATAAGTTCAAGAATTTCTTAAGAGAAAATACATCTTTGAGAATGCCAGACGAATTAGTTATTAATACTAATGATGAGTTATGGGAATACCTACGGACTAATATAGGAACTAATGATTCCGTAGAAGGTGTTGTAGTCACAGATGCTACTGGATTCAAGTTTAAAGTAAAGTTCAATTACTATCTAATGGTGAAGAACCTTAGACGTATTACTCAGATATTCAGAAAGTGTAAGCGTGATGGTACGCCATTTAACGAAAAAATATGTCGTAATGATATGGAAAAGAATTTCGTTAATTTCCTTGAAAAAGAAGATGATGGAGAAATGAGTATCATTGATTTATATGATAAATTTCAAAAATAAAAAATATGATTTGTAAAATTATTATTTTAGCAGTGCTAATGATGCGATTAGGTGTAAATTTAGCTTGGCACGGTCAGACAAGACAAGTTAAATTTAGTTTTTGGTGGACTTTAGTGTCAACTACTATATCTGTAGGACTTCTGTATGGTGCTGGGTTATTTGATTAATTAATATAAATTAACGTGGGTTATTTGCATAATCCACGTTTTTTGTTTATCTTTGTAGCGTCAATAAATGAATTGAAGTTATGAATTTAGATTTTACTTACTGTAAAGGTGGGAAGTTAAATACTTGCAAAAGCTGTAAACGATTTACAAACGAACTTCCTCAAGAAATGGTCATGATGTATGTACCAAATGATTATATCAAAGAGTGTGATTTGTTCATAAATAATGATTGATAGATATGGAGACAGAAAATATAAATTATGAAAAGTTTTTGGTTGTGGAAAACAAAAAACATTACTCTATAGCATATAACTCTTCCAATTACTCTACAGCATTAAATAATGCGAGTGAGTCTATATCTGTCAATACAGGTGGAAATGCTTGGGCTTGTAGTTGTGGTGAGTTTTCCATTTCCGCTACATTAGCTTATAAATCTTGTTCATTAAATAATGGTAGGGCTTCTTTAGCTATTTCTTCTGGTGCATATTCAAAAGTTATTACGTCTGGATATGAAACAATAGGTTCTATAACTGGTAGCCGTTCAGAATGTCACGTAAAAGGAGATAGAAGCATTTCGGCATCTACAGCCATAGAAAGTTCGTGTAAAAATAATGGTTATTGGGCAATTAGCTGTGCAACCGCAGATTATTCTGAAGCATCTAATTATGGAATTTGGTCGTTGTCAGCTGTTACAGGATATGGTAGTGTTGCTTTAAATAGTGGAGATTGTTCAACATCCGTAGCAAGCACTCATAATTCAAAAGCTGTTGTTGAAGGTAAAGAATCAGTTGCCATTACTACTGGTATTAATTGTGCTGCAAAAGGAAGTATTGGATGCTGGTTAGTTTTAACAGAAAGAGAGAAAAGACGAAAAGAAATTAGTCCTATCAAAAATATTAAAGTTGTGAAAGTTGATGGTGAAATTATTAAACCAAATACATTTTACATTTTAAAAGATAATGAAATTGTAGAAGTTAAAGAATAAAGTATATGAAAGAAAAAATAGACAAATTTATAAATAAAGTCAGATTGGATTTTTCTTCAATTCACAAAACTTTGAAAGAAATTGAAGATACTTTTGTATTCAAAGATTTTGAAGATAAACTACCTACAGTTGAACAATATGGTGATGGATATTCAATTTATCTGTTAGATGATAATGAAAGAGAATTACCAGTTGAATATGCTGCTGTTATAATGGATAAAATAGGTTATATCAGCCCAATCTGTTTTGTACCCGTTGTCTGTAGCAAAATTATGAGAGATGAATATAAAGAAAAAGATGTATTAAGATTACAAGAAGTTTGTAAAAACATGTTAATTAAGAAATAGTATGATTAAAGAATTTAAAACGAGAACAGGATGTATCTTTAGTGATGATGTTAATCGCTTAGAATGGCTTTACGTTGGTGACTATGGTAAGGAGAATAACATCAAGGCTAATTTCTTAGGACTTAATAAAGAGATTAATGGCGTGAAACATCATGACGTAGATTTGACTGACAAAATGGTCGTTACTATCTCTACTCAAAAAGGTTGTCCTATGCGCTGCATGTTCTGTGATTGTCCTAAAGTAGGTTACAATGGTAATGCAAGTATGGAGGACTTATGGTTCCAAGTTGCACATGCTATCAGGAATAGTGGTTGTGAATATACCAAACGTTTTAACCTCCATTTGGCAAGAATGGGAGAACCTTCCTTTAATGCTTCGAGAGTTTTATCTTTTCTTGATAAGAAGTTACAAAATACTGTTTCAAATAGTATGAAAGCTGATGTTATTCATCCAGTATTTACGACAATGCTACCAAAAGCGAAAAAGGATGATTTAACTTCAATTCTGAATGATTTTTGTGCTATTAAGAATGAAACTTATTTAGGTGAAGCAGGACTACAGTTGTCAATTAATTCTACAAGTGATAATCAACGTAATGCGTTATTTCGTAATCGTTCTTGTTCGCTTGTTACTATTTCTAAGATAGCAGAGATGTTACCTATGCCTGTTGGTCGTAAATACACATTGAATTTCCCAGTGACAGCTGAGACCAAACTTGACCCAGTTGTTCTATCTAACCTGTTCGATAAAGATAAATTCATAGTTAAAATCACTCCTATTCATGAAACTAACGAAGCAAAAGATTTCAATCTTCAGACACAAATGGGATACTACAAATACGATGTTTATCGTCAGTTTGAACAACCTCTTTTAGATGCAGGATGGGATGTCATTGTTTTTATTCCATCATTGGAAGAAGATGAAGATAGAATTACATGCGGAAATGCTTTGTTGCATGATTTTATTAACAAATAGTATTAATTTAATAACCAATAAAAATATTATCAATTATGTTTAAACCGAATTTTGAACCAGAGAAGTGGCAAACAGGTATTCCACCAAAGTCAACCAATATGTATGGATTGCCAAAATTGTATTTATGTCAGACGTTAAATCTCGATTCTGCATTTGGATACAGATATTCTTACCAAGTAGGATTTGTAAACGAAGATAATAAATGGAATTTGGAAGATAATAGTATGTGTCACGTCACAAGATATACACAAATTATTTGTAAAGAAACAATGGAACAGCTCGTCGAAGATATACAGAAAGTTCAAGAAAAAGAAAAAGATTTGAACAATAATGTATAGGTAATCACATTTAACAACCAAATATATTACTGTTAAATTTATGTTAAAAGCAGTTTTATATTTGGTTTTTTTATTTTAATTTTATACCTTTGTTCTGTATAAACCAATACACATTTAATTATGACAATTTTTGATTTAAAAGAGTATTTTAAAAATACTGAGGAACCAAAGTTCTTTTTAAAAAAGTACTTTTCTTGGGGAGGAAATTATAGCGAAATTGCTTTCACGCCATCCACACATGGTTCGAAAGAGGATACTTTATCCCTTTTGGAAGAATCAACAAGAATGACCTTTAAAGGATTTAAAGAATGTAAAGCATGCGATTATGAATATGACGATGATACTCCTGTTCATTTTGAGTTTTACGAAAAAGATATTGATGATAACGCTTTATATGAGGTATTATTAAACTTCAAGTTCAATGCATAAAATATGATTTCCGAGAAAGAATTACAAAAGATTACTAAAATAAGAGAAAAATATGGTTGTGGACTAAACTTTGCTAAGAAAGCACTGGAAAGTGGTGATGTAGAAAAGTTTATAGAAGACAATCTGGAAGAATCACGAAAGTTGGTGAATATTAAATTATAAATTATGACAAATCATTCAAAAGAAAAACGGAATATTTTTATAAAATACTGTTTTAATTCTTTTCACTCAGAAAAATTACGTAACTTTATAGATGATAAAAATATTTCTATTGATAGATTTAGATATCTATGTTCTGTAATGTCAGCTGCGGAAAAAGAAAATGAACCTTTTTGGTTGCCAAAAAGAATGATTTAAAAAATATAACTTATGGTTACAACAAATTTGTCAGTAAAAGAAATTGAGAATATACTTGTGAATTTTTTGGGCGGAGTCAGAACTAACATAATGGTTCCAAACTTATCATGGGGATTACTCAATCATGAAGCAGACTTTGTTAGTATAGATAAAAATGGTAATCTTACAGAAGTTGAAATAAAACGTTCTTTCGAGGATTTCAAAGCTGATTTTAAGAAAAAGAATTATCACGACACAGATGAACGTGTATCAAGATTTGGATATTTTGTACCTCAGTCAATTCTAAAAGAATGTATTGAGTATAATAATGAACATTGTAAAGATGTAACATTTAATGGTAAACCATATTCTGTTTTTGGATTCACTGACGATGGAAAGGTATATAATGGAGAAGAACATATTTTAAAAGGGAATTTCTCTTACTCAAGTAATCCAAAAAGTCGCAAACTATTCTTAGAAGAAAAATTAAAAGTAGCACATATTGGATGCATGAGAAACTATCCAATTGGAAATAAAAAAATAAAATAAAAGAAAAATGGAAAAGAAAGATTTAGCAGAAGAGTATTCTATCAAAGACTACGAGCGATTGAATGATAGTGAACCTATTTCTGAAGAAAACCTATGTTTTTCAATCATAGACATCAAAGCAGCTTTCAATGCTGGACATGAGAGTGTAATAGAGAATGTGCCAGAATTGAAATGGAAAAGAGTTTGCAAAAATGGACCATACCTTGCCGTAACAGTTTTTGATTGGTTCTACAGAGTAGAATTTGTTGATAACAAATTTCATTTATTCAGTAATGGGTATTTTATTAGTTGTTATATCTCACTTTCAGATGCCAAGCAGGCAGCCAACGAACACTATAAACAATATATTAAAAAAGTATTAGGACTATGAATATAAGAAAACTTGTGAAAAGAGCAGTAGAGATAGAAAATGAACTTTCTTGTGCTTTGCAAGCTATAGAAAAAGAATTGGTATTCAGGGGTTTTCAAGATGATGCACCAGATTTATCAATGTGTGGTGGATGTGAGATAATTCTTGTATATCAAGGAAGAGAAATTTATATTGATAAAGTCATTGAGCTAATGGAGAATGTGGGATATATATCTAAAAGTGATTTTATACTAACGTAAAAAGATAATTTGGAATTATGACAAGAGATAATGAAATAGCAAATGCAGCAGCAGAGTCAATGACAGAAACATTGATGTCATGCCCTATGGGTGAGTTTAGTCCGAAAGCAACCGACTTGCTGGAATGCGCTTATATAAAAGGTGCAGAATGGGCGGATAGCCACCCGTCATACTCATTGATAGTTAAAATTTGGAATTTAGCAACAAAGACAGCTATCGCACAAGTCAATAAAGAAATGCCTTATTTCAAGTCAGAGAAAGAAATTGAAGAATTTATCATTAAGCATTTAAAGTTATGACAACACAAAAAGAAATAGATGAGATGTTTATCGGAATTTTAGAAAACATCTCTGAAATATGTGATAAAACAACATCTGGCAATGTATCTCATAATATAGCTACAATTAAGTACAAGTGCCGAGATATGTTGCAGTTTTATAAAGTTTATCCTGTCAGTCATTGGCACTCTGTTAAAGAAGGTGATTTACCAGAAGAGGCAAAAGATTGTCTATTTACTTATCAAGGAAATCTTTTTAAAGGTTTTATGTTTGGCGACAAAACTCTACACTTTGATGATGGGTTTGCACCATATATTGATATATACGACGTGGATTATTGGATGGAAATACCCGAATTACCAACTGATTAAATTTTATATACATTGGACAAAAATAATGTTTACAAAGTAAAAATAACAAACGTTCAAGGAGTAGAATCATATTTAAGTGACGTGGCTAAACGTATATTTAAAGAGCAAAGCGAATTGGTAGATTTAAACCCTTGGAATTATGTTCAGACTGATGGATATCCACCAAAACATCTTTACAACAAGCCCCTTTTAGCCTCAGATGGAAAAGAAAATAATTGTTGGATAGATTATTTTAATGGGCAAGACTGTTGGGAATCTGGAATTGAAATAGAATATTGGATGGAAATACCTGCGATAGATAACAATAGTAAAATTAATAAACAATAAATAATATGTATATCAGCTATAATTTCCTTTTTTTAATTGTTTTTACACCATTATTATTAGCGATAATAGCATTTATATTCATTCATGTATTTAACCATATCAGATATACAAAGAAAGTTAGAAATTCTTTTGATTCCATTATAAAACAAAGAATGGATGAAGAAGATAAAAGAAGAAATAGTTTAATGGAAAGAATGAAACAGTTACAAAAAGAACATAATAAGTAGAGATATGAACGAAATAATAGAGAAATTCAAGAAAGAACTTGGATATAAAGTTTCCATTTATAATGGAAGATTAATTTATGATGGAAATCTCATTTTAAAGCGTACAGGTATTAGAGAATTACCTGACAACTTAACAATTATGGGGACTCTTGATTTATATGATACTGAAATCGTCAAATTACCCAACAATTTAACAGTTAAGAAAAACCTTTATGCAAATTATACATATATCACTGAGATACCAGACAGTTTAATTGTAGAAGATAGTATCTATTTGGGCAATACACCTATAACAAAACTACCTGATAATTTAATTGTAAACGGTGAGTTAGACCTAAGTAATACACCTATCACAAAACTACCTGATAACTTAACAGTACGTAAAAGTTTAATTCTCAATAATACTTCTATCACAGAACTTCCTGACAACTTAAGTGTTGGTAAAGACCTTGATTTAAGTTTTTCACAAATTAAAAGATTACCTAATAATTTAACAGTACATGGTAATTTAAAATTAGCTAATACACCTATCACAGAACTTCCTGATAACTTAAGTATTAAAGGTAGTGCCAATTTAATTCATACGCACATAACAAAGCTCCCAGATAATTTAAAGGTCGGTAAAAACCTATATTTATCAGATACAGACATCATAGAGTTACATGGTCCTTTAATAGTTAATGGGAATCTGGATTTAAGCAATACCCCTATTGAATTTCTTCCAGACAACTTAACCATTACTGGTTATCTTAGTTTAAGATGTACGCATCTCAAAAAGGTTCCTAATAACTTAACCGTTGGTGATTGGGTAGATAAATATGAAGGAATCTCTGGAGATATGTATGATAGTTCTATTGTAGACTATATTAATAATCATCATTATAATGAAGAAGAATGGCGGAATTTAAATAATTATGAAGCTACTAAAAAGATTTTGAAAGATTTAAAAACAAACAAATAATACACTTGATATGTTAGGTAATGGTTTTATTGCTTCCAAAGTTCTTACTGCACGCAAGGAACATTTATGTGAACTATGTTGTTGCAAAATTAATATAGAACAAAAGTATAAAAAAGTAACAGGTGCTGATGAATATGGAATTGATAGTAGCTCATATCATACTGAGTGTTCAGAACTATTTTCACGAATCCACTGGACTGAAGAAGACCCTCAAGTTTTATCAGATGCGTTTGATTGCTTCATATATGATTATATAGATGAACATCATCGTGATGAACCAACTGGTATTATAGAAAATGATTGGAAGAATTTATCAAAATATGACATCATTAAGAAAGTGTTAGAAGAAATAAAAGAAAAGAACATAACAAATATAGAATATTAATTATTATGACAAAGAATAAAATTGAAATTCTGAAAAATAAAATTAAAGAGACACATCGGAAATTCGATTCAGCTTATGATAGTCTTGATGAATTAAACAATATGTTTGTTTATAAAGGATTTGAATATCATCCAGTAATAGATTTAAATGATGATATGGATTTCATTCTCTTTTATAAAAGTCTATATTTGATGGTTTCAGAAGCATTGTACATAATGGAACAGAATGGTTTTATTGAACCTGCGAATTTTGACACTTATTAATATTTAAAAATTATGAAAAAAAGATATTATTCAAATAGAAATGGTTATATCGAGATTGATTTTGATGGACATCTTAAAGCTGGATTCAAAGTAGAGCATGGTTGTATAGTAGTTTTAGGCGCTATGGATGGTTACAGTAATCCGATTAAATTGGAAGAATAATATGAAGCGTAAGTGTCTAAATTGTAAATACGGTTACACCCCCACCCCAGGTCATGAACGAAATTATTCTCAGAGTTGTAGCTTTGGATTGAAAGAAGGTGCTGCTCCTGTTGGAGAATTTTGTCCTATGGATGGCAAACGATTACATAATTTGAGAAAAGGAAGTGAAAAATGAAAGCAAAAGTAAAATATACAGGCGAGATAGTAGATGTAAAGTTTAGTACCCACCCTCACCCTGCCGTTGACGAAACTTATTGGTGGTGCAAGGATAAACAAGAAAGTTATCATAAGAGTGAACTTGAATTTATTGAAGATACAATTGATTGGGAACAACGCAGGTACGATTTAGCAAAAAACGCAATGAATAGTATTTTGACAGCACCTGTTGTGGAAGGGGTAAACCCTAATCCAAGTGCCGAAGATGTTGCAATATATTCTGTGACACTTGCCGATGCGTTAATCAGAAAACTGAAAGAATAATAATGAATGTGGAAGACATGAAAAGAGAAAACTTATTTAGGGCGAAATGTGCTGGTGTTTGGCGTTTTGGACATTATGTGCATTTTGATAAAAAACCAACAAATTCATTCTTTAATCCCAACTACAATGATTTCATTATAACTGAGGACGGACATTGTTATCCAATTACTGATATATCATCTATCGGTCAGTATACTGGATTGGCAGATAAAAATGATGAAAGAATTTTTGAAGGAGATATCTTAAAATGTTATAAGATAGATAGTTATTGCATTAATCCAGATTGCGACCTTGCTTTACAGGGTTATTCAGGTAAGATTGTAATGTTAGAACTGCCTGTAGAATATATTTTTGATGGTTTTTGTTTAGATAATGAAACTTGTTACCCAATACCAATATCAGATTGTGGTTTAACTGAAGATGAAATTAATGAAATAAAACAAAATATAGAGAACGATTCTTATTTCGATACCAATGGATATAAAATTGACGATTCGATTGTTGGTATTGAAATTGTAGGAAATATTACAGATAATCCTGACTATTTTTAATGAATAATTATGACTAAGAAGATACTTTTTAATGATAAATATAGTCTTACACAAGAAGTTCGTTATGGAAATAAGACTATGACAAGACGATTACTAAAAGATAATGTACCTCTTGGTAATTGGGAGGAAACGGCAAAGCACCTATCTTATAAGGTTGGTGAAGTTGTTGCTATTGCCCAAAGTTACAAATCTATATATGCAGAAATGATTGAGGATTTTGCAAAACATAACTATCATACCCCAAGAGAAGATGCTGCTGAAAATTTCAGAAAAGAATATGAGAATACGGCTGGCTGGAATAATAAAATGTTCGTAAAAGCTGCTTTACTCCCACATCATATCAGAATTACAGATGTAAAGGTGGAAAGATTGCAGGAAATTTCTGAGGAAGATGCATTAAGAGAAGGTATTGAAGAATTTTGTTTCGACTATTTTCTCCCAAATGATTATTCTAAACCATTTCTGATGCCACGTGATGCATTTGCTTTCTTAATTGATAAGGTTGGAAAGAAAGGAGATTGGGATAAAAATCCTTTAGTTGCAGCATATACATTCGAATTAGTAGATTAGTGTATGGGCTTGACTAAATCACAACGTCGTAGGAAATGGCTAATGGCAGGACTCGATGAAGATATGGAATATTTCTACGGAACAGTAGAAGTGCGAAAGAAGATAGAAAACAAGTGGAAGAAACATAATACATAAAGTAAATTAGCTTTTAAACTATTATGGATAATTCCTATCATATTCGTAAGTATTAAAATTTTTGCAAAATTGGTATATTTATAAATAAAAAATCATGGTAAATATAACTAAAATAATAAAGGAAGAAATACACAAGACTATCCAAGAATCAGACCGTCATCGTCCTGGATACTATAAAGAATATAACGAAAGACGTAAAAAAGAAGGTAAATCTACTGATAGACATCGTCCTGGGTATTATGAGGAATATGAAGAAAAACGTACTAATCGTGGTAAAAGACCTGATAGGCATCGTAAGAATTATTACCACGATTACAACAAAGCCCATCCTGAACGTTTAGATAGAGGATACACCACTGGTTATAAAAATGGTAATGTTTCAGATGGTCCTATAGGACAAAAAGAACGTCCAAGAGTAGATTTTATGGGACGACCTGTTTCCAATGATAGTTTTAATGATTTATTGAGAAATAAAGAATCACAGTGGTACGATGATGATGTTTTTGGGGCATAATATATTAAAGCAGACATTATTTGTCTGCTTTTTTGTTTTTATTAACATTAATAATTTTGTAATACCATTTATTTTTCTTACTTTTGCATCATCAATTAAATATATAAATAATATAAGATTATGATTAAGCGTATTGATTTTACTGATATTAATAATACACCTATTAGTTATTTGGGTGATATTGATTTCTTTAATAAGAATAAGTCAGTTTCTTTCAAATCTGGTGTAAATGTAATAGTTGGTTTAAATGGTTGTGGAAAAACAACATTGTTAAACCTAATTCGTAGATATACTTTATGTCTGAATAGCATAACATCTACTTGTCCATCTGGGAACTTAGAATTTAATGATTTGTTGACTAAATACCCAAATCCCGATAAGTTGTGCGATGGAATTAAGATAATAAGTGACTATCAGGGAGTTGTTTTCAATATGATGGAACACAATGTGCTTGAAAGAAGAGAGAATTTTCTTCAAGACCGTGTTAAATTTCAGACATATTTTAACAATCTTCATTGCTCTACAGGAGAAGGTATTTCTAATGGTTTAGATACTCTTTTCAAAACAATGTTTGATTCTAAAACAAATTTGGAATTTCCATTTAAAGAATTAAAAGAGATATCTAATAGTGACTTTTTACCTCATCGAGATAAAGTAAAACAGTTGCTTAAGTATTATAAAGAGAACTCTTTTAAATATGATGACCCTAAAGATTTCGAGTTTACTGTACTTATGGATGAACCCGATAGGAATCTTGATATTAATAGAATTAAAGAAATATACGACATTCTAAATCATAAGAAAGAAAATACGCAAATTATAGCTGTAATTCATAATCCAATTTTGATTTATAAGCTTTCAAAACGTAGTCATGTTAATATTATTGAAATGACAGATGGATATGTTGAAGATGTCGTTAAATTTGTAGAAAGCAATACTAAATAAAAACGAACTTATATGAAGCTGAATAAATGTATTGAAGAAATGCAGGCTGCCCTTGAAACAATGGGTGATGTAGACGTTAATATGACAATATTGACCACAGAAGATTTGAAAGATACAATTAGCAAAGAATATGTAATTAATCTTCTTGAAGATTTTAAGAACACACATTTCAAGAATGTTGAATGTGATACTTGTTTGGACGATTGCGAAGAATTTAATGTTTTAATTAATAATATAAAAAATTATGGTATTTGAAATTTCATCAAAAGATGCGTCACAGGATTGGCTGTATCCATTGTTTAGTATTGAAGTTGTAACAAATTCTAAAGATAAGGTATATGACTCTAATGAGGTAAATGTTATGAGTTATTCGACAGGTCTTATTCATTTCTTGCAAAATAAAAAAGATGAAGCAAATTTTGACTATAAAAAATTTGCAAAAGATTGTCTTGACATTGAAATGATTAGAGTACATATTAGTACAGAACATTTTGCTCATTATCTTCTTATTAAAGAAGTTCGAGAACACTATGAAGCGATAAATAAAGAAGTAGATGTTATCGTTCAGAAATTTGTAGAGAAATATAATTTGATTCTAAAAAAATCATAAGTTTAAAAATAATATAGTTAAGCCATTTGATTAAAATCTTATGGTTTAACTTTTTTTATTATATAAAATTTGTTTATACGATATATTTTATATAACTTTGTAGCATATAATTTAAAACAAGAAAATTATGAATGATACAGAAGAGAAACTAAATAGTTTAAAGAAGCAGCTTGAAAAAACTATTCAAGAAGAATACAAATTAAGAGATGAAATTGACAAACTTACTCTTTGTCTTCGGAAAGATGTTAAAGTTGGAGATTGCTTCGAATATCAATCTACATTTATTAGAATTGTCGGATTAAAAGAAAGATATGCTAATTATATATCGTTTCACAACGATATACAAAATGGGGATATTTCTTTCGATACGACCCATATAGAGTCTGTTGAGTTTCTTTTATCAACTTACACAAGAATTTCAGAAGAATATTTTGTGGAAAAGTTGAATGAATGTGTAAAAGCAGCACTTGAATTAGGAACAAATTTTAATACAAAATAATATGTTTGATATAAATAAAGTAGTTGATTATTTGAATAAAAATTATAATCAACAAAGAGAAGAAGAAATCCCAGAGATTGACGTGTATGACAAGGAAACAATCATTGCTTTTTGGGAATGTGGTGCTTTTGTTCTTCATAAAGATTTAATTACTGATATCTATGAAGATGATGGACATTGGTTTGGTAATGAAAAAGAAAAATTTTACACTTATAGCAAAGGTTGGATTGATGCTAAAATAGCTGCATATAATCATTTGAAAGATTATCTCAAAGAACATGGCTATCCAGAATATTCTGTTATACATGTTGATGAATTTGGTGAAAAAGAATATTGGGACAAAGATATATGTGGTTACTCTTTAATTGATAAAAAAGAAAAACGTTTTCAAAAATATACATCTTTACCATTTTTTGAAATAAAAATTAAAGAGTGTGATGCTAAAACGCCTCTGTTTGATATAGGAGTGGAAGAGTATGATATTAAATTACATACAAATTCATTAAAGCATCACGAACGACGTGTCAATGATTATGAAGGATTAAGAGAAATATCTTTCATAGCATTAACATCATACAAAGAAAAATTATTAAGTAGAAAATATAATACTTTAACATGGATTCCTGATAACAAAAAATATAGAAGTACCTATAAAGGATGTTGGTTGAAATCTATAGAAAAATATAATGAAAACTACTCACGTTATATTTTTAGAACAGATTTTACAAATTGGTTATAAACTTTTGATTAGCGTATGGACGAATTAAGGAAAATGCCAAAGATAGAAACTACAAATAATGTGTGTAAGTTTTTAAAAAAGCAGTTGCGAGATTGTCACTCTATTTGTATTGTGCCACAATTATCGGCAACACCGTACGTAAATAAAAAAGGAAGAAACGTGAAAAGTAAATATTATGGATATTGAAGAAGCAGAAAAAGCATGGAAGATTTTCTCAGAACTTGAAAAATTATACGAAATAAAAAGTTATACAGAGAAAGAATATAATAATTGGTGGTCATTTCTTACTACAACTATAAAAAGATGGGATAAGAATGGGTTTATTACACCTACAATTCTACGAGAGGAGTTTACAAAAGCTGTAGACAGAAGTATCAAACAATTAGAAAAACAAATAGAAGAATTATGAAAGCAGAATATGGTGATAAAATAACAATTCCAGAGGGTTGTAATGTAACTATTAAGAACGGGTGTGTTGTTTTTCAGAAAGAGTTCAAGGACGGGGACGTACTTTGTGCTGAAAATGGCACATTGGTCATATTCAAAGAAAAGGATGAAGACGATAGTGAATATTTTTTATCTCATTACAGCACTGAAAGTAGTTGTATTGGATGCTGGCTTATTTCAGCTTTTCGCCACGCCACAGAAGAAGAAAAACAACTACTCTTTGATAAGATGAAAGAAAAGGGTTTACTATGGAATGCTGAGGAGAAAAAAGTCGAAAAGATTAGGTGGAGAGCAGAAGATGGTAAGGAATAATATTATGTTGGCAATCAAGGAATCCTAATGGTAGATACAGAAGATGGTCATATTACGGATAAAAATAGATATGAGTTTAGCAATTACTTCCATACCGAAAAGCAAGCTAAAGAAGCTATAATACGTATTAAAGAAGTACTTAAAAATTATCATAATGAAATTGGAGAGTAAAATTCCTAAGTATTGTACACATTCTATCTATCATTGTAGTGATGGAATAGATACCGTTAATTGTTGGAAATATTTGAACGAACAATTCAAAGAATGTCCTTATAAAAAATGTGAATTTTTTAAAGAAAAAATGTATGACTAAAAATGAGAAAGAAATAATAGATAAATTCTATAAAGAAACTTGGTGTGAACTTTCAGTTAAGGACGGAAAGTTTTATTATGATGGAAATCTTGATTTGGTTGGTAATAAGATTATTAGTCAGTTACCAGACAATTTAACCGTTAATGGTTTTCTTGACTTAAATAGTTCATCTATTATAGATTTACCCAATAATTTGACAGTCAATGGTTTTTTGGCATTATGCCGTACTTATGTCACAAAATTGCCAGAAAATTTAGCAGTTGGCGGAGACTTATTTTTGACTAATACACTTATAGCAGAGTTACCTAATAACTTAATAGTTAATGGTTCTCTATGTTTGAATTACAGTAATATCACAAAACTACCTGATAAATTAACCATTGGTAGAAGTATTCACTTGGAACATACGGATATTAACAGTTTACCAGAAAACTTGACCGTTTTTGGAGACCTTGATTTAAGTTATAGTGCTATTAAAGAATTACCAGAAAACTTAACAGTCGGAGGATATCTTAATATAAGTAATACAGATATCACAAAACTTCCTGATAATTTGATAGTTGGTAGTTATCTCAGTGCATATCACACAAATATATCCAAGTTACCTAATAACATAATAGTTGGAGAAGGTATGGACCTAAGTTATACTAATATTACAGAACTTCCTGATAACTTAGTTATTAACGGTTCTCTTACACTTCGTGAGACTCCTATTACAACGCTTCCTGATAACTTGAAAGTTAATGGTGACATAGACCTATGTCATACAAATAATTTGCATCTACCTGATAATTTTACTGTTACTGATAGCCTTATTTTGGTTAATAGTCGTATTAAAAAATTACCTAACAACTTAACTGTCGGTGATTATCTTGAACTAAATCGTTCAGATATAACAGAACTACCAGATAACTTAACTGTTGTAGATTGTATTTTAATAGATAATCCAGAAATTATAGATGTTTCACAAGTTAATAGAGAGCTTTCTCCAGAACAGCAAAAGAAAATTCATGATTTACAGAATATGGTTCTTTTCTGGGAAAGAGATGGGGTGAGATACATTAAGGCTGATGGTATTTTCTCGGTTATTGATTCTCATCATGGTAATGTATACAAGGTACATAAAATTGGACGTGAAAATTACCCATTTTATCTTGTAACTGACGGAGAAGGACATTGGGCACATGGTGATACTCTCTCAGAAGCTAAAGCTGACCTTATATATAAGATAAGCTATAGGGAAACTTCTGTTTATAAGAAGTTGTCATTAGACGATACATTATCTTTTGATGAAGCTATCATTGCATATAGGTCTATTACTGGTGCTTGTTCAACTGGTACAAGAGATTTCATTGAAAATAGATTACCAATTCTACATAAAGGCAAGTACAGTATTAGAGAGATTATTGACTTGACTAATGGTGAATATGGTAGTGAAAAGTTTGCTAAATTTTTTAAAGAAAAATAAATAATATGGAAGTAGAATTAACTATAAAGAATAAGTATGATGTACATTATTTAAAAGTAGATGCTGGTGTACGTTATTGGAATGACAGTGATGTCAATGGTGAAGAAGATATTGATTTCTATTACACTGAAGGAGTAGGCGTTCCCAAAATGCCTTGTGCCGTACAAGTCAAAGATAAACCTGAAAGCAACATATACTCGGACCATTATAGATGGCAACCTATTATTGATATAAATACTGGACAAATTATCAATTGGAAACAAGGTGTATCTGCTTTTGTTCATTACAAAGTTTGTGATGAAGGAGAATATACTTTACTTGATAAAGATAATAAAGAAATTGTTTCAATACAAAGTTATGTTCCTTATGTTCTTTATCCAGAAGATGAAGGATATGGTGATTACATTATCATGTCTATAGATGAAAATGGATTTATAAAAAAATGGAAATGTGATAGTAATGCTATAGAATATTTAGTAAAAAGCGCTTTTGATTAGATGAATATGAAGAAATTCATTTATAACTTTGCTAATAAGTTTAAAAGTTTATTTAGTAAATCAGGTAAACACATTACAACATATTCTAATGGTTGTGGTTGTCACTATTTTGAAGATAATTTATAAAAAATAATATAGATATGGAAGTAACAGTACAAGATGGTGATACCATCAACATCCCACATGGTTTAAAACCAATCATAAAAGAAACATATATTACATTTAAGAAACAACCTATTTTTAAAAATGGCGATGTTTTGGTCATTGATAGATGTCATAGTACAGAACCTGATAATATCTTTATTTATAATGGAGTTAAAGATAAAGAAGGTTACTATCATTATCATGTCTTTAGAAATATTGATGGAACTTTAGATATAGATGGAAAAATTAATTGTGATTCAAGTATGTTCCACCATGCTACAATAGAAGAAAAATATACATTCTTTGAGCAATTAAAGCAAGAAAAATTGAAATGGAACGACAAAGATTATAGACTTGAATGTATAAGATGGAGGGCAAAGAAGAATGAGAAATATTACCATCTTTACTCAAATCTAAAAGTGGATAGTATGAGTGAAACTGGTACATGGATTGATGATGAGATGTATGATTCAGGAAATTATTTTAGAACAAAAGAATTAGCACATCAATGCAGGTTGGAATTACTGTCAACATTACGAAAATTTCATGAAGACATAAAAGAATGATATAAAAGAGATAGCAAAATTTGTTATCTCTTTTTTTGTTTATATGAATTTATTTTTGTATCTTTGCAACAGAAATTATTATTTTATGATTTTAGAACATAAATTCCATATTGGTTCTTCTTGTAATATGCAAGAATTAGAAGATAATTCTATCGAACTTGTTGTAACATCACCTCCTTATCCTATGATTGAGATGTGGGATGATTTGTTTATTTCAGGTAATTCTGAAATAGAAACTTCTCTTAAAGATAGACCACTTGATGCATTTGAATTAATGCACCAGCAGTTAGATTGTGTGTGGAGTGAATGTTACCGAGTACTCAAGGATGGATGTTATATGTGTATCAATATTGGTGATGCTACACGAACATTTAATGGTAATTTTGCATTGTATAATAATGCTGCAAGAATTATTGATAGTTGTACAAAATTAGGTTTTATCACCCTTCCAAATTTAATGTGGCTAAAACAAACTAACTCTCCAAATAAATTTATGGGAAGCGGAATGTTGCCGTGTGGTGCTTATGTAACCTTGGAACATGAATGGATTTTGATATTAAGGAAAGGATATAGAAGAAAGTTTTTAAGTGATTCAGATAAAGAGTTACGTTCAAGAAGTGCTTTCTTTTGGGAAGAAAGAAATAAATGGTTCACTAATATATGGAATATTCATGGTGATTCTCAAAAGATAAAAATATCTTGTGGAAGAGAGAGAACAGCATCATTTCCTATGGAGATACCATATCGCTTAATTAATATGTTTTCCGTAATAGGTGATAAAGTTCTTGACCCTTTTCTTGGTACTGGAACGACAATGAAAGCAGCCATGTTAACAGGAAGAAACTCTGTAGGATATGAGATAGATGAAACGTTTGAGAACGTAATTAAAAGCAATCTGAGAGCCTTTGTTAAAACAGACTTAAATTCTATCATAGAGAATAGAATAGCGTCTCACAGGGCATTTGTTAAGGTTAGGCAAGATGCAGGATTAAGTGTTAAACATCATAATTCAACTTATGATATTGGTGTGGTTACAAAGCAAGAAAGTAATATTAATTTCGGAACTATATTAAACATAGTTGAAGATAATAGTAATAATTCATTTAGAACAGAAGTATGTTACACATAAAACTTTATGATTTAGAATACGAGATAGAAGATGTGAAATTATCTTATGAAATAATGAAACTGACTGGTAAAGAATATGCTTTATTCGGTGAAACAGAAAGTTACTATTTTGAAAATCATATATTAGATTTAACAGATGATTTATCAGACATTTCGAATAATCTAAAAATGGATGGGGAAAATGTTGCACGCGTAGATTGTAGAAGTATAGATTTTAGTAGTGCAGACAAAATTCTATGTGATGTAATTGAAAAGATTAGGCAACGTGGCAAAAAGTGCGACGTTTTAACTATATCATCGACGCAAAATGATAAGAAATTATACTTTTATAACTATATCTTTACTAGCATGTTAGATGAATATCACTCACGTTCCTTTAAATATAGATTTTCTTTTGATTTCTTTGAATTTAAAAATAAATAATATGATTTTTACAAAATTAGAAAATGTAACATCATTTGGAAGTATGAATTATATTCCAGATTTTGATAAGATTTTTCCAGAGCTTAAAGACCTATCACGTGATGAACTATACAGAAGATTTTCTCAATCTAATGTGAGGTTTTTCATGGTTCATAAGAAGAAAGTACCTGCTTTTTTGCGATTAACTATGCCATTGGCTATAATCCTAATATTAATAATGGTTATAATGATGCCAATTAATTATTTTGTTACTGGTAATTTTCGATATAATACAGATAGATATATAAAAATTTGGAATTGGTTTGAAGCCATAGGATTGAAAGTTTAAGTAGCTCATGAAATATCAAGGTTCAAAAAATAGAACGGCAAGTGAGATTATACCACTTATGACAGGCAATCTAAATAAAGGAGACTATTTTATTGACCTATTTTGCGGTGGTTGTAATTTAATAGATAAAGTACCTCGTGACTTTATTAGGTTGTCAAATGATAATAATGATTTTTTAATTGAAATGTGGAAAGCTCTCCAAAATGGATGGATTGGAGAAACCACAATTGAAAGAGAACTTTATAATAAAGCACGTGATGCATATAATAAACGTGATTATTCAATGTTCACTAAAGCTGAATTAGGTTGGATTGGTCACATGGCAAGTTTTAACGGTCGTTTCTTTGCTGGTGGATATAGTGGACACAATGTACAAGGAAGTAAAGGTAAAGCAAGAGATTATATCTCTGAATCAATTAGAAATGTACTAAATCAATTGCCAGCTATTAAAGATGTCGTTTTCTCTTGTGAGAATTATGACAATTTTATACTTCCACCAGCCGATAAATGTGTCGTGTATTGCGATATTCCATACAAAGGAGTAAAACAGTACAGTACATCAAAAACATTCGATTATGAGGCATTCTATCAATGGTGCAGAGAGCGTAGTAAAGATGGGTATAAAGTATTTGTTTCTGAATATAATATGCCAGATGATTTTGAATGTATATGGGAAAAGCCAGTATTATGTTCTTTAAATCAAACAATCACAAAGAAACCAATAGAAAAATTATTTACAATATAAAATTATATAGTTATGGTAAAAGATGTAGTATTAAATGAGAAAGTTAACTCTTCTGAGGAGAATGAGCGTTTGAAAAATCAATTATCAAAGATTGAAGAAATGTTACTCGATGCAGAAAGAAACGGTAAACAAGAATGCTTCATTTATGATAAAGAATTATGGGATTTTAAAACGTGTGCCGAATTATTTAAAATGGGTTTCATGGTGAGTAAAATAAAGAAAGATGTCAATGAGCCAGCATATCTTAGAATTAGCTGGTTTTAAATAAATTTAATAAAATTAATATATAGTTATGACAAAATTTTCAACACCAGATGAATTAATTAAAATTGCTGAAGTTAATAAAAATAATGCAGAGAAAATCGAAAAGATTAACATTATCATGAGAGAAACCGCATGTTTTGGAAGACGAGAATGTCATATTTATGACAGTGACTTGTGGAATAATGAAATAATCTCTGAACTAATTAATAGTGGTTATACTGTTAGAGAGGAAGTACAAGGGTTTCTCGAAACTCCATGTCTCCATATTTCTTGGTGAATAGGATTAGTGGGATATGTTTATCGTGTTCCACTTTTGTTTTTTTAACATTTTTTATTTTGTTGTATTGAATAGATTTATTATCTTTGCAGTGTAATTAATAAAAGAATTAGTAAACAGATAAATAAAATATAATCATTTATATTTAAAATGATTCAAAAATAAGTATTTTTTAAAAAGTTATGATTATACAAAGTAAGTACACAAAGATGTTTCATTCAAAGGATTTAACTCGTCAGAAATATGATGAGTTATATGACTTTGCTGTACTTATTCAAAATCATAAGAATATTGTGTCACGATATGTAAATGAAAACTTATTTTATTACCTTGATTGTACAAAGTTCCAATTCTCAAAAAAAAATGAGAGCAAAATACAAAGGTTCTGTAACAAGTTCCTTTGATACGCAAATTTATACGCAAGTATTCACTTGCTATGAAAACAAATTTAGAAATATACAACGCAGACTTATTTTTGAAATGTCTGTATTAAAAAGCTTTGAATATTATAAGCGTGACACAAATAACCATAAAAAAGGTGACTTGAAGCGAGTTATCGTTGAAAAGAAACAAACCAAGCTATCTTCTTGTCTAACTTACCTTGCAAGGTATGGAAATGAAGATACAATTGCCTATATCAAATCTAATTTTGACAAGTGTGATACTAACAAACGTGACTTCTATGACAATATCATAAGATGTTGCGAGAAGTTCGGCTTTGAAAGATTATATGCTTTAGCATTATCAAAGAGGAAACGTATAATTAACAAATATGCTAACAATCCTATAGAGTTCAGGTCATTAACCTTTAGTGGTAGATGTAGAAAGAAAAAGATAATTGATTATAATCGCAGGTTTGGGTCAGTTATCAATTCATTCATAAGTCTTAGTGGATTCAGTAGGAAATCATTTGACATACCCGTATCATTTAATAAAGGATGGCACGGCAATATGAGGGATTATAGAAAGAACACTCCTGATTATGTATATACTCTTACATTCGATGAAAAGAAGCATCAAGTGAATGTAAACATATGTAAAGATGGTGAAAGGTATATCCCAGAACCAAATGGACAGACTATTGGCATAGATGTTAATTGCAAACACAATTTGTTCTGCTTATCAGATGAAACCACTTATGACTATGATAGAAAATTAGTTAATGATTTTTGCAAGTCATCTCTTGAGATTGATAGATTGAAAGGGAAAAATAAAGAATATAAGGTAGGCAAACGCAAACAACGTAAACTTAACAAGTTAAAGGAGAAAGTTATTAAGAATGAACAGCAGACTATAGCTATCATGTGTAAAAATGAAAAAGCTAAAGGAACTGGTCACATTGTAATGGAAAATCTTAATAATGGATTTGGTAAGTGTTACGTCAAAGATGGTGACAATGAAGATATCAATTACAATCGAAAGGTTAAATTCCTTGGTTTAAGCAGTTTGAAACAAGAGGTTGAACATATTGCAAGGAAGTATGACATTGCAGTTTCAACTGTTCAAGCAAGTTATACCTCAAAGATGTGTCCCATGTGTGGTTGCATTGAAGATGGTAATAGACCAGACCAAGAAACATTTGAATGTATCGAATGTGGGCATAAAGATAATGCTGATTTCAATGCTGCAAAGAATATAAGAAATAGAGTTCTTGTAACCGTGTTACGAGATAAGCTCTTAAAACAACTTGATAATGGTGCTTTTGAACCAAGACTGCTTAGCCGTGACAAGGTGAAAGAAGTATTATTATCGTTTCGAAGAAGCCTACCAAAGGTAGGAAGTGAATGTATTGGAAATTGTATCATGTCTTCTGAATATGTTTAATTCTTCGAAACAATTGTTCTATTATTGTTCATGACGATTCTCATACTATAATAAAGAAAATAACACATTTGAAACTGAACGAGAATTAATGTATGTTGTTGATGGTAAAACGTATAAACCCGACACATATTATACAGTTAAAGATGGTTTAGTTCAAAAAACTGATGTGAGAGATAAATTCTAAAACGATAACAAATATTATTGAACGTGTAATTTAAAAATAAATTTAATATGAAAATTATTTTTGACGAATGTGACCGCATAGATATTCCAGATGGTTACAAACCAGTTATTGAAGATGGTGTAGTTTATTTCGAACGGATTGAATATCCTAAGTTTGAGAAAGAAGATACGATGGTAATGCAAAATAGAGAAGAAACTATTTATGCATTATTTAACGAATATATTACTCCTACCAAAGCTAAGGTGTATTCTTATTTCTCTCCGTCAGAAGGACTTAAATTCGATACCACAGTAGAAATAGATAATACTGATGAATATAAGTGGCAACAAGGTGGATTCGACCATTATGTCTACTTACAAAACATATGTAGAAAATATCAGAATTTAGCTTGGAATACTTATCTAAAAAGATATCAATTTGATGCTAATGAAAATGAACGATTCTTCTATTATGACTTTGACGAAAATATAGTAAAAGAAACAACCGAAGAATTAGTACATAAAAATAGTTTATATTGGCTTGCAGGAAATTATTTCAAAACCAAAGAAGAAGTTGAAAAACTTACTGAAGATGATAAAAAAGTTTTTCTTGAAAGATTTAAAGAAATTGAACAAAGATTTAAACTTTCCGAATATAAGTAAAAAATATGAGAAATAAAATTTTATTTTTTGAATATTTTGTAGATGCTTTGGTACGTAGAAATAATAATAAAACAGATACATTTACTCCACAGAAGATAATCAGATTGTTATTTTTAACAGTTGGTTTGTATTCTACAGATGAGAATAAACATCTAACAAAAGTTTTCAATAAGTTTGTAGCAAAACCATTTGGTCCAGTAGAATCTGATGTATGTGAGTTTATTGTAGATGATATACTATCCAAATATACTTTTATTAATTCTACCTGCGAAATAAAGAACGTTAGTATTAGTATTGATTTAGATAATGATAGTAAACAAGTGGTAGATGATGCAGTGAATTTATTATTTGAAAAAAATCCAAACATTCTAAATTATCAACCCACTCATTTGGTAGATATAGTTCAGAAATGGTCATGTTGGAAAATTTGTTATGACGTTGCTTTAACAAATGGTAATTTTAATATAATAATACCACCAAAAATGATAAGAAATAGTATTAAATACTATGACTAAAATAGAAAAAAATGTTTCAAATATAACTTATTGTATGAACGAAGATATGAAATCTAATGATAGTTTTGATTACGATGCAAAAATCAATGAATTAAGAAAACTCAATGAACGTCTTGAAAAATTTGAAAAATTTATTGACCCTGATTCGTTGATGACTATAGATGAATATATGGAAATGTGTGATATGTTTTGTAGCAGTTCAATAACTGGAGGTGGTTTTACTCCTGGTGAAGCATCTCAAACTGATGGTTGTATTGTGACTAAGAATGACACTAAACATGGTGGAGAAGATAATGTGTAGATTTAAAAAAGACGAGCTAATGATTTTGTTTCACAGCTCGTCTTTGTGTTTTTACTGTTGTAATGGTAAAATTTTATATTTTCCTCCATTGGTATCTCTATATTCCTTATAAGTTTCAAGAAGTGACGAATCTACATATAAGGTTGCACCTTCATTTGTGTTTTTTAAAAAACTATTAAGACCACTCCATATTCGAGAACCTTTTCCATATACTTTTACTGTTTTTATTTTAGGGCACCAATCTAAGAAATTATCACCTATTTCTTCTAATGATGATGGTAATACTATAGTCTCTAAATTATCAAACTGTCGAACACTATTGTTCCCAATAGATTTAGTACCCTCTGGTATAATTAATTCTGTTAAACCACAATTTTCAAAAGCCTGCGATTTTATTTCTTTTAATGAATTTGGTAATGAAATATGCTTTAATGATGGGGTATAACTTAAAGATGATACACCAATTGAAGTTACTGTATTTGAAATAGTGATACTTGTTAAAACTGGACAGTTGAAAAATGTATAATCACCAATTCCAGTACACCTGTCAGTTAATATAACACTTTTTATAGGTTTTTTTTGTGAATAAGATGTTACTTGTTGACTAGTTATTTCTCCCTCACCAGTTATATATGTAATAGAATTATCTACAGAAATAAATGCACACAATATATCATTCGGTATGTTATAATGAGGGTTTACTACCCCCCCCCCATTTTCTTCTTTTATTGCTGATACATAAGGTGTTACATAAGTATTACCAAACTCGTAATTAAATCTTTCTTCGTTATTTTCAAATAATTTTAGGTATTCACTCATATATAATTTATTATTTAGTTTTGTTTATTATTTAAGTTAATGGACTGACTTCAAATGTCTTACCAATAGAATCTCTGTATGTTTTATATGTTTCAACAAGAGATGCGTCTACATATAGATTAGTTAAATTATCAGTTAAATCAGAGGTCAATAAATGTGATATATTCTTTTTACCCATAATTCTTAATTCTCTTATATTGGTTCTATTAAAAGATGTTAAATTAATATAAGTTATAGAATCAGTTAAAGTCACACTTGTTAGAGAACTACACATCTCAAATTCAGTTCCATGTAAACTTGTTATTGAAGCAGGAAGGCTTATTGAACGTAATTTTGAACAATAGTTAAATGCTTGAGTACCAATTTTCTTAACGCTATTTGGAATGTTTATTGAAACCAAATTGTTCATAAATAAATAACTTTTAATTTCAACTATTCCGTCAGATAATTTTACATCAGTAATTTTATTTAAATCAATGCCTGGATAAAATTTTTGAATCTCTCCAGATGAAAGAATATTTGTATTATATAATTTCTTTACACTTGAATCTTTCATTGTGATTATAATCGACGGAATTAAATTATACGAAAGGACTGATATCCCCCCCCTCATTTGTCTCAACAATAGATACGTATGGTTCTAAATAATTGTCACTACTTTCAAATATTTGTCTTTCATTATCACTTGTGAATATTTTTAAATGTTTTGTCATAATGTATTATAGTTAAAATCTTATTACATATAAATATTTGTAATTGTCTATTAATCATACAATATTTTTTGACTTAACTTTATTGTTAACATATTTTATATATTAATTTTTTGATATATTATATTTTCTCTATATCTTTGCAGAGAATTAAAAAATATATGTTATGAAACAATATGTATCAAAGCAAATTTTTTGCATGGCGGAACCTATGAAATTAAAAGGTGTGCCTGATGGCGTACTTCCATTCAACATTGATTGTGATGAAGAAATGGATGGGTATTTGGTGGAAAACCATAATAATGAACTTACTTGGACTCCAAAGTCATTTTTTGAAGAGAACTTCACTTTAGCAGATTCATTCATTGATAGAATGAAATTAGAATTGGATGAATTGGATGACCGTATTTTGAAACTGGAAAAGTTCATTGAAAGTGATGCTTTTAAGACTTTAGAAGAAACGGATAGAAATCTGTTGAATGAACAACTTGAAGCCATGCATAGCTATTTAGGTGCTTTGAGTTGCAGAATGGAAAGAGCAATTTCCAACTAAACGAGGGGAATAGTTTAAACACATAACTTGATAGATATATTTCTGTCAAGTTATTTTTTTGTTTTTAATGTCAAATTGGATATTTATTTTTATATATTAAATTAGAATAATAAACTACCCACAATTTAAAGTTTTGTGGGCTTTAGACGTAGAATAGTCATCATGTATAGAACAAGACAGTAATTCCCATCTTTCATGGGTGTTTACATACCCCCATGTAGCAATATTCATAGCAGCATTAATGTCTGCGTCTGAATTGTTACCACAGTGTGTACAACGGAAGTGTTTACCATTACGAATACCAATGTGACCGCAATTATGACAAGTTTGTGAAGTATATGCTGGAGGAATGGCAACTATCTTGATACCAGCAATCTTACATTTGTATTCAAGGAAAGAACGGAGTTGAGAAAAAGACCAAGAGTTGCTTCTTCTACGAAATGTCTTATTACGTTTCTTAGAGTTCATACCCCAGCGGATGTTCTTCAAGTCCTCAATGGCAATACCTTTGTGCTCTTTCTTTGCTTTCGCTACAATTTGTTTGCTTATACGGTGATTGGTAATAGTGGCAAATCTTCTCTCACGTCCTTTTAACCGTTTCAGTAACTTATGACAGTTACGTGTGCCTTTGGACTGAACAGAAGCTCTCACTTTGTTGTATCTATTTCTTATGTTTTTGACTTCTTTGGAAGATATATTAGTTCCATCAGACAGAGAAACAATATCGGTAAGACCCATGTCTACACCAATAAATTCATCTGCAGTTTCCTCTTCTCCATCGGGGATGTCTATCGTCTGGTGCAAATAGAACTTCCCTCTGATAATAACTAGGTCAGCTTCACCTTTAGCATACTGCATGAGTTGTGGACGGTAGCAAGTATATGCTATCTTTTCACGACATCCAATAAGCGAAATGGAACATATTGTTTTGGTGATGTTATAGGAAAGTATACGACTATCATAAGTGATAGCACCAAACTCCCTAAAGTGCCGTTGCTTTTTCCTGTCAAGTTTGTATGCATCAGCAACTTTGCTAATTGCACGCACAACAAGTTGAGAAGACAGATGATATGTTTCTTTAGTTTGATAATATACTTCCTTATGCAGACTGAATTGCTTAAATGTACGACGTTCCCACGCTATCTGTGAAATAGCATGGCAAGCCTCATTGAAAACACTGAAAGTATTTTTCAGCATTATGGCTTGTTCGTCAGACGGAAGCAGTTTAATCTGCAAAGTCAATTTCATAATGCAAAGATACAGATTTTTTTTAAATAATTAAAATATTTTAAATAAATATTTATAATAAGATAACAAAAAGAGGGAATAGTGGTTCAATTCCTCCCAAAAACTAAAGTCTTTTGGGTTTCAATGAACCTAAATTATATGAAGATACGTAAGATTATTATATGTGAAAACCAGTTTGAAAGTTTATTTAATAGAAGCCGTTTAATTACAGAGAATCGTGCTTCCAAGAATCAATCGCTTGCAAGACGTATGGTTAGAAACTTGTCACCTAATATAGATGATAAAGAGTTTACCGAGAAAGTATTACATGATATTCCAAGCGTGCGTAAAGAGAATTTTCATTTGTTTCCAGCCGTTGTGAGATTTTTACTTCAAAATCCTAAATCTATAAATGCTGACACGCTATTAAAACTTAACAAATTCATTAGTGTTGCAGCATCCAAATCTAAGGAATTAAATCTTGACCAGAATCTTAATGGAATGACATTGGATGAGTTCTTTAGAAACTTTGAAGGTTATGTACATCAAACGGATAAGGCTAATAGAGAAAATACTGCGCATTATGGAACAAGTAATGGACATAATAATGGTTATACAATTATTCCTATTCCATCATTTTCAGAGGCATCTGAATATAGCGATTATACCACATGGTGTGTAACTCACCGTTCACAGGATTTCATAAATTATGTCGGTATAGGTAAGGGTCTGTTTTATTTCTTATTGAAGGATGGGTTTGAGAAAGTTCCCAAGAAGGTAGGAGATAATGCACCTTTAGATGAATATGGACTTTCAATGATAGCTGTTTCGTTTAATGAAGAGGGTGGTATTATATCTATTACGTGTAGATGGAACCACGATAATGGCGGTGATGATAATGTTATGACACCTGAACAAGTTTCTGAACTCATAGGAAGTGATATATATTCTATCTTTAATCCAGACGATATACAAAATAAATTTTTGGAAAATGTTGAAATTATAGATGAAATGAATGATGAAGATTTTATGCTTTGTAAAAACAAGGAAAATGGTCAATTATTTGTTTCCTCTAAGGATTATCAGCATCAAGTTTATTTTAAAGATAAACCTTATGTATTCTATCAAAGCGGTTATGATGAAAATGGAAAACGTTTCATAGCTTTAGTTACTAAAGATGGTAATATTTTATTATCTTCAGATGAAAATTCTCTTACATGTGCCGAGTGTGATAACTTATTATTTATTGGAGATACTGATTTGTCGGATGGAAGCGGTATATATAACGCTACAACACTTGAACGAATAAATGACGAAAAGTTACATGAAGTAGATGATAAAGGGGCTGCAATTCAATTATACAACCAAGATGAATCTATTAATTACTTCATTAAATCTACTAATAAATTATTATTCAATGACTGGTTGGATAACGTTTTTACTGTTCCAATTGGAAATTTAATAATTGCTTTTGATGGAAATATGTTAACATTATATACATACGATACATTTGAAAAAGTTATGGATTGGGTAAATATATTAGCTTATTCAAAAGTAGATTATAGAAACACTATTTTCTTGGTTGAGAATAATGGTTATTATCTTATTTCAAACTATAAGGGAATGTTAAACAAAAAGCCAATTAATAAACTTTTTAAAATAGTAAATCAAGGAAGAATTAATGCAAGATATATTGCAAAATGTAATAATGAAATGATAGGTATCTCACAAGATTTCGCAACAACAATGCCAGTTAATGAAGATGAATTTGCTATTATCCGTTATGAAAGTGAAATAGTGGAAGCAAACTTGTATGATGAATTTATAATGCATAAGAAATAATGAATATACACAAGATTATAATAACAGAGGGTCAATTTTTAAACAATTTCCATAATGGTTGTTTAATCACAGAAAACCGTGCGTCAAAGAATCAATCTTTAGCACGCAAAATGGTCAGAGACTTATCTCCAAATTTGGATGATAAAGTTTTTACTATGAATGTTTTACATGATATTCCAAATGTTAGAAAGGCTGATTTCCATTTATTTCCAGCAGCTGTAAGAATGATATTACAAGCTGATAGTGATGTTAATGGAGATTTAATACAGAAGTTAAACAAGTACATTGGCGTGGTTGCACCAAAAGCTAAGGAATTAGGTCTTGACCAAAATGCCAATGGGATGTCTACGGATGAGTTTTTTAATATGTTTAACAAAGACGTAAATAAAGAAACTGATTTAGAAAGACAAGAAGCTGCTAAATATTTTACGGGAGATAATAATTTTAGTGGATATGATATTGTTTTTATTCCAGACTTTGAAACGGCTCACCAATATGGAGATTATGTAGATTGGTGTATTACGTATGATGAAGGTAATTATAATCAATATACAAACAATAAAACTGGATATTTCTACTTCTTTTTAAAGAAAGGATATCAAAACATAACAACGGATGACGTTAATGAAAATAAAGCACCTTTAGATGAATATGGACTTTCAATGATAGCCGTGTCATTCTATGAAGACGGAAACGTAAACACAATTACAAGTAGGTGGAATCATGAATTTGAGGATAATAATGTTAATGGAGACCATGTAATGAGTGTTAATAGTTTGTGTAAATTAATTAATGCTAATATATATCAGATATGTGTTGATAAACGTCCTAAAAAAGAAATTCCATCATCATGGAAATTAATTAAAAATCTATCTTATGGTCAATTTTTATTCTATGACAATGATAAAAAGGATTATGTTGTTTCTGATAAAAATATGCGTAGAACAGATTATTTTGATGGTGAGAAGGCTTTAGAATATGATGGGTTTGGAAGAGATAATTTTGATGCTTTAATACTTACTAATGGTGTTGTTATTGGTGGTAATGATGTTGTTATTAGTGGTTATTTCTTCGTCGGTGATAAACTTTATGTCAGTTTAGATTTTAATATCTACGAAGTTGATACTAACTCTGGACGGTTAACTCAATCTCCTAATTTAAAGTCATTTATTGTTAGAAATGGATACGTTATTCTAACAAGTAATGAAAGTAAGATGAATATCTTATATCCAGATACCAATCAATTACTTTTTACTGAATGGGTTGATAGAATTTTCGTCTTTGGTAAATTGGTTATAGCTCAAAAAGATAACACTTATTCAATCGTTGATATTGCTGAACGCAGTTATTCAAATGAATGGTTAGAACGTTATTTCTTTAATCGCTCTTTTTGTGTATTTAAAACCCAACAGAATCAATTAGTTATATATACTCCTTTAGACATGAAACCTTTTGGAACTGTTGATGAGGCTTTCAAAGTAGATGATTTTATGATTGCTGTTAGGAAAAATGATAAATATTATTATTTAATATTGAGAGATATAACTGCTGGAGTAAGAGTTCATACAATATCAAAAGAAGAATTTGAATTATATTAATAAACAGAATATTATGAATAAAAAGATAATTAAAATAAATGAAAGCCAGTTCTTGCGTAATTTTGCTAATGGACGCTTGATTACTGAAAACCGTGCATCAAAGAATCAGTCTTTAGCACGCAAAATGGTACGTTCTATTAATCCATCATTGAATGATAAAGAATTTACTGAAAATGTATTACATGATATCCCAAATGTAAGAAAAGCAGATTTTCATCTTTATCCAGCAGTAGTAAGATTTGTTCTAAACGCAGGTAATAGTCTTGATGCAAACACTATATTAGAGTTGAATAAATATGTTGGTGTTATTGCACCTAAAGCTAAGGAATTAGGCCTTGACCAGAATGCTAATGGTATGTCAATGAATGACTTCTTTAGTCAGTTCCAAGGTGATGTGTCACAGAGTGAAACTGATAACCGTGAAGCAAGCGCACAATATGGAGAGAATAATGAAGGTAATAATAATGGCTATAAGATAGTACCTATTCCAACTTTCGATAACGCAAATGAATATAGCCGTTATACTGATTGGTGTGTCACACAAGGTGAAGAATATTTCTTACGTTATACTAACAATGGTTCAGGAATATTTTATTTCTTATTAAAAGAAGGTTTTGAAAATGTTCCGAGAGAACAAGGTCCAAACTGTCCATTGGACGAATATGGTCTTTCAATGATAGCTGTTTCATTTAGGCATGATGGTTCTGTCAATACAGTAACCTGTAGATGGAACCATGATAATGGTGGTGGTGACTCTGTAATGTCTCCAGAACAACTCTCTAAATTACTTGGAACTGACATATATAGTATATTTAACCCAGATGATATTCAGAGTTTACTCCCTGAAAACATGGAAGTTTTGGATTATGATTTGAATTATGGTTTGAAGTTGTGTAAAAATACTACCACTGACAATTTGTTCATTTTTAGTTACGACTTTAGTGATAACATATGTTTCCAGAGTAAAGACTATGTTGTCTATCAAGGTAAAACTGATGAAGGATATGATATTTGTGCTTTAATTGGTAGAGATGGATTTATTTATGAGACAGCTGAAGGTGATGAATGGATAGACACGATTGAAAATAATGGACTTTTATATGTCGCCAATACAGATACAGAATCAGATGGTGGTGGAATCTATAACGCAAAGACCATGGAAAAGTTAAGGGATATTTCTATTAGGAATTTAGATAACTATCAAAATATACTTATACTAACTGATGATGATGGTTATAAGCAAGTAATAAATAAAAAAACTAATATCTCTATGTTTAGTAAAAATATAGACAAATGTGTATATCAATATGGAAGATTAGTTTGTTTTAGAGATAATCAAATTTCCGTCATAAATACTGATACATGCGAAGATTATATATGGTTGGCAGATATAATTAGCACTATTGGAGAAGGTGAATATAAGTTATATTTAATTCAAGACGAAGATGGAATGTTTGTTGTTTCTGAAAAATTTGGACTAATCACTCAACTTCCAATAGAAGAAACATTTTATGTTCAACCAGCGCAAGGAGTGCCAGACGAATGTGTATACTTGATTATGTGTCAAAACGGTGGTATAGCACTAAATCAAGATAAAGTGTTTTTCTCTCACGTTTCATCAAATGACTTGAAGAAACTCAATGAATTTACAACACTTACATCAATGGATATTAGAGAAATATTTAATTAATAGCATGGAATAACATTATATTTTGTATAATAAACTTGTATATCAGCGCACGGCCCTCATTAAGGAAAGTTATCATAAATGTTAATTATTTGCGTATTGTAAGTATTTGATAATCAGTATGTTATAATATACATATATAAATACAAAAATATATAAAATTGAAGCGTATTCACGAAGCATGTTTTCAAAAAAAAAATATTTTTATAAATTAAGAGAGAAGTGATGAATAATGTCGCTTCTCTTTTTTGTTTTTTTTAACTTTAATTATTTGTCTGATAATATATTTTTCACTATCTTTGCAACAAATAAAATTATACATGATATGGATTTAATGAATAAAGTAAAGAATGCTTCTTATAATGTAATAATTGATGATATAACATATCCTAAAAATGATGTTAAAACTACTAAATTTGAAATCACGCTATCTGAAGAAGATGGTAATTATGGTACTGTTGTACTGAGTATTGTTTCAACATCAAAAGATGATAAAATATCTCCTGTTGAAGTAAAAATTCAAGAAGATATCCTGAGATGTCACTGGATTGATAGAGAAGATAAACTTCCTCTCTTACTCGACTGTTTTAGTAAATTCTACCTTAAGAATAAATCTAAAATTAAGTTAGATGATTTGTCATGTTTATTCCATTTTGTGGTCGGCTTCTTCTTTTGTTTTGATATAACCTATCAATCTTTTAGTGAACATTTCATAAAAGTTAGAAAATTTACTGCTTCGTTTAAACCTTGCAGAGAAAAGGAAGTAGCTCTATATGATGAAATAATAAACTATTTTAGTGAAAGAGATATGTAATAATATAATATAAAAGAATATGGGCTTATTAAAATATATAAATAATTTTTCTTATGGTGTGACAATGAATGGTTATAATGATATTAAAATAATTAGTTTTAATATCGAACTTTCTGACGTTAGTGAAGAGTATGGTAACGTTGTTATGTGTGTGGATACCTTTTCTAAAGATGATAAATTATCCTCGATAGAAGATTTAATTATTGATGATTTGTCTCTATATAACTGGATTGAAAAAGAAGATAAATTCCCTCTTTTGCTCAACAGTATTGCTAACTTTTATATTTGTAATCAATCTAAAATTAATCTCGAAGAATTATCAGATTTATTACATTTTGCTGTCAATATATTCTTTGATTGGGACATATCTTGTAATTCGTTTAGTGAATATTTGTTTCTTTTCCGAAAGTTTACTCTGTTATCTATTCCTTGCACGGAAATACAACTTGCCTTATATGATAAGATGATAACTTATTTTAAAGAAAGAGGGTTATAAAATAAATAAAAAGTTTTGTTATTTACAAAATAATTAGTATCTTTGCAAGTGAAATGAGAAAGATTAGTAGAACATATAAGTTCAGACTGTTACCGAATAAGGAACAAGCCGAGTTATTGGGAAAACACTTCGGATGTTCTCGCTTTGTGTATAACACTTTTCTCAACCAACGCATAGAACAGTATAAGCTGACTGGTAAGAGTGATAACTATTATGCACAGGCTAAAACACTTACTGCGTTGAAGAAGCAGGAAGAAACTGCATGGTTGACGGAAGTAAACGCCCAAACCTTGCAGTTTGCAATCCGTAGTCTTGAAGCAGCCTATAACAATTTCTTTAAGAAGCGTGCTAAGTTTCCTAAATTCAAATCCAAACACTCCAAAAATAGTTTTACAGTTCCACAATCTGCATCTGTAGCTGGTGGTAGACTGTTCATACCCAAGTTCAAGGAGGGTATAACATGTCGTGTACATCGTGAGATAAATGGTAAAATAGGGAAGGTAACTATCACAAAAACTACGAGCGGAAAATATTTTGTTTCCGTATTCACAGAAGAAGAATACATAACTCCTCTTAAGAAAACTGGTAAATCCATTGGCGTTGATATGGGTTTAAAGGACTTACTTATCACTTCTGAGGGAGAAACTTTTAAGAATAACCGATATACAAGAAGATATGAGTGCAAACTTGCTAAAGCACAGCAGCATCTTTCACGTAAGATAAAAGGCAGTAAAGGGTTTGAAAACCAAAGACTCAAAGTTGCCAGACTTCACGAGAAGATTGCTAATAGTCGTGTTGACTATCTGCACAAGTGTTCTATATCTCTTGTTAGAAGATATGATATCATCTGCATAGAGGATTTGAATGTAATAGGTATGACGAGAAACCATCGCCTTTCCAAGTCCATTTCTGATGCAAGCTGGGGAAAATTTGTTTCCATGCTTACATACAAGGCAGAATGGAACAATAAGAAGGTTGTGAAGGTAGACAGATTCTTCCCGTCCTCTCAGATTTGTAGTGTCTGTGGATATATCAATAAAGATATTAAAGACTTGTCTGTTCGTGAGTGGGAGTGTCCTCATTGTCATACTCATCATGACCGTGATAAAAACGCAGCAGTCAATATTCTTCATTTCGGTTTAAATAATATATCGGCAGGGACTGTCGATTACACGGGTGGAGAGGAAGTAAGAACTGACCTTTTGGAAAGCCATTCCTCAGAGAAACCCGAAGCCAATGAGTTTTTTAACTCAGGGGTAGTCCACCCAACAAATATTCAAGTCTTCAAAGAATTAAGTAAATAATTAAATTGTAAATAATATGGAAGGAAAAATTGAAAAATATCCTATCAATGCATGGCTCTTTCAAGATGGAATCCATTTGGGAGATATGTATATCAATAAGATGATGTGCTTTATCAATCCAGAAGAAAAATATATTCAAGTAGGGTATACATGGACCACTGATAATGATTTAGAAGAAATTTATTTATTGAGAATTTTTGAAAATCAATCGGAAATGGCTTATAATTATATTCTTCCAGCTTTTGAAAGTATTGCAAAAGAAGTTGAAAAGAATATTAAAGAATTATCACCTTGTTTCAAACGTGATGAAACTAAACTCTTTCATCATTTTCTCAAAAAAGAATTTGAATCTGCTTACTTTAAAGAATATGTACGTGTTTTAGAAGAAAAGATAATGGAAGAGGACGAAGACTCATCAACTTTATCTCCGTATACAATTGGAATTACGGTAGATGAAACTGTTAGTGACATGAAATTCTTTAACATAAAATTCATTGCATGTGCGTTTTATCCCGAAGATAATTTCGTTAATGTTAATTATGAATATGTATTGAAAGATTCTTACGATAAAGAAAAACATACAAAGTCTTTTAGAATATTCTATGGTTCAAAAAATAGTGAAATATTAGCTTTTTATGACTACTTTAGAACTGCAGTACACGTAGGTTTGAAGAAATCTTGTCTTATGTGTGACGAAGCTGGTAGTATTGAAGGTGCAATGAAAGCAATTGAAATAGAATTTGAACAAAGTTTTTCAGCAATATATGGTTTAATTCAAACAGTATAAACAATATAATGAAACGAAAATTTACATTTGCAATAACAGGACACGAAGATGTACCAAATTTACCAACTCGCTTCACATATAAATTATCAGACATAAAAGATAGTGTTGGTAAGATTATTATATCGGTTCATTATGGTGATGCCAAGATTAAACGTAAGGTTGATTGCTTTGTTAGTGAAGAATTATGGATACAAGTCAGTAAATATTTTGATGTAGCATTTCAAGCATTGGAGTGGATGAACGTTAACTTCGTATTTTCAAAAACATCAGCTGAAAATTTTGCATTGGCTGACTTTACTTGGCACCTACTTAAAAGGTGGCAAATGGAATATCCGACAATACCACTAAATGAATATATTGATATATATTTTCAACGAAATGCATGCTTGATAACTGATACGATACATTATCTTCTTACAGGATTGAAAAAATATAATCACTAATTCATAGTTAAAATGGAGAGATTTATCGAGTCTCTCCATTATTTATTTATATACATTTATACTACGCACCCAACTTAACTTAAATAACTTAAAACCCTAATGAAACATATTATTAATATAAGAACGAGTGATGAATTTAATGATATTAAATCTTCTATCAATAAGCCAAATATTATCTTAATCAAAGAAGATAACAATAAACTCATTTATAATTTTATAGAGAAACTTAAAGATGTGTATAATTTGGTAACAATACACGGAGATTATAATGATATATTCATTTCAACAGATGATATACATTGCGATAAAAATCTATCTCAAGTTATGAATAAGACTATAAAAGTCAATAGATATGGTTTTCCAGAAAAATGGCAATTTAAAGATTACAATACTTCTTTAACAGCACTCGATAGATATACTTTAGAGTCGCTTATAGCCACTTATAACACCAATCTGATAGATAAGTTGTCTTTAACTTTTAATGGGCTTAGACGCAAGGAAAATAAGAGTATAAGAGATTATGTGGGACAAGTGACATCGTTTATTGATGCAAGCGGAAATATATTTGTTATTCAATATAATAAAGAAGACAATAAACTAACGGTAAATGACTTTGAAATGTATAAAAATAACTACGTTCCAGATTATAAAATAAAACTTATGATAAACATATCAGATACGTTATGATTGAGATATTTATATAGTAAATAAATAATTCTCAATGAAACACTTTAAAGCAAAGTTAGTTGCAACAAAACCTAAAACAGAATAATAAATAAAATATTAATATAGTACTATAAATTATGAAACATATTAAACTTTTTCAAACACAAACGGACTTTGATAATAAAAATCTGTTCTTATCTATTCCTAATGTTTCTCTTCTATCAGATACAAATAAACTTATATATAATTTTGAGAAAATCATAACCATAGGGGGGGGGGGTAATTTCACCTTCGGTGGTCAATGTTATTGCTCTATAGATGATTTATGGATAGATGAACCAGTGTCAAACTTGTATGGTAGACAGTTTAAGACAAATCAACAGTTTATATCACAGAAGGAACTTTCTCATTCTACTATATCTTCTTACTTAACTATTCTTGATAGAGATAACATCGAAAATAAACTGTTGTTATTTTATAAATCATTTGTATCAGGTACAAATAAATACGTTATAGAGAATAATACATTGACTGTATCTGACGATTTGGGAATAGTAACAAAGATAGAGTTTAACGGTCTTAAAAGAAAAGATAATGGACAAAGAGATTTTATCGGACAAATGACATCATATCTTGATAAAAATGGTAATCCATTCATTATTGAAAATAAAACTGTAGAAAGGGATGATGCATATAGAAGAAAGGTTACTCAGTTTGTAACGAAAGAATTTTCTGATTATGAAAATGATTATTCGCCAGATAATAAGATTAAATTGTTCTTATGGAATAATGACCATCTATAATAAATAACTATAATAAATAAACTTAAATAGATTAATAATATGAAACACTTATTGAAATTACATAATTTACCTTCTTTTATCTATCCTTATGTAACTAATGGAATAATAGGGGGGGGGGTAAAGACTCAATTATCCCTTTTGTAATACTAACAACGATTGATAACAAACTGACTTATACACCTGATAAGATATATAATATGTCTACATTTAGTTATTCATTGTATGATGGGTATATCAATACTTCTTGTGTGAGTTTGGATGATGTATATATAAAGGATGTTAGGGATAACACAAAATTGTCATATAAAATAGATAACTATTTATTCTTTACTACTTATAGTTATAATTCAAGAGGAGTTTTGAATTTAACAAACTTAACAAATTATAAGTCATTTTTCAAATCGTTTACTTTAAATGTTAACACCGATTCAATAGATGTAAAACAAGATAATAATTTAGTCACCACACTAACTTTAACAGGACTTAAGAAGAAGAATAGTAATGAAAGGGACTTTGTTGGTGAAATAGCTTCTTATCAAGATGATTTAATAAAGGTTGATAGAACTAATCCAGATAATCCAACGATAGAGTTTTTATCATTTAATAATAGTCAATACAAAGACAGCTACGAAAGGGAAGAAAGAATAAAATTATTTTATATTCCTTTCGACATGTTATAAATAAACAACAACTTAATTAAATAAAATTATGAGATACATTAACACTTTTAAATCAATGACAGACTTTAACGAGGATAAAATAACGAATCTGAATCAACCACGTGTTGCACTTGTTAAAGAAAATGGGGGGGGGGGGGATAAACTTTTTTTTTTAAAGTTTAAGATATATGAATTTGCTTTTACTACTTACATAAATGGAATGCCAGGTAATCAAATTTCTACTGAAGATATACCACTTAAAACAAGTGTGCGTAATTTATATGATGACAAAACTATACAACGGACATATAGAGATTATGACGGTACTCTTGAAATAACAACTCTTCCATATCCTTATGCTATAGGTATTTGGTTTCAGAATTTAACTCCTCATTTAACAATTACGTCAGACTCTCTTGATTTAATAGAAGGCGGTAGATTAGTGACTAAATTTACATTAACAGGTCTAAAGAGAAAGGACAGTGACCAGAGAGATTTCGTAGGTGAGATTGCTTGTTATTTGGATAGTAATGACCAACCAATCTTATTTAAAGTTGATAGAACTAATCCAGAACATCCTACAGTATCATATATATCTGATTTTACTCAGTATAGAGATAACTATGAAATAGAGAATCGAATAAAAGGTTTCATTATCAATAACGACCCTTTGTAATTGAATAAAGTAAATAATGTAAGAAAATACTTACTCTAATATAGGAGAGAATGTGATTATAATACTTTTCATGTTCTCTCTTTTCTTTTTTATACCAAAGGGTATTTCATTCTCAAATTGATATTTATTATTATTAATATATTATTAAAATGATAAACCGTAGAATTATTATAACCGAAAATCAATTTTCTAATTTATTCCATAATGGTCAACTAATAACAGAGAATCGTGCATCCAAGAATCAATCTTTAGCAAGAAGAATGGTTAGAGAGTTATCACCTAATATAAATGATAAGGACTTTACCGAGAAAGTGTTACATGATATACCAAATGTTAGAAAGGCTGATTTCCATTTGTATCCAGCTGTGGTAAGATTTGTATTGGGAAATGGTAATACGCTTAATAACGATACAATTCAAGCCTTAAATAGATACATAGGTACCATAGCACCAAAGGCGAAAGAAATAGGTCTTGACCAGAATGCCAATGGAATGGACCTACAATCTTTCTTTAATCAGTTTAAAGGTGATGTCTCCAATAGTGAAGAAGAAGACCGAGAAGCCAGCGCACAATATGGAAATAATAGCAATGGTAACTATAATGGTTATAAGATAGTGACAATACCAAATTTCGAAAAAGCGAATGAATATAGTAGATATACTGATTGGTGTGTTACGCAAAGCGAAGATGCATTTTCAAGATATTCGCAAGAAGAATCATTCTTATTCTTACTCAAAGAGGGATTTGAGAACGTTCCAAGAAAGGTAGGTCCAAATTGTCCATTGGATGAATATGGTTTATCAATGATTGCTGTATCCTTTAGACATGATGGTTCTGTTAATACAATAACATGTAGATGGAACCATGATAACGGTGGAAACGATTATATTATGACCCCAGCACAAGTTTCCAATTTAATAGGAACAGATGTTTATAAATTATTTAAACCTCATTTTGAACTTTTGTATACTATAAATCAGTATGGTCTGTATATTTACAAAGATTTAAATAAAAATGATTTATTCGTTACTAATTACAATGTAAATGAAAAAGATAGACATAATGTTATAAAATTTTATTTTAAACATAAAACATATACTATTTTTAGGGGTTATGATAAATCAAATAGTTCTTTCAATCTTTTAATTTCTAATACAGGTAAAATACTCGAATATAGTAATGGATATAATTCTATTAAATGTGTGCAAAAAGATAATCTGCTTTTCGTAAATAATAACTCACAATGTGAAATTTATAATTTAGATACATTTGAAAAAACGTCATTCAATAATATAGATACACAAAATATTAATATAGAAGGACAAACTATTTTCTTAAACAATAGTAATGGAGAAAAAGAATACATTTTGACAGGAAGTAATAATGGAATACCAAAATTTAATAGAATTATTGATATCCTTAAGTTACGTAGTGATTTTTATATAGGATATATTGACTCTGATAACAATATGACTATAATTGATAATTTATCAATTAATAAAGAAACTATAATTGATAATGAAAAAATTATAAATATTTCTCATGGTATATACTATTGTAAACCAAAAGAAGGAGAAGGAGTAAATCTAATAAATTATTCTCACGGTAAAATGAACTCTGACCCTATAACAGAAATGTACCAGATAAATTACCAAAATAACAATAGTGGACCCTATATATTAAAAAACCAATATAATATTATAGAATTAAAAGAAAATGGAGAGTTTGATAAAAATCTAAAAAGTAGTGATTTTAATACAATGAAATCTTATAATATCTTAAGAAAAGTAGATATGATTTCAACAATTAAAACATTCCGTTAATTAGAAAAAAAATATATTTGAAATAGAGAGAGAAACAATATAATAATAATATATTTGTTCCTCTCTTTTTTATATATATAAACAATAAACACTTGCCAATATAAAATATTATATGTATCTTTGCAGAATAAGAAAGAAATAAAATTAATTGGAATAAATAATATTAATAATAATAATAGAATTTATTATGAGAGATATTACAGAAAGATATTTAAACTCTTTAAACGGAATAGATGATGATTCTCCATTGTTCCTTAGTCCTAATGCTGAAAGAGAATATAGAGAAAGCATAAATGAATATAAGAAACATAGGAAAGAAACTATGGCGTTTTATAATGCACTTAAGGAAGGATTAAAACGACTTGATGAAATTAAACAAATAGGAAAGAATAAGATATTATAAAAAAAATAACTATACTTAATGGAAGAGATGATATGATTTTTAAATATAATTTCACATCTTTTTTTTCTTATTTATAATCGGCTTACATTATATCATTATTCATTTTAAGTAATACATCTGTATATTGATAATATATACTATAAATAAACGTATATGTACATAATACAAACTCTCACCTTCCAACTATAAGAAAGATAAAAAATATAGAAGGATAATAATAGAGAATGAATAGAAAGATATATAAGAGAGAAAGATAGATGATATATAAGAAAACATATATAAGGAAAGAATTAATATACTAAAGAAAATAGAAACAATAAAACAACAAGAAAAATAATATACTATATAAGAACTAACATAATATAAAATAATAAGAATACTATATAAAAAGAAGAATTACTATATATAGAAAAAAGATAGAATAATATACATAGAATTATTGGATTATAGATATATAGTAATAAAAGATATAGAATAAAGAAAATAACGAATAACATATATAGGAAAGAATAATATATAGTATAACTCTAAGGAAAGTAAAATAGTAAGGGAATATTATAGTAAGAAAGATAATTGATATATGACTGCAGGGGAGTGTAACCGCAAGGGAGAATGTTATGAGTGATGAATGAAGGGATGACAACTGCAAGGGAGGACAACAGCAAAGAATGTGTCATGGATGATAATTAGAGGGAGTATAACATCAAGAAATATTGTTATGCGTGAGAAAGAAAGGGATTGTAACTGCAAGGGAGGAAAATTGATAGAAACGTGAAGGAAGGACTGTTTGATGTCCATTTTTACCAAAAAAAAATAAAATTTTATAAAAAATTTTGAAAAATTAAAAAATTGGGAATATACTATTAAATAGTGTTTATGTTAATTGCTTTATTTATCAATTTAGTTAATAGATATAAAATATTATGATTTTATTTGGTAGTTTAAAATAAAAGTAGTATCTTTGCATTGTGATTTAGAGAAGTCTTGTACTCTAAGGTAATTACAACTGATGAGTTTATGGATTTGGGATGTGAAAAATGTTAGAAAAACTATACCGAAAGGTAATCACAATAGAGAAGTCTTGTTCTCCTCTGAGTTTTACTCAGATTCATATATATTTAATGGAAGCGTACAGCAGATTTTTCTTATAAAATAGTATGGCTTATTTAAACAACAATTGCTTCCTATTATAAGCGGACAAGGTGTGATGGTGCACGCTGTGTTAAACCAATACAGAGGAGTGGTTCGATTCCATAGTCCAGCTCGTTTGGTGCGTGAGGAGGCTCGTCTGTGATTTTTATGAGATTGCTGCAATGCAGAGAGACCTCCTCATTTTGTGTGTATATACTGTTCTCTAAACAGTGCAAGTTATGTAGAATCTATGTTAGTAATCATGTACCGAGAGGTAATCACAACGTGCGTGAGAGGGTTGATGTAGTGACCTTGTTGTTTTTAACATTATACCGCAAGGTAATCACAATATAATTACTTAAATATAAGTTTTAATTTGTTTAGATTTTTAGTTGACTGTGCTTGCCTGAGATAGGTAGGCACTTTTTTTAATAAGATAATATTTATAAAGGATATGAAAAAGAATATTTATATGAGACCATTATGTAGCGTGGTAGAAGTTAGAAGTGAGCTACATTTATTGAGTGTAAGTAATGAGGGCGAATATCGTCCAAAGACAGACGCTTGTGGTAATATTGAGAATGCCACATCTATTGATGAGTTAATTAGAGGCGGTAAGAAGAATGAGAATGGTAATTCTTGTGATGAAACTTGCCCTACTACATTTTCATTTAGTAAGTAACAGTTAAAATCCCTCAATAGGTATATTATTATCTACTGAGGGATTAGTGTTTTTTGTTGTGTATTATTAGTTGAAATTGTTTTTGAGTAGTTGTTTTGTTTCTTTATCTATTGTGTTGTGTCCACAGTGCCATTTATTGCATATAGGGCAGTAATATGATTTCATTCCTTGTGCTATTAGTTTGGGATGTTGTTTAAGCCATTCTTCGGCATCATCTTCGGTTTCGTAAGTTACCTTTGTTTTCCATCTATTTTTATCTGTTCTGGTCCAGTGACATTTATCTGGTTCAAACTTTTTAGGTGGTGTTTTTCGGTAGTACGTCTTTTTCATCCGCATTACTTGTTTTTGTTGAATTTATTAGTTTATTAAATAAAAAAATAGGCAAGCAAATATGTTGTAATATCGCCTACCTATAAATATTAGTGTGATGTATTCTTTATATAGTTTTTCTCTTAATATGTTTGTGATTTTGAAATTGTAATTATATGTTTTGATATTCTATATAAGATATATACTACTATATAATATGTTCCTACGTTTATGATTCCATATAGTATATTATTTCCTAATATAATCATTATAATGTTTATTGCCGTAATAAGGATTATTTGTCCTATACTATATAGTTCAATAGTTTTCTGAATATGATTTTTTGTTTCTACATCTTCTTCTTCATCAAACGTGATTAATTCAAATGCGTTCATTACAATGAAGAAAGCATTAATAAAGAACAGCAGGAATGAGATATATGAATAATTCAAATATTCGTTAAAAGAAAATATTTGAAATGATGACATATTAAATAGAATAAAATATAATAAACCTATATAAAGTATTTGTCTTGTATTCATAATTTATGGTGCTGGTTGATGATGTTTGCTAATTGTTTCGTTATTTCTTAGTAATCTTCTAAGTTTAATATTTCTATTTAATCTCTTATATAAAAGAATAATTGCTATAACGAATATAATATATTGGATTAGGAAGAAATAAATATTTTCTATTTGAACTGATACATTTAATAGTGTTGCCAAATAACTCGTATGTAGAATGAACAATGAAATGTAAATAATATATTTTACTTGTCTATCTTCTTTTGTTAACGTACTATCTTTTTTGGCTATTTCAGTATTTCTTGTGAGTAGTGTGATATTTTCCGTCAGGATTAACATATCATATACAAATAGTGTTATAGTTGGGAATGCTAAACAAATAAAGAGTAACATTGGAAAAGAACCTATTGTTGTAGAATAAGTGTCCATCACGTTACATAGTAATATTCCTATGGTTAAGAATAAGAATACCCAACTAAAAATTTCTTTAAAGATATATTTCATTGGATTGTCGTATTATTTTGTATGGTTGTTTTTTCTTTTATCATTTGTACTAACATATCATTCAGAATAAAAGCGTACATAAGATATAAACCAGAATCTTTAATAAGATTATAGAATGAATTTGTGTGCCAAGCATAAATGATAGCAGGAATCATATATATGATTGTCATTGCAATTGTTGCCAAATTAGTACGTAAAATATAACCTTTACTTTCTTCTGTTTGAATATATCGTGTGGTTTTATTATTATATCTATACGTTTTTAATTCAATCATTAATCTTATATAGTCAGTAAAATGAATAATATAAAATATCGTGAACCCAATGAAAAATATCATAGGGAATTTTCCGATACTATGTCCATAATCATTAATTAGACCATATAACGATATTCCAATAAAGGAAAAAACAATAATTCCACAAATCAATCTAATAATAAAATATTTCATATCAATTAATGTAATGTAGATAAATGTTAAGAATTTAATAACCCATTCTTCGAATTTCTTGCTTAACGCTAAAGCGAATAGAAATGCAGATACTATAAAACCCAAAACATCTATTAATATTGTTTGTAACATATCAATTTATTATTTTTTAGATAAGATAGCGACAAAGATAAAGGTTAGCATAGTAATTACACCAGCCTCGTATTTGGTAGATGCCCATAAGTTACATAAAGCTACTGCACCTATAGTAGCTATTAAATATATAACAATTTTATCATACATATTTTTTATTTTTTATTATCATTTAAATGTTGTGATATGATTAGGGTTAGGAGAATATTCGTAACAAGTAAAATAACTACTAATTGTTGAAATTCCGTTTTACATATATGTCCTAACGCAAATAACATAAAGAAAGTTATTACTATATAAAATATATTATAAACGATTTTAATCATTTCTATTGATGCTAGATAAGTAAATAAATGTTAGAAGACCGATTACGCCATACTCAAATCTATTACTTCCAAAAATTAGAGACAATACAATTGCTATAATAAAAGGAAACAAGAAGAAAAAAAGTTTTGCCATATTATTTATTCTTTTTATAGTTATCAATAAAATCTCTTATTTCAGAACTTGTCAGTATAACAAAGTATAAAAGAAGTGTTTGATATGCAGTAAACTTAAACAATACTGTAAATAGTAATGTTATTAAGCCAGCAAAAATACAATTACCAATATAATTTTTCATAACTTTATTTTTTATTATAGTTCAGAATATAATTTTGGAACAATTTAATAATTACTCCTACAATTCCAATGAATAATACGATATAGAATGTATATGGTACGCTGTAAGGGTTTATAATACTGATTAGGTATGTTAGTACCCCTGCAGGTATTAAAGAGACTGAGAAGACAATTAACAGCCTTTTGATAAAGTTTTTGTAATTAGTATTCATCATCTTCTTCTTCGTTATTTATATTATTATCTGTATTTATATTGTCGATATCTTCAAATGATTTCTCAATAATAGCTGGTAAAATAAAACAAGACATTATTAAGAAAATAACTGTTGTTGTAAACGAGAATAGTGTTGCATATATTTCATTTGTTCCAATGAACCAATCCAATCTTCCAAATCCCAATGCGAATGTAATGTATGGTAGTACATAAGCAGGAATACATACCATCAATATAGTTTGAAGTAATATTTTTAATAAATGCATAATTTTATTATTTTTTTGAAGTATTATTATTTTCTTCGTCCATATTCTTATATAACGTTTCGATATACTTCACGGTAAGTTCATAGTTTTTACCACTCAATTCGCTATCTTCGTATGCCTTCTTTATAAGTTCTTTGCCTGTACCATAGAAGCATCCAACTTTCCACATTTTATTTGAATGTGTATAAGTAAAAAATCGTCCACTGGACCAATTATTTCTACATACAATATAATCAAATTTATTCTTAATAATTGCATCCTCACCAATTTCCGCCTTGTCGTACACAAATGCATATTCTCTTATTATGGCATCGCCATAAATAATACACTCATCACATATTTTCGCATTCTCATAAACTCGAGCGTTCCCAAAGACTTTAACTTTATCCGTAATTGTAGCATACCCATAAACATCAGCATCACCGTAAACTTTGACACTCTTGTATAGAGTTGCATTCCCGTAAATGTTGGCATTACCCCATATTATTACATCATGGCGAATAGTAGCATTACCAAAGATGCGTGCATTATTTTCCACCAATACATTGTCAAAAATGCGTGCATTATCAAAGATATAAGCATTATCATATACTCTTGCATTTCCATGTATTTGTGCATTATTTTTAACCGCTACATCATTAAAAAGACAAGCGTTGTCATACACCCAACAATCACCTATTTGGGAAAGATTATCTTCCTTTTCAATCCATCCTCCTAATTCACCTTTATTGACATCAGAGAAGTCTTTTAAGGCTTCGATACGATATATAGTAATACCATTTTCTACCTTTGATAAATCTTTTCTTATTTTATATTTTAATTCGTCCATGATTTTAATTAATTATTATTATGTTTGCAAAGATAGATATAAAAATTGATATAACCAAATTATTTTAGTTAATATATTATAAAAAAAATAGGATACCTTATTATGAGTATCCTATTGGAAGTGTTTATTTCTTCTTTCTGTTCATAATTTCCTTTTGGTATTGTCTAAGAGTTCTAATAACTCTTCTCTGTGCTTCTTTTGCATCCTCATAATTTGAGAAACAATTATAATGAACAATATCTTTGCGTGCCATTTTCATCCATTCAGAAGATGAAGAGTTATTTCTACTTCTAACAAGTGGATAATAACTACTATTTACATAATAGTAAGGTTCAAATTCTCCAGATAAATCTTTCTCAACATTACAAAATTCAAATTCATCTATAGTTGGACCGTATTCAATTTCCTTATTAGGTGTATCTATCTTAATAAGTTTTTCATTTTGAAGTTCATAACCATTCTTCTTAATTGCTTCGAATAATATTTTCTTATCATCATCGTTAGCGTAATAAATTTCAGTTATGTACTTATTATCATCGGTGGATGTTTTAACGATATCATCTACTTCAAATCTATCTTCTATAGTATTTTTAACTATTATGGTATATTCTAAGAAAAAATAATAAAATATTATTGATTTTATTATAAAAATGATTAACTTTTAATTAAATAAAATTATTAATGCTTAGAGCACTTAAAGTACGATTATATCCGAATAAAACACAAAAACAAACACTTAATAAGGTGCTTGGGTGTTACCGATTTGTATATAATCACATGCTTGCTCTTAAACAAAAAGAATATAATGAGAATAAAAAATCATTAGGTCTTACAGAACTCTCCAAATACTTTCATGGAACATTGTTGAAAGATGAACAATATACTTGGCTGAAAGAACAAAATACCAAGATAATGAAACAAGCAATACGTCAGATGTTATCAGCATATGATAAGTTCTTTAAACAAGACAATGGGTTTCCGAAATTCAAAACAAAGAAAGATAAAGAATCAGCTTTGTTTCCAATTGATACTATTTCAAAAACAAATACTTTCAATGACCGAAAGATTACATTAATAAAATCTTTAAAAGATATTAGATTCAGATGTTCTGACCTATACTTTAAGAGGCTGCAAACATACAAAGAGGAAATAAGAAGTGCTACCTTATCGAAAACCAAGAGTGGTAACTACTTCTTATCAATCCTCATTGATTTGCCACAAGAAGAGTTTGTTAAGTTTGGGTATACAAATAAACACGTTGGTATTGACCTTGGAGTTAAGGACTTTGTTATTACAAGTGATGGAGAAGTGTTTGAGAATAAACATTTCTTCAAGAAACAAGAAAGTAAGTTAGTAAAACTCCAAAGACAACTTTCAAAGAAGCGGAAAGGTTCTAACAATAGGAATAAGCAACGTGTTAGAATTGCAAAGGTATTTGAGAGACTTACCAATCAAAAGAATGCTTACATACATAGTGTTGTGAATGAGTTATTAATTTATTATGACACTGTATTTATGGAAGATTTGAATGTTCAAGGAATGCTGAAGAATCGCAACTTAGCAAAAGCAATACAAGAGATTGGTCTTTTTAAGTTCAGGCAGATACTTGAAGATAAAGCAAGAAATAACTACAAGAAAGTAGTACTTGTAGATAGGTTCTATCCAAGTTCAAAGACCTGTTCAAATTGTGGTTATAAGAAACGAGACTTGAAGTTAAATGATAGGTTTTGGACTTGTCCTAAATGTGGTATGAACCTTGATAGAGATTTGAATGCTGCTGTGAATATCTTACACGAAGGCGAAAGAATAACAAGTTAAAAACAAGAAAATAAGTAGGTGTCCGTAGCACCGAATTTACGCTTGTGGACTATCCTCCTATGGATGACTGATTGCAGTAATGTAATGTACTAAAAAGTAGTGATAGGTTGAAGCAAGAAGTGAAATATGATAAATTATAGATTTTATCAGAATTTTATATACGGTTCCAGGATATATGTGCTTGTCCTACGATAAGTGTTATAATTATAATGAATATCATCCATATAATTGTAGGTATATAATTTTTCATTCGGTGTAATATATTTGATTTTGAGGGTTATGTCTATTATATGTGGATAGATTTTTATTGAATACTTTACTGAGTTCTTGTCGATACCACATATCAGCATCGGCTTGTGCTATATCTATTGAATCATATTCACCAAGTTCTTCATCATCTGGGGTTAATAATAATATCGTATCTGTACTTACATTATCAATTGTTATAACACCAAATATAGTGATAGCACGCTGATAATATTCATCACCTTCCCATTGTAACTCTGGGAAGGATTTGATGATATTTTTAATATTTATGATTGGTTTCATTTATCTCTATTTTGGATTTCTTCTTGGAAGTTCATCAGAGTTTCTTTCACTCTTCTGATTGCTTCATCAACATCTTCTTTATTTGTGAAGTAGTTGAAGTTATTTAAATCTCTTTTTAATGATTTATCTGTTTTTATTACCAGTGGTTCGATATTATCATTAATAACATAATATGGTAATGTATTGTCAAGAATATCTTTTGCAACTTTAATATTATGCGCTATCTTATTTTCAATTGCTTTATCAATTATACATTTCTTATCACCATTAGTAGAAGGTTTTTCTTCTGTAGGTTCAACTTTTTCCACAACCAAACCATCCCAGATATATCCATCTCTTTTCATCACTGTACGTAAATTTTCTTTTTCTTCTGGTGTTGAGAAAGTTATTTTATCAAAATCATCAAAATTAAGAATTGAATTTGTTCTTAGACTATCAAACATAGGAAAATATGCCAATAATGTATTAAACAAACCACATTATAATGGTTTTCCATTATATATAAAAATGGATTCTATTTGACCTATCTTATTATATGCTGTAAGGATTTCTCCACATGATAAAGTTTTTAGTTTAGAAAATGTTATTTTATTATCGTCTTCTATTTTATCATTCTTTGTTACTGAATCATATAACGATGTTTTATTATTTGTTGTATTCATAATTTATTCTTTTATTAATTGTTTTGTTTTAAAATTCCATATTTTTCTTTATTGAAATTTATAAACATTTGCTTCATTTCCTTTGCAAGTTCCGTTGCATCTTCTTTTGTCTTAAAACAATTGTGTAATAATAGACGTTTTTGGTGTGCCTCACCATCAAACACTTTTGCTTCAATTACATTAAAATGTCTACTAATAAAGTAATATGTTTCTCCATTTTCAGGAACCCAGAATGAGTTTACAAGTTCTTTTCTTTCCTCATCCCACTTGTAATTGTTTTCTGCTAATTTCTCTTTGAACCATTTAATATCTTCATCTGTAGCATGTGTCCATTGATTGATATCGTGACCTGTTACATCTTCCGCTGTAAGAAAGTCATTACTCTTTCTGAAGTATTCAACATATACAATAATTTCACCACTCTCTGATATTTCCTTAAAGATTGCTATTGTACTATCATTTTTTGTTTTGATAAAATCACCATCTTTAAATTCTTTAGTGAAATAAATTGTTCCATTCTCAATATTTGCTCTATAACCCTCTGGAATATTGATAGGTGGTAATTCATGTGGCTTTTCTACTACAATACTATTAACATTGGTAGATATCATTCTTGGATTTGAGAAGAAATGATTTTCATCCTTATCCCATACATATCCATTTCCTGCCATTATATTAAGAATGTAATCTTGTTCATCACCTGTTGCATATCTCCAAAGTTTATCTACAGCATATTCAGTTAAGACATTCCCATCTGTAGGTGCATGCCATACTTTCATAATGATTTTATTATCACATAATTCTTTGAAGATAACAGTTTCTCCGTCTCTGAAATGAATGATATCACCACATTTGAGTTTATCTATTCCTAACTCATATTCCTTACGCATTTCTTTTACGTCATCATGCCAAACATAATATGTACCTTTTAATTTACAGAGAAATAGTTCTTTATCATATTCATCTGAATAATGCCAAGGATGCGCTGGATTAAATCTTTGCACCTCACATTTAAATGCACATTTTTCCTTATCCGCTGTCAAAGTCCAGCCTAACAACCATCCATCCTCTTCGTATCTCATGAAGATAAATGTTTCTTGATTATCAATACTGGTAAGGAAATCACCTGTTTTATACTTTGGTTTATTTTCTTTCTTAACCATATCTTTATTATCTGTTGAGGCTGCTTCTTTTAATGCTTTTAAGTCAGTTACTTTCATTGATTCGGCATCCCATATATAGCCACAATTCAAGAGGGTTTGATTAAATTCATTAATTTCAGTTTCAATCATTTCACGGAAGGAACCATCATTGAAATAACTTGATTCTTTATTAAATGAGCCGTTTTCGCTCCATCTATAATGGGCGATGTAAAATTCTACACCACATCTATTATCTGAATATCCTCTAACGATTCCTCTTACATCTCCATTAGTCACGTAAGTACCTGGTTCAAATAATTGAATTTTATCCATTTTTATTTCTTTGTTTTAAGTAATTTATTAAATTCTTCTATCTCTCTTTCATTTGCGTGATACCACTCTAAATCATCTGTGTACGCCATATCATCAATAATATCAAAATCATACAAATCCATCCTATCACTAAAGAGACATAATTTACCAAAGAATATTTCTTTTGTACAATTCAATTGATGATATTCGGCATAAATCAAACCATCACTACGTACAATGATATCATTTTTATTGGGAGGATTATTTTTAAAATCTATTGGAGTTCTTTTGCCTCCATAATATACTTCCTTTTCATCTTCATCCCATTCATGACCATGTTCTTTAAGTTCTTGAATAAACTCATTCTTTTCTTCGCAAGTAGCTAATCTCCAAGTTCCTATATTACATATAAACTTTGTGTCTAAGTAAAACATTCGGGCAATAATTGTATTGTCTTGTTGATGTTTATATACTATTGATAATATTCCCCAATCTACAGGTTCTTCAACAATAACAATATCACCATTAACTGTATTTATAATAAAATCTCCTTTTCGTAAATTAGGTTTACTTTCTGGAGTTAAAAAGTTCTTATCCATTTTCATTAGCTACGATATCAAGTTTTTCTCTTATCTTATCAGTATTATAAGCCTGTGCTGCTTCTTTTGCATCTTCTATAGTAATGTATTCAGCTTGGATTGTATCATTAATATAGAGTTCTGGATGCATAGTGTCTGCATTAATATTGACATGGAATTTATTATTAAATCCATAAGCTATATTGTCTTTATTCCATTCCAACTTACTTATCCTATCAACAATATCATTGACAGCAGCACCATAACTTATCTCTAAGGCGAATAAAGCATCTTTGGTAGGTAATGTATCACCGAAGTTACTTTTGCGCCTTACGTAGTGATTAATGCGTTCTAAGATAGATTTATAATTCTTTTCCTTCAATTTCATAGCCATAGAATAACTCATTTAAACGTGCGTTATAATGTTCTTGTGCTTTCTCTTTCGCTTCATCAATGCTATAAAAATTATCGTATTTATTATCATTAATAAAGAGTAGATAAGTGTCACCTAAATTTGTCGGATAAATTTTATATTTAACTTTATAACCGTATGCAATATTATCAGTATCCCATTCCAAATCTTTTATTCTTTCTTGTCCATCAGTGACACCTAAAGAATAGCATACTGAACAATATGCAATAATATCTTTTATTTGGATTTGGTTATCTGATATTTTTTGCTTTAAAATTTTTTCTATATTATTCAATCTCTGAATAAAAGAAGTATAATCATCTATTTTAAGAATTTTCTTATCCATGATTCCTTATATTAGTAATAATTTTGTCCGACATAAATCTCATTACTTCATTTATATTTGTTTCATCAATATAATTTGGAAGTTTGATTCTTTCTTTATTAATATATCCTATATATTGATTATTATTTTCTTTCTTGATAATCATATTGATAAAAGGCAAATCAGCTCTAAAACAATATGATTCTTCGTACCAATGAATCTTTACATTTTGATTAATACATTCAAAACCCTTAATGAAAGCATTTTTAATATCATTATATGTGAATAATTTACTATCATTATTAATGAAATTACTTTCACCTGTTTTATCTTTAAATCTCTTATCAGCGTATTCTTTTGCTTTTTCGTTTACATCCATATATTGTTTTTATTTTAATATGGTGCAAAGTTATATTTTATTTTTTATATATCCAACAAATTAATGTTAAATGTTATTAATATTTTTCTGTTTATTTGGATAGTCATAATTTATTATTTACCTTTGCAATAGTTAAAAAAATTACATGTGTATGAATTTGATATTTATTTTTTGTGCTTTAGTATTTTGTTTATTAGCATTCTTTGTTGATGGTTTATATATTAGAGGAAAGCGTATTATAGGTATTGATATATATAATGCAAAGCGTCTGTTTCTCAATATGATGTTTCTTTCTATTATGTCATTATGTATTGGTGTTATATTGACTATAATTGAGAATTAAATTTTTATTGTTTTATTAATTGTTCCGCACTTTGGTTGTTATATCTTCCATTGTGCGGTTTTTTTTATTTTATAATTCTAATATTTATTTTGTATGAAAACAATATTGATAAGAGAGAATCAAATGCATTTATTTGAAGAGATAGAAGGGAATATGGTTCCTACTAAACAATGGATGCAAACAAAATATAATCAATTCAATAAAGAGTTATTTGATGGATTTTTACCACCATGCAGATTAATGGCTAAGAAGTTAGCGCCTAAGCATCTTGGTATGTATTCAACTAATTCTGTTTATCCTAATGGTCCTGTAACACGTGAAAATATTTATGACATAGCAAGACCCACTATTTATCTTACAACGGCTTACAGCGCACCAGAAGAAGACTGGGATAATACATTGATACATGAGATGTGTCATTATTATACACAGTTTGATAAAGAAGGCAATGCACGCAAAATAGATAAAGAGAATAAAGGACATGGGGCTAATTTTATGAACGCAGCTAAATTGGTTTCAGATAAGTCTGGCGGTAAATATACTATTCAGCATATTGCGACAGCAGAACAATCATCACGCATGGGTTTTGAGACTAAAGATAGGTCTTTCTCTGAGATGAAAGGAATACGCCTTATTAGAGTTAGTTTTGCTAATAATGGTGTTTCTACTGAGGCTTTTATTATGACAAATAGCGAATTTGTTGCCAAGCAGATATTAGATATGTCTGCTGATAAAAGAATCTTGGTTACAGATAATTCATCATTAATAAAGATATTAATGAATGCAGGTTATAAGATTTATTCTCCAATAATTGCAAAGAATGCTATTTATACAATGAACCCGACCATAAAAGATTTATTTGATAAATGTAGATTTATTGAATTTAGAGAAGGTGATTTTTAATCATATCATAATTATTTTAATTTCTTTTTTGACCATATCTTTTCTCTTATGAGATTAGATATGGTTTATTGTTTTATGTATGAATATTGTTTACGTTTGTTAATTGGATTATTTGTTGTTATGTTTATTAATTAGATAATCTATCATTATGATAAATAAACTACTAACTACATAAACATTCATTAACAATATACAGAAAACTGTATATCATCTGATAATCAATAAGTTCATACTTATATAAGTACATATCCTCCAAAAATCACGTAGAACAAGAAGGATAAAAGGTACATTATGTTAATTAATTTAACAGTCCATAATTTGTAAATTATTGTATATTTTCCTTTCATAGTGTTTAACTAATATGCAATATTTATGCAAGTTTTCTATCTACCACCCCACCTACCTCGTGTACACATTACGGTACACAACCGCCTACCTACCCACCTGTATTGGAACGTACTGCATCATATATTAATTAGAAAATTGATATAATAAAAGAAGGGATGCCCCGTAATTAGGACACCCCTTAGCATTTACATTCTCGTTTTATATAGTGGTTATATTTTTCTTTTACATAAAGTCCATACTTAATTAAGTACATACTTTGCCAAATTTCCGTAGAGTGAAGGTTTAATATTTATATCTTTATTGCATATAATTTTTATATCTTTTCTTCTTTATATTGTACATATTATTCTCATCTTGATAGTATATATAATCTTTATCTCCTTTTATTAATCGTATTCGTATCTTATATAGTAAGCATGTGTTACAAAATGGAACTTGAGATATATGTATCATATTATGATGGATGTAGTATCTTATATCATTATCGTATATTATATAGTATGTATACATTATCTCTGCTTACGTGTCTGTTATGTATATCCTTATATTATATGTATTTGTTGATAGTAATCATAATAGAATATATGGATATATATTTATATGTTTATTTATAATTCACACCCTTGGTATAATATACCATACCATGCATCTTACTATATTCATCTGTAAAGGAATACTTGACACATCAATCCATGTTTATCTATGTATCTCACGAACTATTTCGAGATACTTCTTGTCTATGTTGGATTATTGTAAGGAATTAAAGTGAGTCATTTTTTTAATAATTAGCATTGTACAATGTGATAATGCTTTCTCTGTCTCTGACTTATATAAGTACACTTTAATATCTCATAAAAGTGGTTTAATAACGTTTTATAGCTTCTGTGCACGTGGGTGTTATAACGCTTTATTCTTCAACGTGCACGCCACTATAATAAATAATAACTTAATTTTAAACTATGAAAAAACTTCATTCAAAATCTTTATCAACCTAATACTTCCTTTTAAGAAACACTTACTTGAACAATTGTATTTCTATATATTTTAAATCGTTCGTCTGTCTTAACATCGAAATAGAACAATATCTGAAGGAGTCCATTTGAATCCAACGTATTGACACCTTCCTTTAATAATGAATGTGTATCCAACCCGTTCAACTTTTCTTTTTCGAACTCTCTGACATGAAGGTTATAAGCGTCCAGTTGTTCCTTGGTTAAATCAATATTAACCTTCTGCTTAACATCTCCATTATCATTCATATCAGGTGACTGAATATAAGACACCTTTGTTGACTTACAACGATTTATCATACTTAAATAAGTACAGGTAGTGTGTGTATGTATCCAGAAAGGGACCATTCCTGTCGGATATGTGAAAGAGCACCTGTTTTTCTCAATCACAATGCAAAGTTAAGGGTTTTTATTTGAATAACCAAATAATTCAGGAACTAATTTCACACCGTAAGTATTTTTTAACAGTTACACAAGCTCTATATAAGTGTTGGCATACATTATTAATAGTATTTGATATTTTTAGCGTCTGTGAGAATGTTTTGGTATATATACTATAAGTTTATATGTTTGGTTGTACAAAGTGTCTTAAAACGAAAATAAATAAGATTGTTAAACATAATTAATTAATTTGGATAATTGATTTTTTATTTGTAATTTTGTATCATTCAATTATAAATGAAATTATGAAGAGAAAGAAATATAAAATTAGAACTGACATTTCTAAAAGAATTGGTCCTTTTACCGTTTATAGAATTGAGGCGTTGAAGGATTTTGGCGATGTGAAAAAAGGCGACTTAGGTGGTTGGGTTGAGAATGAGAGAAATCTATCTCAAGAAGGTGATTGCTGGTTATACGGTGAAGCTACCGTAGTTCAAGACGCTATAGTTTTCGACAATGCTAAAGTTCGTGATAAAGCAAGATTGTTTAATGAGGTCCGAGTATATGGTAATGCTAACATATATAAAAGTGCGTATATAAATGATAACGCAGAAGTATTTGATTACGCAGAAGTATACGGGGATGCGTGGGTATGTCATAATGCTAAAGTTTTAGGTCATTCTAAAATTGCAGGTTTTGCAAAAGTTGGAGGAAATGATATTTTAGAACATACAGAATTAGTATAGTAACCATACTTAAATAAGTACAAATAGAACATGAATGCGATAAACAAGTATAAAATTAGAACAGATATTTCTAAAAGAATTGGTCCTTTTACCGTTTATAGAATTGAGGCTTTGCGAGAATTTGGTTCAATCAAGAAGGGTGAGTTAGGTGGTTGGATTGAAAAAGAGGCAAATCTATCTCAAAGGGGGACTTGTTGGGTTTATGATGATGCTGATGTGTATAATGACGCTATGGTTGCTGATAGTGCTATGATTGGTGGTCACGCAAAAGTATTTGGTTACGCACACGTTTTAAACAATGCTATTGTTACTGGTCATTCAAGAGTATATGGCAATGCTCTTTTAGAAAATGATGTTATAATAAGCGGTCATGCTATCGTTTGTGGTAATGCAAAAATTTATAACCAAGCACAGATTTATAACAACGTAGAAATATTTGGAGATGCACATATCTATGGATATGCCCGTATCTATAATAATGTGCAAATATATGATAATGTGAAACTCCATGGTCACACTGATATGTACGGAAATTATCATATAGGTGGTAATGCGGATATAAAATCAATTACCGATTATTATGTTGCAAAAAATACATGGAGTAGTGGACGTTTCTTTGTTTACACACGTTCCAACAAGAAGTGGTGTGTTGGTTGTTTCTATGGAACAGGTAAGGAACTTATAGAGAAGGCGTATAAGGATAGTAAGTTAAGCGGACAAGAGTACGAAAGAGTTGTTAAGTATGTTGAAGAAATGTATGATAATATAGAGAAACATAATAAGCATACTTAAATAAGTACAAAGTAGAATATACGTGTTAATTTTATGTTAAATACTATGTACTATTTGTTTTTCTGAAAAATATTTTTTATCTTTGTCTCAAATTATATCAAAACATTTAGAAATTATGGAAGATTTTAATAGTTTTGCTTGGCATTTAAAACCAACTACTGATTTTTTGCATGATTATATGCTGAGGAAATTTAAGTCGGAAGGGAAAAATAGAAGTGGGTAAGCACCTTATTTTAATAAGCGAAATCGAAAGAAAAAGAATAAACCAAGAAGAAAATAATTAAACAGAATTTATTATGACAAAATTTAGTGCGCTTGTAATTGACACAATGCATAAAGGAATAAATGAACTTACTCTACCACATATCAAGAAGAATAAGAGTGGAGAAGATAAGTTTGATAATTGTGTATTGGAAGATATTATTCCAAATACTGAAGGAGAACGTGTAACAACTTGTAAGTTACATGAAATTGATTTAGAAGTTCTTAGAACATGTCTACCCGATGTATTAATCATTGATGATGTATATATTGATGGCAAGTTGGTTGAGAAAAAAGATGATTGGGAATATATATGCAATCATCTTTTAAGAGAGGTTCTTACTTATTCAAGTGGTGCTGATGTGTTTTATGTCCACTTACATAAATAAAGTTTTTAGAAAAATTGTACCGCATGGTAATTAACTTTTATTAACTTGAATTATTTGTATAGTTCAAGTTATTTTTTTATCTTTGCATCCACAATTCAATTATATACAAATTAAAATATTAAGAATTATGAGTGAGTTAGTAAGATTTAGTGAAGGTGATGTAAATAATTTGCGTATGTATATGCAAAAGAAATATCGTAATAATATTTCATTTGTTACTAATTGTCCTATTGTTTATAAAGATAATATAGAGTATGATGTATGTAACATTGTACTTAGTAAGGGTGATATTTATTTCCATTGCGTTAATAGACTTGATTGTTTGGATAATAAATTTATCCCTATGTATGATTTATCAAGCGACAATGATTTAAAAGTTATTTATAAGGCTATTTCATTGACTGAAACAATTTATGAATTAAGTGAGGAAGAAAGTGATTTGTCTCAGAAAATAATTGACAAGTTTGCAACTTTCTTAGCGTTAAATAATAATGAAATTATTGCTAATGAGAATGTTCGTACCATACCAAATGTAAATGGACATTTTACTTTTACAAAGGTTGTATGTTTTAATGGTTCAATAAGGTTCTATGATAAGGTTAGTGACAAATGGATATATATAAATCAATTACGATTAAAAGACCAAATTATGTTATATCATATTTTCAAGAAGGTTGTTGAGGAACAATTATTTGATTTAATATGTCCTCCTATGATTGGAGATTGTTAATATTTTTTTTTAACATATATTAAATTTAGAAATATGAGTAATGTATATATAAACCCTATTCTATCAATTAGAGAACACGCAAAGGAAATAGAGAACGGCACTTATAGCGGTTTGGAACTTGCGAGAAAATTTCTTACATTCAATAATGATAAGAGTTATTTGGAAAATTGTGCATCTGCAATAGCGAAGGACGTTTTTTATTGTAAGAAGTCTGATAAAACTTGTTATGTTGAGATTAATAAGTGGGGGAATTTGCAGGCGGTATATGAATTGAATTTATATTAAATTACTTATGGAAAAAGAGATAAATATAAGTCAGATTGCAGAAAAGTCTGTTTTTCTTGAATGGATTGAAATGGAAGGTGACTTGTTGGCAGTAACAAGTGAAGGTGTATGCAAAATTACTAAATCTTCACGCTTTAATAAAACGTGTTACGACTTCTATATGGAATATGATGATGATACACCAACTAATAGTTTTGCAACATTAGAGGAGGCAAAGGAATGGGCGAGAAAGTTCTATATAGATAAAGCATTTGTAGAAATGTCAATAGTCATTGATAGTTATAATATCTACAATAGAAACAAGAACATTATAAACGTTAAATAAATGTTAAATGTGGTTTTTTATTTGCCTATTTCAAACTTTATCATTACCTTTACAATATAAATCAAGAAACAAATTAAAAATAGAATTATGAAAGAAAATCAAGAGGAAATTCGTCGGTTAATAAATGAAACATATAGCCGATATAATATGACAATTGCTTATTTTGCAAATTGTTTGAAAGCGTTTGGTAAGAATGGGGAGTTACCAGTTGTTTGGGACGATTATAATTATATAGCAGACGCTGTTTATGATGATTGCGAATGTGTGCGTTATGAGATTAACGCTATTCGTGTCGCTGATAGTGTCTTGCCCGAACCGATACTCGAAGTACACGTGGTAAATAACAATCATGAAGTATGCGATGAGTGGATAGAAATTGGTGATTTTGACATTGAAACAGTCTTTGGTATTATTGGTTGTGCTAAATTTTAACAATTAAAACAAGTAAGAATTATGACAAATAAGAAAGCTATAGTTAATGGTTATTTAGAAGATATTTCTAATAGCTATCGTAACCTTTTTGATGAGGTTAAACCCGAAATTAAGAAGTATGGTACAGAAGGTATTTCTGTTTTAAGAAATAACAACCCATTTAGCTGTTATCTTTTGAGTGGTACAGCAAACAATAAAGTTTGTTCTCTCTTATATATCGACAAAGTAAGGGTAAATGAAACTCAATACTTTACATCTATGGAGGGTCATGTAGTTGTTGAGAACGGAAAGAAGTGTGACAAGTGGGTAAATATTGACTCTATGCACATGGAAGATGTTTTAACATTATGTGATAGAATGTATTTTGATTAATTTACCGCAAGTTAATCAAAACCAAATATATATTTTGAGTTTATTTTCTAAATTTCTCTACCATTGCTTGAGATAAGTAATGGTAGATTTTTTATATATCCACTTTATTTCATTTCTAAAGCGTTATTTTAGTTTTTACGATAACTTATATAGATAGTTTGTTTAAACGTATTACAAGTCAAATAAATAGGTTTATGTGTTCCTTCATGTATGTGTATATAATATTATATATAGACAATAATCATTCAAGTGTTAAATAATAGTTAAACTATAAATTTTATTAGTTCATTTCAAATTAAATTCTTATCTTTGCACTTGTAATCAAATAAATTAAACATTTAAGAATTATGGATAAATCAATGAAATTGAAATTTTCTGAACGTTCAATGAATGCACGAGCAAATTTAGAAAAGAGTGCGGAGGAAGTATTGAATGTTATGCGTGATATAGTTGTGGCAATGGGAGGAAAAGTGGAAGTCATTTATTCTACTTTAGCGCCTGACTTTGACGGGTGGTCGGATAATTCATTGTTGGATATCAACGTCAAAGAATTGTCAGTGAATGACGAAACGGAAACAATTGATATTACTTATATTGCTAATGGAGAAGAGTTTACAGAAGATTTGAAATATTGTTCTGATTTTCACTATGGTGATTGGTTAGCAATTTTGAATGAACTTGTAGGAACTTATGCACGTATGAAGGAATGATAATGATTTTTATTTTAGTGGTGGTTGTAATCATGATTATAACGTCACGCAGTTATGGGGAGTGGAAGGACTATATAGATAATATGGACGAATAAGTTATAATTTAGTTTTTTTTTTTATATTATATTATTTTTATTAGTGTATATCTATCATTGCTTGAGATAAGTAGTGATAGATTTTCTTTTATATATGGTTTATTTGCGCTATGAGACGTTATAAGTTATGCAATGATAAATTACAAGTCGTGAGTAATTCTCACGGCTTAAAACGTTTTATTTTAAATAGTATACTATATTGCGTGTGCGTATATAGTGTATAACCTATAAAGCGATATGTTAATTAAATGTTAAATACAAAAATATATTTGGTAATTCCAAGTTAAGTTCGTATCTTTGCAGTCGTAAATCAATAAACAAACAAATTAAACAAAGTATTAAGAGTTATGAAGTCATTACATGAAGTTCTAAAAGATAATAGGAATAAGTCAGTTGAGTTGATGTTATCTAATAATATTAGTCATATTTCCATTACGGATAATTCTGAGTATGGAAGGCTCACTGATGCGCCATGTGTTATTCTTGATAATCATAATGGAGAATATTATGAAACAGAAGTCACTGATATTAAACTAAGTGAAGGAGATATATACATTAAGGTAGTTAATACCACTGATTTATCTTCAAGTGTTTCTATGGATAAAGAAGGGTATATTAATAGCATTAATTGTTTATCTTATAGCAACAATGAAGTATATTGTGCTATTGAGTTTTATTGTGTAAACTTACTTTATTTTAATGATAAGATTCGTCAATTTGGTAAGGAGATAGAACAAAAAATTATCGAACTCCTAAATGACGAGGACGAGAAAAGTTTTACCTTCAAAGATTGTGATATGTACTATATTTCTTTAGGTACAAGAGAAATAGGTATTAAGAGAGTATATTTGAAAGAAGGGAGAGTTGTATTAGAAACTTCTTCTGATTCTGAAACGTTCCTATTTAATGGAATGTATTTGGAGGAAAAATGCAATCTATATAAGCAGTTTGTAGAATGTTTGGAAAACGAGTGTTAAATTAATGTTAAAGATAAGGAAGTATTTGGTTATATCATTTTATTTCCTTATCTTTGCAAACATAAATCAATAATAAACAATTAGAACTTATGAAAACAGAAAAGAAGTTTAAGTTAAGGGAAGACCTTACTATTTTAGAATATAATACGAAACTTTATCGTATAGAGGCACTCAAGGACTTTGGGGACGTTAAAAAAGGTGACTTGGGTGGTTTCGTTGAGAAGGAGGATAATCTTTCACAAAAAGGTAATTGTTGGATATATGATAGTGCAAAAGTGTTCGGAAATGCTAAGGTTTATAGTGATGCGAAAATTTTTAATCAAGCAATCATCTTTGGCAATGCTAAGATTTATGCGATTGCAAGCGTACATGATAGTGCGCAGGTATCTGACGATGCAAAAGTAGACGACAATGCTACTATAATTAATTGTGCACTTGTGACAGGAAGAGCACAAGTTTTGGGCAATGCTGTTATTAAAGATAGTGCGTGTGTATGTAATTATGCTATAGTTCTTGAAAATGCTTGTATAAGTGAAAGAGCAGAAGTTCGTGACAAGGCAAAGGTGTTTGGAGATGCTATTGTTAGGGGTGAAGTAGTTGTCGGTGGCAATGCAATTATTTGTAAAGATGCACTAATTGAAAAAGATAACGATTATTATGTAGTAAAAAACGCTTTTAATGATGAGTATTACACTTATACACATTCTAATAAGATGTGGAGAGTAGGGTGGTTTTATGGAACAAGTGAGGAACTTATTGAAGACGCTTATGAAGATAGTAAGTTAATTGGTAAACAATGTGAGTTGCTTGTAAAGTATGTTGAGGACTTGTATAAACTTATTGAAAACGTTTAATTAACATTCTTTAGCATAAAATATTTGGTGGTTTAAAAATAATTGTTTACCTTTGCACTCACAATTCAGTAATAAACAAACAACAAATTAATAAACAATTTAAAACAATTAAGAATTATGGAAAATTTAACTATTCGTGTGATTACATCTTCAAGTGTTAACGCTTATGTAATGATTGGTGATACATTGACACTTTGCAATGTTAAGTTTGAGAGTATTAACACATTAAGCGGTAAAGTTTCTTACATGGTTACACCAAAGGGTGAGAATGAAGGTAAGGTTATGAAAAATATTGTCGCTTACAATTCAGTTAAGGACTTTGAGGAAGATGTACGTATCGAGGAGGAATTTTCACTCGAAAACTTCTTGAATGGTTTAACATCGGTACGTGACTTGCCTGCAAAATTTGTTAATAATGGTGGTACTAATGAGTACTATTTTGTATCTTACAAGTTTGCAAATGGTGATGTTGAGGAGGTATACACATATTTCCCTATCATCTATGGAAAGAGTGGAAAGATTGATAATAACTTTAAGGGTGTTTACAAGACAAGGGAGGAGGCTCTCGCTTGGAACGACATTAAGGTATCAGAGAATGGAACAGAAACTATCAAGGAGGGTGTTCTCAAGGCTCTATCCCTTACAGACGAGCAGAAGGCACTTGTTGAGGAGTTTATGAAGATGAAGGATAAACTCAATGAGAATAATATCAAAATCATTTATGATAATGACGAGTGTGCTATGTCTTTTGTCAACACAAGTAAGTATGATTTGGATTGTGCTTACAGCAAGGAAGAGATACACGACAAGGACACAGAAGGTTATGAGGAAATTTCATACTTGTTAGAAGGCTCACTGAAAAATATCTGTAGCAAAAACCCTACATATGATATTTACGACTTCTACGACGGAAAGTATTTTGTAAGAAAGAAGTAAGTAAGACAACTAATTAAGATGTTTAGGCGGTATATTTGCATACAATTGCTTATATACCGCTTTTCTTTCGTTCTAAACGTATTATTCTATGTTTTAGTATAATTGTTCATTCAGATATATTTTAACTTCTTAAAACGCTTTTATTCAAGTTTGTTATTTCCTTCGTGTATACGTATATATTATATAGCGTTTATGCTATTGTTAATTATATGTTAAACATGTCAATTTATTTGGATGTTTGAAATAAATTATCTATCTTTGCAATCGTAAATGATAAGGGAATAGTCCCACAACAACAAATTAAAACATTAAGTTATGCTACAGATTAATTTTCCAAAGGTTACATCAGATATTTATTCTTTGTATAACAATGAAGTGGAAGATTTGGGTAATATTGAACTTATAGAAACAGATATTAAACAAGTTGATTTGTCTGTTAATGACATTCAAAATATACTTGGAAAACCAAATTCTCAACTTGGTTACTCATATCGTTGGTATTTAGAAAATAACGATGATATTATTCTTATAGAATTAATTAATCTTAAAGAGAATAATTCAAATACATTTAATAAACTTACTATTTCAACAAGTAACACTGATAATGAAGATTTGGAACTTATCTTTAAATATTTTCTGTTTCTTTCTAAAGGTTATAAAAACTTGTTAGAAAAGAAAACAAATAGTGAGTTGTTGGAACTTGTTGATATATATTTCAATGCTGATGTTTGGTATGATTTTGCCTCCGAAACTGATAGCGAATCAAAAATTTCATTTAAGAAGGTATTGAGAGAGTTTTTGATTAATAAACTTTTATCGGAAGTTTCTCTACATGAACTTATCTCTGACGGATATATTGAACTTGATTATTAATACTTCATAATTCTATAAATTGTTTATGGTAGTGTGTTTTAACTTATATAGTTAGCACACTACTTTTTATTTATTTCAAATAAAGTTTTTGTTTAACATCAATTAACATTAAAAATTTGGTGGTTTCAAAAAATATGCTTACCTTTGCAAGCGTAAATCAATAACAAATAAACAAAACAAGAATTATGGAAACAAAGAACATAAACAAAAAGAATTTAGAGATAGCAACTAAAGCTATTCAAGATATGGGTATTGCTGTACAGAATGTTGTTAATGCTTTAAAAGAAGTTGTAACAAATCGTGGCGGTGAGATAGTGTTTAAGAAAAAATACGAGTTTGCTGCGTTCCATGATAATTGTGTATTGAAAAGAATTTTTATTAAAGATGATACACTTTACATTGAGTATGTAGAAAACTTCGGTTTTGTTGAACAACTCACTATCAATCATTTTGAGTATGACTTCTTAACACTTTGCAATTTCTTAACTTATGCTGTAAGTGAGTAAACAATAGTATTGAAAACAAATTAATAAACAAATAAACAACATAGAATTATGAAAGAGATTAAGAATTTAGATGAGTTGAAAGAGTTTTTTAACGAAACAATTTCTACAGCAGTTGACAAGTTATTGAAAGATAGAACAAATAATTTTTCAGAACTTATTTTAACTTTTACACCAAAGATAAAGTTAGAAATTACCGAAGTATCTTTTAATAATAATTCTGCAATACTTCACCACTATAAGGTAGAACGTTTCAGTGTTCCTGAAATAGTAGATAGTTATAAGGAAAATTATGGCTGTTTGGTAAAAGTAGAACGCATAGAGGAAAGAATTGGTAAAGTTTATTACAAAGTGGGGTTATATAAAAAAACATGTCCTTCGTTTGCGAAACTAAACAAGTTTATTCCTAACTTGGGACAATTTTGGTTTTATGAAGTTGGACTACATCGTGAAGGAAAAGATATTAATGAGATTGGAGAAAGAAGGTATCTTTGCTATGACGAGAACGCTTGCAGAAGATTGTACAACACTTTGGAAAGATTAAGCAATACTTATGGTAAGATTGTTGTCACAAAACAGCTAAATGAGATTTGGAATCAAGGTGAAGTTGGTTCTCATGAAAACTTTGGACTGCATATGTGCCGTTTGGTTGTACAATGTTATTCAAAAGAAATGATTTACGACAAAACCCTATTTGTTGCGTTCTAACGGCTTATTTTTGATTTAGAGTACAATTATACCGCTGATGTGGTTATAACGGCTTAGAGAGCAAATAAACGCTAAACTGAGCCGTTTATTCTTTTTCTACTCTACTCAAAAAATTCTGAAAAGTGAAAATTCCTTCAAATTTTTTCGTTTTTCATGGCCTGGCCACGGTAATTTTTAAAATCTAAAGTTGGAATATGATTTTTATTTTTAATAAAAACTTTCCAAACAATGACTTTTCTATTACACTCTGAAAGTTCTAACTTTTTCTTTTTTTATATTTTTTCTTTTTATAATATAATAATATATCTAATAAATTTATTATTATATATTATTTTAATTATTATATAATTTATATATTAAATATATTATAGGCCTATATATATATATATATATATTATTATACGCATGCGCACGCACGTGAAGAGATTAGCAGTTTAACAAATTTTTAATAAAATGTTAATCTCAAGTTAAAAAGAAAAATTTACTTGTACATTCCAACTTTTATTACTATCTTTGCAGTGTAATTCAAAACAACAAGGGAATATTCCCATAGAACAAATTAAAACAATTCAAGAATTATGAACGTATTTCAAGCAGCAATGATGAGTGAAAAGTACTTTGAAAACGTAATGTTACAAAGTGGTTATGAACGTTTTACAACATTTTCAAGCGATTTGACAATTGCAGAATTAATGGGAGGACAGAAGGCAATTGAGGAAACCTTTAATCGTGTTGTAAAAGAGTGGAAGGACGATGTGAAATATTTTACAGAGTTCGCAATGGCACTCAACATCAAGGCGTGGGAATTACATGAGAGAGGAAATGAGCAACTTACAAGTTTATACACTGAACTCTATTATGTTGCACGAGATAAAGCACTCTCTACTTTCAAGGGTGATGATTTAAGTTACTTTTTAAGAACTACAGATTAAGCAAAACAAACATAACCTCCTTTCAAGTGGAGGGAGGTTATGAATAAATATACACTTATACAAATATTTTAATATATCAATATATCTAAATATAAAGTTATAAATAAATAAAAATATAAATATATAAAATTAGAAGTCATGAGTAACAAGTCAGTAAGCAAATATCTAAATGTTGTGTTGGAAGATGATTCAACCCCTTTTGGTGGTGTTTCTTTTCTCGGACAAACATTGGGTGACTTTTTGGAGGAAGTTGGTGCTGAAAAGGAAACCAACATGGATAAAGTAAATGAAATATTGAAAACGTGTGGTATTTCTCCGATTAAGTTAGATTAAAAACAAAGGATAAAGTTATGGGAGAAAATAATAAAAAGAAATATCAATCTGTAGCGGTAGCACAAATGAAAGACGGAAAAGTCATTGCACGTTATAATTCATGCACGGAGGCTGCAATTGCTTTGGGTAGTAATAGTAAAGCAACTATAGGAAATATCGCTGCATGTGCAAATAAAAAGCGTAAAACCGCTTTAGGGTATCAGTGGTTGAAACTCACTAAAGTAACTATTACACAAAAATAAAAAACAAATTATAATTATGAAAAGTTTAAGTGAAATTTTAGAAAATAATAGAGAAGTAGCGAAGGAATTAATGTGTAAGAACCATAAATTACATATTTCATTCAAAAAATATCAAAATATTGATATTGAAATACCATTTGTTTTACTTTCCAATAAAAACGGAGAACCATACGAAACAGAAGTCACAGATATTGCTTTAATTGGAGAGAAATTGTGTATTAAAGTCGTTAATACCAAAGATTTATCATCAGATGTAAAAATGGATGATGAAGGGTATATTGATTGTATCTTTTGCATATACTATAGCGATGATGAAGTATATAGAGCAATTGAATGTTATTTCAAAAACGATATTGCTTTGTTAGAAACAATAACCAATTTGAGAGAGGAACTTACCAACAAGTTTAGGGAAGTTTTAGAGGATGAAGACGAAAGATGTTTTCTACTATCTTCTGATAATTCGTTTAAGTGTTCTGTATATGCGTGGGAATACAATATAACTGCTGTGTTCATAGAAAATGATAAAGTATTATTGAAAACATCCAATAGCATGCTGCCTATACCTATAAACGATTTATCTATTGATGATATGTTTAGTTTGTTAAAGCATATTCATAGTTCTGTTAAATAAATGTTAAACGTAAGGAAATATTTTGTTATTTCAATTTATTTCCTTACCTTTGCAAACGTAATTCAGAAAGGGAATAGTCCCACAAAACAAACAAATTAAAACAACATTTAGAATTATGAAGGAAAGATTGATGACAAAGAGTGAGTTTGCAGATTTCAATAGTGAAATGAACCGACTTAAAAACATCAAGTGGAAAAGTTATACCGCAACATTGAAGGAAGTTGGTGTTACCTATTTAGGTAGCGTGGCACAAAGCGCAAAGATGTTGCACTCATATGAGCATAAGTTCTCAACATATTGTTTATATTTGGCTGCAGCCGATTTGAGTGGTTTTAACGTTTGCCCACAAAATACAATGTGTAAAGCAAATTGCCTTATGGGAAGTGGACGTAACAAGGTTAGCCGTTTGTCGGGTCGTGATGATATAGACAGCTCACGTGTTACAAAGACACGTTTATTCTTTGCTAATAGAGAAGTATTCATGCGTTTAATGTTGCATGAAATTAAGTTGGAAAAGAAACGTGCAAAATTGAAGGGACACGAGTTTTCAGTACGTATCAATGGAACAAGCGATTTAAGTCCTTTATTGTTCAAGTTAGGTAAAAAGAATATCTTACAAATGTTTCCTAATGTAATGTTTTATGATTACACGAAAGTACCTAACTATTTGGAACTTTTGAAACAATATCCTAACTATGATATTACATGGTCGTTGGATGGCTCTAAAGAGAACTTCAATATAGGTATGGACTATCTAAAGGAAGGCGGACGTATTGCCGTTGTATTTGGTACAGAAACAATGCCAAAAACATTTATGGGTTATAATGTTATTGACGGAGACAAATATGACGCACGTTATAAGGACGGAAATGTAGTAGTAGGTTTGAAGTTTAAGAAAACGGCTGACAACTTTAAGAAGGGTAAATTCGTTATGCCTAATACTGACTTTATTGTAAAGGAAGGTGACGTTCGTTGTAAGTGGTAAATAATTAAGAGTGGGTTTGAAATATTAACCCACTCAAATAAAACAAACAAATTAAATTGAGTAGTTTATGGATAATAATAACAAACGACCTAATGATAATATTCCAACTTCTGTAATATTGAAATATATTGTTAAGGAAAGGGACAAATGGAGAGATATGTATTATTTTGCGAAAGATAAGTGTATCAAGTCTGAAAAGGAACTTAAAGGACTACAAAAGCAAATTACACGCTATCAGCAGGCACGAAACGAGGAAGGAAAGTTTATCAGTCAGGAACAATATAATTCAGTAAGAAACAGAAATAAGAAGTTATCGGAGGAAATTGCAAAGTTAAGAAGTGAAAATTCAGAAATGATTTACAAGGTAATGAAAGCAGAACAAAAACTTGTAAAACCAAAAACAATCTTGGAACGTGTTAAGTATGTGATTGAGAAATAAAACATTTATTAACATCAAAAATTTGGTTACATAATATATTTTGCGTATCTTTGCAGTGTAATATAAAAAGATAGGGAATAGTCCCACAACAACAAATTAAAATTATTATCTATGGTTTATGATAGAAACAAACAACCATTAATGATTGGTGATTGTGTTCTTTACCACGATTGTGACGAGGAAACACGAGATTTAAATAGAGTTTGGGCAATTGACTCAATAGGAGGAAATGATACCGACTTGGACAATGAAAACGAGGAAACTATTATCCATTTGTCCGATGATTTAGGGTGTGAGTTGGAGGCATACCCACACGAATTGGAAAGACTTTAATTCTTAATGTTTTTATGTTGTTGATTCTCCCTATAGGTATAACATTTAAATATGTTTATCCTATAGGGGTTTTTTATGTGTTCTAATGGGTTTAATTATACATAATAGGTAAATGTACCATAACACTAATTTAATACGCTTAAAACGAAAATATTGAGTTATATTTAATCTTACGTGTATGCGTATGTAATATATTCAATAGATTGAAGATTTATATAAGTGTTAAATAAATGTTAAACATATGATTTTATTTTGTAGTTTGAAATAAGTTGCTTAAATTTGCAACATAAATCAAAAAGGAATAGTCCTACAGAATGAATTAAAACAATTAAAATAGAATTATGGGAACAAAGAAATTTAAGTTATTAAAGAGTGAAAAGATTAACCATAATGGTCACACTTTATATCGTATTCAAGCGTTAAAAGACTTTAGCGATGTAAAGAATGGGGATGTTGGCGGCTGGGTTGAGAAGGAGGAAAATCTTTCTCACAAAGGTAATTGTTGGATATATAATAGCGCAAAAGCGTACGATGATTCAAAAGTCTTTGAAAACGCTAAAATCATGGACTACGCAGAAGTTTTTGGACAAGCAAGGGTAAGTGGTCAGTCACTTATACAGAATCATGCGAGAGTATTTGACGGGGCAATTGTTACGTGTCGTAGCTTTTTAAGAGACTACTCATATGCGTGCGGTGAGGCACGTTTGCTTGGCAATGTTGAATTAACCGATTCAGCAATGATGTGCGGTAATTCGTGTGTACATGGTAATATAATAGCACGTGACAAAGTTGTTATTTGTGGTAACGTGGAAATATGGGATAGAGCAATCTTTTTGGGTGACGCTTATATTAGCCGTAAAACCGATTATTATTGTGGGTGTGAATTTATGGATAATGGCTACCCATTCACATATACACGTAGTAATGATATGTGGCAAAACATAAATACGTATGGCACACGAGAAGACTTCTTGAAAACATTAAACAAAATAGTTCCTTACAAAGTACCTTTCTATACAAAGGTTATGGACTTTGTAGAAGACTTATTAAATGATACTAATTGTATTACACATCAAGCATAAATCAATAAAAGTAAAACAAGTGTTTTAGCTTGCAATAGCAGTATACAAGTTAATATACTTGTTTTACATAAAATTATAAACAATGGGAAAATTATATAAAACTTGTATAGAACAAGATAGAAAAGACGCTATAAATCGTATGGAGAAATTCAATACTTTTGAAGTCGATTTTACTATAAAGAAAAGGTATTTACGTCCCTGTGTATTAAGTGTTTGTGAAGGGAATAGATTTGCGTTTGTTGTCAATAAAGTGCAATACGACAAAAATAAAGACATATTTACACTTTATTGTGAAGAGTGTTACTTACGTACTAAAAAGACATTAAATGAGCATGAAATTTCTTATTCTATGTGTGATATTGTGTTTATGGATATATTGGAACATTTCAACATATTAGAGTACGGAACAATATAAACATAGTTATCCTATAAAGGTATTGATATATTCCTTTATGGGGTTTCTTTTGCTTTCTAATAGCTTATAATCAACTTTATAGGTACATATAAGGTTAGTATTATTTAAACGTCTTAAAACGCATATATTAGATTCATTCATGCGTATGTGTATATTATATAATCTTCTATAATCATTCAAATGTTAATTAAAAGTTAAAATAAGAAATTTACTTGCGTGTTTTAAAAATTATCCTTACCTTTGCAAACGTCAATCAGTTATAGTGCTGAAACAAACAATTAAAACATTAAGAATTATGATTAAGTTTGAAAATGAAATTGCCAACGCTTACAAGTATAGTGAAGAGTACAAACAGAAGGAGAAAATGTTTTCATTGAGAGATAAAATTCTTTCTTTGAATGATAGAATTATAGATTTGATAGATACTGCAAATCATTTGATAAAGAATAGATTCCTACTTGTTAGTACACTTAAGCATAGTAAATTAAAGGAAAGTGATAAAACACGTACTTTATGTGCAATTGCTAATGGTTGGGATGAAAAATTAGGCTTTCTTAGTTGTTATGCAATTATAGGTGATGATGATGAGAAAGAAAGAATAAAATACATCGGTGTGGAAAACGGCAGCACAGAAAACCCACAAAATCTTATGATTTCTCAGGAAGGCGTATTTTACGGCACTTTTTGGAACAAAATAGATATTTTTGATTACTCATACCCCGAAGAAGTAATAAAAGATATGGAGTATTTTTTGAATAATTTTGATACGTTTGAGAAAAACTTTTATGACAAGATACAAGAGTTATGCTGTAAAAACTAAATGAACAAAGAAGGTAAGTAGTTTGAGAATAATTGCTTACCTTCTTTAGATAAACACCAAATTATCATTATGTTAATTAAATGTTAAATTATTGATTTTACTTGCATAATAAAAAAAATATTTGTACCTTTGCATCAGTTATTCAAAATAATAACAATTAAAACTATAGAATTATGAACGAACATTTTAGAAAACACGCAATTTCTTTAATGAAAGAAAATGATATTAAAGAATTAACGTTTATCAGTAATGAAGGCGAATGGTTAATCGAAGATGTGCCTTATGTTCTTTGTCAAGTAAAAGAAGATATTTTAGACTTGGCAGTTAGTAAGGTTATCTTGAATGATGATGATAAACTACAATTCATTGTAAATGATTGTGATGATGTTTATAGATTAGATGAGGACGACCCATTATATAACACAAATGAATATGTTTATTCAACTATCATAGAACTTTTGAAAAATGGTAACAGATAAAAACGGAACGGAAGTTTATTGCGGTGACTTGGTACGCTATAATAGTGATAGTGAAGGTTTCTGCGAAGGTGATAATGAACTGACATGGGTTATTATCAGAATGAGAGATAATGACGTGGCAGGTGATAGTGAAATATATATACAAAGCGGTTGGGAAAAACGTCTTGCTTATTCTTATGATATTGAAAAGATAGAAGACGAAAACGAATAAGTTATTACTTTCATAATTTCTACCCTATCAACGTTATTTAATACATTGCGTTGGTAGGGTTTTATTTTGTATCTGACGGATTTAATATATAAAGTTGATAACTTATAAGGAAGTGATTATAAAACACACTTAAAACGCAAAATATAGTATCTTAAGAAGATAAATGTTAATGATATGTTAAATATATATTTTTATTTGTTTAATTGAAAGTTTATTATTATCTTTGCAGACATAAATCAATAACAAAATAGAATTATGAAAGAAGTTAAAATTGGTGCGTGTGCTATAAAGAATTATTCTAAAGGAATAAAGGTTACTTTAGATTTTGGTCTTAACACTGATAATGATAGAGTATATCAGTTCGAAGGTAAAATGTTGTCTGATTTTGAGGACGAGGAAGGCAATGTCAATGAGGAGGAATTACTCGATTATGTTGCAACTTGTTTAGACAAACGCAATAGAAAGTAATACACACTTTTCAAACAAATTCTAAACACAGAAAACTATGTATCAAGGAATTTATAAAGACCATATCTATATTGATAGAAAAGAAGCTATTACGCAAATGAAAAAGAAACGTACATTCAATGTAGATTTTAGTGATAGAAAACTGAACGAACGTCCATATATTGAGGTTATATCAGTTAACTATGAGGACGTGTACATGTGTGTTGTAAAAAGAGTTTCTTATAATAAGAAAACAGATAAGTTTCATATTATTTGCACTAATTTACTTAATGGAGAAATGATTACAACATCAGAAGATTATATATTAAATTCTATGTGTGATATTATCTTTAGAGATATAATAGAATATTTCGATAAACTATAAATAAGTGATTTATGAAACAAGTAAATATCAATAACCTCCAAATTGAAGTTTATCAAAAGGAGGATAACATTCCCGACAATTGTACAACATTTATTACACAAACAAAACCTATTGCGAAGAGTGTTTTAGAGAGTGTATTTGGAGAACCGACAAAGGACAAATTAAGTAAAGATAAGAAGGTACATTACACGTGGTTAATTCGTGTTAATGAGAAGTTATTTGAATTGCACGATTGGAAAAGTGAAAAGTGTGATGATGACGAGCCTGTTACATGGAGTGTTCGAAGTGAGGACGCATCAAAAACTTTGCAGGATGAGTTTATTAAAACACTCAACATCTTCAGTATATATAAATACTATTTCAATTAACATTTATTAATACGAAATATTTGCGCAAGTCAAATTATATACTTATCTTTGCAAACGTTAATCAGTAATATTGCTGACACAATTAAAAACAAATAGAATTATGAAACGTTGCTTAATTTGGACTAACATCGACCTCTATGATGAGGAAACAATGAAGGAAACACGTAAATTTATGCGTGAAGAGAATTACACAGATTTATCAGACAATAACGTTATGAGAGTTATTGATGATAACAACAATATGTATATCGAAGACGAGAGAGATAACCTTTCACAAAAATATACAGGTTTTAAGGGTTATATTGTTGCTTTTGCAGAACTCGGTTTGTGGAATGGTGTAAAGATTGCATCAAAGGTGTATGATGATATTTCAAACATTCTACAGAACACATCATGCGATGAGTGTGAGTGGTATTTGGACGAGTGGAATGTACGTTTTAGGGGTGTACACCATGACGGAACAAATAACGTGCTGTACAGATACGTTGACACTGAAAAGAGAGCCAACGACATTATGAACAAAATTGTATGTGGCGGAATGAACCTAAAGCAATTTAAGAAGGCAACAAAGAGTATCCGTCCTTTTGTACAGAAGGTTTATGGAATAGATGACAAGAAATAAATCTTATTAAATATAAAGTTATTATTATTTGAGTGGTATTGCTTGAGATAAGTAGTACCACTTTTTATTTGAGTTCTAACGACTTTAATGTATAAACTTGATAACTTATAAGGTCGGCACTATTATAAGCGGTTAGAACGTCTTAAAACGAGTTTATAATTTCCCTTCATGTGTATGCGTAATATATTATATATAATACATAAAAAGTAGTTAATGTTAATTATATGTTAAATTAATAATTTTCTTTTGTAGATTGAAATTAAATACTTAACTTTGCAATCATAAATCAAAACAAACAAATAGAATTATGAGTGTAATAGAAGACATTGCAAAACAATTAAAGAATGAGGTAATTTCATTAATGAAAGAGATAAATATTAATGAAGTTACTTTGATTGATTATAACAATACAAGTAGAGTTACAAAGATTGTGTCTATTGTTGTAAAAATCAATAGAAATTGGGTTGCTTTACCAGTTGAGAAAATTAGACTTTCAGAAGGTAATAAAATTGAGTTTGAAACAACAGATGATGACGAAACATTTATCTTCAATGAGGAGGATATTGACGAAGGCAGACAAATTGCAGTTTATAAAACAGTTAGAAAACTATTAAATTAAGAATTATGGAAACAAAGAAGTATAAAATCAGAAAAGATTTAAGTTATACATTTGATGGACACAAACTCTATCGAGTTGAGGCTCTTAAAGACTTTGGAAATGTCAAGAAGGGTAGTATTGGTGGTTTTATTGAGAAAGAAGATAATCTTTCGCAAGAAGACAATTGTTGGATATTCTTGGACGGAAAAGTTTACGGAAATGCAAAAGTATTTGGGAATGCTGTAATAGACGGATTTGCACAAGTGTGCGACAATGCAGTGGTATTTGGTAATGCACAAGTAAGAGGACATTCCAAAGTTAAAGATAACGCACGTGTGTTTAATAACGCACGTATGGAAGGTTGTTCTATTGTTAAGGATAACGCACAAGTGTATGGTAATTCCCTTCTATTAGATAATGCACAAGTTTGTGACAATGCAAATTTAATAGGTACTTGCTTGGTGAGAGATAACGCAATTGTATGTGGTGACGCTGATATATACGATTTTGTACGTTTTAATAGTGATGCTGTAATAAAGTCCCCTGCTGACTACTATGTAGGTCATGAAAATTGGGAAGGTGGTCACACTTTTGTTTATACACGTTCTAATAATCAATGGTCCACGCTCTTTATCAACGGAACAAAGGAAGATATTTTGGAATTTGCTAAGAAACGTGGTGAGAAAGATTATAACTTCTATAAAAATGTAATTGAGTTTGTAGAAAAATTATATTCTTAAACTAAACATAATTTAACAAGGAAAATTTGCATAATTGGATTTTTCTTGTTAAATTTGCATACGTATTTCAATAGTAAACAAATTAAAACAATAGAATTATGAATTACGATAAATTATTTGATAATATATCATACGTTATCAAAGATGAGAACTTTGAAGGACTTGATGTTAAACATGACTTTAAGTTGAATGTTGTTAACATTGGTTTCAATTTAAGACGTTTTTACATTACGGATAAAGATACAAGTGTACCTGCGTTGTGTTTCGATTTTGATAAATTGAATAATGCTATTATCATAAAAGAATTTTATGATAAACTTGCATATTGTGCGCTATTTAGGTGGGCAAAAGAAAATAATATTAAAATTGTAGAACTTGAAGATAGATTGGATAGTGCTACAATTAAACGTTTAAGAGATAAAATTGCAGATTTTCGTGTTTTAGACAATTACAAGGAAGATGATATTAAAGAAATACTTTTGTATTTTGGAAAAGAAATAACTAAGTTTTCAAATGGAAATGTATTTTGTTTAATGGGCAGAGTTTATAGTTTTGTTAGTGATTTAGAAGATATGTTTTTTATAAAAACTGCAAATAATCTTACTAATAAAATAGAAAAAATTGCTATTACAAACTTAACAAAGGAAGAGTTAATTAACTTTTTATATGATGTGATTTATTTACGTTAAACAAACAAATAAGAATTATGGAGAATTTAAATAGCTATTGGGACACTATCTATATTTGTGACGAAACTTTAGTAAATATGGGTTATGGTCCTTTCTTTAATGACGAGAACACACTTACTGAACACGAGTTCACAATGTTATTTAAAGACGGAATTGCAGAGGAGGTAAACATTGTAAATAACGTTCCCGAAATTAAGACGGACAAAGATACTATTGTCTTGGAATATCCACGTCAAAATGACCTTACAGAAAAGGAACTTAATGAGGTTAAGGAAATAATGGGTGTACTTGACTATTATCATATTGCTTTGCTTTATGGAAATCCAAAATACCGACATATGTTAAAGAAGTGTTAAATACTTAATTTTATTTGGTAGTGTGAGGATAATTCCTTATCTTTGCACTATCATTTAAAAACAATTAAAACATTTAGAATTATGGGACAATATTTTAAACCTGTCATTATTGACAAGAAGGATAGTAAGAAAGTAGTTGCATCTTTGCACTCACATGATTTATGTTGTGGTGCTAAATTAATGGAACATAGTTATGTTGGTAACAGATTCGTAAATACATTTGCATCTCTCATTAACGATGAGGACGGAAAGTATAAAGGTTATCCTATGGCATGGGCAGGTGACTATGCGGACGAAGTGGACGGAAAACATAATCATTGGGAAATTGCACGTATCAATAATACTGATGAGGATGTAAAGGACTTGAAGGTAAATGAGTACCGATACTTTATCAATAAGACAAAGAAGGAGTTTGTCGACATTGAGGATTGTCCAAGTGGTAAAACAAGTGATGATTTAGCCGTACATCCATTGCCTATCCTTACAAAGTTAAGTTATGATAAAACTCACGATTACATCCCTAACGAAGGGGAACTGAAATTTGTCGGCTCATGGGCAATGGACGTTATTGTATCAAGCAACAAATGTCCAAACGAGAAGACATATAAGCGTATTAAACCAAATTTCCATTTGTAAGATATAAGATTATGTGTACATTTAGAGATGTAATAAAGTCCAACTTATTAAAGAATTGGAAACCTATAAAGTTCAGAAAGCGAGAAATACTTTCTGAACGCTTGAATGAAACTTTAGGGGGACTTGCAACAGAGATAACACTAAAGGACGTTAAAGACAACGTATCAGTGCTTAAACTGACCTTTGGGGATAAAAAGGAAGAGTTCGAAGTTGCATGGAAACAAACCGATAATAGTTGGCATTCAATCTCAAATATAGAATAGATAAGTTTTGTAGTTTTAAACGTTGTACCGCAAGGTAATCACAATGTAGTTAATGTTAATATTTAGTTAGTTAATTATTTTTCAAAACCATAACCGCTTGAGATAAGTAGTTATGGTTTTTTATTTTATTAACATAAATAATTTGGTAAATTGAAATAAATTGTTTAACTTTGCATACGTAAATCAATAACAAAATAGAATTATGAACACGAAATATAAAATAAGAACGGATATTTCAAAAACCTTTAGGGGTAAAACAATATATCGTATAGAGGCACTCAAGGACTTTGGGGACGTTAAAAAGGGTGACTTGGGCGGTTGGATTGAAAAAGAATTTTTTCTAAGTGAAAAAGGAAATTGTTGGGTATACGATAACGCTATTGTTATTGGAGATAGCATGATTATGTGTAACGCTAAAGTACGTGATAATGTTATCATCTATGGAAGTGTTGTAATTGACGGAAATTCTATTGTAAAAGACAATGCCATGATATGTGGCTATGTAAAAGTTAACGGCAAAGCGATTATAGAAGGAAATGCAGTTGTACGTGGTCATGTAACTATTGAAGGTAGTGCCAAAGTATGCGACAAAGCAACAATTAAAGATTATGCAACATTAAGCGGTAATTGTATTGCCAAAGATAACTCTATCATTGGAGGTTATGCAGAAGTAGGTGGTTTTGCGGTAATTGGAGGTAATTCTAAAATTAAAGATAATGTAACTATTGGCGGTAAAACAAAAACTACTGATAATGTTATTATTAAAGGTAAAGCAATTATGTCCGCAAATATTATCTTAATGGATAATGTTATTATCGCAGGTTATTTTGTATTAGAATTAACTGATAATAAGTTAATTCGTTTGGGAGGAGAGATTGAACTTTCAGAAACTCTATATTGGGGTGATGATTTGATATGATAATTTTTAAACTAATAAAAAATTATGAAAAAGATTAAGAAAGTCTATGTTTTAACATTGGAGGAAAAAGTTAAGTTTACTAATGATGTATTAGTACTTGGCACATTTAGTAGTGAAAGAAGTGCTAAACAAGCAATGAAGGAAACATTTGAAACTATTTACGAGAGTGAATATTCCAAAATGAATAAGAATGATTATATTATTACAAAGAGTGATGATATAATGCACATTTCAGAAGTTCAGAATAGTGTTCACACTACATTGAGAATTACCGAAACAATACTTGATAAGTGGGAAAAGTAAACATCAAATAAAAAATATAAATATGGAAGGAAAGAATATTTTTGTCGTTGCAAAAGAAACACTTACATATATTGATGCCAAATACTCTACTCTTGTAGCGTTCAATAACTTGGAAGACGCTAAAAAGAAGATGAAGGAACTTATCAAAGAAGATATGTCTTACTTTGAAAACGAGTTTCCTATAGACGACATTTTTGTAGATGAGAATGAACACGCAATTTATATTAATGTAATAGATAGCGATGAGTATAGTAAAATCGAAATAAAGGAGACAACTCTCTATTAATAGGGAGTTGTTTTTATTAAAACAATATCATCAATAAACATATTTATTAAATATAATAGATAAATTGTATAGTTAATAATATATGGAACGTTTATATAAAATTTGGGAAACATTATCCCCTATAGATAAATTCTTTTACGCACAAGAGTATTGGAAGAGTGTTAACTCACCAAATATGTGGTATGGAATGAATGAAATAGATACAAAACTAAAAGGTTACAAACCTATTGATGTTTTAAGTATATTACAACCAAAAGAGTTTGATATAAGAGATAGTTTCTTTAAATACAATGAACATCACCTTTTAGTTAGCGGAAACGCAGAAGATGTAATGAAGGATATTAATTCTGACATTGATAAAATTATAGAATATAACGCTGACGAATTATAAAACAAATATACATACTTAAATAAGTACAAATAGAGTATGTATGATAATTATATAAGATTAAATTAATTTTTAAAGCAAATAAATATATAATAAAAAGTAAAATATAGATATGGAAAATTTATATGAAAAGTGGGAAACTTTGTCACCAGTAGAGAAATTCCAATATGCGGAAGAGTATTGGGACGCTGTAGAGTCACCAAACAAATGGTATGCAATGAGCGACTTTGATAATCAATTTGCAGACTACTCACCATTTGAAATTGCACGCAAACTTGCAACGGGAAAGTTTAATCCATACGACAGTTTCTTTAAATATGACCACAACGGAAATGTTATAAGTGGTACATCAGCCGATGTCATGGTAACTATTAATGATAATATTGATGATATTATTGATTATTTTGAGGAACAAGAATATTAAAAGATAATTAGAGATAGAAGATGATAGGGATAGTATTTTATATTGCTGTCCCTATTTTTGTTTATTATATATACGCATACACATATAAGATACTTAAGCAATAACCAAACAATGACTTATATAAGTACAAGTAGAACACATGTGTTAACTTTAATTAACTATAATAATTTTGTGGAATGAAATAAATTACTTAACTTTGCAACATAAATCAAATGGGAATAGTCTCACAAAATTTTTTAAAAACATTGAATTATGAAAAGAAATATAATACTGATTGGTTTAATATTATTGTTAATAATATTACTTCATGTTGCACACACTTACTCAACTTTGAGTGATTGGAAAATGATTTCATATTGCTTTATGTTTTTAGGTGTCTATTTGATAAATAAATAACAAAGGGTTAAACAACTGACTACCCTATTTAAAGTGTCGGTTAAACTTAAAATCATTGAATTATGAAAGATATGTATACTTTTATGCTTTATTTTGAAAACTTGATTCCAAGTGAAAAAGTGGACATTTATAACCAATTTTGCGAAAAGCATAACTTTGATGATAAAATTTATTTAATGGATAATTTAGATAAGATGTTGGAAAAATGTAAACCAACAGAAGTTTTAGCCAAAATTGATGAGAATTTTTATCGTTTCGATTCTGCTTTTATTATAAACAATGACAACAAATTTCAATCATTAAATGAATCTAAATTAAACATTTACACTCGAGAAAGAATGTATTTCTTTATCGCAAAAGATATTGAAATTTGGTCGAAATATATAGACCCTAAAAGAGTACAATAAAAAGCACCTATTTGTTAATAAACATTAAATAGAATAATATTTTTTAGAAAACATTTGGTAGTTTCAAAATAATTGCTTACCTTTGCAACGTGAATCAAAACAAAAGGTTAAACAACGGACTACCTAAATAAAATGTCCGTTAAATTAATTATCATTGAATTATGAATAATACAACAAACATCGAAAGCGTTTACAAACTGATTAAGACTATTAGCACAAAGTTTGGTTCTGCAATGGTTGTAAAGTCAGAGCCTAAATTTAGGGGAGGTAAAAGTTGTCCTTTTGTTGGACGTGTCACAAAGATGACACTAATTACAAATTGCCGTTTTGGCAGTTATGAAAATAACGTGAACGCAACTTTGGAAAGGAAAGGACTTGAAACCGACTACAAAGCAGCACCACGCAAAGGAATGCACTTTGTAGAAGGTATGTATCCTTATATCCTTCAGTCTGATAAAGATAGTGAACAATACTATATTACAATGAATTACCGACCTTCTGACAAAACCACATTTGAACACGTCTTTATTTTGGACGAAAAAGTGGTAACAGACGAAACAATACGTGCGGAGATTGAAGGTTGGATATACGTTGCACCAAAAAAAGAAAATATCAAGCAAGCGGAGGCAGGACTCGAAAGCGAGGAACAAACGAAAGTAGTTACATACAAAGTACAGAACGTTATCAACATAGGCAAAGCACACGACTTAAAAATGTTATGGGATATGTTGGTGAAGTAATATAAATTGAAGGTAGTATCTATTAGGGTACTACTTTTTTGCTTATATATGCTTTATTTCCTTTTTAAGCGGTTTTAATAGAATAAACCTACAATTATACTAAATCATTATTTCAAACGAATACAAAGCAAATAAATGACTTAATAGCGTATGTTATTATATTATTATATATACACACACGAAGGAATAATATGTTATTTGTTAATAAAAGTTAACGACATAAAGATTTTTAGTAAAATGTTTGGTATATTAAAATTAATTGCGTATCTTTGCATCGTCAATCAATAACAAAGGGGTTAACAACCGACCACCCTATTTCAAGTATCGGTTAAATTTAAAACATTGAATTATGTTTACTTTTAAGAATTTTGAAAACGAGTTTAACAACCTTTCTAATAACGAGCAAGTTGAGATTTTCAACAAGTTTTGCGACAAGTATAATCTTACACAACAATTCTATGAAATGAGTTCTTTGGATGACTTCTTGATGAGTAGCACACCTTTGGAGGTGCTTAATAGTCTTGAGGAAGGTTTTGATAAAGATAAAGATTATATCCAACAAAATGGATATGGAAATTACGAATCTTTAAGCGGTATAGAAGTAAGGTTATATATCAGCGAAAGCGGTTATATGTCTGAAATATATGAGGATGAAAGTTTGTGGTGCGATACTATAGATACAACACCATACGAGGAGGAAGACGAGGATTAAAAAATGTAACATGATAAGGAAAGGGGGTACAGACAAAATTAGTTAGTACCCCCTTTTATTTTGTCTGTAAGGGGTTTAAATTATTTATATGATAACTTATACTATATTATTTTATTAAGTGGTTAGAACTAAAAAGAATATGGTTTATTTTTAATTTGTTCACCGAATATATAGCATGGGTAGGTCCTATGGGGGTGGCCACCTATTTAACCCACCTACCCACCGCCATAAAAGGGGGTGTTTGAGAACGCCCACGGTTCTCCGTCCAAAATTTTCCAAAAAAAAAAATCACCGATTTCCATGATGGGGCCTTTTTTTCTTACCCATACCCTTTCAAAAAAAATTTTCCAAAAAATTTTTTCATATATTTTCCAGAAGGGTCATCATTTTTTATGTATCTATATTAATATTTCATTTTTTTACTATAGATTTATTAAAACTAAAATAAGCACTACGTTTATTTTTCGCAATGCTTATATTCGTATACTATATAAATTACTTTATAGTTTTATTATTTATCTATTTGCTTTCATATTTTATTACTTCTGCATTAGGAGATAGTTTGAAATATTCTTCTTCATCACAGAACAGTGGTGCATAATCTCCAAAATAATCATTAAACATATCTTCTAACATCATACTATCTGTGATAAATTCATTATCACTTTGTATTTTATCTTTAGGTGAATATGATACAAGATATTGTTGTTTATTTTCGTTATATTCAAATTTTATAGTAAGCCAAGTATATCGTTTTACCATAATATTTAAAAATTCTCTAAGTAAGTTTTCTAATTTTAAATTTTTCTTCATCTATTTTACATAACTTGTTAATAATCATTTTCCAAAAAACTCTTTAAATTTATCACTACCATATTCATTATCGGTCAATTCAATAATTTCTCCTATTGTATATGTTTTCTTGCGTGGTTCTGGTAGTCGGTGTTCTATAAAATCTCTTGTACCAGCTGAACATGCACCAGTAATGGTACGATATGCTATAATAGCTTCTTCAAACGTCAAGACATCATCAAGTGACATGTTTTTGTAAGCGGATGTATCTCTGTCTGAAATTTTATAAATTAGGTCAAGTTTTGCTTCTTTAAGGGTTTCACCATGTGCCCAATTATTTTCTCCATCGGTAACAATATATAATTCTTTATCATAACCGACCTGATGAGTGCGATAAACATTCCCATGATGAGAATCAATGATACTAAGAATATTATCCACTTTAATATACCTCACCCCATTAGATTCCCAGAAGATAGGTTCATTTCGGAATTTTTGACGTTTGTCATAATCCTCTAAAGGGAGTGATGGGTGAACCATACGATTATCATTATAGTATATACAGCCATATATTAATGAATCATTTGGTACTTCTTCAATTTTTGTGCCTTCCAAACAAAGATAGCCATATACAGTTAAATTATTAGGAATTTTAATAATATTTGAATATTCCAAATCAAGATAACCTCCTACAGTTAAATTATCTGGAAGTGATGTGATATTTGTATTATCTAAATCTAAAAAAGTATGTACTGTTAAGTTTTGAGGTATCGTTTTAATTGAACTATTAGATAAATCAATTCCGCCTCCTACAGTTAAGTTATTTGGTAATGAAGTGATTTTACTATTACGTAGGTAAAGAGTTCCTCCAATGGTTAGGTTATCAGGTAACTCTGTAATTGCTGTACCACTTAAATTAAGCCATCCTCCAATAACAGTATTGTTAGGGATATTTTCTATTGTGGAGTCTATAAAATCTAACCCATATCTTACTACCAGATTATTAGGTAAGGATTTAATATTAGCACACCATATTGATAATTTATCTAATACTGTCAAATTGTCTGGCATCAATTTAGCGTTATCGCCTTTTAGAAATAAATTTCCATCTACAGTTAGGTCATTTGGAATAGATGAGATAGTGATATCACGTAAATCCAAATCGCCAATATAATATGGTTTTCCATTCCTTATTTCTAATTTGTAACCAGTTTCTTTCTCAAATAGTTCTATTATATCATTCATCTCTTTTATTCAAATCATTAATAATAATTTCTTTTATTTTTTCGTCTTTAAATGTACTATAAAATAGTGCTAATTGACTCCATTCTTCTATTTGATATACTTTTTGCGTATCTGTTTTTTCATCTATATCGAATTGTATTGCCTTTTGTTTTGTGAATAATCTTCCTATCTTATTATCTGTTTTTTCATAATTCCAATTTGCATTATGAATTTCTATGAGATGTTTCATAAGTTCATATGCTGTTTTCCCTTTCATTTCTTGTGTTGTCAAGAAGAATCGTGCAAATCGTTTTATGCTATTATCCATGCATTCATTTTGTCTATACACTAACCAATTATATGCATCTTCTACGGTAGGTGTATTCCAAGTTTGGCAATTAAATTCAAACAGCATTAGTTTATCATCATCATTTTCTGATTGATATTGTTTATGATATTCTCTTGTAAAGAATGTGCTTGCCATTGATGCTACTATGCTTTGTATTTTTGATACATCTCTTTTCCATAGTGCATTTGTATTGAAATATGTTGGAATATTAATAATGATATTCATTTCATATCTCCATGTATATCCAATTTTTGTATATGGTAGTTTTTCGAGAAGATATATAAGCGTTTTATTCATAAGTTTATTAAACTTAGAATCGAATGGTTTTTGTAGCTTTTGATTTAACTTCTTATAGAAACCTACGCCATTAAGTGTAATGATGATTGGTTTGCCTGCGCTTAATGTTCTAACATTTTGTTGGCGCATTTGTTCTACTTGTTGCATTGATTCCATAACTTTAAAATATTTTGTAATTATTCCCACTCCTAAACTATTTTCAATAAGTTTATATAAATCACTTAATGCTATACCAGTTTTTTCAAATGATTTTAAAACATACTCTATATTATTATTATTATTATTATTGGGAGTGTCATGAAATGTATTTTCAAATGTTTTATATATTTCCAATGCATCTTCTATTGTTAATTTGGAATCCATTGTTTTATTATTTATATTGTTCACTATTTACGTCTTGTTCATTATTGATGAACATATTATTTATTTTGAACAATTTGTTTTACTTCTTTTTCATTATCAAAATATTTTAGAAGTATTGAATATATTTTTAAGCTTTCGAATAATGCAAATATTAAAACATTCCTTAAGTTATTAAAATCATAAAGTTTACTATTATAAGAGGAAGAAAATGTCTCAGTTAATAACTTTTCAAAATCTTTATCATCTTTTTTCGTGACATCTATAGTATACAACCAACGCTGGAATAAATCTATATATTCTTTTAATCTTTTAAGTTCGGATGGTTTTACAGTTTTAGGTCGGATATTAATACAATAACTGATTCTTGCATTGTCTTCCAAAAAGTAAAGTATTTGGTTTGAAAAATATTTTATATTTTGCTTTGTTGGGTCGATAGGGGATATATTAGTCCACTTATCATAATCTATTTTCTTATTAATTGTGTTATAAATTCTTATAAGTTGGTCTATTCCTTGACCAGCACACTCTATAAAAGTTTCTTTCTCAAAATTATTAATGTTTAAACATATAGTAGGTTTAGACAACTGGTTAGTGATACTAACCAACTGAAAAATATCATCAAATATGAAATATGGCATATCAACTTTGTTGTCTGGTGAAATAGTTACAGTCATTGATAAAATTTCACAAGATTTAATATGTACAAGAGGTATATAATTATTTACTCCTGCTACTGTCAATCTTGAATTAACTTCATACAGATTTTTCTTGGCTTTTTCATATAACTCGTTACATAATTCAGTAATCTTAGAAGCATGAGAGAAATTTGTAAAGATTGAACTATCAAAATCCTTGTTATCAATTTTAAATACCATGTCCTTTATTTTTAATTGTACTATTATTTTTTAATGTGATACAAAGATAAACATAAAATCTTATATAGACAAATATAAATCAATAATTTATAGATTTTTAACAAGTATTATTGTAGTATTCAAAATAAAAATTGTATCTTTGCAAAGTAATTAAAAAATAACAAGGGATATGATTTTATTAATTGGAGATATACATGGTCGGAATTTTTGGAAGAAGCCGATACAAGATGTGATTGATGGTAAACTGGATGTAGAGAGAATTATCTTTATAGGTGATTATTTTGACCCTTATCCATCTGAGGGAATAACTGAAACGGATGCTATTAAAAACTTCTTAGATTTATATGATACTGTTACAAAGAATTTAAGTTCTCATATGTATAGATTCCTTGTAGGTAATCATGATTTTCATTACATTAGTGATTATTTTTATGATATCGCAGGAAGTACACGTTATAGTAAAGAATATGAAAATACTATCAAGGGAATTTTTAAAGACGTAATGAAGCCCCTTGACATGCGTTTTGCATGTAGAGAAGAGGTTGGCGGAGAAACAGTATATTTCTCTCACGCAGGAATTAGTTATTCCTGGTATAAAGAACTTAAGAGTAAGTATGACAAAGACGAATGGGATATTTTATTTACTACTAAGGTATCTGATAAGGCAGACAAAAGAGATAAATTTGTAAGATTGCTTGGTCATATTGGTGAAATGCGTGGTGGATATGATAAGACGGGTTCTTGTTTGTGGTGCGATATTAGAGAGTTTTATGATGACAAGAGAATTGGTGATTGTAAGATGCAGATATTTGGACATACCAATGTCGGAGAAGCCCCTGTTGTATATAAAGATTTCGCATGTATAGATTGTTCTACCGCTTGTATTCTAATGGATGATTTAAGTTTATTTACTTACGATGAATACTGTGAGTTGGATAAAGATGAATACAAAGAAATCAATAATAATTAAGTAAAAAAAAACCACACTTCCTATAAAATAAAATAGGTTGTGTGGCTTTCTAAATATGAATAAATTGCAATTAAAGTGTATTTCGTTGTTCCCTTTCCTTGGCACATGATAATTCTCCATTATTTGACCAACAATTCATTTGGTCGTTAATATCCACACCATTTCTTTGCAGATATTTGCCAGTTACTATTTTGTAATCTTTAGGATTTAAGTCATTATCTTTTAAATCTTGAAAGAAATAATCATTTTTGAAACTTTTCAATTCAGAAGGTTCGTAATCTCTGTAGTCCCAGCCATAAACAATTAAACCAGTTCTCTTATTAACTGCGAAATAGTTGTTACCACCTTTATCCACACCGCTTTCGGACATTTCTTTTATAATTCTATATGTGGCATTTTCTACCATATTACATATATCTGATTCGGTTAATCTAATAATTTTTTTTGACATTGTATTAATATTTTTTATATAATATAAATATAATGTTAATCAGTATTTGTTATTTTAGTGAATTATTATATTCTTCTAATTTTTCTCTAAACAGTTTTGCTATCTCTGGATTGGTGCATATAGTAAATCGTTTATTATTCTTCGTTTTTTCACTAAATTTTTTGTCGTAAGAAAGTATTTTTTCTATAAGTTCTTCTTTTGCTGTCATGTGAATATATTTTAATATTTTTGCATCGTTTTAATAGTATATTAAAATGAAGCAGAATTTTTATTATTGCAAAGATATAGTTTATTTTTAATAATACCAAATAATAATATATAAATTTCTTTAAAATATTTGGTAAAATAATTTTTTATGTGTACTTTTGCTGAAAAAATATAAGATATGGAAATGAACGTAGAAAAAATGTATAATGACTGGTGTGAGCAGGCTAAGAAAGAGAGAGAAAATATAGGAAAAAAAATTTTATTAGGGAACTTTCTGTTAAAAGATGTGATAATATCAGAACCGATAATAAAGCAACAAGAAAATGATGAAAATTCTATATCTTTAGTTCTCGATTATTGGATTGAAAATGAAATTCAGAAATAAAAGAAATATATTAATAATTATGGAAAGGTTACTGAAACAACTTAAAGAACATTTTGATAATACACCAAGAGATGTGTTAGATAAAGAGATGGAAGAATTGGAGTATTTGAATGAAATAGGTCCATATGTTATTACAGATGAGGATGAAATCCGTAACCAAAATAAAGAGATAATCTCTCCATTGCTTAAAGAACTTAATGAGTTTTTAAACAATGCTTCCGAAGAAGAATTGAAAAGAAATTGGGAAGACTTAAAGAAATGGGAGCACATCGGTCCAAATGCTGCTGAGTTTGTTAAAGAATTAGAAAAGTATGTCTTATGACTATTTATAATAAAATATGCCATTGTGTAGTAATTTTTGAAAATAATAAAACATATTTTAATGGCAATGAAAGACTATACACTGAGAGAGTATGCTGAGCGTCACAACTTAACATATAGAACACTTTGGAATAAATTTAAAGAAGGAAAACTGCCAAATGCTTATAAGGACGAGTTTGGACATATAAGAGTAAAAAAGAAACTTGATAACATTGGCGATAGAACCATTGCTTATGCAAGAGTGTCTTCAAATGACAGAAAAACATCCCTAAACGGACAACAAGCAAGACTGGAAAACTATGCTGATTTGAATAACCTAAATCTTGTGGATTCATACAAGGAATTTGCATCTGGTATGAATGATGATAGAAAACTTCTAAATAAGATATTTCAAAGAACTGATTGGGATATTCTACTTGTTGAAAACAAAGACAGATTAACACGTTTCGGATTTAACTACATAAACACATTATTAGAACAACAAGGAAAAAAGATAATTGTTATAAACAATACTGATGACAACAAGGAGGATTTAATGAAGGATTTGATTTCCGTGATTTATTCGTTTTCGGCAAGGATGTACGGTTTAAGGAGAAAAAAACGAAGAAAGAATAATTAATTTTATTGAAAGCTGATAAAAGATGTACTTAACTGAAAAGCATAATATAAAAAGGACACACCCATTCTACAATGAGTGCGATAAGTTGTGTTTTCAGTCAAAAAACATCTATAACCAAGCATTGTACAATGTAAGGCAATACTATTTCAATCATAAGAAATATCTAAATTATTATGGAAATTATAATCTAACCAAAACTCAGGAGTGCTATGATTACCTTCCTAAGAAAGTGTTTTGCCAAACGTTAAAACACGTTGATATGATTTTCAAATCATTTTTTGCATTGGTTAAAAATAAGACCGTAAAGAATAGACTACCAAAATACCTTGACAAGGTGAGTGGACGCTATGTGGCAACATTTCCAAAGCAAGCAATAAGTTTAAGGGAATTTAAGAAAACAGGCAAACTACGTTTATCACAAACGGATATACGCATAGCAACAAAGATAACGGACTTCAACAACCTTAAAGAGGTGAGAGTTGTTCCAAGAACAAATTCCTACTTAATTGAAGTTGTTTATGAGGTACACGAGAAGCAAGTCAAGAAGAATAACAATGTAGCATCTATTGACCTTGGTTTGAATAATCTTTCAACACTAACATTCAACACTAATGATACACCATTGGTTATAAATGGAAGACCACTCAAATCAATTAATCAATACTATAACAAGAAGAAGGCTCAATATCAATCAAGGCTTAAAGGAGGTAGACACACAAGCAAAAGAATATCTAAGCTCACAGACAAGCGAAACAATAAAGTGACCGATTATTTGCACAAGGCAAGCAGATTGTTAGTGAATCAATTAGTTTCAAAGGATATAGGGACGTTAGTTATTGGCAAGAACCCTAACATGAAACAAGACATCAACATCGGCAAAGTGAATAATCAGAACTTTGTACAGTTACCAATAATGAGGTTTTCAGAAATGGTGAAATATAAATGTGAACTTGAGGGAATCAATGTTATATATAAGGAGGAAAGTTATACGTCAAAGTGTAGCTTCTTGGACTTAGAAACTATTTGCAAGCACGATAATTATATGGGTAGACGTATAAAGAGAGGTTTGTTTGTTTCAAGCACTGGTAGAGAAATAAATGCAGACGTAAACGGCTCATATAACATAATGTTAAAAGCAGCCCCAAATGCTTTCGCAAATGGGATAGAGGGTGTTGGAGTTCACCCAATGGTATTAACCATAAAGAGATAAATTACTATTTTTTCTCATATTCTAAAACATTTTACTCCACTCGAAAGTGGCTAAACAAAGAAGATTCTCCTTCTACTGGTTCTGTTGTTTGCTATGATGGAGAATTTGATTCACAAGATAACACATATCGCAATTTGTTTCTCGAAGTTACTGATTGTCACGGCTCTATTAGATTACATAAGTGCAAAGACTATAGTATTGAAGACTTTGTAGAAAAGATGAAGTTGTTAAGAAGTGAAATTGATAAATTCATAGAACATCTTGAAAATGAAACTATTTATAAAGAAAAATAGTTTATGAACATTAGAAAGATAGTTAATGAGGAGATACATAGATTTTTAAAAGAAGAAACTGAAGAAAATGGCAGTGTTTCTTCACTGGTTCCAGATGAGGTAAAATCATGGAACCCTATAAAAGATTTCAAAGATGGATACTCCAATGGCTCGGATGCTGTTGATGGTAAAATGAATAATAATAGTGGAAATATTTCAAATAATTCAAACCAATCGCCTACAAACATATCTGGAAATGCTTTAGGTGGAAGTTCAGAAGGTTCTGCTGGTGGAATGGAAGGAATGGCAGGAGGTGCTGAAGGACTCGCTGGTGGTATAGAGGGTGCTGCTGGAGGTGCGGAAATGGCTGATGTAGCTGTTTAATTTTGTATTTATTCATTAATAAAATAATAATCGGTATTACTGCAATTAATTTAGCAATAATACCGATTTGTAATTTATATAGTTATTAATTATTGTTCGATTGGTTTAATTTTTGAAGCATAAGCTGACCATCCTTGTGCTGTCTTATATGTTTGTACTGCATCTTGTGGAACGTAGATGTTTTGGATAGTGTTTATTGAATTTAGTATAGTTACAAAATAAGGCTGAGGGGTTTTTGATTTGAATGTTATATTTGTTAAATGAGGGCAATTACTAAAAGCATTAGTTGCTACATTCTTAATCTTGTCTGAAAATGTAAAACTCTCTAAATTAACACAATTTGCAAATGCATTACTTCCAATAGCTTCAATGTTTTCTGTATTTATTATGCTTTCCAAATAGGTACAATTATTAAAAGCACCTTCACTGATAGTATTTATTTTATTAGATAAATATACTTTATGTAAATTAGTAAAGCCTTCAAAATAATATTGCTCTATTCTCTTTCGATTATAATCAAATAAATCCAGTTCTTCTATATACTCTTTTCCATCTGTGATTCCAAGTGATGTGTGAAAGTTTTGTTTCATATTTATAGTGTACTCTCCAGAACTAAGAGTCTTTCCACCTTGCAATGTGATATTTCTTCCCTCTCCTACTGTAATTCTAATAAATGATGTATCATTATATTTCAATTCATTTGTTTCTTATTCCAAGCTAACGTATGGTTCTACGTATCTGGTAGAATCTTCATAATTACTTCTTAGTTGTTTAGTTGCAAATAATTTAATGTTTTCCATAATTTATATATTGTAATAAGTTTTTTTCATAATATCTCTTAGGTTTTGTATAGATTTTCGTATGCGTTTAGCATCTTTTGCAAGTCTATAAAACTTACGTTTTGTATAACCATTTTCTTGTCGGACTATGTTTAGTCCATCTTCAATAGAATCAAAAACCATATCAACATGGTCAAGGCTTTTTATGATGCCATTATATACTTGTCCACCATCTTTTTCTTGAACAATGTTGTTTAATTCTTCATTTATTATTTTCTTTATATTAGTCATTTTAACTATCACTATCTATTATAGAATAAATATTTGTTCAAATTGATTTTTAGTAGTTATTAGACGTGTGATATAATATTTATTTATAAACTACCCATGAGTTGAATACTTGTGGAATTTACGGAACTTATACAACTATAATACTATATGCGAAAAACACAAAGAATAATGAAAACTACTGAATATTTTAAAACCTTACTTGATACAAAGTCATCCAATAGTACAAAGAGCTTTGTTTTGATGTTGTCAGCAATAATAAGTGCTCTCGTAAACTTAACTATTTGTTTTGTGCTTGTATATGATGTAACTGCAAATGGCTATATTAAGACAAGTCTATGGGACGCAGGATTTTTCATTTTATGCACTGGCGGTTACATGGCAGGTTCTGGTTTAACTAAAGCGTTAGCTGATAGACGACGAAATAAACGAAGTTTAGATATTAACGAAGAAACAGATGAAGAGAAGTAAAAAGTAAAGCGGTCGATAATTTCGACCGCTTTTTATATTATTGGTATCAGCATTCAGTCACAATTCCATTTTCCATTGTGTACCACGCATTTGGATGAAATTCTTTTCTATCAATAGTAATAATGGAAACGGTAGTATAATCTTTAGAATCAGTTTTACAATAATCCGAGAAAACTATTTTAGTTCCACATTCCGCTTGTACACGATTATGTCTACCATGTATAAAAACCGTATTATGGCAGCTATTGCATACAACGCTATTATTTTCACCATTGCACATAATAATAGTGTCTGTTCCTAATGATATAATATTGTTATGACTACTATTAACATTTATGTTATTTTCATCACCATAAGAAATAATTGTATTAAAATCACCATTTGAATTTAATTTGTTGAAATCACCTAACGATACAGCTGTATTATGATGGGAAGTCAAATTACATTTTATTTCGTCTTCAATTAAAAACGCATCATTGAAATGACTACAATTATCAAATCTACCACATGGACTACGTAGTAAGAAAGTTGCCTTTACTTCGTCATAACATTTTGTATATTCATAGGAATCTTTATGAGAAATAAATAGTTTATCCGTGTTTTTATTTGAAATGATTTCGTAATGTCTTTTGATATCTGTCAAAACATCTTCCATTGTCAGTTTGTGAAGAATTTTCATTCTTTTACATGTTGAAGTTGTTAAGTTATATCTTTTAACATTATAACATATGCATTCGAATATATCACTATGATATATAAAACAATTTTTTAATGCATCTAATATTGTTTCATACACATGATACCCACCTGTTGTAAAATTACCTTCATATTCTTTTCCAACTTCGTAATAAAATGAACTATTTTTCTCTTTGTTACCAACGAGATATAAGGTTTGTTTTTCTACCATATTTTCTATGTTTTATAATAAGAGTTTACTTGATAAGAAATTATATTATCTACATCTGACCATGATAATGGTGTAAAGTCATTATTGTCTACACCGACATCATATTGTGTTGGAAAAAGATATTTGAGACGTTCATCATCTTTTCCTATGGTTTGTATTTGCTTTCTCGAATGGACATGTCCGAATAATTGATAGTATTGGTTCTCAACATCCGAATATGTTCCAGCGTAGCATAAGAACGGATAATGATTTAAATAAACATATCGGTTATCAATTTTAATCAATAGTTGATTATAAACGTTTTCAAATAATATCTTTTCTTGAGTAGGTGATGATGCATTATTTTTCCAATCGTGATTCCCTTTGATAAGAATTATTTTACCATTCAGTTTATCTCTTATTTCTTTTGTTTCAACGAATTTACCATACGCAAAATCTCCGAGATGGAATACTAAGGCATCTTTTGGAACTTTATTATTCCATTTCTCAATCATATCATTATTCATTTCTGCAACCGAGTTATACGGTCGATTGCAGAATTTGATTATATTTTCATGATTGAAATGTGTATCTGATGTGAAATATATTTTTTCTCCATCATTAAATTTCATGTCATAGGTTTTCATTTTTACAATAAATTTTTAAAATCTTCTATATTAAGAGGATTAGATATTACATCTGGTTTACGACCGTCATTCCATAAAATTGCAACTTTATATTTTCCATCTTCAATAACTGGTTCTATTGTTGCTTCATTCTTAACATCTGGGTCATAACCGAAAGGTCTATAATCAAAGAAATCTGGTGAAATCATCAACTTATCACATAGATTAAATGCGTCTGATGTTTTCTCTTTCTTTAATAGTTCGATTGTTTCATCTCTTAGTTCCTTATTGTGATGATAATCGTCAATAAAATTACCCCACTTCTCCAACAGTTCTTCAAGCGTACCGTCATTGAACAGTACGTTATTTCCGAACAGTTGCCAATTAAGTGAGATTTCTGAAAGATGATTTGATACATTGGAAATATCTGGTCTAATGATATACCAAGTATCACCACCCATTTCTTCAATCATTCTTTTTTCATTTGGAAACCGCACATCTTCTATAACGTAATCAGCAGGATGTAATTGGATATATTCTCTAATTTTCTCCATGTGCCAATCTGGGTTTATATTTCGTATGATATTTGTACCTAAGAACTGAAGCAAATGGCGTACATTTTTAATCATTACACCATTTATATTTTCTTTCTGTACGATATTCCAGATAACTTCGCTTGGAACTTCGATACGTTTAGCAAAGTAATCACACGCATCTTTATCAAAGAGAATATTCAGTTTCTCGTTAGTGCATTTCATTTCATTAAAGACATTTATATTTGGAACATTTAACCATTCCATACACATCTTCTTAAGAGGTTGCGCAAAATAAATGCTTTTATAACCTTTTTTAATGAGAAGTTTGGTAAGTTCAGACTTACCAGACCTCATTCTTCCGCTTAGACCTATAATCATATTATTTATGTTTATTGATTAAATCTTGTAAAATATTACTATTAACGCTACCACTTAACTTATAAATGAGTTCGTCATTTTCATCAAAGAATAGTGAAGTAGGAATATTTCTTACATGATATTTCTCAGCTAACTCATTACCTTCGTCATCGTTCTCTACATCATAAGATTCAAACTTGATATCTTTGTTTTCATCTTTCTTAGAAACTTCTTCAAAAACGCTTGCATAAGCCTTACATGGTGCACACCATACTGCTGAAAGTTTGATGATTTTCTTTACTTTATTCATTTTTTAATTCTCCTTATTATTCTTGTTTTTTTATTTTTCATTAAGTTTCCAAATACTTCAATAGCATTTTTAGGCTTATTGGTTGTTTCTCTGATTATTTCATCTTTAGTACTTGATGTTTCGTTAATTGTTGTCGCAGTTTCTATAATATGCCGTGCTTGGTCTATTGTTGTTACTTCTTTTCTGTTCTTATTATACAACTTATCAATAACAATTTGTTTTAACTTAAGCGAGCGTATTGTTTCTGGATTATATGCATCAAACTGTTTAAATTCACTTTCATCAAGGAAACCTAAAATATTCTTAGTACGTGTATAAGCAACGTAAATAAGATTATTCTCTTGTTCTATCTCCCATGGTTGTTTTGCTGTCTTGGATGGCATGAGGGATTTACAAGCTATATATACATTTGGAGATTCAAGACCTTTTGATTTATGGATTGTTGATAGTATAATACCACTATCCTTGTTATTTGTAAAAATCTCCTTTATACGGTCTTGTAATTCTTTAGCTGTTGTTAAGCCATCTGATAGAATCTCTAATACTTTAATCTCATCAAGTTTAGCAACAATAGATGCGCTTGTTAGAGCTTCTTCTTTTGAAATATTTTGTTTACGCATTGTAGTTTCAAGAAAGTCATAGAATATATCATATAATTTCGAGAAAACACCTTGCTTATCAAGATTTACATTTAAAATTTGTTCTTTTGTATTTCTTATCGTCTTTGATAAGTTATTAGAATAATCTTTACCAAGTATTTTAGCCTTTATACCATTCTTTAATAGTTCAATATAAACTTGTGCAAGTGGGGCATTGTTACGGCATAAAATCATATCACCGTCTTTAACATCTGATAGATTTGCATTTTGTATGATTTCACCTTTAACCTTGTTCTTTTTATCATACTCCATGGTTGGTACAAGATAGTGTACATACTCAACAATATTCTTAGGACAGCGATAACTAATAGAAAGGGGTAACTGAATAGTATCTTCCAACTCTTTTAGTTTGTCGAACGCTTCAGAATCTGCACCAGAGAAAGAATAAATAGCTTGCGCTTTGTCACCAAAGAACATCATTCGTGTTCCCATTCTTCGGCAAGTAAACAACATGTCTTTTTCTACCATATTTAGGTCTTGACATTCATCTACGATTATCCAATCATACTTATAAAACTTACTATCAAGGTGAAGAATATTAGGCAACCAAACCATATCACCATAATCAATTTCATCCAAGTAAGTTTTGCCCCATTCTAATACTTTAACGGCTACTTCTTTCTCATCACCTACACACACAATTCCATATCTACTACAAACTTTTTCTAAATCTTCCACCGTTTCCGAAAGATAACATCTCCCAAAGTTTACAAGACTTTGAATATTAGATAGATATTGAGAGAATTGTTTACCGAGACGGAATGTATTTATTGTTGCAAGTTTGGATATATTATTATTAATATACGATGAATACTTATACTCATTTGGTTCAGTATTCATAAAGCGTCTATTAAAATTAGCATTTAATATCTTATATCCTAAGCTATGAAATGTTTCAACTTGAACGTTTTTATGTCCTGCAAGTGCTACTTTCTTTTTAATTTCTTGACGTATATCTCGATTGAAAGCGACAATAAGGACTTTTTTATCTTCTGGTATATAGTCTAAAGATTTAATAATAGTATATGTTTTGCCAGACCCTGCAGATGCTGATATAACTGCATTACCGAGACCATGTTCAACAAAGTCATATATAGCTAACTGATATTTACTTGGCTTATATACTTTAATTTCTTCTTTCTTTTTTCTTGCCATATATTATAAAGATAAGAAGCTGAGCAATAGCCCAACTTCTTTTAATTAATTACTCTGTTACATCATTAGTTGTTGGCTTGTCAATAACATAGTATTCATCTTCTGGGAATCCAGCCTCGCTAAATGTCTTGACATCCAAAACATATCCAGCATTTGACATAACAGTCGCAAATGTGGAAATGGAGCAATTCCCACTGACAAGTGCCTTAAATTCATCATCAGACAAACCGATATGCTTAGCATACTCCTTATCTGTCATATTTAGCTCTGCAGCACTATTTTCAAACTTTGTCATTGCATCCTCATTCATTTCCTTAACAATGACATTAATTACTTCTCTAAATCTTTCGTATTTCATATTTTCTCATTGATTAAAATTATAATGCAAAGATACTGATTAATTTATTAATACTGAAGAATTAATCGTTAATAATTCTAAAATATCAAATTTACGGCTATAGAATTAGTTGTTTCTTTCTGATATTTTGCAGAATATCTTCAACCATTTGTACATCTATACTTTCTGGAAGTGTAGAGTGCTTCATTGCTTCGTCCATTTCTTCTTTATTTTTATCAATCATATCCATGAGTTCATCATACTCATATTTATGATTTCTAATGTTCATAAGCAAATCCCTATCACCCATCGTCTTTCTATCAAGATTTACTCCCTCTCCACTTGCAATTTCAAGGCCCATTTGAATTAAACGGAAACTATGCATCATATTTTTAGAGTCATAATTCTTAGTAAGATTGGATTGATATCTTTTTTCGTTACGCTTCTCTTCCCAATCTTTATAATGTTTATAATCTGCACAGTGCGCTGAATAACCGTTAGAATTAAAAGACATGTAACATATTGGCTTCTCTCCTTTAGCTACTGGTGATAGGACCATCTCGTTTGAATTTTCTCTCACGATACCATTATACCCTTTAGGGGTTTGGTTATCATAAAACCAATACCAGAAATCCTCCCAAACCGTAGCATTGATATATTTCATGATAAACCCAGCCATATTTTCCATATAAGAGCGTTTAAGAAGTCTCGTTTCTATTTCTACACCTGCTTGATTATTATTAGCTTGTGCATCCTTTAAACGTGTAATAATATCTTTTGTATTAAGTCTACGTATATAACAACCTTCGAAATCTTTGCCTTCAATTCCTTCCTTTTGAAAGTGTTGTCCCCAGTCGTAATATACGCCATAGATACCTTCCATATTAGGTATTTTAACAAGACCGCAATATTCCTGTTTCATACCTCTATATTCCAACCAATGTTCCATCTTGGTACTGCCTTGGTCTTTGAATGTATAGCAGAAATCCATTGGCTTTAAACGCTTGGTAACTGGATTAACAATCTTCTTATTAAGTCCACGTGCTTTTCTAATTTGTTCTAAAGAATAAGCAACGAAAGGTTTAAAACACTGCTTGGTAATGAATTTATCTTTATTGGCGAACAATTCATTAAGAACAGGGGACGGTTTTAAAATCATTTTATCCTCTGGTATAAACAGTGTTTCAAGAACTGTTGCGTTTGATTTAATAAGCATTTGAAAATACTTGCCTAATTCATACCATGTTGTATCATTTCTACTATCTGCAACTTGTGGAGAATAATTTAAACCCAATCCTGTTAAGTCTGAAGGATTGCAGATAAACAATCCACCTGTATCTAAATCTGAGTCTTCATTATTCAATCCGTAAAGATGACTACCTCTAACGTATTCAAATAATAACCTATTTTCGTTTCTAATATTTTCAAATGTTTCCATTTTTTATAATCTAACAGTTAAGATATAATAATATGTATCTTCATCTACACTTGTTCTTTTACTATCTTGAGAGTAATCTACGGTATAACCTAATTCTCTGAGTTTACGAATAATATATGTTAGTTTAACAAAATTTACCTTATCTTGATTATATTTGATTTTAACACAACTTTTTTCTAATTTAACCTCTTCTTCTAATAATGAAATTATACGTTCACAATAATCATAAATCTCACTTTTCAGAATTGCTACTTCGTTAACTACTTTCTCTTTTAGCTCATTTGCTGTTAATAATTTTTTATCCATATCTTTTATTTTTATATTATGACTTTTTGAATAATTTCTTACGTTCTAATTCAGTTTCAAATTTATCTATTAAGTGTTTGCACTGTTGTTTTACAACAATCTTTTGTAATTGTTCGTTTAATAAATCTTTATTCATATATTCAAGAAAGAAAAAACTTGACTGATAAGTTTTTAAATATGTCAATCAGTTTATATTTTATTTATTTATCACATTCTTTTATTTCTCCGTTTCCGATATTATACCATGTATCTGGTTTAATATTGGTTTCATCAACATATATTGTTTTAACTGTTGTAGCTTCATTCTCATTTTCACTATTACGTTCTGAATATATAATTGTAGTACCTATTGTAGCTTTAAAACTGTTATATTTTCCATGCAGATAAACAATATTATTTTCTCCGTTACATATTATTCTATTTGTTTCACTAATACATGATATATAATTATTTTTACCAGTTGAAATGATATTGTTAAAACCGCCAGTTACGGATAAAATATTATCTTCTTCACGTAAAATAAATGTATTACTGGTATTACTTGAGTTAATCTTGTTTGATTTACCAATAGAAACGACTATATTATTATTACTGGTAAGATTACAATCGCATCTGAATGCGTCAAGGTAAATTATTCCAAATAATCCACTATTATTTACAGTACCTAAATAACCATGCATAGTCATTACGCATCTATCTTCGGAATTTGTTATACGTCCGTGACATGTTTTATTACATGTTATTACCAAGTTTTCAACAAATTTATTTCGATAATCATCAATATTTTCTGCGATATCTTCAATAGTAATTTCTTTTATAATTTTAATGTGTTTACAAGTTATATGTAATGGGTCGCTATGTACTTTATCAATCTCACTACATTCTACATTATAAAACTTATGAATCCGAATGTCGCTAACTGATACTAAATCAAATAAACAACGAAAAACACTCAAACCATATCTATATAATTCAATATATGAACTATCATATTCTTTATTAACTTCCAAGTTTAAGTCTGACACTTTATTTTTAGGTAATCCCATATAACCTATAATTTTCTCTTCTTCCATAACCTTATATATTATTATTTTTGCAAAGATACAAATAATATATCATATTTCAAAGAAATTATACTATAAATTATGTTAGATATTTATATTTAAAAGACATTGTATGAAGCATTTAAAAATATTTGATACCTCAGCTGACCTTCAGACCTATATGGATGGACCTGATTACTTGGAACCATTCGTAGGTACTGATACTCAAAAAAGTGTGGTAAAATACAACCGTGTCGCCCAAAATGTCATTAGAATATTTACACAACGAGGTGGTGTTACATTGGCTAAGTATCTTGATGACCAGATGTCAAATATGGAAGAATTTGTATTAAAAGAAGGATGGAATAATTTAGACATGACTAATGCTTTTAAGTATGGTTTTGGTAATGTAAATGGTGAGGACCTTAACGATTTAACTCAGGTTGATTTAAGTAGATATCAAGGCACTAATTTATTTCATTACATGTTTTATAACACAGGAATTAAGACAATTATTTTACCTGACACTATAGAAGAAATTGGAGTAGGTACGTTTGGTTCATGTCGTAAACTTAATAGTGTTCACTTCGGTACAAATATTAAGAAAATAGGACAGATGTCATTCTCGGAATGTTATAGTTTGGCAGAAATTAATTTACCAGAAGGTATTGAAGAATTAGATATTAGAGCTTTTAGTTCTGTCATTTGCTCCAAGCTTATTCTTCCTAATTCTATTAATAAATTAGGTTATAACTGTTATGGACCTTATAAAGAAAATGTTTATAACTATAGGGGTACTGTCCGTTTTCAAACGTTAGAGCCACCTATCATCAATACTAAATTTGTCTTCTCTAATGTTAACAGAATAGAAGTTCCTATGGCATCGGTTGAAAAATATAAAAATATCAATGTTAACGGCTGGAAAGAGGCTTGGGGAGATAAAATTGTAGGATATTAGAAATATTTATAATCAAAAAGTATTATATGAAACATTTAAAATTATTTGGAAACGCAAATGAATTGCAGACCTATGTGAATGGAAGTGACTATTTGGAGCCATTTGTAGGTACCGACTCTCAAGGGGGGGGGGTAAAATATAACCGTGTTGTTGAGAATATAATTAGGGTGTTTGTCGAGCAGTCTGACCTTGTAATTCCTAAGTTTTTGGATAATGATTTAAGTAATTATGAGGATGTTGAATTAAAAGAAGGGTGGAATACTTTGGACATGACTAATGATTTTAAATATGGTTTTGGTAATATAGTTGGTACATCATTAAATTATTTAACTGAGGTGGATTTTAGTCATTATATCGGAACCAAGTTATATATGTACATGTTTTTTCAAACTGGGTTAAAGAAGGTTATTCTCTCAGATAGTATTAAGGAAATACAAGAAGGATGTTTTGCGAATAATAATAATTTGCAAGAAGTTATATTAAACAAGAACATTGCAATTATAGGTAATTCGGCTTTTAATAATTGTCGAAAATTAACTAAGTGTATACTACCAGAAGGATTAAAAGAATTACAGGATGGTTCTTTCCTTGTCGTTGGTTTGGAAAAATTAATCTTACCAGAATCTATTGAGAAACTTGGTGAAAATGTGTACTCTTGTTATAATGATGATAATACAGTTTCAGCAACAGTGCGTTTTCACTCTCTTGAACCTCCAATAATGAGTAAATATAGTTTTAATGAACATATTACTTTAGAAGTACCAATGGCAGCTGTTGAAACATATAAGAATGTTGATATTCCAGGATGGAAAGAAAAGTTTGGAGATAAGATAGTTGGTTATTGAAATAAAAAACACGATGGTTATTCCATCGTGTTTTCTGTTATTTACATTTTTGACATTTGTTTCATAACTTTATGGTAGTATGTATTAGGCAATCGTTTGATATTCTTTACATAAAAACCATGGTTCCAGCATTTTGTAGCTTTTTCAAAGCTATGTTCTGGGTTAAAATGTTCTTGAAGATGAATGAAAATTTCCTTAGACTTTTGAGGGTCTCTTCTATCTTCAAGTGTGTAACGTTTCTTGATTTTTTTCTTTTTCAGAATGTTGTTGCATTCAGCTACGGCTGAAGGTGTAATCTGAAGTACTCCTAATGATTTTCCATTTCTTGCATTGTTTTGACCTTTGCTTTCAATGTGAATCATTGCAGCAATCAGACGTGTCCAATCAAATCCATGTGAACAAGTTTGTGCGTTTACTGTAGTTGTGGACAGAATCGCAAAAAGAACCATTAGAAATAGTTTTTTGTAATTTCTCATCATTTTTATTTTTTAGTGAGGTGCAAAATGATATAAACCATATTGCGTTTTGGCACTGTGTGAGACTGCGGTATGTGCCGTTTTGACCTCTTATTAATTAAAAGTCGTATTTAGTTAGAGTACCGTGTTTGGTAATCTTCTGACCGTACCAATCTTTTAATACTTGTATAATAAATTTATCTCTACCATGTTCTTTTGGTAATATTGTTTTAAATTTATTTTGTAGGAGATAAAACAATTGTTGGTCGGTTAATGATTTCTTGGATGGTTGTCCATTTTCGTCCATTTGTATAACAATTGGTATATTAACCAATACCCCATTATCATCTTCTCCTGTATATTTTGCACGAATAAAATTTTTATCTAAGAAGCGTTGAATTATTGTAACTTTATCAGAATAACTTTCTTTTAAAACTTCTTTTTTAAATTCTTCGTTAAGCTGTTTATTATAATGTTTTAACTTCATTTTTGTGTCACATATATAAAGATAAATAGTTTATGAAACTCTTTTCTATTATTTTTTAACACGGTTGCAAAGATAAGAAAAATATATTTAATACCCAAATCAATTAAATGTTTTAACATAAATTTAATCATTAAAATTGGTGATTAAATTTAGTATATTTGTCTGAACTACAATATTTATATTAAAACTTAAATATCATGAAGAAATTATTTTCAAAAGTAGCAGCTTTTTTCAAAAAGTATTGTAAAACTTATTTCTTTATCCAGACATGCCTGATTATATTCTTCTTTTTAGTCGTGGCACTTGTTGGATGTGAGTATTAAGATTTTTATGAACGGGGCGATAAACCCCGTTCGTTTTGTTTTACGAAATTGTTAGTTCGTCTTTGTAATCAAAATTAAATGTATGACCGTTTTCATATTCTCCAAGTAAGATTACATCCGTCAATTTATCTTCAAGTTCATTTTGTACGAATCGTATAATTGGGCGAGCGCCATATTCTTTCTGCTGTACTGCTTTTTGATAAATGAAATCAACAACACTTGGTGTATATGTTATATTATAACCAGCCTGCTTAACTCTTTTAGAGAATTTCTTTATTTCTAATTCTGTAATACCTTTTAGATTATCATCTGTTAAACTATTAAAGTAAACAATTTGGTCAATTCTATTAAGAAATTCTGGTGTGAATTTACTCTTCATTTCTTTTTCAATGATGGCTTTTTTATTATTACCAACATTTGTAGAAAAACCAATGCTTTTTCCAAACTCAGATGCTTGCTTAGCACCGATATTTGATGTCATTAAAACAATAACGTTCTTAAAATTAACAAGTTGTCCAGAAGAGTCTGTTAATCTACCATCATCGAATAATTGTAAAAACAAATTATAAACTTCTTGGTCTGCTTTTTCAATTTCATCTAAAAGTAAGACACAGTGTTGTTTATTTTTAATTGCCTCGGTTAATTGACCACCATTTTCATATCCTACATAACCAGGAGATGCACCTGTAAGTTTTGAAACTGAATTTTTCTCAGAATATTCAGACATATCAATACGTATTAATGATTTTTCATCACCGAATACTTCTTCTGCTAACTTCTTGGCTATCAACGTCTTACCGCAACCTGAAGGGCCCATCATAAGAATATTTGACATTGTCTTTGTTTTATCACCAAGACCTACTTTATTTCTTTTAATAACCTTACAGATTGCTTCTACGGCTTCATCTTGTCCGATAACACTTTCCTTTAATATATCATCAATATGAGCGATTTTAGTTTTCTCATTACTTGATAATTTGGTTACGGGTACTCCAGTTATATCTGATATTACCTTTGCGATATCATTTTCAGTAATAGGTACTATATTTTTATTATCTTTCTTTTGTTCTCTCTTATAATCAGTTAATTTACGATTAAGTGCCTTCTCTTCTTTGTTTAAGTCTTCAACAAGTTCCCACTCACCATTATTCATGTACTTCTTTTTTTCGTTTGAAATTTCATTTAAACGACTTCTTGTAGAAGTAATCATTTCTGGTTCTGTTTTCGTTAAACATAAACCTGCACCTGCAAGGTCGATAACATCTATTGCTGAATCTGGTAAACATCTATCGTTTATGTATTTTTCGGAAAGTTCAACTGCTTTTTTGATTATTTCATCACTATAAATTGTATTATGATAATCTTCGTAAAACTTTTTATTTTCTTTTATAATTTGTATTGTTTCAGATGCGCTGTTTGGTTCGATAACAATTTTTTGTAATTTACGAGAGAGTTGTGTATTATTTTCTATACAGTTACGATATTCTTTGAAAGGTAATGTACCTATTACTCTAACATTACCATCCTCTAAAATTTTACCAATTTTATCAGAAATATCTGTATCTCTATCTTTATTACCACTCTTAAGTACCATCTGCATATCATCAATAACGAGGATATATTTGTCATTATTTTCCAATTCGTCAAATAGCCCTTTAACTCGTTCTTCAAACATACCTCTTAAACTTGTACCCGATACCATACTCATAATATTGAGTAAAAGTAATTCTTTTCCATCTAATACACTTGGTACTTTATGTTCATTTATTAATTTAGCAAGTCCATAAACAATTGAAGTTTTTCCGACACCTCCCTTACCTACAAGCACTACATTATTCTTCCTACGTCTTGAAAGTACTTGCATTATAATTTTCAATTCTTTTTCTCTTCCAATTGTTTTATCAACTTTACCATCTTTTACTATTTTATTTAGGTTTATGGTATATTGTTTTATAAAATTATCTTTTGGTGAAACTGACTTAATATTCACTTCACTTTTGGATGGAATATTCATGTTATTATTTTTATTCTTCTGTTTTTTAGTACGTCTATTTTTTGTCTCACTTTGACATTTACTTAAAATGTTGTTATAATCAATGCCAGCGCTTTTAAGAATTTTTCCACTATTTAAATTGAGTTCTGGATTTAGTAAAGCTAATAGAAAATGTTCAGTGCCTAAAATATTGCTTTTTGTTATTTCTTTTTCATTTTCCGCATCTTCCATCAACTTATTCATATCTTTACTGAAAGGGATTTCAATTATATCATTTGTCAGTCCACTTATCTCATTATTAGATGCTGTTAATGCATTAGCGAATAATTCTCTTAGACTTACTATGTTATTATTCATTAAATAACTTTCAAGAATCATGTGTGCATGACAGTTTTTTGTATCTAACATTGCAAGAACTAAGTGTTCTGGAGTTAATTCTTTAGAGGGTATTTCGTTAAGAATAGATGTTCCCATATATAATACTACTTCATCTAATTCTTTGCTATACATTAAACTTGTTTCGTCCATTAATCAATTTCTATTTTATATTATGTGTCGTAAAACCCTCAAGTCTTCAGCTTGTGGAATGTAAGACATTATTTTCTAAAAAAATATAATAAAATTTTTGTATATTTAAATATAATTTGTATATTTGCAAGCGATATGAGAAAGATAAACAGAACATACAGGTTCAGACTGTACCCGAACAAGGCACAAACCGAATTACTATCAAAGCACTTCGGATGTTCTCGTTTTGTGTACAATTACTTTCTCAATCAACGTAAAGAACAGTATAGGGTTAGTGGTAAAAGCGACAACTACTATGCACAGGCTAAAACACTTACCACATTAAAGAAGCAGGAAGAAACTGTATGGCTTAATGAAGTAAATTCTCAAACCTTACAGTTTGCTATCAAGAGTCTTGAAGCAGCCTATACCAATTTCTTTAAGAAGCATGCTAAGTTTCCTAAATTCAAATCTAAGCATTCTAAAAATAGTTTTACCGTTCCGCAATTTGCATCTGTAGCAGGTGGTAGACTTTTCATACCCAAGTTTAAGGAAGGTATAAAGTGCCGTGTACATCGTGAGGTAAAAGGTAAAATAGGTAAGGTAACTATTACTAAAACACCAAGTGGTAAATATTTCGTTTCCGTCTTCACGGAAGAAGAATACACTACACCAATTGAGAAATCTGGTAAGCCAGTAGGTATTGATTTGGGTTTGAAGGACTTGCTTATCACTTCTGAAGGAGAAACTTTTAAGAATAACCGATACACGAAGAAATACGAATGCAGACTTGCTAAGGCACAGCGACATCTTTCACGTAAAGTTAAAGGAAGCAGAGGGTTTGAAAGCCAAAAACTCAAAGTTTCCAGACTTCATGAGAAGATTAGCAATAGTCGTGCTGATTACTTACACAAATGTTCCATATATCTTGTACATAGATATGATACTATCTGTATTGAGGACTTGAACGTTAAAGGAATGGAAAGAAACCATCGCCTTGCTAAATCTATCACTGATGCAAGTTGGGGTACTTTCATTAATATGCTTACCTATAAGGCAGAATGGAACAGCAAGAAGGATGTGAAGATAGACCGTTTCTATCCCTCCTCTCAGACTTGTAGTGTCTGTGGATACGTTAACAAAGATACAAAGGACTTGTCAGTTCGAGAATGGGAGTGTCCTGAATGTCATACTCACCATGACCGTGATGTTAATGCAGCAACAAATATTCTTCGTATCGGTTTAAATAATACATCGGCAGGGACTGTCGATTACACGGGTGGAGAGGAAGTAAGAGCCAACCAATCGGAAAGCCATTCTTCAGTGAAACCCGAAGCACAAAAGTCTTTAGACTGAGTGTAGTTCACACGCTTGTCAAGTCTGCTGTTTATTTAGAAAAAGATAACATTTGAATTATTTGGATATTTATATTAAATAATGATTAAAAATAACGTTATATAAAAAATGAAAAAAATTGTAAGACTTACAGAAAGTGACCTTCATAGACTCGTAGAAAATTCAGTACGTAGAGCATTGACTGAAATTGGTGATACTCAAAAGGGTCAGTATATGCTTGGTCGTGTGGCTGGTCGTGCTAAAGCAAATAAGGACAAGGATACTTTTATGGCAGCTAAAAACCACCGTCCAGAAGACCCAGATGCTGATGATAAGAAAGTAGCTGATAAGTTGTTTAGACGACATGCTTTCAAGCAGGGTATGGAAGACCAAGAGGATTACCAGTATTACCGTGATAGAGAGAATGATGGTGAATACTATCGTGACGCTGCCGATACTTTGGGTCGTGGTATGAAACGTCAGTACAAGAAATTTAAGTAAGGTAAAAACAATCAAGTTTAAAGCTAACATTTTTGTTAGCTTTTTTTTATTCCATTTTGTTATTATCTAAAAATATTGTATCTTTGCATTAAGTTTAATTTTTAAAACATAGATAATATGAGTAAATTACTTAATGTTTATAGTGATAATATAGATAGAACATGGTATAAGAGTTCTAATATATTATATTCTGAGTGTATTGATAATGATAATAAACCTAAGACTTTAAAGGTCGTTTTCTCAAATGGTAGACAGTATCAATATAATGATGTTGATGTAAGAGATTACTTGTTCTTTAGAGATGGTGATTCGCAAGGTAAGGCACTTAATTCATACATAAAGAAATACGCATGTACCCGTTTGGAGGATGTTAATGTAGATGTTATTAACGAAGAATATACCTACCGTTCACATAATGGTATGTATATTGATAATAATGATAAATTCACGATTAAAGACCATGCAGGTATGGTTTTGTATGAGTTGGACAAAGCTTTAGATGCGGATACGTATGATATGATTAATGATATTTTATTGTCAGTAGGAGTTAAAATTAAAAAGTTGTAATATATGGGAATTATTGTTGGTGGTTTTCCTGGTTGTGGAAGACGATATTTAAAAGATAATTGTCGTGATGGAATAACAGTTGAAAATGTGAAAGTGTCTGATTTTGAGTCAGATGAATTTCCAGACAATTATGTTGACCATGTTTTATCAATTGTAGATAAAACAGATATTGTTTTGATTTCTTCTCATCCTGCAATATGTGAAGAATTAAATACACGTGGTGTTGATTTTAATTTATTTTATCCAGAGCGTTCTCGTAGAAATGAATTTGTAGAGAATTTTGTTCTTGCACATAAGCCAGCAAAGCAGATTCAAGAAATAGATAATAAGTGGACAGAGTGGATTGATTTAATTGAAGAACGTACTTTGGAACATTGCTTTAAACATAGTTTAAGTAAAGGACAATTCATTGGTAATTTCCCAATGATGAATGAGTATGTTTATAACTTGCTTAACAGTATTCAAACAGTGGTAGCAACAAAAGTTGTTGTAAATGGTAATGATATTACAGATATAAAAGATGGAGGCTTGAAGTACATACCTCAAGACGAATCGACTTTTTCATACCAATTATTTAACGCCACAGACTTATCGAATTTATCTTATATTGTTAATGAATGTAATGAAAAATTTGAGAAATTTAAACCAGATTCTGTTGGCGTTTTAATTGACAAAGATACGTTGGAAACATTGAATAAAATTCAAACGTGGTTGGAAAAGGAATTTAAAGATGATTCACAAAGCAATTGAAATTAGTGAAGATACACCACTATGGGTGGATTTAGGAAATGGTCTTGGAAAGTGGATTCCTCTTGAAAATATTTCCTATGTAACAGAATTTGATGATGTTAATAAAGAATTTAAATCTTATCATAAAATCAATCTACCAAAATTATATCCTTGGGAAATTGAACAGATAAAATTATTTAAAAATAAATATAATGAATAATGTTGATAAACAATATCTTGATTTACTTCGAGATGTTTTAGAAAATGGTAGCGAACGTAAGACACGTAGCGGACTTGTAAAATCTGTCTTTGGACGTATGATGCGTTTCGATTTAAAAGAAGGATTACCATTATTAACTACTAAGAAAGTAAGTACAAAAGGTATAATTCATGAATTACTTTGGTTTATTTCAGGTTCTACAAATATAAAATATCTTGTAGATAACGGTGTTAATATCTGGAATGATGATGCTTTCCGTTATTATAATGATATTGCCGTTAGAAATGATAAATGTATGGATGAACGTCTGGTTAAAATGGGTTATCATATTTTGTCAGGAATTTCTAAGGAAGACTTTTTGGAGAAGGTTAAATCAGGAGAAAAGGTACGGGTAGTGCATTGCGTTAACGGAGAAAAGCAAGAGAGTGAATATAAATACGGAGACCTTGGTGCTATGTATGGTAAGAACTGGAGAAATTTTGGTTCTTCTGGTAAAGACCAAATCAGAGAAGTTGTTAATTTGTTAAGGAACGACCCTACATCAAGACGTATTATTTTAACTTGTTATGACCCAGATACTGTAGATGAAGCTGCGTTATATCCTTGTCATATAATGTATCAATTCTATACGAAAGAACTTACATTGGGTGAACGTATAGATTTGTATAAAGAAAGTTTAAATGAAGGTGAACAATGTGATGTTACGGAAACATTTCTAAATTATATTGGTATTCCAAAGTATAAATTAAGTTGCATGTTGAATATTAGAAGTAATGATTTACCTTTGGGCTGTCCTTATAATATTTGTTCAGCAGCTTTGTTAACACACATGTTTGCACATGTTTGTAATATGACCGTAGATGAGTTGGTTTATGTTGGTGGTGATTGTCATATCTATGAGAACCAATTAAATGGCGTACGTGAGCAATTAAAGCGTACTGGTAGTAATACTCTACCTCAAATTAATATACAAGGCGAAATAAGAAGTATGGATGATTTTAAGTATGATAGTTTCTTAATTTATAATTATCATCCAGATGCTTCAATTAAATTTCCTTTAAGTGTCGGATGAGTGTCAGTTACGTTGTAAAGAAAGAAACTAAACGCTGTTTCGATGAGGGCATGAAAGCTGACTTATTTACACGTGAGAAGATTGAAACATTATTAGGTGGTAAATGCTATCAATCAACAATAGCGGAGGATACAAAAAAACATGTCGATTTTTGGTGGGATGCACCTAACGGAAAAAGATATGGAGTAGATGTTAAAGACTCACGTAAGAATAAAAGAACTGACTCTGATAAAGATTATAGTATAACTTGGTTAGAGATACAGAATGTCAGCGGAAAGCCAGGATGGATTTATGGGGAAGAAGATTATATTGTTTTTAAAACAGATAATAAACTTCTTTTTGTAAAACGAGAACATTTAGCATATTTCGCTGAAACTAAATATAATGAATATATTAGTAGTGGTAAAAATATTGTTTACGATACACCTCAAGAATGTTATGTTCCTTATCAAAGAGCTAAATGGGGACGGAAAGATATTGCTTTTAAAGCTTATATGAAAGATTTAGAAGAAATATCTCATTTCTATATAAACTTTGTTACTAATGAAGTTTTTACATTTAACAAAAGCGCTGCTAAATAGCAGTGCTTTTTTCTTTTATAACCTATTTATTTAAAAAAGTATTAAACATGTTAGAACGAGAATATGATGGATATGGTTTTAACGAACCAGAAAGATTTGAGACTATGGCAATGCAAACTCGTGTAGAGTATGAACCTGACAAGGATATTAAGGTTGGTCCTGATAAGGATGGGTTAATGTTGGGTCAGGAAGATGCTGTACCAAGTGATTTGCTTGTACCTAAGTTTGAAAAACATAAAGTTGTTTTTAAAGGCGATGAACCACGTATACAAATAGCACCTGAAGACCATTTGTAATTTATGTCTAAAAAAGTTTTTATTCCAAATAGTAAAATATCATTATTAAAAGAAAATAATGATTTAACTACTCAAGATAAGTATAAGTTAAATACTGGTACTGGTCTTGAGTATGGTCATGTTGTGCAAGATAGTTTGGGGGAAAATTTTATTCCAGAAGTTGATGCAGAAGAAATTAGTTTAAGTTCTTTTAAAAAGGAAAAGACACTTGTTCCAGAAATATGGAAGAAGGATAAACTTGATTCTAAAGTGCGTTTACGGTTATTAGATATAGCGGATGATTTTTGGGACACTATGAATATTACATGGGTTAAACCTGAAGGTTATATTTTAACAGGTTCTATATGTAATTTTAATTGGTCTGAATATTCTGATATTGATTTACACATTGTAGTAGATTTTAAGAAAGTTGATAAGCGTGTCGAATTTGTTGAAGAGTATTTTAAATCTAAAAAGAATGCATGGAATAATGAACATGAGTCACTCGAGATTTATGGTTATAAGGTAGAACTTTACGTAGAAGACATTGATGCTGAAACTGAATCAGGTGGTATCTATGATTTGGAAGGCAATGAATGGTTAAAAAAACCAAATCCAGATGATATAGAAGAAATAGGTTTAGAGAAATATGAAATCAAGTCTATAGCAGCTGATTTCATGACTCAGATAGATGATTTAATAGACAGCGCAAAATCTACCGATGATAAACATGTCTTAGAGAAGATTTCAGAAGAAGCGGAAGATTTGTTATCAACAATTCAGGAAACAAGAAAGGAAGGTCTTGAAGACGGTGAAATGGGTGTTGGTAACATTGTGTATAAAGTTTTACGTAGAGCAGGTTATCTGGATAAATTGTGGGATTTAATTGCTTCCTTATATGACGATGTTAACTCTTTGAATGAAGAGGTGGTTGCTGACGGAAATGCCGACCATAATCCATTTGCAGAACGTTGGAGACATGAACGTGACACTCTTAAGAATTTTATCTTAAATAACGGCATCCTTATGACAAGTAAGGAAAATGGTAAAACTTATAAAGTTTACAATATTCCTCAATTATCTAATCTAATAGGTTATAATTATGCTATATGTCTTGAGTTTGACCCTTATACAATGGAAGAGGGTTCAACCGTTTACATAAGAGCGTTAGATAAGTTTACACGACGTTTATTCCAAGCACAGTTTGATACCAGAGGTAGAGATAACAAAGGTGGAACAGCCGATGATGTTAGATAATATCTTTATTATCAATTATTTTTTATTTGATAAAGATATTTATATAAAAGAAACTCAAAAACTCAAATTTCAACTTAATAATTATATCGGCAGGGACTGTCGATTACACGGGTGGAGAGGGAGTAAGAGCCGACCAATCGGAAAGCCATTCTTCTGTGAAGCCCGAAGCACAAAAATTTTAGTTGCGTGCAGTTCACATTAAAATAATCAATCAATTATTATATCAATTATGAATAAAAAGGTAAATGTCAATGACCAGCTTTCTCGAATGAAAGGTTTGATGAATTATGGTCTTCAGACAGAATCTAAGAATAATACATACTCTTCTATTGAGTATCAGAAACTTGGTGCAGATGGAAATGTATATGGAATTATCAGAGAAGGTTCTAAGTATTACATTGAAACAGCACCTAACAAAAAAACTTTAGTTAAGGAAGATTTTAACTATATTGGTGGTTTTAAAAATAGAAAAGATAACGAGTACTCAAGCTTTGCTGCTGCACAGAAGAATTTTGACCTTAAATTAATGTCAATTCGTGAAGCATATTCAAATGGTAAGAATATTGTTATTGAATCTTGGAATCCAGACAAGAAAGAAAACCTTAATATTGAATCAACGGAGAAGATGCGCAAGGAGATTCTTCGTGAACGCCAGATTATGTATAATGCTGCTTGTATTAATGAATCTAAACCTCAATCTATGACTATGGAAAGTGATAACTCATGTGGTGTTTGTGGTTCAAAAGAATGCAAGGGTGAAGATGCTTCAAAATCAGCTGATGTTGAGGGTTATGAGAATTTAAAGGACGCTAATCCAAAGAATAGTTTCCGTAAATCTAAGCACCAGACTGGTAAGGCTAAAGATGCCAATGATTACAAGGCAGTTAAAGAATCTGCTGAACCTTTAGCTTGGCACCAGACAGGTCAGGATGCAAAGGGCAACATGGCTGATACATATATGGATAAATCTCATGGTACTGAGGTTGGTGATTCAGCTCCTTTTGATGAGGAAACTGTAGAGGAAGGTGTTGCAATGCATGATGCTGAGAATCAGAATACCCCTAATGTTGGAGTTAACAATGTTGGTGATTCTGCACCATTCGACAAAGAAACTAAGGTAAATGAAGGGCTTGATGAAATTCCTGATGATGTTGAAGATAATGAAGTTGATACTGACTTAGAAAATACTGATGATGTCATGGACAATACTGATGATACCATGGGTGATGAAGGTGTCGAAGATGATACACTTGGTGACGAGGCTATTGATACCGAGAATGACGAAGACGACTTTGAGGATGATGATGACTTCGAAGATGACGAGGACGATTTTGATGAAGATGACTTGTCTACACGTGTAGAGGCAATGGAAGATACTCTTGAACAAATCGCACAGAAATTAGGTATTGATACTAACGACTTTGATACTGAGGAGTTTGAAGATGATGACGACTTATATTCAGATGATGATGAAACTGAGGATGAGTTTGGTGACGGTATTGAGGATGACGATTTCGATGATGAGGAAGACGAAATGCCTATGGAGTCAAAGAAGCGTAAAGGTTATCAGATTTTTGAAACAAGAGCATTCAAGAAAGCTAAACGTCGCATGAATGAAGGTGGTATGAAGCCTTTCTCTAATGCTAATCGTGTTCCTAATGGTAACATGAATGCACTTGATGAGTTTGGTAAGCATCCATGCTTCAGAAAGCAGCCAATGACTACACCAACTAAGAATCATCAAGAGTTTGACGGCTATTATGACATGAATGATGAGTCGGCTAAAAATGACACACCATACGCAACTAATATCGGTAGTGGTGCACCATTTGATTTAGATGTAAAGACAGTTGAAAATTCAATTGCAGAGTCAATTCGTAGAAACCTACGTAATTTAAAAAAAAAATCTAATCGAAAGTAGACCAACAAAACTAAAGGTGCCTGGTGGTATGGGTGCTGATTTAGGTCAGCAGCCAGCACCATCGCCTATTCCGCCACAGATGAATGAACCAAGTGGGTTTGATATGGGTAATGACCCTATGTCTGATGACGTTAACGGAGGTGATAATCCTACAGAGGATAATGATGACGCAAATGCGCCAGATTCTAATGGCGTTGATAACAAAGCGCAAAAGGCAGCTGGCGAGTTGAGCTATATTTTGCCAGATGCTTCAGAAGAAACTGTGGATTATGTCATGGGTATGTTAGCCCCAGCGGTAGGTAAAAATGATAATGTTGGTGACGATGACGTTGAAAAGTGGTCTGAGAAGATGAAGAGTGGTGATGATAAAAAGTCTGATGAAGATGAAAATAATGATAATGAGAATGAAGAAACACCAGAGGGTGATAATGAAGATATGGCAATGGAGTCAATAAATTATATAGATAATCTCATTTCTGAAACACTACAAGAATATTTCAATGTTAATGATAAGAGAGAAAATACACGTCCAGATAAAAAGTTAGATAAGACGTATATTGATGATGAAAATCCTTTTTCGTCACCATTTTAAAAAAATAGCACAATGTTAAGTGGTCTAAAGAGGAAGTTTGCGCTTCCTCTTTTTTTATATCACTAATTATATATTTATAATTAAAGTTTAAGTCTATTATGAGAGTTTATACTAAAATAAATGGAATATTGCACGAGGGTATCGCATTCTCTAAGAAAAATATTCAGATTAAAGAAGTAACTAATACAGGCGGTGTATCAGCCTCTATTAGTAATTCAGCAAAGACACCAACCGATGCTGTCAATAATGCTGCAAGTACTCTTAATCAGAATCACAATGTTAATAATGTATCGTTTCAACCTAATCAGGTTGACGGACAACAGAATACAAATTCAGGAGAGGGTCAACAGATTAATGTTGATGTGTCAAACAAAGCAGAAGCAGTTAAACAGGTTACAGATGCTGCTAAAGACCCATCTAAGAAAGATGCTAAGATAGTTGCTTACAATAGTAAAACATCACAGTTAAATACTATTGTTACTCCAAAAGGTTCAACACCTAATGGTAGTATGGAAAATTCGTCATATCGAAGAAATGGTAAATTAGTAGAAATGAGAAATAATTCTGTGCCTTTTAATAAAAAGGATTTGGATGAATTTTTAAAATTGTTGTAATGAGACGAATATATTTAACAGAAGATAAAATTAATGTTATTAAGGAAAGGGTTATAAGTAAATTACCATCTTTTTTATATAATGCACTTTCTTCTCATAAGACATCTTTAGGAAATAACGATGTATTTCCTTCTGATGATATATATCCATTTGATTATATTATAGCTAAAAAACGTTTTAATGAAGTTTCTGATACACTTCAAAAATATGGTTATGATATTAATGATATTAACGTATTATCAGATAAAGCTATTAAATGTTTATTGAAAATTAGAGATTTGGAAGAACCTTTACATAATCATTTAGAAAAAGTATGTCATAATATTGTTTGTGATTTATTCTCTATTCCTAAAAACTCTATTAATTTTTCGTTAAATATAGTAGATAAGGTTGCTTCAGAAAATGCAAGATTAACCCCTGAAGAGGATGATGAGGATAATAAATATGAGTTTGAAGATGTCTTAGAAAAAGATGAAATAGATAATGAAATATCTAAAAGAAGAGTTATTGATTCTTTAATTCAAGGCGCAAGTATTAGGTTATCTAATTTAAGTTTTATATCAGATGATTATTTTGATAATATTGATGAAGAGTTAATTACTCTATATAAAGAGTTAATGGATTTAGGTGATTATCTGGCATTTGTTAAAAACGATAAAATAATAGACGGTAATACAAATCAAGGCTCTTATGTATCTGTTAAATTAGGTGGAAAGTCAGAAAGACCTATTATAACAGTTCAAGCACTTAATTTCCCTTTACTTTTACGTGAAACTATACGTGGTGTCTTTGAACTCGTATCTTCACATGGTCTACCAAAAGATAGAAAGAAAGCAAATTATATTTTACGCAAAGCTGATTTTATCAAAGCTGAACCATGGGATATGCGACTTGGTGTTGGTTTATGGGATAGACTATATTCATTAATGAATGGATATGATACTGACGTAGTTCCTTTCATTTTTATGAAATTATGTGAAAATACACCTGAAGAGTTTAATAAAATTATGAAAGAAATTCTTACACCGACTAAACTTGGTAGAAGATATATTGATGACTTAACAAATTCTGTGTTACATAATATTGATTATCAAAGATTTAGAAAAGATATAGATACAAAACAGTCTGATAGTTATATTATAAATGATAGTTATTTTTCACCTGCTGAACTTGATACATTTAATATTGATAGTAAAGAAAACGAAAGCGGTATTATAGAAGATAATAAAGAAAATTAAATGTTATGATAGATATACAAACTATTGCTGAAGAATATGCAAGAAGTTATGCTGATAAGTCGAGGATTTATTTTATTGAAAAATACCTATCAACATTTAATGCGAATGTTGGTAAGAAGTCACAATTTCTATTATTTCCAAGACAGAAAGCATTCTTACAGAGTCTTGCTGACCATAAGGCTTCTATAGCTATTAAACACCGTCAGGCAGGTATTACTACTGTTTCTTCGGCATGGATATGTGCACAAATTGCGCTTGCTGATTCTGATAAACCAGAAACTATTTTATGTATTGGTAACAAACTTGACCTTGCGAACCAATTGGTTACAAAAATCAGAGAGTTTTTGATGCAAGTTCCACGATGGTATTGGGGTGACGAATATTATTCTCCAGACCCAAAATCAGAGAAAAATAAAAAAGATATTTTTACCAAAAATAGTAAATCAGAATTGCAATTATTCAATGGTTGTTCTGTATACGCAAGGTCATCTGGTGAAAATGCTGCACGTGGTATTTCCGCTGTTTCTATATTGATTTTTGACGAGGCAGCCTTTATTGAGAACGGTCCAGCAGTTTATTCTTCAGCGGTTGCTGCTACATCATCTTATGGTGATAAATCCAAGATAATAATGGTTTCAACACCTAATGGTAAAGATGAATTATATTATAATACTTATCGTCAAGCATTAAGTCATGAGAATAACTATAATGCAGTTGAATTTAAGTGGTATCAAGATTTGCGTTATAATAGACATTTGAAGTGGTATAAAAAGGATGTTGAAACTGGAGAGAAAAAGTGGATTGTAGAGGAAATATTAGACGATACAGGAAGAATAGAATATAACGAAGAAAGATGGCGTAAATTGGAACAAGAGGGATGGATGCCAACTTCTCCTTGGTATGAAACAATGTGTCAATCTTTCAATAATGATTCTATGAAAATAGCCCAAGAGCTTGATGTGTCGTTCCTTGGTTCAGCTAACAACGTTGTTGCAAGTGAATTTGTAGAATTGCAGAATCGAATTAATGTTAGAGACCCACTGCCAGATTTAAAAGACCCAATGGTTGATGATACTTGGTATTGGAAAGCACCTATCCCTGGGCATAGATATATATTAGGAATTGACCCCTCACGAGGTGTTTCAGCCGATAGAACTGCTATAGAGGTGATAGATATGGATGGACGTGATGAAAATGGACAGCCGATTATAGAACAAGTAATGGAATATGTCGGAAAGAAATTGGGTGACGATATTGGTTCTATGGCGGTCTACTACGCCAAGCAGTATAATAATGCTTACGTTGTGGTAGATTGTACTGGTGGTCAAGGAGATGCTGCTATTTTAACAATGTTGAACCTTGGTTATACTAACCTACATTATGATGACTCTTCTCAGAAGACATACACAATGCAAAATCAATCTATGGCAGATGGTAATTATATGAATAGATTGCCTGGTTTTCACTTCCAAGGAAATAGATATCCTGTACTTGCTAACTTTGCAGGACTTGTTAGAAACAACGAATTTAAAATACGTTCTGCACGTGTTATTAATGAACTTGATACATGGATTTTTAAAGGCGAAACTGGACGTATGGACCACATGGAAGGTGCACATGATGACACAATTACATGTCTTGCAATGGCTCTATTTGTAATGCAGTTTTCTCTTAGTAAAATAGAAGCTGCTAAACGTAAAGATGAAGCAATATTAAGTTCTTATAGAATGACAAATGGTAGTAACTATAGAAGACCAGCTATAAGATACAGTCAACCTGTTACACCTAAATCTGGTCTCCCTATGATGAATAGTAATTCTTTATCATCAAAACCGAATAAACATATAGGAGGAACTTATATGTGGTTATTTAGTGGTATGAGATAGTTAAATCTATTTAGAAATCAACTAAAAATGTTATTTTTTAATAAAAATTTATATGGCTAATAAATTAACTGTTTTTCAACAATTAGATAAAGCTATAACTGGTAACTGGAACACACAGGACACAATGGCAAGACATATCAATAACTACGATATGTCTGGTAATAATGTTATATACCAAACCAACGATAAAGATAATTATGAGAAAGTAAAATTAGAATTACAACAGAATAAATATCTTGAAAATAGATGGGTTAAAGCTAACGTTGATTTAAATGTAAGTGCTTACTCAGGACTTAATAATGTTAAGTTGATGTATCGTGATGCCGATTTGATGGACTCATTTCCAGAGATAGGTGCTGCACTTGATATTGTTTCTGAGGAAAGCTGTTTACCGTCAGATACAGGAAATATAGTAAATGTATATTCTAAATCAGATAGAGTGAAAAGTATTCTTGAAGATTTATTTACCAATAGATTAAACCTACAATTAACAGCACAAATGGTTATACGTGGTATGTGTAAATATGGTAATGATTACATGATGCTTGATATAGACCATAAGTTAGGCGTTAAAGGATGGAAACGTTTACCAGTATTTAATGTTGAACGTATAGAAAACGGTATTACTAATCCATATTCAACAGGATATTCTACTGTTGCTGATAACAATACAGATACTAATTCTGATATGTCTACTAAATTCGTTTGGTTAGACGATAGTCAGTCACAAGTTCCATTTAGGGATTGGCAGATAGCACATTTTAGATTATTGACAAATTCTATGTATCTTCCTTATGGAGTTTCTTATTTAAATTCAGCTCGTAGACATTGGCGTATGCTTAGTTTAATGGAAGACATGATGCTTATTTATCGTCTTGAACGTTCTATTGAAAGACGTGTATATAAGATATTTGTTGGTGCTATTGATGATGCCGATGTACCAGCTTACGTTGAGGAAATTGCTAATAACTTTAAGAGAACACCTATTATTGACCCGATGACTGGTCAGGTGGATTTGAGAAAGAACATTTTGGCAATGGACCAAGATATCTTCATCCCTGTAAGAGACCAAAATGCACCAACTCCTATTGATACGTTGTCAGCAGCACAAAACTTAACAGCGATGGATGATATTAAGTTTGTTCAGAATAAGGTATTAACGGCATTAAGAATACCTAAAACATTCCTTAATTTTGAAGAAACCGCTGGTGATGGAAAGAATCTCGCTTTGATGGATATACGTTTCACAAGAACGGTTAATAGAGTTCAGCAGGCGTTCTTAATGGAGTTAACTAAGGTAGCATCCATTCACTTATTCTTACTTGGATTTAGTGATGAGTTAACTAATTTTTCTCTTACAATGAATAATCCTTCAACTCAAGCAGAATCTCTTGAGATTGATAATATAGAGAAGAAGATTACTGCTGTTAGAGATGCTGTATCAGACCCTGGTGGTGGTATTCCTGTTATGTCTCAAGCAAAGGCATTAAAGACAATTATGAAGTGGTCCGATAAAGAAATTAAAGAAAACCTTGAAGAGATACGTCTTGAGAAAGGTATTTCTGCGGAACTCGAAAAGACAACCCAAATCATTAAACGTACTGGTTTGTTTGATACTGTTGATAGAATATACGGAGAACCTGGGGCTGAATATATGGATGACCAACCACAACAAGGCGGACCTGACGGTGGTATGGGCGGTGGCTCTATGGGTGGTGGAGGAGACTTCGGTGGAGGTCTTGATTCACTCGGTGCACCTGGTTCTGATGATATGGGTGATATCGGAGGAGAAGAAGGTTCAATGCCTACAGGAGATATGGGTGGTGATGCTGGTGCACCTCCAGGAGGCGAAGCACCAGGAAGTAGCGGTCCAGAAGCAGGAGACACTCCAATGGAATCTGCAAATAAGAAAAAACCTCTTATTACTGAAAATACATTAAAGGCGATGAAGAAAAATAGTGATAAAAAATTAGATACACTATTTGAAGAATATCTTAATTGTATTGATAGAAAGGAAAAGAAGGCTGAAGAGATTTCTTATGAAAGAGCAAATATCTATGATAAATCTTTATTGATTAATGAAGAATTTGATAAGATGATATCTTCTTTGGATAATTTAGTAAACGATAACGAATAATTTTTAAAAAGATGGTGTTTTCATAGCATCATCTTTTTGTTTATTTAAACTATTTATTTAGGTAAAACGTTTTATAAACATGAAAAATTCAGAATACAATAAAAAAGTAGATAATTTTATAAAAATCATAAAGGAATCTTTAGATAAAAAGGATTTTGAAACTTATAATCATGCTGTGGAATTATTTGAAGATACTGTATCTGTAGCTTTGAAGCAGCAGGAAATGGAAAACGAGTATAAAGGTAATAATTTTGGTGTTTTAAACCATATCTTTGAAAGTGTACTTCCAGACTTGTTTAAGAAAGATAGAAAACTTGTCGGACGTGTTATGCGTACTATTAAAGAAGATAAGAATTTACTTTCTCAATTCCAATTCTATAATGCTTTACGTGGTTATAATGGTGTTACAGATAGTACATCTTTTGTAAGAACAGCGTTAAATCTCACAGAAGGTAAATTGGATAAAAAATCTATTAAAGAGTCAAATGCGAAATTAGCAAAGATTTTGAAGGATAACGAAATATACCCTTCTGATAAATTATCCAATGAGAAAAGAAAATTCTTTGAGAGTTGTAATACATTATTAACTAAACGTGAAAACTTGTCAAATATCAATAAGTTGTCTGATAGCTTAATGACTGTTAGTAATTATATTAATGAACATCGTGCAACTGCTTCAGATAAAATTGATTTGGATGAGATGTTTAGTCAATTTAACAATACTTTTAAAGATAAACTTAATGAAGACGAAAGAAGCCTTGTTATGGATATAACTAATATACGTAATAAGGATGCTGATACCAAGCGTGAGAAGTTGCTGAATAAGTTTAAGAATGAAAGTTTAACTGAAATCGGTAAATTGTTAACAGTTACAGAGGATTCTGAAGAAATAGATAATTTAAAGGGATTAGAAGAGCAAATACAGGGTATGCAATATTCTTCAGAAACAATCGTCCGTGATTTGGCTAAACTAATAGAAATTTGCGATGTTTTAAAAGACAAAGATTAAAATCTCATTTGACTTTCTTATTTTTTACTTTACTTTTTAATAAATGGTTAAATGTTTATGAAGAAGATGGTCAAAGAAATTAAATTAAACGTTTCTAACAAGGTTACATTAAAATATGGTACAATGAATAGGGAAAGTCCAAAAGTTGTATACATTAATGGAAGAACATGGATTACTCCTATGTATGAGGGTAATTATAATGATGCAATGTCTTTTATTCTTAACAAATATAAAAAAGAATTTAAAAGTAGACTTTTAGCAACTGGAAAATTCGAGAGAGGAATGATTTTTGAATTTGATATAAATCCAAGTGCGATGAAGTACGGTCATAAGAAGTTTCTTTCATTTGATATTTTTGCAAAGCAGGTAGATTGTGTTAATTTGAAAGATTTAAACAACGAACTTTCTGAATGCATTGGTAATGTATCTGATAACTTTGTAGAATGTTTAGAAAATAATGATTTTTCTGTTTCAAAATTAAAATAGATTATGACAAAAAGAATAGTTAGATTGTCTGAAAATAAATTACAGAGATTGGTTAAGAATGTAGTTAAAGAAGTTATTGAAAATGACGAAAAATTTGATGATGTTCTAAATAACTATGAACCATTCGGAGAAGATGATGACGACGAAGAAAATATTAATGAAGAATAAAAAAATAGCGAGATGTATTTGTCTCGCTATTTTTTGTGTTATGTGTTGGATATTTGACTTAAAGTATTTCTGCCACCTTCAATAAATGCAGAGGCTAAATCACCTCTTTGATGATAAACATCAAGCACTTTATTTATTAGAACTATTACTTTCTCTGGTGGCATTGATGAGTCATATTCTTTCAGATGTTTATAGATAGGTTCTAAACCATAATCGCTCCATGCATCAGAACCATCTGGCAACTTCATCCAATCATATAGACCCATTTCTTCAAGTTTGTCAAATATATTATGTCTATCTATATCTGTAATATCCACGCCATTTAATTCTGTTTCTCCTAATTCTTCAACACGGTAATTAAACTCTTCAGAAAGATATACATATGGATTAGCTTGTGTATGACCAGCTAAAATTGTATTATAATCTAACTGCATTGTATTTCTTAACAAAATACCTACCCACTGATAAAGAAGTTTTGTTGGGAAGTTAATAAATTGCCCATATTTAGTAAATTCTTGCAATGCTTGTTTGTAAGAATTTGCATCAATCAGCGGTGTCCATGACTGTACGCCATTAGGATTATCTAAGAAATTCTGAAATACATTTTCTACATCAAAATTTTCGGTATAATCGTAATACATATCTTCGAAAGTTCTTTCTTGCAAAATATGTTTAGAAAGATTAGATAATTGAATTTCAGTTAAAACAATTTTTTTCATAAATTACTCTGATAATATTTTATTGATTCTATTAATCTTTTCTGAAACAATCTTTTTATTAAGAGGATTATTATTTTTACTCTCAATATAAGTTTCTAATCCTTCAGGACCATCTGTAGAAATATACGCCATAGGTGTTGAAGGGTCTGAAACAACATCCCAGCAAATTAATTCAAAATCATCACCAACTATATATTGTCCGAGTTTTTCTTCAACAGAACCAACACCTCTTGATGATACACCAAGTTTATATCCGTTAAGCAACATATTTGCAATAGTATCGCCAAAAGACGTACACATACCATGTCTACGGAAACCTTCAGTTATATTTAATTCCATTTTACCCACAAGGGTATGACCTTCCCAATGTAATTCTATAATATTATGAGATATACGACCAAGGTCGATAGTACTTTCAGTAGGGTGATTACATTCTCCATACGCACGATGTTCCTCTATTTTTTTCTGGTAGATTTCTACTTGTTTCTTTAGTACTTTTTCTGGATAAATTCTTCCATTAGCATTCTTGATGTCATATTTTTGAAATACAGCATCTACAATGAAAGGATAAGGACAGTGCCATTCATTTCCATCTTTACTTTCATTAACTGTTTTTGTGAAATCTTTTTTATTTAATTGTACAAAACCATCTTGTTCTATCAATAGACCTGTTCCTGTTTTGTCTTTTTTAATTTCAACTAATTCTGTCTTCTTATTCATAATTTACATTATTTAATAATATAATAATAAATATTATAATCATCTCTTAATTTATTTGTTAATAATAGAATATTTATAATAGAACTTTTTTAAAATTTAATGTAAAAAGGAAAATATACATTAAATTTCACTTTTATTGTATGTAATACCTTACTTTACAGATATTTTTTTAAAAGATTGATATATTTATAATAAAAATAACGTATTAATTTCGTTTTGATAGAATGAAGAAAACTAATAACATTAGAGGCAAAGCTGTTAAAGACTCTTTAGAGAGTTATAACAATCTTGCACAAACTCTGAAAGAAAATACGGAAAATGCTGTGAAGGATATTCTTTCTGAAACAGTACGTGATACATACGCAAGAATCCTCGCTGAGGAAGATGAGGATGAGTATGATAAAGAGGAAGTGGAAGATACTGCAGCTCTGACAGCAGATGATGCTGAGGATGATTCTGATACTGAGGAAACTCAAGTTGAGGATGACACAGAAAGTTCTTCTGATACCGATGATGACGATACAACTGTAGATGTTACTGTAACACCAGAGGGTGATGACACTGAAGTTGAGAAAGTTGAAAACGGTACAGATGGAGATGGTGACGAATGGGCATCATTTGAAAAGTATAAAGTCGGAGATGATGAGTATGACTTCTCAGAAGCGGATGACGATGAAATCGTAAAAGTTTACAAATTGCTGTCTGACGATGACCAGGTTATGGTTAATAAGGGTGATGATAACAAGGTTAGTCTTAAAGATAATGAGACTGGCGCTGAATACCTTATTGACATGGGTGATGATTCTGGAGTAAATGAGTCAAATGAAACTATCTATGAACTTGCTTTAAATGAGTATGATTCACATGTAGGTTATACTGACGATTACCAAAAGAATAATGTCCTTGATACTAAAGGTCTTCCTGTTGCAGACGAAAAGGATTCTAAAGATTGGGGTTCTAAGGGACTTAAATCTAAAGGTTCAGAGAAACCTTGGTCTGGTAAAAAGAATAGTAAACCAGAGAATCAGCCATTTGCAGAGGGTTGTAAAAAATCTAAAGAGGAAACAATTTTTGAAGTTTATGCTGATGATATTGAAGAAGCTACAAATGTAGGTGGATTCGTTCAGCAAAATTCTACTTCAAAATCTCATGTACCTAATTCAAGTGGTAGAAAAGCCCGTAACTCTGGTAAAGGTACTGTTGTACCACGTTACAGCGCAGAATCTGAATCTCGTGAAACTAACGAATCAATTATTCGTAAAGCTAATAAGATTTTCAACGAGAATAAAGAACTTAAGAAAACTCTTGTTAAGTTCAAGAAAGTTCTGCAGGAAGCAGCAGTTACAAATGTCAACCTTGGACAAATTATTAAGTTGATTTCTGAAAATACAACATCTCAAGATGAGAAAAAGGAAATCATTGCACGATTTGGCAAGGAGGCAAAAACAATCGAACAATCTAAGAACTTGTATGAGAATATTTCTCGTAACTTGAAAAAGGCTAACAAGATGAATATCACAGAGTCAGCTAATATCAGTGCAACAAGTTCTAAGCAGATTAATGAGACACCAATTTATAAGTCAGCAGACCTTTTGGAATCTCTTGATTTAATGCATAGATTAAGTAGAGTATAAAATCAAATATATAATCTGAGGATGATGAGTTATCCCATTGAGTTTTACTCATAAAGATTTAATCTTTTGATTATTTCAAACTCTATTCAAAGAAATAAATTAAATAATTATTAATAATTCATTTAACTGATGAAAGAATTTTTAACAAGCGGTCAGGTCGGAAATATCGAGCTGAACATGCAAAAGAAGATACGTGAAGACATTCAGAAGCGTTGGGACTCACTCGGCTTTACAGAGGGTCTTGAGGGTGCAATCAAAGAGAATGTTGCTACGTTGTATGAAAATGAGGCTAAGCACCTTATTAGCGAGGCTACTGCTTCAGATAACTCTGGTTCATTTGAGACTGTAGTTTTCCCAATTATTCGTCGTGTATTCAGCAAGTTACTTGCTAACGATGTTGTATCAGTTCAGGCTATGAACCTCCCAGTAGGTAAGCTATTCTTCTTGCTTCCTGTAACATCACAGAGAGAGTTTATGTACCCAGATGCTCAGCAACATGACCCAGCAGACATCGTTGATGGTACTACTGGTCGTCACACAGGTCTTATGGGCTATGACCGTGTTAATCGCAATAAAGAAGGTCGTGTTGAACCACGTTACTACTTACCAGATGAGGTTGTAAAAGATTTAGATAAAGAGAAGTGGTACGTACCACAGTTGGGTCAGGAACCAAAAGATGGTACTACTTATGCAAATGCACTTGCAGCAGCACAGGCAAAGAAACTTGGTGTTGAGGCACTTCGTCAGGCTGGTCCAGAGGTAACTGAATACTTCGAGAAGTCTCTTTATGACTTGTTCTACAATGACTTCCTATATGATAACTCTAAGGGTAAGGTAACACTTAAGGTTGGTAATGCACTTCCTGTAGTTCGTACTGCAGCAGGTATGCGTCCATTCACAGGTACAGACCTTAAAGATTATGAGAGAAGTGGTTTTGATGGTACAATCCGTAACGTCATTCTCCAGATTGACGGTTTCTCAGCATTCAACGCTGGTCGTTTAACTGGTCCTGATGGTAATGAAATGGATACAGAGGGCTTCCTTGCATCTCTTAAAGTTATCACAATGAAGGAGATTGCTTCTCAGCAGATTGCTGGTGGTAATGTACAGACTGCAGCTTTCAAGAAGTATGAGTCAGTTCCTTTCCGTGTAGCTACGCAGAAGTATGGTAAGGGTATTGTAGAGTACGGTTCACTCTGTGATGCAGAGGGTAAGATGTACATCGAGCTTGACCTTGCTAAGACATGTGCACAGCAGGCAGGTACAATTGATGGTTATGTAGGTGTTGATGCTGACCAGTTAACAGCTGCTGTAGACGCTACTAACGAGGAAACAACCAAGCAGAACATGGCTGCACTTTTCAAGGTAGCTTGGGCACAGTATGATTCACTCGAACTCGAGACTGAGATTGGTGAGGTTTCATTCAAGATGGATGCAGTTACTGTATCAGTTGAGGAGCGTAAACTCCGTGCAACATGGTCTCCAGAGTTGGCACAGGACGTTTCTGCATTCCACAATATTGATGCTGAGGCTGAGTTGACAGCTATTCTTTCAGAGCAGATTGCTGCTGAGATTGACCGTGAGATTCTTCGTGACCTCCGTAAGGGTGCACCTTGGCAGGCACGTTGGGATGTTAACGGTTGGAGACGTATGGCTGCATTCTCAACTAACTATACACAGAAAGACTGGAATCAGGAGTTGATGACTAAGGTAAATCAGATTTCTGCACAGATTCACAAGTCAACACTTCGTGGTGGTGCTAACTTTATCGTAGTTTCTTCTGAGATTTCTGCACTCTTCGACAACCTTGAGTACTTCCACGTTTCAGACGCAAGTGCTGAATCTGACCAGTACAACATGGGTATCGAGCGCATCGGTGCTTTGAGCGGTCGTTATCAGGTATATCGTGACCCATATGCACCTCACTGGAGTATCATAATCGGTCATAAGGGTAAGTCATTGCTTGACACTGGTTACATTTATGCACCATATGTACCAATGAGTTTAACGCCTACAATGTTTAACCCATTCAACTTTGCACCTGTTAAGGGTATCATGACCCGTTATGCTAAGAAGATGGTTAACAACCGTTACTACGGTCACATTCGTGTTGACGGTCTCGTACACTGGCCAATTTCTGAGTTCCGCTAAGCCGAAAGGTTTACGAAATATTAAGAGAGGAATTAAAAGTTCCTCTCTTTTTTTGTCTCTTTTATTTTTTATTTGTATCTTTGCATTTATGAAAAAGATTACTTTAACATCCGAACAAGAAAAAGAAATTTGTAATATATATACATCAACAAATCATGGTGTGAATTATATCGCAGATAAATTTCATATTGGAAAACTTAAAGTTAAAACTATTCTGTTGAATAATTCTATTCTTATGAAGAAAACAGGTAAACAAGGTGATAAAGAACAGGTAAGAAACACTTCTACTGTTTCGATTCATACTGGTGGAAGAAAGAAAAAAACAACAGAAGAATTTATTTCTGAAGCAATTTTTGTTCATGGAGATAAGTATGATTATTCGGAAACATGTTATAAGGATGCTAAAACAAAAGTTAAAATAATATGTAAGAATTGCGGTAATGTCTTATATCAACTTCCTAATAGCCATTTAGCTGGACATGGTTGTTCTTGTTATAGTAAGTTCTGTAAGACTTATGATACTGAATCATGGATTCAAGAAGCTAAGACAATTCATGGAGATAAGTATGATTACTCTAAAGTTAATTATGTTAACGCAAGAACAAAGATTGCTATAATTTGTAAAGAACATGGTCTTTTTTATCAGTTACCAATATTACATTTAAAAGGTCATGGATGTCCACTATGTAAGGTTGAGAATAATAAATCAAATGAAGTTGAAAAGAGTAAATTATCTTTATTAAAAAGAACAGATGATTTTATTAATCAAGCTAATATTATTCATAACGATAAGTATTCTTATGAAAATATTGGATATGTTAATAGAAGAAAATTAGTAAATATTGTTTGTCCTACACATGGTTTATTTACCCAAGACCCACGTAATCATTTGAGAGGTAGTGGTTGTCCTAAATGTGCTAATTTAGTTTCAAAAGCGGAAGATGAAATATATAATTTTTTGGTAGAACATTTAGATGTTAATATTATTAGACACGATAGGAAAGTACTTAATGGAAAAGAATTAGATATTTATATACCATCTTTAAATATTGCAATAGAATATAATGGTATTAGATGGCATTCCGAATTATGCGGTGTTGATAAGTCATATCATCTTGATAAATTGCGGAAATGTAATGATAAAGGTATTCATCTGATAACTATCTTTGAAGATGAGTTTATCAATAATAAAGATTTAGTTTTAAATAAAATATTACATATAGTTAAATGTAATAATTATTTTCCTAAAATTTATGGCAGGAGATGTTATATTAATGAAATTGATAAAGAATTAGCAGAAACGTTTTTAAATAACAATCATATACAAGGATTTGTTTCATCATCAATTTATTTAGGATGTTTCTTTAATGAGCAATTAGTTGGTGTTATGTCTTTTTTAAGAGAGAATAACAATACTTGGAATTTAACCAGATTTGCAAGTGATATTCAATATAATTGTTCTGGTATTGGTGGAAAGTTATTTAAATATTTTATTAAATCATATAACTCATCTGTTATTAAGACATTTGCTGATAGAAGGTGGACATTAACGTCCGACGGTAATTTATATACGTTACTTGGTTTTAAGTTGGATAAGATTCTACCACCAGATTATAGATATTATATGCCGTCAGTTAGTTCTACGAATAGATTACATAAATTCAATTTTAGAAAAAGTAAATTACATAAAAAATATGGTTTATCTTTATCATTAACAGAAAGTGAAATGACGAAAGAAATTGGTGCATATAAGATATGGGACTGCGGATTATTTAGGTATATATGGAAAAAGGAGGATTGACGGTCCTCCTTTGAACTTTTGCTACCGACAGAAATGTCGTGAGCAAACTCTAACGTGCTTATTAACAATATTTTATATTATCATAATTCCCAAACAATATCAAACCGTTTGGCAGCTTTTTCAGTTTCTTCTTTCTGTCTCTTCTCTTCTTCAGTTAGTTCACCACGCATCCTTCTATACAATTCTTCTTTAATACGTTTGTATTCTTCGTAACTAATATACATATCTTCTTAAAAACTATAAAACTATCTTTATTGTGAATTGTATCAATAGATAAAATATAACAAATGAAACTATCATGAACATGAATGCGGTTGGAGAAACCATGCATAAAATAAAATCTTTAATTTTTTTCATATCTATATTATGTATAATAATTTATTTGCAAAAGTAGATATTTTTTTTATTGTATGCAAATTAATTCAGTTAATTAATTAAAATTTACGTACTATTTTTACATATCCGTTTAATTTAAATGGAGTGACGAAATCCCAATCTTCGATATAGTTACTATCTACTGGTTTACCGCCATTATGCGTAAACAGTGTAATATGTTTTATTTGGTTAAGCGACGGGCATTCTGTTTCTACGCTAATAGCGCAAGCTTTATTACTTAATCCTATCTTCTTGACAATCATTTCGTAATTTTCCCCTTCGTGTTCTTGTGCCCACTCCAAAAGACCTTGGCTTATATTATTTTTAAAAGCAATTGTCATATGGTGGCAGAATGTTTTAGCATCTTTAATTGCACAGTTTCCAACTACACTTTCTGTAATCTTTAATAGTCTATCTCTTGATTTATCATCAAGCAATAAACCGATATATAAAATATTATGTCCAGATATTTCTATTATAATATTTTGGATAATACTTTCTGTTAAACTTTTCATCATAATTTATCGAATATGTCTTTTTCTTCTGGTGTACATATATTGTAGAATTTTTGGTAATTTATTTGTAAAGTGAATTTTGTTATATCTTTAAATTCTTGAAACATTTTACCATAATATTTCTTGAACCAGATGTAACCTTTTTTATCAACTTTATCAAATATAGCCATATCAGTATACTAAAACTCAAACAAAGTCAGAACCTTGTTCTTTATTAGATTCTTGCTTCAACCTATCATTACTTTTTAGGTTCATCTCTGAACGGTCATCCATAGGAGGATAGTCCACAAGCGTAAATTCGGTAGTACTGCTACCTAATATTCTCATTCCCTCATGTAAGATATTAACAGCTGCATTTACATCTCTATCATGTGTAGTACCACATTCAGGACAAGTCCATTCTCTAACACTCAATGTTAAATTCTTGTACTTATATCCACAACGGCTACATGTCTTACTTGAAGGATAATACTTATCAACAAATACTATTTTCCTGTTATACCACTTCGCCTTGTATTCAAGCATTCTTCTGAACTCTCCAAAGTTCATTTCTGATATACTTCCAGCAAGTTTGTGGTTTCTCATCATTCCTTTTACATTTAAGTTTTCCATACAGATAACTTGGTTTTCGTTTATCAATGCATTGGAAACTGAATGCAAATAGTACTGCTTTTTATCGTTTATCTTTTTGTTAGCCTTAGCAAACTTAATTCTTGCCTTATTTCGGTTATTTGAACCTTTAACCTTTCTTGATAACTGTCTCTGCAGTCTCTTTAACTTATTTGTCTCATTCTTCTTGAAATGCAAGTTGTTAAACACTTCACCTTCAGATGTTATAACAAAATCCTTGATACCAAGGTCAATACCAATACATTTATCAGTATCTTGTATTCCTTTATGAGTTAAATTACCGTCCACTAAAATGGACAAATGATATTCACCACATGGTAGTTTGGTTAAAGTAGCTTGTCTTATATTCGCTTTATGTTTTTGCAAATATTCAGCATATTTCTTACTACATCTAAACTTAATATTCTTTATATTAGCAAGAGACAGTTTATAATTTGTGTAATCATTTCTTCTTGAGATAGCAGCACGTTCAAACGTACAAGACTGTTTATTATTATGCTTTGATTTGAACTTTGGGTGCCCTGTATGTTGTTCAAAGAAATTCTTATATGCTGTTAACATGTTTATTATTGCATATTTAAGAACCTTTGTATTTTGTTCTTTCAAGTAATAAAATTCAGGATTAGTTAAAAGTTCGTGATGAAACCAACGTCCAAGAGTAGTTCTATTCTCGGAAATATTATAATCTTTATACTGGTTTATTTTACGAGCAAGTGCTTGATTATATACAACACGATAGCAACCAAGCAACTTATTAAATTGTGTTGATTGGAGTGCTGTTGGATATAATTTTATTTTCACTGCTCTTAACATAATTTATTTTATTTTGCAAAAATACAAATGATATTTTAAGTTACCAAATATTTTTTATAAAAATGAATAATTTGTAAAAAAAATAATTTTTCTATTGATGATGTAATCACCTTCTTTAAATTTAATTTTCTCCATTTTGATTAAATGGGCGTGTTTTACCCATTATATAAATATTTATATGTAATAATAATTATTATAAACAACATATATATATAATGGCTTTAAATTATTGGGCATATAGAGAAAGTAATCTGCTTAATCCTTTTTCTTTTGGTTGTGGTTGCGGTGGTAATCATAACACTGATGATAGACAGGATAAAGAGATTGGCGACTTGAACGGAAAGTTCGGTCAAGTGGAAACTGCCATTACGGCAACGATTGAATCTGTTAATAATAATACTAATAAGATTGCTGATTTAGGCGAAAAGGTACAGCATAACACCAATGATATTGAATCTATAAAAGAAAAAGTAGATGCACTTGCAGGTGAAGGTAAATTGTCTGATACAATTTCTGAATTGTCTAAGAAAGTAGACGGATTCCCAGATAAGTATTATACCAAAGATGAAAGCGATGGTAAGTACGCACCGCTTGAATCTGTAAAAACAATTAATGACGTTGTAAATGGTATTTACGATGTTATAGATGATATTAATCAGAATGTTTGCACATTTGGTGATTTAAAAGATACCGTTGCTAAGAATAGTAAGGGTATTGTTGATTTGTTTTCTAATAAGGCGGACAAGTTGGCTTTAGCAGAAGAAATTGAACGTGCAAAAGGTGCAGAGAAAGCAAATTCAGACGCTATTCAGGAAGAAGTGACAAGAGCTACTACTAAGGAAAATGAACTTAAGGGTAGTATTGATACACTTTCTACAACGGTAGACGCTAAAGAAAAAGGTCTAAGTGATAGAATAGATGCACTTGGCAATGATGTTACATCTCGTTTTGTTGATACTGAAGGTAAAATACAGGCACAGAAAGAAAATCTTGATAATGAGAAGTTAGTACGTAAAGAGGAAGATGATAAACTCAAAACTCTTATTGATGCTAATTCCGAAGATTTACGTGGTGTACATACTGAGTTAACACGATTGGATAACGTAAAAGCCAATAAAACTGATATTGAAGATTCTTTACGTAATCTTAATAGAGGTATAGATGATAAGAATAATGAGTTATCAGCTAAAATTAGTGGTAATACAGTAAATATAGATGTTCAAAGACAACAGCTTAACGCATTAAAAGTAGTTGTAGATGGTAAACTTGATAAAAGTGAATTTGCCAACTACAGTGGTGCAACAGAAGTAACTTTGAATACTTTAAACCGCAATAAAGCTGATTTAACGGCTTTAACTGAGGCTAATGATACAATAGCTGCATTAAGGAATGATGTCGCTACTAAAGCCTCTAAAGACAATCTTGATAATACAAATACAAGAGTTGACGCTTTAGAAAACTTATCACCTACATTATTAACCAAGACGGAAGCAGCTAATAAGTATATGCCTTTACTTAGCGGTGCAACTCGTGACGAAGTTACTGCTGTTGATAATAAAGTTGGTGTTTTAAATGATAAACTTGCTGGCAAAGTAGATGAATCACAACTTGATGAGAAACTTAGTCCTCTGACATCTTTATTGAAAGATAAATGGAAATCTAACATTAAGGCTAAAGAATTAAATGTGGACGACCTCGTTCGAGATATTAACAAACTTGATGGTGATAAGGCTAACAAAGAAGATGTTTATTCTAAGCCAGAAGTTGAAGCTAAATTACTTCAGTTGAAAAATGATTTAAAACGAGAGTATGATGCTAAACTTATTGAAGCGACTGAGAAAATTACCAAGTTGACAAAGGATATTGGTTATATATCAGAGTTGAAGAATGTTGAAACAGGTATTGCTAATTACGATAATTCTGGTAATGGTATTCTTGATGTACTTCACAAACATATGCATGAAGCATTTGCTAATTATGATTTCCAAAATGAGTTAGTAAATTTAATTCATAAGATGGACGAAAGAATTAAAACTTTAGAAAATAGATAAATATTTAATATATGGCTAAAAGAAAAATTAATCCGTTAATAGCGTATGGTTATCGAGAACAGGACGAATTTAAGGGACTAAGTATCGGTGGCGGTAATTGCTCTTGCACGGGAAGTAAAGATTACACTGCAGATATAAACAGTATTAAATCTAAAAATACTGAACAAGATAATAAAGAACAGGCTTTAGAAAATAAGAATCAGCAACAGGATGCAGCTATTGCAGCTTTAAGCGCAAGCACTGCTTCTACCATTTCTTTATCCGACGGTGTTGCACCTACTGGAGTGTCTAAACGCTATGTAGTAAAACAGGGAGAAAATGAGATAGGAAATATTGATATACCTGCTAACAATGCAATACAATCAGCTTCTTATAACCCAGCTACAAAGAAAATTACATTCGTTGTTACTGACGGAAGTAATTTAGAGGTTGATGTACAAGACATTGTCGGTGATGTTGTTCAGAAATCTGTTTATGATGCTAAAGTTCAGGAACTTAATAATGATATTCAATCTTTAAAAGAAGTAGTAGATGATTTGAAAGATACTTTGGATATCGAGGGTAAACCTGAAAAAGATACTTATTAATAACAAAATAAATAATTTATTATAATATTATGGCTTTAAACAAACACATTCAATTATTCAGAAACTTAACACCTTCTAATACAAGGGAGGAAGCTATTGCTAAGTTAGATGAATTTGCAACTAACAAGAGTGTCAAGGACGGTGTTCCTGTTCTTGGACGATATAAAGAGGGTGCAGAAGTGAAAACACTTTTGGCACTTTTCCACACCACAGATGAGAAATCATCTTATACACTTTTAACAGATGGTTCTGCAGGTTCTGTAACCGATTTAGCATTAAATGAATTAAAGGCTAAATTAGGTGATGGTTTCTCTGCAACTGATACTGTAGCGAAAGCTATTGCTGCACTTAAAGGTGATACCGCTAATGATACCAAGGATAGTGAGTCTGTATTAGGTGCTAAAAAATATGCTGATAATGCAGTTTCAGAGTTGAAGGGTGCAGCTACTAAGACTGTAAAAGAGTTAGAAGATGAACTTGCAACTTTAAATGGTGATGACTCTACTACTGGTTCTCTTGACAAGAAGATTAAAGATGCAACTACAGGTATGACACTTGCTGAAGTATCTGAAGAGGGTTCTATTATCACATCTGTAGCACAGGCAAATGGTAAGGTATCAGCAGTAAAAACCCCTGTTAAAGATGTTAAACTGAAAGGTTTTGCTAAAGGTACAGAAGAAGGCGCAATATCAGAAGATGATACTATCGCACAAGCTTTGTCTAAGATTGAGAATAATGCTGCTAAAGCAAGCGTTAGTATTAAGGCAGACGATAAGATTCTTGCTAAAGATGAAAATAATGCGTTATACGCTTCTGTAACTATTTCTGCAGTAACCCCAACAGATACAACTGTTAAGGAAGAATATACTATTGTTGGTAAAGATGGCGCTGACCTTGCAGAAGGAAAGCATATTAAAATATACAAAGATAGTTCTTTAAAATCTCTTGAACTTGTAGCTGAAAATGATGCGCATAAATCTGGTCAGTTCTTAAAATATGTTTATGTTGATGTTAATGGTGAAGACCAGACTGTATATGTTGATTGTTCAACACTTTTGGCACAATCAGAGTTTAAATCAGGTCTTCAGGTTAGTGAAGCTGGAGAAGTATCTGTTAAATTGGCTACTGACTCAGAAGAATACCTTACTGTAGACGAGAATGGTCTTAAGTTAACAGGTGTAAAGACTGCAATTGAAAATGCTAAGAAAAATGCAGCTGTAACCGTTTCTGCTGATACTAATCAACATGTATCTGTAGTAGAAAGTGCTGGTACTGATGGCGGTAAAGTATTTACTGTATCTGATAATGTTGCTGGTGATAATGTTAAATTGAAAGGCTTTACAGCCGATACAAAGGGTTTCACTGGTATAACCGAAAATAGTACTGTAACTCAGGCTGTTAAAAACATAGAGGAAGAAATCATTAAGAATGAGGAAGTAGTTGCTGCTTCTTTGAATGATTTAAAAGATACTAAACTTGATAAGATTTTTTTGAATGATGCAGAAGTACCTGTGACTAAAAATCCTGATAAGATTTCTACCGCTAAATTAGTAATTGATGGTAGTACTATTACATTGAAGAATTATGCAACAGCAACTGCTTCAGAACCTGCTGAGGGTGATACTATCAATACTGCTATTGCTAAACTTTACGCAACAATAGATGGCAAGAGTTCTTCTGTAAAGGCTGGAGATGGTATCAAGGTTGCTACTGATGACCCTTCTAAGGTTTCTGTAAAAGCAGCTGATGCAATTACAGAAGAGAATATTGCTAACTTTGGTTTTGCTGCTGACGGAACACTGATTTTAAAGAGTATTGACGGAGGTACTTATTAATTTTAATAAATAAATTAAAGAGCTGTGCTTCTTTATGGCACGGCTCTTTTAGTTAAGTAATCTTTATTAAGTATGAGAAATGTTTATATTTTATAGAGATTAAATTAAATAAAACGATTATGGGAAAGATTCTTCATTTAAAATCAAAAGATACCAACACAGCTGCTGGCGGAGTTGTTACTCCTAAATTACCAGATTCTTCAGTAATGGATTATGGAGAGATTGCTGTTAACTATGCCGACGGATATGAAACTTTAAGTATAAAAAACAGTGCTGATAAAGTAGTTTCATTTTCATCTACAGACCATTTAATTAAATATGCTGATTCATTAGTAGGTGACGAGAGTGCATTAGCTAAAAGAGTAAAGGCTTTAGAAGAAAAATTAGTTGGTCTTGATGAAGCACTTAAGAAGATAGTAGGAAAGAATGAGTAATGAAAAAATTAGCGAAAATTTTCACTTGGATTGTAGATAATGTAGAGAAGGATAAGTTAATACATAAAGAAGTCGGTTCTTTAGTGTTTTTTTTAACCTGTATTGCGTTATTAGTATTGGGTGTTAATATTTATACTTCTGTAGCAATATCAACGCTTATAACGGCTTTATTTGCGTTTGGCAAAGAGTATTGGTTTGACCCAAGGTATTTTAAAGGAAATGTACCAGATATAAAGGACGCATTATGGACTATGTACGGTGCTATAGAAATGATTATTATAATCTTATTAATGAAAATATTTTTACATTAGAATATTAACTAAAAAAAATACAGCATATATTTTTATGCTGTATTTTTTATGCTTCTGTTGTTAAATAATTCCTTAGAGGAAAATCTCCATCAGTACATTTTATAACGGCTAAACCTGATTGTGTCCACCAGTTAGTAGCTTTTTTAATCTTTTTCCATTCCTCTTTAGTACCGTTATAGATGACATCGGTTAATTTTGGATGTGCATAGAATATACCTTGCCCTAAAATTTCTTTAACCGAGTGTGGTATTACTATTCTTTCTAATTTCTGGCAGGCATGAACGGCACCTTGTGATATTGTTTCAACACCTTCTGGTATAATCAATTCTGTTATATTATTACATCCACCAAATGTATTTTGTCCAATAAATGTTACTGTATTGGGTATTGTGATGTTTGTTAATGATGCACAATTATTAAAGATTCTATCTTCTAATCTTGTAACACTATTAGGAATATTAGCATTTTGTAATTTAGTACATCCGTCAAATGCATTATTACCAATATAATTTACCGAATCTGGTATTGTGATTGAAGTTAAACTTTGACATCTGTAAAATGTATTAGGTTCGATACGTGTTACCTGACTTGGTATATTGCACGATTGAAGTTTTACGCAAGCATTAAAACAAGAACTCCCTAATTGTTTTAAACTTTCTGGTAATGTGATACTGGTTAGAGAACCGCATTCTTGAAAACAACTATTTCCAATAGTAGTTACATTTTGCGGAATAGTAATGTTTGTGAGTAACGTGTCACCCCAAAAAATATTAATTCCCATAGTAACTAATGTTAATGGGAGAGTAACTTCTGTTAAAGATTTGCAATTAAAAAATAAATTATTTTCAAGTTTTGTTACACCTTCTGGGATTATAATATTCTGTAAATTGGTACATTCTCTAAATGTTGAATCACCAAACGCCTGTACACTATTAGGTAAAGTTATAGAAGATAATGCTGTACACCCATAAAAAGTCGAATTACCTATATTTGTTAGATTTTGAGATAATTGTATATCATTTAATTTTGTGCAATTCATAAAAGCATTATTGCCCATACTTATAACAGTATCTGGTATTGTTATTGATGTAAGATTAGCACAATTCTGAAACATAATATATGATATAGTAGTAATACCATTTGGTAAATTAATTTCTCTAAGTTTTGTACAAAATTTAAAAGTACCATCTGTTAAATTAATAATGGCATGTTCTGGAAATGTAACTTTTTCTAAATTCATGCAATAAGCAAATACACCATTACCTAATGTTGTTACAGTATCTGGGATAGTGACTTCCGTCATAACTTGGTTATAAGCAAATGCTTCTCTACCAATATAAGTTAAATTATCTGGTAATGTTATATTACCAAGTTTTCTACAGTTACTAAAAGCACTATCACCAATCCTTGTAACCATTGATGGAAATTCAAAATTAGTAAATGTTCTATTGTTAGCAAATGTATAACTACCTATTTCTTTGATATTTGTAGGTAATGTTATTCTTGGGAGTTTACGACAATTATTAAATGCCCCCCACCCAATATATTCCAAACTTTGCGGTAGATTGATTTGTTCTAAATTTGAACAACTATTAAAAGCTTCACTACCTATTTGTTTAACACCCTCTGAAATAGTAACAGACGTAAGAGACCTATTATTAAAGAAAGCCCTCTCACCGATACTTTTGACTGATGAGGGGACATTTATACTTGAAAATTTAGCATTTGGAAAAGCGTAATCACCTATTTTTGTAATATTATCTGAAATATTAAAGTTTGTAAAATATTCATTACCAGTATCTCTTTCCGTGATTAATTTCTCTAAATCTGTATGATATAGAGTAAAATTTTCACCGCAACGTCCACCAAGCCCATTAATAATCGTTTTAAGATTATGTTTAATGAGTTTTAGTTCTATTAATCTTTCAGCTATTGACATGATAATATTTATATATACTTGTTATTTAAGTCATCAACAATTTTAAAATGTAATGAATCGTGATGAATAATTGTTTGCATACCGTAATTAACTTTGATGTCAACATAATAATTTTGCGGAATCAACATATTAGTATTTACTAATACATAATTTTCGGTATTTGTTTTATTTACATTTTCAAATGGTATTATATCAAGTTCTCTTTCACCGTCTTTGGTATATAAGCGCCATTGCATTCCATCTATTAATGCACTGTCCGCTTTCTTATAATCAACTTTAGCAACGATTACTAATTTTCTTACGTCACCTCTTTTAATTTTCTCATTAGCTTTTATACCGCTAAGAGAGGGTGTGAAGTTTTGTGATTCTGTTATACTTGAACCAATGTTAAAATATGAACGTGGATTTTTTGTAGTAAAATCAAGTTCAACTGCATCAAATTCAGTTCCTTGATATACAATATTATTCCATGTATCATAGAACATAGTATCTGCTTCGTATTTCTCTTTTGGTAAATTAAGTTCAATATAATAAACACCATTACTATATTGTTTACTTTCTATATTTTCACATAGTTTACCAGATTTATCTGTAATAACTTCTTCGTTACTATTCTTTATTGTTACGGTTGGTCTTTTATCTAAATTAGTTAAGGTTCCGCCCATAGAACAATAAAGGTATAATTTATTGTTTTTATTTAAAACAAAGTTAGACCTATCATCAGAAATATAATCATTATATACTGTTTCTATAAATGGTTCAAAGAATGTATTCGTTTTGTCAGTCAAGAAACCTACATATTCTTCTGTGGTTGATTTTGCAAAACCAGTATTCTCCCCAGTTCTTTCAAGTTGTGGCGAGAACGCTATACCGATACCATTATTTTCTATTTCACCATCTATCATTTGATTTATAACATTTGTTACATCGAGCGAAATGTTTTCATTACCAATATCGAAATGCTGTCTACCGATTATTATGCTACTTCCAGCAATAGTTCCGAATTTATCATATTCTTTTGAGAAAGTTTCATTACTGTACACACCTTCCTCATCCCATTTGACACCATTTCTTGCCTGATACCAATTACAACCATCTGTTGATATTAATCTATCAGGGTCTGTTTGTTTTCCACTATAGAAATCAATATTAAAAGAACTTGTAGAATAATCAAAACCTTTACCTCTATCCCATTTTTTAGGAATTAAGAAAAAGATGATATCGAAAGAAGTAGCACGATGTCTATTACAGTCATGAATTGTACTTGTTTCTTTGTTATGAAGTTGTGTGAAATCAATAGACCCAGCATTAGTAATGCGTAAGATATGTTTCATTTTACTTCTATCTGGCATAATTCCATCTTTAATAAGATGAGATATATTATCAATGTCGAAGTAACATAAAATACGTGTTGTACTTAATCCGTAACATAATTCTGCAATAGGATTAAGCCCTGTATTATATTTTTTACCTTTAATTATGGTATTGAATTTGGATAAATATGTACGTTCTAACATTGTTTTTAAGCGTTTAATATATAAATAGTTTATGAAATACGAATATCTTGAGAGATGATTTCGTTGATAGAGTAATCTTTTAGTTTATTTATAGCACCTGCCCAGTCACCACACTGTTCCATACCAGCCCAAGGATGAACATGACGTAAAATAGATTCACGCATAATTTCTAATAACTCCATCAGTTTATCACCTTTAACTGCTGGATGTAACGAAGACATGAGATTTGAAAGATTCTTATCTTCTATTAATTTCTCATTATCATGGATATATATGCTTGCATCATTATCTTTGTTACTTACTAAATTAATTTTATCAGCAACTACATTGACAATACTATTAGCATGTTGAGGTGTTCCTGTTTTTGTATCATCTCCACTAACAAGATTCTTTTTATACTTTAATTGAATATATGTTGGGTCTATTGAGTTAAATATGATATTACCAAATTTAGAGGGGTCATCATCATTAACTGGTTTTTGTCTTATACCAGCACGCAAATCAACTTCACTTGTTTCTGTATCTTTATCAAATTTTAATACTATATCTTCTTGTCCACGTCCTACTACCGCAACATCATTAGGTTCAGGGAAAGAACCTTTAGTGTAATTATCATTAGTTATTTTCTTTAAAGGTTTACTTACATTCTCTTGAGTTAAACTTAACGCTTTAGCCTTAGTATTGCTTAATTCAAAATCCTGTGGTTGGGATATAATTGGACCTATATAATATCTCTGACTACCAGTATTACCTATTTCAGTAAGAAAAATTAATACATATTCACCTACCTTTGGAACTGACTGAAAAACTTTGGGAAGTAAAGGAAATGCCCATGGAACGATACCGAGTGTATTATCTGAAGTAGTACGTGCTTTTACACGTAGACCATCAGAACCATTAGGAGTAGTTCTGTCTTCAACTTCCTCAACTTTACCTAAAAGAAACATTGTTGTATTCATACTATAAATTCTTTTCGTCCGTTATCTAATTCTTCAGTCAATTTGATATATTCTTCATCAAGTTCAGATAATTCATTTATTAATTTTATCACTTTTGATTTTTTATTTTCATATTCATTTTCAAGTGATTTAATTTTCAATTTTATTTCTTCGTTAGATAATTTCATAACCATTTATTTTTTAAGATATTAATCCATAACCAGGACTTGCATTTGTATTTACACCTTCCACTACTACAGGACCACCAGCATTAGCACCAGCACCTGTGAAACTAACTCCACCTGGCACATTTGATGTTTGTATTTTTGCGTCTTCATGGAAAGTTCTAACTATTTCTTTCCATCGTGCATATTCAACGCCTATCGTTAAATTTGGGCTACCGTCTGGCATATCGCCAATAGGTATACCCATTTTATTTAAATCTTCAATAACATTTGCGGTTGAATTAATCACAGATAAACCTTTTCTTTTTGCAATAGCACATACTATTAAAATGCTTGATATTTCAGGTGCAGGTTTTCTTATTCTTTCAAAGAAACCTTTTATAGTATTACATATTTGCTCTATTCCCATAATTCTTTAATTAACAATTGTTAGTTGTAGGCTGCTCATTTATAGTTTCACTCTTATCAATATCAGCATAATCCACGTTTCCAGTAGATGTATCTTCAAATTGATTTTTAAACCAAGGAAGATTTAGACTAAAACTACATTCTTTCATTATTTGCATCATTAAATCTCTATAATAGCCAAGAGTTTCCTGTAACAACATATCTTCCATTAATTTAACTATAGGAGATAGTTTCTCTAATAGCAATTTTAATAACTCTTGTAATATAGCATCTTTAACTTCCTTTACGATAGCAACTATTAGTGAGCGCATTGAATTTATTATATCTTGAAAAGATATCAATCCTATATCACTTCCCATTATTTTCTTATTCACCATAATTACCATTAAAACTTTTGGTGTTAAAAGTGAATTTACAAGACTTGTGATTAGATTTTCTATTAAATTATTAACGAAGTTAAATTCAATTTTTGGTCTATTGACTGGTTTTTCTGTCTCTGAAATAGTTACTGTTGCTTTAGTTATAATTCGTTTAAGCAAATCTCTTTGTTCGTGAAGTGTCGCATTGTTATCAAATTTATCAATAAGTTCTTTTACTTCGGTAAAGTCACCATATTTTATTTGATTATCTCTAAATGATGCATGGTTATGATATGCTTCTTCTGAACGTTGTAACATAGCATCGTATGTATCATTAGAAAAAGAGTAGTAACAATCCTTTAACTCAGTATCATCAGACTCTATTATCTCTTTAATAACTTGAGTAATCTTTTCAAGTTCTATTTTCTTTTCAAAACTTAATTTAACCGAACCACCAAATTTTGCGCCTAAAGTACTTTCTAAAAGATTTGTAATTATATTTTTTGCATCGAAAAGTTTCATACCCATAACCCAATCATAGTTAAACTCATAGATTGTTAGACCTTTGTAAACTTCCTGTAAATAAGGAAGAATATCTTGGTTAGGGTTTTTAGTATTTATAACTTTATATGCACCTGTGGACTTATTGATACTTATACCTATCTTTTGAGGATTTCTATCTAAGCAGTATTCTACTGTACTATTTTGCTTAATCGAATCACTATCAACTTTAATTGTCTTAATAAAAAGTTTACCATCAGAAATATTTGGCACTTTAGTATTTTTTTTATCTCCATTTACAGGTGATGGGCTAATTACGAAATAAATATCATATTTACTATCTTTATCTAACTTATAATATTTGTTATGAAATGCTTTAATATTTAATTTCTTTACAAGCGATTCATTTTGGCTATTTCCTGCTGAAAAAATTTCTACTGTAGTTGGATATGGTGTACCATTGGTAACTTCTATCCAATTATAAGCTACTACTGGTGTACTTGTTCTTAGTCCATTAGTTATTTTTTCATATTTCTCAGCTGATTTTATCTTTGTTATTTCTGTAACTTCTTTTTTTATTTTTTCAAATTTACCAGGATGGATAGAATACTTACCATCTTTATCTGGTTCCCCTTTTTCGTTAAATAATATACGTTGGAATCTCCAAATTGGTTCTCCTTTTTCGGGTACATGTAAAAGAGGACGTGGAAGTATAGTTAAACGTATTTGATTATCTACAATACCATTAATTTGTCCTACACTTGAAGATTGGTCAAAGAACTGCAAATTACATATTGGTTTTTCCTGTGCGTAATTTCTACTGTCGGTTAATTTTTTCTTTCCAGAGAAAGCATCTAAACCTAAATTCTGATAGAAGTATCTCTTTGGATTAACATACCAATTAGCACTTGTCCAATCATCTGATACTGGAACAATTTCACTTCTTGAAATATATTTAGTTCCTAATTTTTGACTTTCTTCTGGATTTGTGCTTGTGATATTATTAACATCTGTTGTATATTTAACAGATTCTTCTGCGGTAACGCATAAACTTATAACACTTCCATATTTACCATTTTTCTTTTGTACGAAAGTATTACCAGGCATAATGCATGTAGTTTGTCCTGTAACCGATAATGGCTCTGGATAATCTATCACAATATCTTGGAATAAAGATGTTACACCTGTATTAATGTTATTTTTAGTATCTCGATAACCTATTTTAATAGGGTCTATAGTATTATTTAAAGTGAGATTTTCTTTATATCTACTTTTAAACCAAGTATCAAGATTCTCATCGTTAACAATTGAAGGACTTGGGAATTTAGCTTTATGTATTACAAACCATAGGAATGCATCAAAATCATTGGCTCTTGCTAATTGATAAGCATTAGTAGTCGCTTCTGGGTTAATACCAAAATATAGATTTTTTCCATCACCAAATGGAGACTTAGATAACTTTCCTATAAGGTCAATAGATTCTACACCTATGTCTATACCTCTTCTATTCGTTTCTGTTGCGTTTTCTCCTCTTGGGTTATACTTTCTAAGGTTCTCAGGTATTCGAGGGTCATACGAACAAGAAATCATACCTTTTAGGTTGGTTAGTAATAGTGTTTTAACACCAACTTCCAATGCAGGCATTAAGTAAGTAAGATATTTGGTTAAGAAGTTAACCATATCCTCTTTTGAAACTCCGACTAAAGTTAATAATTCGATTAATAATTGTATGGCGTTATCATTTTTGACACTTAATTCAGTTTTACCATTTGAGCTATTAGCATTCATAGAAATACCAAGACAGTCGGTGGTTTTTTTAATTGTTCCAACGACTCCTTTAGCGGTAGCAATAGATGTTTTTACTTTATCGCTTAATTTCTTTTTCTTATAACTTAAATTGGTATTATTAAGTGCTTCTACCATATATTATTTTTTTAATTCAATAGTTTTAGTTTTCTCTTTTTTATTATACTCTTCGTCTATTGTTTTACGGATTGCTTTTATGTCGAAACTTCCCATTACACTTGCATTTTCATCACTAAGTGCACCCTTAACATCGCCATTATGCTGATATATATCAGTAAGAAGTTTTGCAATATCTAATTTTTTTGCAATTGCTTTATCTTTGATACCCATGAAATCATTCATTGCTTTTGCATATTTTCCTTTAGCATCCATTACTTCGTTTTGAAGTTGTGTTGCATTTGCGAGTTTATTTATCTCGTTTTGTGCCTGTGTAATTTGTTCGTCAGCTAAACGATATGTTTCTTGCAATAAGTCTTTAATATTCTGTACATTATTGATTTCAATTTTTAATTTTCCCATAAAATATTGTTTACATATAAATAGTATCAATCATTCTTTTCTTGGTATCGTAATATATTGCTTTATAACGTTTCATTCCATCTCTAATTTCTTTTGTACCAAGGTTAGTAGTTTCTTTCAAAAACAAAAGTATAGAACTCTTATTAAACTTATCACTACCCATTTGTATAAACAAATCTTCCCAATTAGTCATTAGATTAATAAGTGCTTTTCCTACTTTGGTTTCATTTTCATTCAATCGTAATTTTTCTTTATCATCAATGATTCTACCAATTTTGAATACAGTATCACCCATTAATTCATTTAGATATGTTAATTTGGAATTTCCATCTTGATAAGAATGTTTCAAACTATCTGTCAAATCAGCGTTGAAATAATCATAGTGGTCAACTCTTTTTTGATTTTTTATATCCTGATTAATTCTACCCATTAAGTAGTTTTTACAAATTGTACCACAATATGAATAAGCTTTTTTGTTTTGTTCAGGTTTAAAGTTATATATCTTTGTCATCAAGAAAGATATAGTATCATTAAATGTATCACTAAAATCTTCATCAGCAGGGTATAAGTTATATCTTCTAATGATTGATTCTATCATTTTTGTGAATGCTGGTAAAAGAATTGTATTAAAGATTTGATTTTTTTCTTTGTTACTATTTGAGTTAATATAATTAACCACCGCTTCTTCCTGTTCTTCGTAAAAATAACCTTTTCTCTTAGCGGATGGTTTTCTTCCTCTTTTTGCCATCTTATTTGTTGTAGGAAATGTCTTATTATATATTTTTTGAGAGCATATTTTGTACATTTAGCACACTTCCTAACACATTTCTTAATGAAATCTCCGTGCTGCTCTTTAACTATGAATGGTATTATTTCAACAATAACACCATTCATTTTTTTAACATTATAAAATATTAGTCTTTGTTTTCTTCTTCTACATTATCTTCTGTTTCAGATTGATTCTCGAAAGTCTTATTTCTATCTTCTTTGAAGAAATACTCTTTCTTAGCTAATTTAAACCAAAACTCTTGTTCTTCTTTAGACATATTATTACGATAGTTCTCTGTTAAGCTATCCTTTCTTCCCATATAATGATTATATCCGACCTTTGGTACTACGAAAATCTTCTGGTCTTTATTTGTAGCACGAAGCATGTACTCATACCAGAATGTCAACTTAATTGATGGCTTCAATCCACCTACTTCATTCCAATCATCAGTATTAAACACTGAACCAGTCATGTAGAAATCAAAGAAATTCTGCAAACAATCATTATCAATAAAGCCAATGTTATTTGAGAAAGCCGATGCCCAAGGTGCTTCATTACCACATCCACTAAACTTCTTTGTTTCAAAATCTACAATATCAGTTAATGGAATGAATACACTTACATCTGGCATTGCATCAATATACTTCTCTACATTGTCAAACCAAATTGGTGTATACTCATCATCGTACTCAAGAATTGAAAAATATTTTGAATTTTTAATACCATTATTTACAAGTGAAGCAAAATCACTCTTATCACTCGTAATAATCTTAATATCTGACCAATCTTTTAAATACTTCTTAATCTTGCTTTCAAGACCTTTTTTACATGAAACACGTACTTCAATATTCTCTTGTACTGAATTAATTGCGTTAGTAAGCAACTTACCTACTTCGTCATTAAACTCATGTACAGGTATTACAACAACTAAATTCTCCATATTTTTATTTATTCTTATCCTTATTTTCTTTACTATTAAGTTGAATTAACAATTCTTCCATTTCTTTCTTTCTATTCTCGATAACTCCCTTTGTATATTCTACAAATTCTTTCTCAGTTGTTTCATACTTGTAATTTTCGCCAACTTTAGATGCTTCCTTATAGATTACATCAGGAACCTTGTCGGTAGTCCATGAACGTACTACGCTTGCAATCTGTTTGTGCACATTGTTAAAATCATCAAACCATACGCAACAGTTCTTGAACTCACCATTTTCGTCAGTCATCCATTCTAATTTATTGTCTGGTATTTTTGCAATAACGATAGCACCGCTTTGCATTGCTTCAATAGCCGAATAACCAAAGCTGGTAGAATCATCAACCCAGATAGTAATTGCTGCTTCTCTGAGCGATTCTGCAAAGCGCTCACGGCTAAATCCTCTTAGGTCTCTAAAAGAAACCCATTTGAATGCAGGATACTTCCAATAGAATGGTTTTACAATCTTATTAATATCTTCTTGATTACGTGAAACGATATTAACAATCATCTTCTTAGGTTCATTAGTTCTTCCAAAAATATTTTCAATATATGGTTTAATTGTTGTAGTTTTTACATAAGGGAATACACTTTTAATCAAACCAGCATTTTCGTTCGTGTTTACCACGCACTCCATAATACCAAAATCACCCCATTGTCCACCAAACGGCATCTGTTCAACCATGTAATCGTAATTCTGCAAAATGGCGATACGCTTACAAGGTAATTTCTTAGTTTGATTCATAACCTGTGCGAAAATCTCTGGGATAAAAAGAATATCACTTGGTGCTACTTCAATATCATCTTTAGAGATGTTATAATGAGGTAATTCTGTATACTCTACTGGCATCCATTCTCCAACACCTACAAACTCTTCCTCTTGATGCAACATAGAAACGTTATAACCATTTTTATGGAGAATCATAGCCAAGTTATATACATAAGATAAACTTCCGCTTGGATTACCCTTTGTATCAATTACAAAGAAAAATATTTTATTCTCATTCTTATTAATTCTTTCAATTTCAGAATTAATTTTTTCAATTGCCTTTGTCTGTTTTTCGTTCATAACTTTTATTTTTATATATGCTACTAATTTTATGTAGATATTATTCTTTTGATGTAATTGTTTTTAAGAAATTTTCATCATTGAACATGTCTTCCAATGAATCATATGAAATACTATTTTCATCAATATCTTTTTCGGTTAGACCATTACTTCTAATCAAAACGCACTTCTTGTCATTTGGACATTTTGTACTATATTCTTTATTTGAAGTAACTATAACATCCGCAATATTATAAACTTCTTTAATATCAGATGGGAAAATGACCATTCTTACTCTTGCGCCAATTTTACTAAGGAAGAAATAAGTTGATTGAATGGTTAAAGCATCCTCATTCATACTATAATAAATTACATTAATTTCTTCGTCTTCGAAATTAGTTAGATTGTACATCCAGTTATTTATTTTAGTTGGCAAATTTCTTTCTATTGGATTTGCACAGCCGAATATTTCATAAGGATAGTCTTCATAAATGAATTGTAGAAATTCTTGTTTACTGTCAAAGTGAATGTACTTTTCAATTACGTTTTCCTTAACTTCGTCAATATTTTCATCATCTAACGAATTATCAAAGTTACGCTTATAGTATTTAATTAACTGCTTGTTAATATTTCTCACTACGTGATTTAATTCTATTGCTATAGTTTTCATATTAAAATAGCTCAAGGAAACACACAAATCTTAGTTTGTGGGGGGAATTGAGCAACTATTCCTTCTTTCGTTTTGTTTATTTTTTATTTTTACTATAAGTCGGATTTCTCCGTTAAATGCTCATCGTCAATGTTATGGAGAGGTTTATATATTAGCAATACTATTCCTACCTCACAGAATTGTTTAATCACTAACCTTAGAGCAAGGGGCTTGAGCAAACACCCACTTGGTAACTATA